CGTCTGATGGGCTGTGAGAGCTTCCTGGGTGACTTCTTCCGTAAGTCCAAGGAAGTGGTAGTCCGCATCAACGATGGTTTCAAGGAAGCGTACATCGTCTTCACTCAGAACCACGACAGTCTGGTTGATGCCGTGGATGCGCTGGAACGTGGTATCGACGCCACTCCAAAGTTTGATGAAGGTCGCGAGAACCTGTTGCTGGGTGCTCGTCTGTTTAACCTGTTTAAGGTTAACGGCCAGATCAGCGGTGACTGGACGGGTGATGTCAGTAAGCTGAGTCGCACTATCTCGGCTGTAAGCTCCAACTACTACCTGAACAGCAAAAACAACATGAATGCTGCCCTGAGTTACTTCGGTGGGTTTGCAGGATTGGATCAGGCACTGGGGTTGGACCGCTTTCTCATGCTGCCGTCGCAGTTGCCATCGACTCCGTTCAAGGAATGCAACAAACCAAACAAAGACTTCACTACTGGGCGTGTTACTGCGAAACAGTCGGTTGAGTTGATGGGCGGGGCGTACTTCATTGACATCCGTCAGAGTCATCCGAACTACCGCATGCACACCCCCGAGGATGTCGAGCAGTTCCTCTACATCTACCTCAACGAAGAGCTGACTGGTTTCGAAAACAGTTCTGAAGTGATTTACCCGAAACTGGGTAATGAAGTGAAGAGCCTGTCGACTCAGCAGATCAAGGTGATTGCAAAACACCTGAAAGAACTGTTGAAGGAATGGAGCAAGGTCTTCGAAGCGGGCGATAAGTACAAGCTGGCGGACAGCGATTACAACGATGTTGCCAAAGGCATCTACGAGTCGCAGATGGACGATGAACTGAAAGACAAGGTGCTCAGTGCCTTCTCGTCGATCGTTCGTCGTAACCAGATCGAGCTGCTGACTCTGCGGGCCGCTCTGACCAGTTACCTGACCTTGGTTATCCATGGCTTGATCGAGCTGTCGAACCTCTCGGTTAAGGCCAACACGCCGTAAGGAGGCTGGTCATGAGCAGTACAAAGCAGCTGTATCGCAATTGCCTGGAGAACCGTATCGAGGGGCTGTGCGTCGAGAATGAGTTGTGGGCTCTGGGTCGTCAACTGGCCAATGACCCACATCGGCTAAAGATCCGCGTTGAAGGTAACGAGGACTTTATGGAGAGCGTCAAGGAGCTTGGCTCCGGGATGTTTGAAGTTAGCAAGTGGGTTGGTGGTAAAACTATCGACCTGTTTGGTAAGGCCCTTGGCGCAGCAGGTGCTGGCTTGTACCGTGCCTTCAGCGACAACGATACCTTGATCCGTAAGCTGACGCAAAACTTCAGCAAGATCGAGGATCATGAGTTGAACCTCAGCAAAACCACGATTGCTCTGATCACTGCCAATGGCGACATTGGCCATATCAGTCATGATATGGACACTCTGCTGAGCTCGTTGGATGCACTGGATAAGCACAGCAAAGAGATTCTGAGTTACCTGGACAAACAGCTGATCGTCGTCCGCAAACTCAAGGGTGCTTCATCGTCTGAAAACATCTTCGCTATTGTGGAGGAGTTTGAGGCTGTGGAGTATCCATCGTTTAAGTTACCGCATTCAAAGGGTACTACGACGTACTCGGATGCGCTGCCAGGTGGCAAGGTCTGGGAATGTGTTTACGGCGACGGCAAGTCTCCGAAATATGTTATAGGCGGTGACGCGCCTGCCGAAGCGGGCTCAACCGTGACTTTGTCCAAGTCTGAAGTCAACGCTCTGTTGAATAAGCTGGACAAGATCAACTCTATGCATAAGCGCTTGAAGTCGTCTTACGACAGTTACTTGAGCTTTCTCAAGAGCTGGTCGGAGATGGTTAAGTCTGTCGACTCTAACCTGAGCAAGCTGGATAAGGTTAGTTCGAGCGCTATGTCGGAGGCTGAGAAGATCCTCTCTGGGGAGGCCAATGCGTTGGCATTCTATAGCGGATTCACTCCTCGGGTGGTCAGCTACACCGACAGGTACATTCATGGTGTGCTTGGTGTTTTCGCTTGAACCGTTTAATTAAACACACAATTTTCCTTCGTTAACGAAAAAGGATACACGCAATGACCATCAACATTCTTGACATGTACGCCGGCGCCGAAGATCTGGAACTGGGCGGCGAAGGTAGCGGCGCAGTGGTTGACGCTGTCGAAGACGTCATCAAAACCGAAATCGCCGAAGTGACCGTAGCGATCGAAGAGCAATCCAACCAGGTTGAACAACTGGTTGCCAAGGTCGACGACCTGGAAGAAGCTGTCGAAGAAGCGACCGAAGTCGTTGAAGGCATGGAATCCCTGATCAACTCCGGCAACTTCAACTCCCTGGCTTTCGCCAACCTGTACAACCGCGGCGTGAAGCTCGGTAACAAGCTGGGCGCGAACATCCAGGGCGACCGCGTTGGTGCTGAATCCATCACCGACGCTTCGACCGCTCAGATGTATGCTCGTCAGGGCATGGAAAGCATCATGGACTCGATCAAGGAATACGGTCGTAAGGCCATCGAGTTCATCAAGCACATCTTCAACGGCGTGATCAACTTCTTCGTGTCGATCTTCGACAAGGCCGCGGCCATCGAGAAGCGTTGCGACCAGCTGAAGAAACGCCTGGAAGAAGGCGCCAAGGTCAAAGAGCTGATCAAGCTCGGCTCCTGGAACGTGTACATCGACTACGCCAAAGGCGGCCTGGCCGGCTTCAAGGCTAAAGGCTTCGAAAGCTCGATGAACGCGATCGCCAAGCTGACCGAGCTGGGCAAGAACGTTTCCGGTATCACCCTGGAAGACTTCAAGTCGGCTTACGCTGGCGTGATCTCGGCTATCAAGTCGGATGCCAAGGCAGCCGGCAAGTACAACGAGAAGAAAGCCGGTACCCACGACGTCCTGATCGGCGTGATCAACGGTGTTCGCATCCAGGCGTCCTACGTCGACAGCGACATCAAAACCATGGCTGACGCCGCCAACGCTGCCCGCTCCCTGAAGTTCGTGGTCATGAAAGACCCTGAAGCCAAGAAGCTGACCGGCGGTTCCGACGTCAAAGCCAAGCACGACAAATCGGCTCTCCTGAAAGAGATCTCTGACGTGCGTGGCATGGGTGCAAACCTGCGTAGCGCCAAAGTGGCCAAGGCTTTCAGCGCTGCTGAGCGTGACCGCGTTGTTGGTTCCCTGAACGCCATCAAAGCTGGCGAAAGCGACAAAGCGTCGGAAGTCAATGGCCAGGTTAACCTGGTTAAAGCTGTTTACAGCTCGACTTCCAGCGTGACTACCAGCATGACCAAGTTCATGATGAACGGCGCTGCTGCCGCTCTGGACTGCGTTGCTGCTCACATCGCTCTGTAAGGCGTGATGTTGCTGTAACACCGTAAGGTAGCTACTAAGGGCGAGCAATCGCCCTTAGTAGTCTTATGGCCGCATTTTGTTTTTTCAAGGGATGCTATAGGTTTTGTTACATATCCTTTTTAACAGGTACTTTCACCATGACGCAGCCAGTGCTTGCTCGACGTTTTATCAATACGCCTACTGTTGAAGCACTCTACAACGCCGAGAATCCTGAGAGCGTTGTGGATGCCACAGACGACACCGTCAATGACCTGTCGGACGAATACGACAAGGTATCGGGTACCGAATCCCTCTACTATCAATACATCTTCTCGCATATCCCACGCCAACAGGATCTCAACAGTGTTCAAGGCACTGAAGGGTTCATGAGTTGGATTAAGGACATGATAGGTTCTTTGATTACCGCTGTGAAGAACTTTTTCAAGTGGGTGTTCAGCTTCTTTACTGGCAAGAAAGAAGTTGCCGCTCGCAAGAACAAAAACCTCCTCGAGAAGTTAGACAAAAACGGGGTCAAGAAACACTTCACGCATTACCCTGCTGGTTATACCAGTGTGTGGGCCAGCAAGGCCAAGATTCCTGCCAACCTGGACTGGATGAACAAGGCTGGGGACGATTGGAAAGCGGCTAATGCAAAGGCTGTTAAGTACATCGAAGAGATCAAGAAGACACTCAAGGCAGCTGAATCGGTCTACATCAGCAAAGGTCAACTGAGCAAGGGCAAGGAAGATCTGGAGAAGCTCTTCAAGACTCACCATGCTTCACTCGTGACCATCTTCGGTAAGGACCCAGCGTTGTTTGTGGGTGGCACCTACGTGTCTATCACTGCTCACGGTAAGCTGTCGCTGAAGGCCGATCCTGATCTGCTGGAATCCGATAAGAACGCCGGCTTTATCAGCAGCGAAACCACTACCCGTGCGCTGGCTAAAGAGTTGACTAATATGAACACTGTCTTCCAGGGTACAATCGAGAAATCGACTGATCTGGAGAGTGTGATCATTAAGGGCCTCAACAACAGCTTGGAATTCGCCAATACGGTTGAAGTAAACAACGAGGCAGTTGCCAAACAACTCACCGGCAGTCTGCAAGAGATTGTGCGTAACAGCATGGCCGGCATTAAAGCGCTGGAGACCCTGCTGTTTAAAGTCTACAACTCGCATACTGCCATTGTTGAAAGCAGCGTAGAAACCAAAGGGTAATCCATTATGCGCTTGAATTGCTTTAACAAAACTTTGTTGGTTGCCGCAGCTATGGAGCAACAGGGTATTGATGGATTGAATCCACGTTTTGGTACAGGACGGTCAGTTAGCGATAACGTGTTCAGCTATGTTGAGCCAGGTGTCGTTGGTGCTGGTTTAATGATTGAGAAGGTTGACCTGGGGGAACTGTTTAAAGGTATCCCTCAGGACATCAGTGGTTTGACCTTTGGTCTGCCTGAGTCGGTCAACTTGCAGTCCCTGGACGAGCTGGTAGACAGTCGTGTGGAGGAAAGTATCATTACTCTGTCGGCCATTGATCAAACTGGCGTAGCTGATGAACTAAGCATCCTGTTCTTTAACTGGTTGCGGTTAGTTGGCTTGAGCGACCTGACCCGATTTGAAGTAGAGCTGGGTACGAGTGAAGGTTATCTTCACGTAACGGCTCGTCGGGCCACGTACTACCGTGGCACCGTGATCATCAAGTATCTGTGAGGAGTAGGCAATGAATTTGTATTTTGAGCTGGGACTGGTCTGTTTGATGATGACCGGTAAGGCTGGACAACTGGATGCTGAAAAGAATCCGGTAATGGTTGAACTCCTCCGCTCCATGGGTCTGGACTACGTGGTAGATCACGACAGCAACGAAGAAGGTTCTGTAAAGGAACGTTTGTTCAGCATCGTGGCTGCACTCGAAGACCGACTGGCTTACTACGACGGCAGTGAACTGGAAGTTAACTGGCCGGTTAACCAGTACCTGAACGCATTGCTGGATGATGCTCATAACGGTAACTTTACCCAAGAGCGCATTGTGGCCATGCAGGTCTGTGCATTGGGTAATAAGTCGTCGGAGGACATGTCAGGTAGTTCGGTCACCAACTGGATCGAATTCGCACACAAAAAGCTCCGGTACTTCATCGAAGTCTACGAGGGTCATGAAGAACCAAACCTCGTCGGTACTCAGGTACATATCCGGGCTATTGAATACGCTGAGAAGGTGTTGAACATCATCGACGTATTCGTTACCAGCCGACTGGGTATGTTCATGGGTGTGGAAGAATTCTCTCCTGCACAACTCGAAGACCTGCCTGAAGCGGTAGCTGTTGATTTTGACGAGCCAGAAGAATGTCGCAAGGGTCCTGACTGCGATTGTGGCTGTGTGGCAGATCACACCCTACAACTGATTCAGGGCATGGAAGACTACCTGGGTGGTGTAAACAGTTTTGAGGCTAACTACCTCATCGGTGTGGCTAATGCCCGTAACGTGCGTATGAGTGCTGTAGAAGGCACGGAAGGCGCGATCCTTGACGGAATCAAGGATATGGCAATGAAGGCCTGGAGTATGATCACAGAGTCTTTTGGCGCCATCAAGGAATGGTTCACTTCCAACGACTCTGAAGCGGATGGCAAAGCCGTAAAAGAATCGGCAGAAGCGAACAAGAAAGACCTGGCATCCTCTAAAGAAGGCAGTGGTGATCAGATCAACCCAGCTGCTAAAGCGGGACTGGTGAAGCTGGCAGCTGAAGCGGATCCTTCTGGTGCGTTCAGTACTATCGTGGGTAATCTTAACAGCAAGTCTGATGCATCGTCTTGCCTTGACAAACTCCTGGGTTTGCTGCAAAAGCAACAGGGTCCTGCCGCTGGTTTGGACGAACTCATGAAACTGACTCAGGAGAAACTGGCCGCTCTTAAAACAGCAGCTGGTGCCGTGTCGGGCAAAGACGAGAAGAACAAGGAAGTTGTCGGTACTGCCAAGAAGTCTACACAGGACAGTATCACTGCTGCAAAGGAAGCGGTTAAACAGGTTAAAGAGAAAGTAGCCGCCCACAAGAAACTGGTGTCTGGCATTCGCAAAGCGGTTAGCGGAATCAACACCAAAATCTTCCCTGCTGTGGAACCGAAAGAAGACAAAACCGCTAAGAAGGAGTAATGGTAATGGCCTTGGAAAACGTTCACCCGGAAGTTCTGGAGCGTGTCAAGCACCAGCTTCCAGAAGGCTACACGGTTCTGAGTGCAGAATCCGAATCCGAATCCGTTGCCGCCTTTACCGTTGAAAAGAACGGGATTACCCAAAAGGCCAAGATGAGCAAGGGGAATCTCCTGCGTGTCATGGTTAATAGGGCGCCTGAAGTTTCGGCTCGTGAAGGCGATCCTCTGGGCCTGGTCATTCAGGAACTGTCTGACACGTACAAGCTCCACCTGTTGGATAAGGTGGATTACGACGTTGAAGACACTCTGGTTACGTTTGCTGGTAAGGACCAGTACCAAGTCTCGGTACCAATGCTGGATACCAGCATCAGTCTGAGCGGTGTATTGATCTTTACCGTCAAGAACAAAGACGCGACTGTGCGCTCCCAGGAATGTATTGCTGTTGACCTGGAAGAGCAGCGTGTTCGCATTGCCTTGGCGGGTAAAGTGTTCCTGGTGGATGATCCGGTTAAAGACGGTGTCTCACAAGAGTACGCCGAGATGCTGTCGGACTTCGTTAACTCCCTTGGGTTCAAGCTGGTACTTGCAGCAGAAGACTTCCAGGAAGCGATCGTTGTCAGTCAGTTGAATGACGGTATTTCTAATCTGGCTATTCTTCAGTTTTCGAGTGGTCTGGTTGTGCCTGTTCGCTGGAATTAACACCCTTACGGTTCGTAGTGGAGGGTAGCCCCTTCCACTACTTATCTTTTTATTTTCATTATTGAGCATACACCCATGATGCTGAAATCAATGGTAATGTCTGAAGATGACTATGCATCGTTCTTTCGCCCTGCGGTGTTGGATTCTCTCAGACAAGTTCTAAAGTACTACGGCTTGGACAACGCCTCGCAAATCATTTACAACGGCGAGAATGATGTTGCCAAGCTGATCGGCAGTAACAGTGATGATGGCCTGCGCGGTGATATGTTCACTGATGGCATCTTCCGTAACAAACTGTTTGTAGTTGTAGAGAAAGAAGATACCCCATTCAACACCGGTTATTCCAACCAGCGTCGTGAACCGACCGAACGCCCGGTATGGTTAACCGATGACGAAGAGCCTATGGGTCTGTACCCAGCCTTCTCTGGCGTTAAGGTTAATGTATCCGTTGTGGCTTCGTTTAACAGCAGCAAGCTGGCTGACCACTACGTGCGTCGCATTAACCGTCTGCGTGATAACCAAATGGCGGACATGGCGTTCAGCGCCACGGTTCACTTGGGCTTAAACAACGGTATCCTGGCCTGCATGCAGGATATCCACGGTCTATTGGTAAAGAACGAACCCACCACTCCTGAGTTTGGGACTTGGTTCAATAAGTACTGCAAAGTACCCTTTACTACCATCATGAACACAGCGGGTAAGAATAAACGTCTGGTAGTTCCTCAGCGTTTGGACTACATCGGCATCCAGTGGGAAGGCGCAGAGATTCAGCGTGCTCGCAAAGGTTCAACCGTAGGCAAGTATGAAGTTGAACTTAAGTACTTCTTCTACTTCAACGAGTTTACCAACTGGGAGTTCTATTACCCGTTGGACGTTTATCAGGATGAGATCCCAGCTAAATGGATTCCTATTCCTAATGAACAGTTTAACCGTCCGTTCAACGTACGCGTAGCACCTGAAGTGGCGTGGGGTCTGTCTAACCAGACTACTCGTAACAACGAGGCCCCTTACTTCATGAAGCTACCGAAGCATGACCCTTGGGTTATGAAACGGATTCCGTTTGTACAGCCGATCATCCAGGCACGTCTGGCGGTGGAGAACATCGAGAACCAGGAGCTGGTCAACATCTTCGACATTCCGGGCTTTAAATGGAATGAACAGGTGAAGGCTTATATGCTCCGGAGACACAGTGTAGCCTTTACTCAGTTCTCCACGCCGTTCCTGATCTGGGTGTACAGCAACGACCTGCGCATTCTTCCTACTCAACTGAGTATGGACGAGACAGGCTCTGTAAGGCTCTCCAGGCTGCCTACGATGAAGAACGTGCATCACATCGTGGTAACCCTTGATTATTCGATCCGTGACTATACAGACGACTTCTGGGACGACTTGCAAAAGAACCCTCAGGACCTCAGCCTGTTGCCGGCCATCTTCCCGTGGTATCGCTGGGACCTGTTACCCAAGCCATGGTTGAACTACATCCACCAGATCCGCAAGGACATCGATAAAGGCTTAGGCCTGCCCGGTTATAACCCAACCCGGTACATGATGAACCTCGGGCTCAACGCTTATGTATTGGTAGAGGACAAACGCTAATGGCCTTAAAGACAACTCCTCTGGGGCAGGAACTTCCGCCAGAGCCGGAACGCCCCAAGATTTACAGCAATACGTACAAGCACACCATCGTAGACTCGGCCTACACGCCTGAGACTTCGCTGCTGACGATGGTGGACGGTACTCCGCGATTGATGGAGTACTACCGCCGGGAACTGGGGCCTGATGAAGAAGTCAGTACCTTCCAGCCAGATAACTCTGCGGTTTACCAGAGCTATGCACGGATCAAGAACCTGGTGGGTAAACAGGACGGAGCAGGCGCTTATGCTTTCGATCCAACCACCGGTCAGTCCACTGGTACGTTCGAGATGTGGCTGGCGTTCGACCTGGTTCCGTTGCAGTATGACGTGGCCATCATGGACATCGGCGAAGGCCGTGCGGGGTTGTTCCATATCACCCAGCAGCCAGAGATCCGTAACGACACCTCAAACAAGGTCTACCTGTGCACCTTTGAGAAACTCGGCATTCTTACCGAAGATCTCTTTGCTCAGCTAGATATCCGGGTTGTTAAGGAATGGGTCTACTCCAAGGACTCGGCGTTGCATGGTGGGATCTCCATCATCACCGATACGGAGTTCACTACGGCCAAGGAACTGTTCAACTGGCGTTTAACTATCGCCAACTACATCATGAACACGTTCTACTGGAACCCTGAGCGAACCATCTGCTGGGAAGACAGTAACGGCCGGAAGATCTACGACCAATACCTGGTGAAGTTCCTGGCTGGGCAAATGCCAGCGGATCTCAGATCGTCCTACCCACCTATTAACCTATTCTCCACGCAATACGGTGGACGGGAATACGGTGGCTTTGGCGACATCACTATCTGGGAGATTCTGATGCGAGGGGACTTTAACCTCCTCCCAGTGGTCAAGGACTCCACGGTAACAATCGTCTCGACTAACCGCCTGATCAATACTCGTCAATACGGTAACCTGCGTTCCAGCAAGTTTGATTGGGTAGTGGTAGTCGATCCAGAGCGTTACGAGATCCAGCGGATGTATTTCAACATGGATGGCTTCCCGCTGTTAGCCTCCAGCCCACAATACACAACGACCTACTTGTTCACCCCTGAGTTCTACAACGGCCTGCCCCAGAATGATTTCGAACACCTGGTGGTGGATGCCTTGAAGAACCAGATGGTAGACCGGGAGAAACTCCTGGCCTATTGCAAAGGTTACTTTGCTCTGGACAAGTGGAAACAACTCTACCACGGCGCTATCCTGTTGCTGTTGATTCAGGTGAGCCGTAAGTTCGGACCTCCGCTATGAAAATGCTCTATCCTCGTTACGGTGCCGTACGGACTCGGTTGATTGAGCTGTACGGTATTTTGAATCACCGTGTCTATGGGGTGTGGGTAGCCCCTAAGAGCTTGATGACGATCGATGACCTGCGTGGACGTTATCACAACAACCAGGCAGGGTTTGCCAACGATCACAACTACTACGATGAGCCGCAGTTGCGACAAATGAAGGTCCCTCAGATGTTGGGGTTTCTGGGCAACTTGCTGGGACCTGAAGAACTGGGTTTCCAGAAGGCCAACGAAACGGTTCCGGCTATTTACGAATCGATCCAGGAGTACCTGCGGTTGTGGTGCGAGATGATTCGTACGGTACCTGAGTTCAAGTCTCCTCCCCGTGAAGAATTGCGGCAGTTGGAGAACCTGGCTTACATGCTGTTTCCGTCGTACATGAAGATCAAACCTTTTGTGACCAACCAAGCCATCCGTGATGCGGGCAAGGACAGACGGGAACATGAGGGTATGGGTCTGGCGTCGCTGGGCATGTTGTTCACCATGACTCCGATGCTCAATAAAGGTGTAGGTCAGGAGATCAGCTTTGTCAGTCACTTAGACGAACTGGACGGTCATGAGAACCATCAGTATATGGTTGACCACCAACCACCTGCTGCGGGTAACTTCTTCCCTACACGTATCTCTAATGACAGTCTGAGTCGTGTGGAGGTTACACAGGACACTAATGACTGGATTTTCAGAGGGGAAAATTAAACCATGGAGATGCCAAAGCCAATAGCCAACATCATTGCACACGCTAATGCAATTGATGTTGTGGGTGTCGAACGGGTCTTTACTGTTGATGCAATGATCGTAACACCTACTGAGCAGATCCCCCTGTTGATTCCTAACGGGTTTGCTTGTTTGTCGCTGTTTGGTCCCGCCCATGGCGGTGGGATCTCCCACAGTGATAACGCACGCATTAAAGCTCAGATTCAACCGGGTGTTTACATGCGCAGGGTGTTACCCAATAAGGACAACCTCTTTATCGAGGTAACTGAGCGGGTAGGTATCACGCAGATCATGCGCCGGTGGCGTGCGGTGCCTCTGGGAGACGCTGACCCAGAGATGCAGGGTGGTAACTCGGCCTTGGCTGACTTGACTACCAAAGATGAAACCAACATGATCACGGTGACCTTCCAGTTGTTTGAGACGGGTTACGCCTTGCTCAGGAACGAGCTGGTCGCCGATACCTTGTTGATGACATCTCTGTATGACCTGCTGCACGGGATACTGACCCAGTATGGGCAGCAGCTGTCTCTTACCGGTGCTGATGCCTTTAGGGGTGTTAACATCGAAGAGCCGGTGGACAATGCTCGTATCTTCAGTCATGTGGCCATTCCTGCTGCTGTGCCGCTGGTTAAGTTGGCGATGTGGTTGCAGGAGCATGATGAGTTTGGTTTCTACAGCACGGGGTTGGGTTGCTATTACCGGAAGGGAATGTGGTGGATCTTTCCACTGTACCGCACAGGGCGTTATGAGCGGGCTCCTAGGGTACTGAACGTGTACCGGGTGCCTGAAGATGTAATACCGTCTCTGAAGAGGTCGTATTACGTGGAAGGGAAGGTATTGACCGTACTGTCAACAGGTGGAGGGGCTACGAAGGACGGCTCTGACATCAAGAAGCAGAACGTGGGTACTGGTAAGCGTATCATCACCGCTGATGCGGCCATGGCGGAGACTGGTGTGTATTACAACAAAGGTCAAGCCATGACCACGCGTGCTGACTCCTTGTCCGAGTACCAGACGTCTAAGCGTGCCAGTGGTGAAGAGATGATGGGCTATCATGCAGAGCCTACCAACAACCTTTGCAAGCATCTGTCTGAGAACGCAAGGAACGACGGTAACCTGGTACAGGTCGCCTGGCATAACTCAGATGCATCCTTGATCGAACCAGGTATGGCTGTTCGTTACTTCTACATGAGTGGGAGTAATAATCTGGTCTACAAGGAAGGCACAGTGCACTTTATCAAATCAGAATGGCAAATGGATACCCAGAGTGTTGGGCAACCTACTTTCCGAGAGAAAGCTCTCTTAGGGTTGTTCATTGCTGATGATGAAGTTCCTGCGGAATAAACATTTAGTCAACTCCCTATGTCTATGCTCGAAAGAGTGAACTCTTGGGAGACCAGGGGGGAGGGCTGTGGGGAAATTCACGATATATACTAAGCCCCTTACCGTAGGTAAGGGTTTCCTTATTCTGCTGTACAGGGGAGTTAGCAATAATGTTAAATGACCTTACCAAGAAAAAGATCAAGTTTTCGGATTTGCTCTTCAAGAAGCCCTCCAAAGAGCAGGAAGAGGCGCGCGCTAAGCTCGCCAAGCCAGAACACGACAAACTGATTGAAAGCGCTCTACGCGTGTTGTAGACGGTTATAGCGGCTATATTAATACCCTAACCGCTCCTACGAGCGGTTAGGGTATTAAGCTCCATTCTAATTCTTTATGCTGCTACACCGAAGTGATCGAAGTCGTTTTCAAGATCGCCATTATCATTAAGACGTTGTGTTAAGCTGCGACGGAATTTTGCTTTCTTGCCAATGTCGTGTTCCAAGCCTTTATCAGGATGCAAATCATAGATCCCGAATCGTTCTTCTGGTGCACATCCCTCACCACGTTGTTTACCCACACAGAAGGTGAAGTAAACCTTGAAGGTTGTCTTGGCCACATGGATGGTAATAACCACATCCACTTCGTTGGTGATTTTGGTCGAGGTCTCAGTAAGCGACTTACCGGATACTTCTCGAGCAAAGTACACCTCAGACTCTTCGTCCGATTCCTGTAGCTTCATCTTGGCTGCTGGAGACAATTGATGAGGAGTCAGGAAGCAGATACCGCGAGCAATAATGAAACCCCTGATCTTCCGGAAGTGCATTTGCAGCTTATCGGATTTTGTTTCGCCAGGGATCTTGTCGATGTTTTGCAGACCGCAGTAGTCGTAGGCCCAGAAGATAATCTCGTGACCTTTGAGTTCCAGTTGACGGCAACGGGCAAACATGGTGTTAGCCGAGTCTTTACTGGAATCAATTTGGTTGATGATGAGATACCAACCATTTTCTTTAAAGCAACTGACGATAGCCTCAACGATGTCAACGTTCTCGGCAGTCTGGAAGTCAGAGACAATACCGTGACGTGCAGAGAGCGCCAGCTTGTACATCCGCATGATGATCAGGTCCATGGTGTCTTCAGCAGACTCCAGGAGGATCGTAGGGATCTTGGCCTTGTCGCGCAGCATGGGCTTGTTATAGAGACCGATACTGGCAACCATGTGACTGGTAGCGAGAGACTTACCCCGGTTAGTCAATGCTTCAATCATGTACATCTTGCCACGACGGAAACCACCATCAGGACTCAAGGCGATGTTCAAACCTTGGATACCGGACTTCATGATGCCTTCGAGACTGTTCTCGCGTTTGGCCATATCGATGATGGCATTAAACGAGTCAGGCGTCTCAGAAGTAACCTGGGCTACAATCTCAGACTGTCGTTCTTCAAACCCTGAGTTAACCCCAGCTTGTACCAAGTCGATCAGGTTAGCCCAATCGTCTTTACCCATGTCGCTCAAATCTTTGAAGTAGAAGTCCTTAATAGCCTTCTTGAACTTCTTGGAGAACTCCTCACCTTCCGAGTTCAGACGAATCTCAGAAATGTGTTGATAGACAACTTTACGGGTCATCTCATCATTGGGTTGGTCTTCCAGACCTTGTGCGATTGCTTCTTTCAGGCTGTCATCGTTCTTGATGAACATGTTAACACGTTGCATCAATGCTGATTTTATGACCGGTTCATCTTCAGGCTGTTTCAGCAGCCAGTGGATAGTTGCGCGAATGCTGTCACGAATGCCTTTGTCCTGTGTAAATACATCGGCGTTAGGTACAGGTAGTTCGTTTAACGTATCTACCAGTTCCGTGATCAGGTTGGTGTCTTTCAGCTTCTTAGCCTGATACAACGCGGACAACAACTTAACCAGTACCAATAAATCGTTCATTAGGAAACCCCTAGGAGCTGAAAATGATTCTTAAGACCCCTCAAGGGAAGTCAGTCCGTATTTTTTATCTGACCAGCGAGATGCAACGTTTGCTGGCCAGTCAAGCAATTCCGTTCAGCGATGTTGCTAAGCTGTCAACATATCATCAGAAGTTGACCTTTGGCGAAATCGCCGGCATCCTGAAGTTTCAATATATCGTGGCTCAACAGCTCGGTGTATTGTTAATTGACCCTAAACACCTGTTTGGTGAAGGGTACAACGCCGGCATGGTCGAGGCTGCATTTAATAGCCTGGACGGTGAAAGCTTATCCGCGATTGCCAAGGATACCAAGTCGTTCAGTTGTATCGATGCAGGCATGAACACCATCATCTTTCTATTTAATGGGGAGAACGCTCCAAAGGCTCCTGGCTTCGACACGCTAGAGTGTGTCACTTTCTCTGGCGCTTTGCTGGAAACAATTTTTGCTAAGGTGGGATACATGGAATCCCACAACGGCAAAATCCCAAAACCTAACCAGGGTGAATTTACCTTGGCAGAGGTTTACAAACTGGTTAGTATCCAAAACCCGTAACTTCACTGTATTTTATGTGTAGCGCTAATACACAGACAAATATATTTGTTCACATCCTCAGTAAAGGATTCGAGTCATGGCCTTTAAACAAGTCACCGCGTCTCTGAAGAATACCGGAAACCTCTTCAGCGCCGTTCGTACCGCCCTGGGCAACAACCAACTCAGCTCCGTGATCGGTGCTGAGAGCTTCGACCTCTTCAGCGAAGGCGTTAAAAATATCGCCGGCGTTGAAAGCCATCAACTGACCACGCTGTTCCAATCTGTCACTCCAAAGCAGTTTGACGCTTTCTCCGGTTCGCTGAATCGCGCCTCTGTTCCTGGCGGCGAAATGGCGATCATGAACGAAGCGGCCAAGGCTCTGGCTGAAGTAACTGGTATCGAGGGTTTCTCGCTCCAGAACTTCAAAGGCAGCGAGATGGACATCAAGGCCGCGAACCTGACGCTGAACGCTCAGTCGCACCTGCAAACTCCTGGCGCTGAAGCGCTGTTCTCCACCATCACCGTTCGTTACGAAGACGAAGGCGCAAACCTGGTAGTCCGCGCTGCGGGTATCGGTTCGTACGCCTACGGTAACTCGGCATGGCAGTCGGCTTCCGAACTGCGTCCGATCTTCGGCCTGCTGCGTACTGGCGACATGTTCAAGGACGAAGTCCTGGCCGTGCATCCGGTTTACCCAGAAGACGCCAACGATGACAACCGCGATTTCTTCGTTGATACCGCGATCATCGCTGCCGGCACTGCCACCTACCCGGAAGCAGACGCCTACAACCGTAGCTCCCACGCTACTCAGTTCCTGAAAGTTCCGAACACCATTCCGAACTATCTGGCTCTGACCCAGGTTCCTGGCCAGCGTCCATGGACCAGCACTGACGAACTCGAGTCCAACTCGCTGGTCGTTAAAGAAGTTCTGGCTTCGGCTAAGTTGGGCGCTACCGCGATCAACTTCTTCATCAACACCAACTCGATCTCGAACAACACCTTCGGCCCTACCAGCCAAGGCCAGTCGTCCGACGACCGTGAAGTCAACCTGCACCTGCGCGCTTTCCCAGGCTTCAGCGTTCTGGACAAAGACGGTGCTACCGTTGGCGAAACCATGTTCGCTTCGTTCAAGACCGCCGGTTACGAGCCTCTGCTGAACATCAGCTTGAACGGCAACTACCAGCGCCAGAGCAACGAGCTGCGTCTGAACTCCGGTCAAGTGACCGTGCACGGCCTGCGTGACCTGACTAACGGCAACGTTATCACCATGCACAAAGCTGACGCAACCCAGAAGGGCCTGATCAAGTCCCTGACTGCCGGTGCTGTTACCGGTATCGACCTGGGCGGCAACGTCTCCAACACCTCCCGCGGCAACTTCGGCTACCGCATTGAAGTGTTCGATGCCGACAAGCGTCTGTCCGTTCGTCGCAACAGCCCGGTCTCGGTCAAGTACCCAGTATCGGCTGACGACGTTAACCAGGGTTCCCTGGACTTCGCGATTCAGCAGATGTCGATCGCGATCAACAACCAGTGCTCGAAGAAAGCGTTCGATGTGGCTCAGGAACACCTGAAGTACATCACCTCGATCGACGGCTCTCCAGTTGTTGGCAACCAACAGGGCTCCAACGTCCTGCCTGGTCAGCACTACGTTTCGGCTGCGGCCATCAACCGTTCGTTCAAGATCAAGGACCGTGTATCGTCCCTGGACTCGGCAGACGTGTTCGACAACGTTGCTGCTGTGTTCCTGAACGAACTGAGCGACATCACCGCTGCCCTGAACACCAAGTCGGGTCTGGCTGCGATCGCTGAATACGGCGGCACTGACAAGATCGAATGGACCGTTGTGGTTCACCAGAACTTGGCGCGCTTCCTGATGCGTTCGGGCGACGCTCGTTCCCTGGGTCCAGTGACCACGATGCAAATCGTTGAGACCAACTTCGACAGCCAAATCGGCCAACTGCTGATCGTTCCGAAGAACACGTCCACCAACGACTTCATCAACCCACTGGGCGGCATCGGCGTGAACATCTCGAAAGAGAACATCGTCGTGCAGGGTAACGTGACTCGTGACCAACAGGACTTCGGTGTGGTCATGACCATGCCTACCTACCGTCACTGGCCACTGAACGTTATCATCGGCTCGCTGATCATCGAAGATGCTCACGAGTTCCTGGGTGATGACGGTCTGCTGACCAAGCTGGCTAAACAGATCGTTCAGGTTGAAGGTATGGACGCCCTGATTACCGCTACTGAAGGTAACGCACCAGTAAACCCGTAATAAGGGTTGCGGCAGCTTACTACGGGGTGCTAGACCCTGAGTAGGCTCCGTGGTGTAGTAGTGCTGCGGTAACCCCTTCACAGGGATCCAAGCATAACCCCCTCCTCTGGCTTCGGCTGGGGGAGGGGGCCTATGTTGCATTTTGATTTCTTGTTGTAATTTTTTAAACCTACATTATTAGGGTAGACTAGACATTACAAATTGGCTTTTAAGGAAGTCGGCAGAGGTTCACATCATGGCTACTGAATTGAATTGCTTCCAACTCAAATACCGGATTACCAATATCTCCAGTAAAGAGATCATTGTGAAGATTAAAGGTGGACTGAGTTATATTGTGCAGCGTGGTAGTGAAGCCACCTACATCAATGAACAACAAATCCACGTAGTCATTGAGAATGTCTTTTTGGACAATCTCGTGATTGACGTGAACGCTGCTCTGACTAAACTGGACAAAGCCGTATTGGTAGAGTTAAGTAAGGAACATGAGCGTCTGAAGAAAAGCAATAACGAATACCACATCCGCATGCCGGTTACTTTACAGATTCAGCTGGATCTGCACAAGGGCCTGGTGGAACGCAACAATGCGATCCATAGCGAGCTGATGGGTATCACCATGTACGTGGGTAGTGAGAACCTGAATCAACCGTGTCTCAATACCCCAGCCTTTACCATGCAGGAACTCTTCGAGAATCCTGGTGATGAATCGATGCAAGGCAAAGCTGCTTTGCACTACTTTGTGTACGTAAACGATCCACAACGGATCAACAAACCACTCTATACGAACATCATGGGTGAATCGACTGAGGTACCGGTTGACTATGATGTTAACAAACAACCCGGATTGTATGTTGGTATTTCCCGCGGTATTGAACCACGGGGGACCCAATATTACGCCTTCGGTGAATTGAATGACCAGAAATTAACACAGCTGGGGCTATTCAAGACAAAAGCCGAGTGTGATTTAGGAGGCAACACAGAACGATTCTTGACGGCAGAGAGCAAGAATCGAGACCTTAATAAAGACGCCAACAGCATGCGTACCCAGATCCAAAACCTAACAGAGACATTGGCTAAGTCTGAATCCAATGTTTTTCGCCTTAACACTGAGCTGATAAAAACTAAAGATGAACACAAGCTCGAAGTCAATGCTATCAAGATGGAGCACCGTATGGAAGCTAACACCTTGAAGCATAGCGGCAAAATGGCCTCAGACTTGTTTAAGTTCGAGACCCGTATCAAGGATACAGTGAACAAGGCGAACACTGAGCTTGTAAAACAAAAGGGCGCGCAGAATTCCTGGGGGGACTTTGCGAAGGCCGTAGGCACCTTGGCAGGTGTGGCAATCACGGGGTATAAGCTGTTAACAGCATAACGGAGCATCCATGTCACTTAAACTAGCCAGAGCCATTGATAACTCAATGCCACGGTTTAACTCAACGATAACCGAGGGATTCCATCAGAACGAGTTTGAGGGTGCTGTTCACTATTACGAGAACTGCCTAAAGATGATCTTTAAGAGCATCGAAAAGCGCGGCGTGTTTTTCAAGTGTGTTGAAGAAGTGGATCCTGATGAATACATCAGCCACTTGATCCAGAGTAGTACCAAGCTGTTTGATATCCACAAGGAAACGTTGTACCCGGTGAAGTTGAAGTTCGAATACGTTAACCGGGCGGGTGAAATCATCGAGATGCAGCAATACACCATGTTGCCGTATACCGATGTGTATGGTGATCTGTGGTTGCGCGGCACTCAGTACAGCTTGCAGATTGTGTTGGCTGAACGTGGTCTACCGGTCACTAAAGAGAATGCCTTGTTTGTTAAGGTGTTGGGCTTTAAGTTCAAGATCGGCACTGAGCACTTCAAGTTCTCCCAGGTTTTCACCGACACGGGTAACTTGACGTACAAGACCACCGAGCTGAACCTGGCGGCTAACCGCTTCTACAGCCCGACTGAGTCCCGCAAGATCAACGATACCAAAACACCTATGCCGCTGTTGGCTTGGTATACCTTTGCTGACATGGGGTTCAGTAAAGCGATTGATATCTTTGGTGAGTGTGATTATGAAATTGCACCTATTGAAGTATTGATATCGGAATGTAAGCCAGAGGACCGTTGGGAGATCTTTACCCGCGCCAGTCGTTCTGGTAACGCCAAGTACCTGGGGGAGTTTGTTCCTCATGACTACGGCATTGCAATTCGCAACAAATCGAGCAAGCGTAAGGAACTCAGTGCAATGGGCTTGCAGTATGCCAGTGCTCTGCTGTTCGTAATCGACTGCCTCTCGTCGTACTTCGATATCGACCATATCGATAACCCGGATTATTGGAAGTTGATCATTGGTCGTTGCTCGGTAAAAGCCGGTGACAGTAATGATTACATCATGCGCTTGATGAATGAGCACTTTGATTCCATTAACGAGTACCTCGACGAAGACTCGATCAAGAAGTTTGCCAGTCAGTCGATCGTAGTGAGCAACATGTTTGAGTTGTTTAACTACATCATTGCCAACCGCAGTGAGATTGTGCAGACCACGGATCGCGCAGACATGTTCCACAAGGAACTGGCGAGTTTGGAGTTTACGTTGGACAAGCTGATCACAGCCGCCAACAAGTTCAAGCACGAGATCAAAAACAACTCCGAGCTTAACCAGAAAAAGGTTGCTCGTTTCCTGACCAACAACTTTCACATTAAGGAGATTGACAATTCACGTACAACCAATCTCATTCAGGAAGCGACGCCAACCGATTGCCCGTATGTGGACTATGTGTTGGGTTGTATGCCTCAGCATCGTGTGTATACGAATTCGACCAAAGCGAAGAAGCGCGGTGAGTTTGATCCCACCGACAGTGCAGGCAGCGCGCATGCGAGCATTGCATTTGTAAACAGCTTCCTTCGGGTAACTGGACCCTACCCGGATGGTCGAGGCTATCTCAATCCATGTGTATATCTGATTCAAGGCAAAACAACAGCGTTGGACCCATCGCTGAAGTGGCTGTTTGAGAAGACGGATAAACGCCTACGCTACCGCGAACCCTTTGCTTAATCCAGGGGGTGTTAGGAGTGTGTAATGATTAAACCAACAAACCCAGCTGCTGTGCAGATTCCAGACGGGAACATGGGGGCTAATAACCCATTGAACCCGATGAATCGCACAGGTTATCAGAACAACCCGATGCAAGCTAACGCTAACATGTCACCGGGTGATGTAATCCGCAACATCATGTCGCAAAACCTGAACAACACCAACGCTCAAAGTGGTGGTGGTTTTAACTGGGGTGGCGTGAGCGGCAGTCTTTATGAAGATGAAGCACTCCGCTCACTACGCACCAGTCAAGAAAACGATCCAACCAGTAACGCCTACTTGATTGACCGGGTGGCTGGTGCAATGCAGATGTTCCTGCAACAGATCTATCACCGTGCTGGTCCTTTCTTTGAAGAGTACCGTAAAGCTCGTGAAGACTTTCGTCTGAACGAGATGCAGCAGGTCGACGAGATCCGTAACGCGTTTATTGAAGACGTTAACAAGCAGCATGAGTTCACTCGCGTTATTGCAATCAATGCCATGCCGTTCTTTGGTAAAGGCCTGATTGAGATGCTGCGCAATGGTAATCGTGATCAGTTGCAGCAAGCTGAGTATCTGAACACGGCGTTCATTGCCTGTCGCAACATTTTGTTCTTTGAAATGATCAACTGGTTGATGAAGTCCCCTAACGGTCGTCGTTACACCAACCGGTTGACCAAAGCTATCCAGGCTCGCATTAGCAACCTGGAGAACTTTAAGGAAGCTGCTGCTGCTGTATACGACATCTTTAACCAGACGTCGCCGTACAACAACCTGGAGTTCAAACGTCCTGAATCGACCCGTACCGACTACAACATTCTTTACGGTCCGGCGTCAGACTACGTGCAACGTTCGTTTGATCCACCACCTGTTGCAGCATCAGTGGGTTATCAGGATGAAGCCATGCAAGACATTTATCGCATGGTACAAAACAATGCCATGAACCGGGGACAGTATAAACAAGCCCCTCAAGACAGATCACTTGTTATTGGAGGTGAGGTTATGAAAAGTTGGGATGAGGTACGTCAAGACTTCAACAACCTGAACCCGGGCAATCGTGGTGAGTTCAGACTCAACCGGTTCTTTTACAACATCGGCAAACCCAATCACTATTTCATCCCGGAAAGTGACTGGAAGAAAATTCAACACGCTTACCGTCGTCACGAGGAACAGAAGGCAGAGGAAACGGTTCTCAAGGACTGCTTCCGTATTGTCATCATCGACCTCGATACCGACAGTGGGTGGTTCAGTACTATCGTCCGCAAAGAGGGCCTCGAAATGCAAACTGTCCTCACGGACCCAGCTAAGTTGTTACCACTGTTGGAAAACCCAGACGAGTTGGATGACTCCTGGGTAGTTAAGCCGTTCCCGTTGGCTGATGTTGTGGTTGAGAAAACCATGGACATTCCAATCGAAACGGTAGAGAAGATGGAACAGGCAGTACCGGTTATTGCAATTACCGATCCTGTTGTTAGCAACTCCAGCAAACAGCTGGAAAGCACCATCGATACACTGAATGACCGCCTGACCAGGAACTTCACCAAGATCAATGCCGTGGGTTTCCATGCTGTTAACTGGGACACCTACACCTGCAAGAGCAAGGAAGAAAAAGATTTACTGCACGAAGATCTAGCGTTCTTGTTCAAGGACAACATTGATCGTGCAAGCTTCGTCAATGCAGTAGCGGCCGTCGGTCGTTATGATGTCCAAGGCAAGGTCAGTTCTGACCTGATCAAATTCATTGGCACGCATCTGACGCAGGTTCTCAACAACTGGCTGATCAACTGTGCGGGTTACAACTCGAACAAGAACGGCGTAGGGCATTTGTCGGTTAACAACATCCTGACTGACTACCGTGCGCTGATCGATTGGTTGAAGCAACATGATCCAGAAACAATGCTACATCTGGTGGAAGTTGAGAAAGCAAACTATCTCAACGAATCTATCCGAATGTTCGACTACATTAACCCGTATGTAGTGGGTGAAGGTAAAGAACCGTCGGTTGTTGATCTGGTGAAAGGTGAGTTGGAACTGGTTGTTGGTCGTCACATGTATATCAATGTGATCAACAAGCGTACCGGTCCAGCGTATACCGAAGCCAACGTGCCCGTTCGTATCAAACGTAGTAAATGGCCGGAATACTTCAAGATGATTGAAGACGGCTTTGATGAAACCATGACGGAAGATGATGACGTCATGGTTACTGACAAACTGCTGCGGTTTACCGAAAGCGGCGGCATGTGGCTGTTCAGCTATTCCACGATTGATCGTAACGTTGCTACACTGCGTTTCGTATCACGTGAAAAGCCACTGTGCCTGTTGGCATTGAGCTAAGTAGTCACACGGACGTTTAAGATAAGTAACCTACCGGGTAGCCCCGGTAGGTTACTGTCTATTACGCATTTTGTTTTTTTTTAAGATACAGTTAGTTTCACGTCTATATTACTTGGGTGATTAAGACAATTAAGTCTTTCATACTAAACCCAATGGGAGTTACAACATGACTAATTTTAATCAAGCAGAACGTGCTGCCGCTATGAAATCTTTCTACGGCGATCGTAATGACGGTGTAAGCGTTGGCCAAGTCTGTGGCGTAGTTGGTGCAGTAGTTGGTGCAGCGGCATGTGTATCTCAGGGCAGTTCCCTGGGCAGCGGTATCGCAGGTGGTGTAGCTGGCGCAGTTGCCGGTTATGCAGTAGGTACTCTGTGGGGTGTTGCAGAGCTTAACAGCACAGGCAAGATCATCAGCGGCACCATGTCTGGTCTGTTCGGTGTAGCTGTAGCAAGTTCAGTTTGTTCGATCGTTGACTGTTTCGTAAACGAGCCTCAGTAATTTCACTAGGCCATCTAAAAGGAGTTTAATCATGGTTGCTAAGATCTTCGACAAGCTGATGGGTTTCTCCACCAGCGATTTCCCTAAGTGCGAAGTCGAGTTAATTCGGTTCCGCTCTATGCTGGAAGTTCTGCGTTGCAGCAGTGAAGTTGAAGGCGGCGACCGGGCACTCCTGGAGACCCGCCTCTATAACCCACTGGTTCAAATGGAAGTTCAGCAATTCCCAAAGACACTGCAAGATCACATGGTGTTCAATGGTAGTCTGCTGAACCTGTTTATGGCCAGGGCGGCCTAAGCGGTAAGTAAGGGGGAGTTAGCTCCCCTTTATTTTTTGTCCCTTATGAGGAAACAGCCATGCTTCTTAAACTTCATCCACCAGCAGTAATGGGCACATCGGTGATTGATCAGATCCTGGATTTCATAACCGGGATGATTGTAGTAGACGGTTGGCCAAAAGCTATCCGCCAGTCCAAGGATATTGTCACTGAGCTACGCATTGTAGTAAGTGGCGACGACTTTCTTAGTACGTTGGAACACTACCACGCTTTTCTATATGTAGGAACTCCTGAGACACTCCCCAGGACCTTTGCAAGCTTCTATAGACACCAACCCTTTAAGGACTGGGTAATCCTCCTCAAACCTAAGGATAACCATCTAGCTGACCCGGTGTATATTTTCTCGGCTAACAATACCCCGTCGTCACCACCTACACTTCATTAGGAGAACCGCATGACCGAACTACCAGAAAAGAGCTACAAACATTTGACCGATGAAGACCTGGGTATTTTGCTAGGAGGATATCGTGTCATTAAGTTCAAAGATGCTCCCAAGGAATTTAAAGAAGTAGACGTACCTACCGGGCTGGAACTGGTCTACGAGATACAACGTCGGTTGAAAAAGTCGGGTCCTAACCTCAGCTGGGATCTGGCAGTTGACCGTCGTGCACCTGTAGAAGAGGAACGGTACGACTTACCACAGTCTTTCTCTTTTGCAGGAGTGCTTACTGATGAGGATCGCCTGGTTAAGCAGTTCGACATGATCGCTTCAGCTTTGGTGTTCCATAAGACTTATCCACTCTGGTGGCCACCAAGAACCGAAGTAACCGAACACTTCAAGGCTTTCTTAAGGGAACGACGAGAGAAATGGTCGGCGCTTAACCAGGCCACTGATGAACTTGTTCTTATCCTGCCTAAGGAAGATAACAAAGTTCTTCAAGAAATCAATCGGGCCAAAGCTGAATCCGGTATCCCGCCAACGTTCTGCTTTGTTGGTTATTCGTTTAACCTACAAGAAGTCATGTACTGATATACCTGTGCCGGTAACCCGGCACAGTAAACCTTCTTTATTTTTTGCATTAACATCCTTTGTAGAAACCCATCCGTAACCAAAGAGAGAGACCCGATGTCTACTACTTACGCACATCTTACCAATGGTGACGTCGCCAACCTGCTGGCTAACCATCGCCTCGTGCAAGTACACGCGTGCCAACAGCGTTATGCCAACGACCCGTTCCCAACTGGCGATGGCTTGATCTCGCTGGCCAAGGATCGTCTGATTGCTGTTGTTGGTGAAGTTGTCCAACCACCTGTTCCTCAAGCGATTGAAGTTCGCAAGGTACTCAGTACCCACGAAGGCCTGGTTGCTCTTGCTTCCATTGGCTCCCTGCCCGAACTGGTTGAAGGCTACGCAGTAGCTGCTATCGGTACTGACGAATCCGGTGTGACTGACGAGTTGGCAGAAGCCCTCCTCAGCATGCAGCAGCGCATCACCGCGGCTGTAACAGCAACCATCGAACCGATCAAGGTCGAAGTTCCTGTCGCCGGGCCTACCGATGCTGAACTCGTGGAGCGTTACAACTCCATCAACAGCCTCGAATCGCTCGAAGCTGAACTGAGCGCACAACACGGCGAAGAAGTTCTGCTCGCGCTCGTCGGCATGACTGATCGCATTCGTGCGTCCATCATTGCTGCCCAGCAACCTGCTGGGGAAGTAGCAGAACCTACTCCAGATGCTGAACAGCAGTAAGCAGCCATAAGGCTAACCCTCCTAGCCTTTGCGGGCTAGGAGGGTTAGCTATGGTTCTTTCTTTTTTTGCTATTTATTCGTCTTTATTAGCACTGAACGGATTGAACGCTTTACCGCCTGGATCTTTATCCCCAGTTGGTTTATCGCCATCCGGCGGAAGGGTGTCATCTTCCACAGGCTGTGTATCTGTGTCCAGATCAGCATCGACAGGAGCATCAGTATCACTGATAGGAGCATCAATGTCTTGATCGTCCGCACCCGTACCCGCGCCCAGATCATCCTCAGAAGATCCGCCAGTAAGGCTATCATCAGTATTAAGCCCATCACCACCACCTTCCTCGCCTTCAACAACTTCTGGTTCAGGAGGCGCAAGTTTCTTCGCCAACTTATCCACGTATTGTTTCTGGAGTTTCTTGTTGGAGTCGGTAATCCCCTCGATGAGATCAGCCACAAAGGTTGCAGTGTTGACACGCTGGTGGATCATCTGCTGTACAAACGATGCAATACCACCACCTTTACCTTCGTTAACAATGTCATCAAACGGCATCGGCAGGTTAAACCGTCGGAATGCTTCCGACGTCAACGCTGATTTGACCATGGACTTGATCTCTTCAGCAGTGAAGTCTTCATCATTGATGTTCAGCGCCTTCAAGATCTGAGGCAGGACACCGTTGTTACCCGCAGCCTCTTCCCAAGACGCTACCAGCGCTGTTACGGCTTCCAGGCTATCCTTCAGCTTGTTAGTCGACTCGGTACTGGTAGGTACTGGTAGGTACACGTAAATCGAGGTAAAGAAGTCTGCCAAGATAACCTTGACCTTTTCCTCATCGCTGCCTTCCAATACATCTTTACTGTCAGGCTTCCACAGCTTCTTGTTGTCCAGAATACACTGAACAAGGTCTTGCATCAGAGGACCGTTGACTCGGGTATGCTTGCGCATGAAGTCAATCAAGAAGTCGCAGATCATTTCCTGCCAGTTGATCGCCTGGTTAAACACCATCTCGTACTCAGTAACCGCTTCAATCTTGAAGTTGTTCTGATCATCCGCTACGTCCAGCCATGCACGGGGCAGGTTGAAGTAGTTGGAGATGGAGTTCATTACTGCGTCACGGCTTTCCTGGTCAACAGGTTTGAAGTTATCCTTCTGTTTACCCTGGGTGCTGATATCCGGCGTAGGCAAGTGAACGTTGTCACCCGCATTCACCTTAACCGACAGAGACGCTTCCCGCAATGCATCCACTACCTGAGGAACCGACAGCTGGGCCGTAGACAGGATGGAGTGTAGCTTAGGGTTAGTGTCAAAGAAGGTAGCCCGTGCAACCGCAATGGTTTGCTCCGGATCGGCATCCTCTTTCTCGATGTTGATTACCATCTCGGTATGAGGTTGAGCCGCTTCCAGGTTGGCCAGTGCATCAGCGACGTCATAGGCCGCCAGACGAGCGATGTGCATCTTCGCCGCTTGAGTAAGGGATTGACCCACACCCAGACGGTTGTACTTGATGGCGCCGTACGAGACAGCCTCGCCGGGCACATACAGACAGCGCACACCCTGCTTCTTGAAGATACGCGACAGGAAGATCTTGTTGACCTCCTCATCCAGGGTAATGCTGATACTATTACCCTTATCGCTATAAACAGAAGAGATGAACTGACGGACAATGCTCTTCTCAGCCATATCCGCAAACTCAGACATGTCGAAGTCACAAGGCTTACCGGACTGCACCGTACGCAAACTGGAGATGAGCGAGTTCTCACTACCCATCTTGTTCTTGTTGGTGATGCTGTCCTTATTCTTCGCCAGCGACTGGTAGAACTCTGGGTCGTCAGTGTTCTTGAGGAACGCACCGGTCTCTGGATCCAGCAGGATGATGTAGTCATCGATCTTGCCGTTACTGCCGTTGAAGTGGATCGGGAAGATTGCTTCAGAAGGAATGTGCCAGCTCAGACCACGACCGTAAGGCGCAACGCTCAACGAGTCATTAGACTTGATGAACTGCAACGACTGAGTACGAATGTTGCGCGACTTGAACACAGAAGCGTTCAGGTTGTTCAACTGGTCTTCAGTCAGGTTCTGAGTAGTGGCACTGTCGGGCTTATCTTTAGTCGCCTTTGCAGGCTTCTTATCCTTACCGCCCTTCTTGTCCTCGTCCTCTTGAGCCTTAGCCGCTTCGTCGTCACGGGTTTTCTGTGACTTCATTGCAGAAGAGATGATGTTATCAAAACTCTCTGCACCCATTACCGATTTGATGTCACGGTCACGCTTGGCCTCCTGGAACTTCTGGAGGTACAGCACCGCCGGGTTATCGGTGATGGTGATGCCCCAGTTGTTTTCTTTGTCCTCTTCCGGATCGAAGATCGGGAACTCTTCTTCAGCAAAATCGGCACCCGTGGTAAACAAAGCTTCCAAACCACTGACAGATCCAGCAGCAGCTGTTTTAGCCGCATAAGGGTTACGGACAAAGCGACCCTTGTTCTTGATCTTGGTCTTGCCATCGACCTGAATGAACTCACGCTCCAGTTCACCTTTGGCCCTAAGGTAATCCTCGTTACCCGTCCGTTTGGAAGGGTCAACTTCGGAGCCGTTGATCAAGTAATCCAAGCCTGGACGGCTCAGGTTAAAGATCGCGTAGGACCCGGTATTCCACATGATATCGTCGAGCATCTTCTTTAAAAGCGACTCGATCTTATAGTCATTGGTGTAATAATCGTCCCAGATGGCCAGCAGGCTGGTGTGCAGAGCCGCGTTTTTAATTTTCGTGCTCTGGGTATCGTAGGTCAACATCTTGTCCTGTTTCCCGTTAGGGTACAGAATGATCGTGTTCCAGATCAAGTTGGCCTTATCAATCATCGGTGTAATGGCCCGCAGGTCATATGCCGAGTTGATGTTATTACTGATAATGTTGCTCAGTCGACTGAGCTTATATTCGTTGATGGTCTTCGTACCACCAACTTCCTCACGATCAGGAGCGACCCCATTTTTAGGCGTCGCGTTGCGCAAGGTAGCTGCAATGGCTGGCGACACACTCTTGATGTTCTCACGAATCCTGGTGTAGTCGACCGACTTGTTCCCTCTAGTCGCTGCGCGCGTTTCGAACCCCATATAAACCTCACGAGTTAAACTATGAATAGTGTCGATCTGGATAAGTATCACTCGGACACTTTCAGCCTAGTTCGAACCATGGTTATCAAAATCGAGGCCTTGGCCGAACGAGATAACCTGGTGTTGACTAACGCTGGGTATTCCGTATCTTCGGACAAAACGACATGGCGTTATTACATGAACCTCAATGGGGATTACCACCCTACTGATGAAGTAATGTGGATCAACTCCATTGATACTGGTGAACGGATTGTTTTCAACAAAGATAATCTGAAGTTGCACCTCGCAACAAATCGAGAGTACAGCAAAGGCGGGTATTGGTTTAACCGTCTAGCCGACGTATACCCAGGGCAGACTGCCTTGATTAACGGCATACTTGCACCGATCCCGTACTCTGAAACCATTGCGGCCAAAGACTATAAGATTCTGCGCTATAACAAGAACCTGGTGCTTTGGAACGAAGAGCAGCTGCTCCCGAAATTACAGCTGGCTGTCAATAGCGATCTAAGGCAATCGATCAATAATGACTATGTCGTTACTGATGACCTGTTCCTGCCATGGATGATTGAAAAGCTTTACGCTTTCCTCATTGGTACCATCGAAGCCATTCGACTGGAAGACTGTTACACGCGTCATACCCATGATTTCTTCATCTGGAGCCATATCGATTCATTCGGCAATTTCTCGCAATACAAGAACAGCCTCAGCAATGAACAAACGATGTGGTTGTTTCGTAATATTGCTTGGATACGTAATAACCCAGGTCAGCAGTACACATTTGACAAGTTGATGAAGAACCTGTTGACCAAGGCAAGTATTCCTCTTGCTCGGTTTGACATGGTTTCGTCGACTGAAACGCAGTTGGAAGACCTGACCCCTACGCCACTGTACCGTCGTATGCAAATGAACCTGGTAGAGGTCTACGGACGCACTGCTTCGTTCATTGACACCCAGGCTATGATCATGAAGCAACAGATCATGGCCAAGGACAACTACGATCAGACGGATTTCTATCTGGATGATGCCATCGTTAAGGGGCGGTACAGCCTTCACTCTGAGTTGCCTACCAAAGCGCTTGAATCGTCCATGATGGACTACACTAACCGTCACGTCGATACATTGATGAAGGTGGTGTACAACGAGTGGATTTATCTGGCAGGTAAAAAGGTCTTCAACGGCAAGGTGATTACGGTCGACCCCAAGAGCGGCAAGCAGTACCGATTGCCCGTGGGAGACGCCTATTACATTTGGAAGTACCTGGTAGAATACGCCAAGGGGCAAAATCCTTTGGTTATCGAACCGGCTTACTACCATAACGTTCTGAAGCTTAAAGCCCCGACTATCGAAGAGATCATTGAGATCGGCGGCCCCGATTTCATTCGTCCGTATGTTGCTGCTGACATCCAAAAGCTCTGGTTTCCTGTAGCCCCCTTCCTGGCCCCGGATTATCTGATCCAGTACGCCACAGAAGTTTACAGCACCATGTGGAAACATAAGAAGCTCTACAGTCAGTTCTACGATCTGAACAAAAGAGCCCGGGTGAAGAACAGCTGCAAACTGATGTACGATTCGGGTATCATCAACCTGACCGGCTATGGTGACTACGATTCGCTGCTTAAAGCTTACGAGTTGGACTTCACCGATTACACTGCCGAAGAGGCGCGTAACTTCTCCTGGGACATCTTCAAACGGGTTACCGGCTGGGATACCAACCAGACACCGTCGACACGGGTTAAGCAGAGCGATCTGATTGACATCATGTCTGAGTTGTCGTCCTACACGATCCATATCGTGAAAGACATCAATGACGGTACGGACCAAACTGAACTGATCAACGAAACCTTTATAGGTGACTCTCGTTGGGTGGGTGTCGGTAACGGTAGTTACGGCGACTTTAAAAACGTCATGATTACCCAGCATTCCAACATGGACTCCATCCATGCCCTGGAAGCCAACATCCCGATCATCAGTAATCCGGATCCGGTGCTGGTGGCTGATAGCGAGATGAAGATTGATATCATCACGCATGACTTTATCAAGCCAACTAACCTGAACAACAGTCTGTCAACGTATGCGCTTAAGCTGTATGACAACAGCTATTTCCGTATGTTGCCAGATGGTGCGCTGGATCCTTTGGTTATTCCTGGAACCTATTACGGAGACCTCTTCCCTGAGGAATACGTGATCCCTGGAACGTACTACGGTGCTCTTGAGCCTGAAGCTGATCCGGTGATCCCGCCTAAGGTAATCCCTCGCACCTACTACGGTGATCTGAAACCTAACGGCGATCTCTGAGGACAGTACCTTGAACAGAAAAGTCTTGGCGTTGGTTAAACAACGTTACTGTGAAGACAACAGAATCAAGGATAGCAGTAAGGTTAACCTGTCTTTTTCACAGGTACAACCTAACGGTGATCCCGTGTTCTATGTTGAAGACGGCAGTGCTGGTCAGGTGTATGTCTACCAGCGCACGGATATGAGTGGTCTAACTGCTCACCGTGCGTTGGACATCCCCTCAGAGTACCGGCTACAGCTCGAGAGTAACCCCAATAAAGGTTTCATTGCAGATTGGGTGTATCGCTTTACAGGCCATCGTCTTCTGGCCGACGACATTCGTTATTTAACTCTGGAAAAAAGCGCAGTGGTGGTGACATTAGCCCCAGATTCTATGCGCTTTAAAAACAGTTTCCGCATAACCCGACTATAAGGGATTTTTGATTATGGCTCTCTCTGCAACCGAACTTCAAGACCAGAACCGCTCTGAGGTTCCTACCCAGTCGGTGACGAACACAGCCTGGGGCGGGCTGATTGCAAAGTGCTCTAACACCAAACAAAACTTCACCCTCCCACAGTGGACCACCCTCAACGAGTTCCATGACATACTGGCAGAAGAATCCATCGGCGTTAAGAATGGTGAAGACTTCAGCCTGAAGTATTTCGGTCTCGGTATCCGTGGCTCTGACGCCATCGGTAAAACCGGTCTGGGCACTACCTTGCTGAAAGTCAACCAGCACCAGCCAAAAGACGGCAACCTGTTCGTGCCGATTCCGTTTATCTGCCGTCCGGTGGATGCTGACCTCAACAACATTAACCGTGCGAAGTATCGCATGCGTGTTGTTGAAGACATCAACGGCGTGGCTTACGCGTTCTACTGGTTGAAGGTTATCAACTTCGCCAGCTACAACCCACAAGTGGTTGTGATCACCCGTGACGAAGACAACAACGAAACACCTGTGCCGTATATCCCGGTTAAGGATGACTTGTTCAATCCTCAGCCTGTGGACTTCACCAGTACTGGTTCGGTTCCGATCAGCAACCAGTACATGAACAACTCGGCTATCCTGGACTGCTCGTTGGATCAAACCGACCTGCGTGAAATGGAAAACGCCTGCCGCGTCAAGTACGGCGACGCCAGCCTGGCCGCTCCAAACGAAGTGGGTGTTGCCTACGGCATCGACACCAAGACCGACGGTTCTATTGGTCAAGGTGCAACCATTCGTTACGATGAAGTACTGAGTGCTGTTTATGCTCACTACATCACCGAGCGCGATGCACGTGCTGCACTGAACAACGTGCGTATCCAATACGCATTCGACCACGGTGCTAGCGAACCAATGCTGATGCACACCAACGCCACTACTGGGGTTTAAGGAGGCTTCATGGAGTTTCCCGAAATCCTTAAGGGTGCTCATGTTCCATTGACACCCAGCATGACAAGTGACGAGGCAATTACACTGGCGAACGGATTCTATCAGACGACACTGGATCCTAAACTCTTCAAGAAGTCACAAGCCTTCTGGAACAATGAGTTGACTCTCCAGATCGATTTGATCGAACCCTATTCGCGAGAAGTGGTTGCTTCCTTCGTCAACAAAGCCTCCCAGGTCGTTCCTACTCAGGTGGAACCATCGCTCACACTGAGCAATCCTCTGGTTGGTGAAGTTGAAGTAGCAGAGTTGATGGGCCCTGTCATTGTACTGGGCTCTGCGGTAGAACTGGAGTTCCTGGATATGGTGGGGTCGGGTAGTACTTACCCCACTACTGGAACCGACAACAACGCGGCCTTTGATCTGAAGACCCTGCTCAATGCGTATCAATTTCTCGGTGGCTGGGTTTCCGGCACTCTGGGCGAGAACGCGGTGGGTGGCTTCCGATTGGTCTACAAAGGCCCAAGTGAAGATGCGCCAGCAGAGTTCCCGATGGATCCGTCACCAATGGTGGCTGTTATCGAGATCTTGCACGGCCAACAAAAAGGATTTATATGCATGAGGACGTAAAGTCCCCCAAAGCGGTACGGGTCCAAGGAAACGACCCGTCCACTACAAATATGGGGGCGTTTATCGTAGATGTTAACATCGCTGAGCCTGCCCCTTTTAAACTGGTGTATGCGAACACGATTTACGGCGACAAGTGTATCTACGATATTCCAGCGCAATACGACGACACTGCTGGCACGAGTGTCATGGCACGCAGCTATGGATTGGCACGTGCTAACAATACCCTGATTGATATCTTTAACCCAGATACCGGTATCTGCGAAGATAACTTCCTGGGGATGTCCGCATTAACCTTCAAGCAGTTGATTCAGTTTGTGGGGTTGCTGACCGGTGGCTATATTGAACGAGGCATCCATGTGAGTATGGTGCTCCCCAACTTGGCCAAAGCAGTAGTGGGTGCTAACTTCAGAGGCACTCAAAAGGAAGATGTCCGTAAAGGGTTGTTGGAATTCCCCCTGTTGGATTGGAACGGCATTGACCTCACTTTAGCGGATGAACACACCATCGATGCTGGGGCGGTTACCCTCTATCGTGCGATCCAGATTGCCAAGAACTTTGGAGTATGGAAATGAGCACTGAAGAACCTGTAAGGAAGGAGGAGAACACACAGCCGTCTACATCCACCTCTTTCGAGGAAAGAATAGAACAACGCATCAGCCACATGGATGAGCGTGTTAGTGGGTTGGTGAATGAACTCCTTGATCGCATCGATATGGTCAGCGGTCGGGCTCGGTCTTCTGTAACCAAGACAGTAACCGAAGAAGTACCGGTCACTCTGGAAGAGCCTACAGGCACCATGAATGACCAAGGTGCCCTGGCATCAGTGTTGGATGAGCAAACAGCTCCTACGGGGGCTGGAGAGGCTCAGATGGTCAAGAAGGTAACCCGTACGGTCACGCCTGTAGGGATTGAGCGTGAAGTCTTTGGTATGTGGTCAGTAATGCTGCGTAATGCTGGCGGTATTCTGGCTGCGGTAACCACTTGCATCATCGCTATCGTAAACGCTTACACCACTTACATGTCGGTAAACAGTGGACACGGCTGGCCTTCCGAGACCACCATGTTCATTGCCAACGTCGGTCCTATTGTGGTGGCATGGACGTTCATGAACTCCAGCAAGACTATCTCTACCATCATGCAAGTACATGGTGTGCAAGATCGTCTGAAGAACGCCATGTCTGGTTTTATCTCTAATCCGGATCAAGACAGGAATCGTCGCTCTTCAGATAACGAGAGACCAGAGACACCTCCACCTGCTCCACCGCCTGCACCTGTAGCACCGCAATACTGATGTAGCAAACATATACCTAACCAGGAGCCCCTAAAGGCTCCTGGTTAGGCTATTACGCATTACATCCCATTACTACCCATTACTTCCATTGTTGCTGCGTTACTGCGGTGGTTTATCCGGAGGAGGCCCCTGGATAGGAGGTGGAGTTGACGGCACAATCGCTTTCTGAATAGCTGCCTTTACCCCAGCGGGTGTCAGGGAGTCACTCTTTTTCTCCAGCCCGGAGATGATAAAGTTGATATTCGATACCAACTGTGCAATCGTTTGTTTGGCAGCCCAGCTATCAAGGTTCTGTTGATCCAGCTTTTGTGTCGTCAAGATCAGCTGAGTCACAGTTACCTTGTAACAATAATCCTTGTCGCTTGCCTTAAGGCAGTCGTTGTCTTCAAGGAAGGCTGTCAGGGGAGCCGTCAGGCTAATGGGTGGGTTCGGGTCGGCCTTCTGGAACTGAGGTAGGACTTTCGTTAGCTCTGTCCTTGTTCTTTCCAGCTGGGACCTGTAGCTGTCGATTTCCACCTGTATTGCTTGAGCCTGAAGATATGTCGATGCTTCGTTTACCGTCGTCTGGTGAGAGCACCCCGACATTAATAATAGTGGAAGCAGGAGCCCGATCAGCCCTACCACCACCCGCGGGATCAATTTGGTCAGGGTCCAACCCGTACCGTTGAAGCATTTTGACATAAACATCATCACGTTCACCTTTTTGCAAATCAAGCGTTCGGTTCAGGGTATCCCTGAGCTGAGCCGACTCGTTAGCTTGCCGTTCGAAATTGTCAGCCGCACTCTTAAGCTGCTTGCTAACTTCCTGGAGAGTGGTAAGCGACTTCTCGTCGAGGTTGCTGGAGGTCTGGCGAGGGAATGCCCAGCTACCTGCAATCAGTACAAGAATGATCAGCATGAACAACGTGCTGACGATGCCGCGTAACTTATCCGTGAAGAACATATCTTTGATCTCCGCACCCATGTGGTTTAGTCCTCTTGAATCAGACCACGTATGTAAAGAAAATACCCTGTGTGAAGAGCACTTGGTTTATATCGGTTGGTGTACCCGTGGAAGACATGGCCTTCGTTATAGGTACCGGTTGTTTCGTTGAGGTATTTCCGTTGAGTCCCGATGTCTAAGTCGAGAAGTCTCCTGTTGATGATCTTGCGCGTGAAGTACTTAGGAAGGAGACCGCCACCTGTGATAAAAGGAAGTGGGCGAGTTTCTTCTGTGTGGTACGTAAAGGGATACTGGTAAACAACCAGTGGCTTAACCTCTGTGTAGAGATGAGGGTTGTCCAACACAATCAAGAAGCTTGAAGGGTCGGTCAGGAGCTTGGTGAAGAAGTCCTCAGTGTTGAAGAAGTCCTCGGGTACGACCTGGCGCTCTGGCTTGATGATGCCGTCCATGCTGATCCAGTCTTTAGAGTCAAAGACCCGGGAGAACCAATCGACCATCTCGGTATTCACCGCCATGGAGTTCTCACCCCGTACCTGCAAGATATCGTTGAGGTAGAGGCGACCCCCAATCGATGCCCACACTGTCTTGCCTTTAAGGGAGACTGGTGAGGTGATATGCAGGAAACGATACGTATCATGGTCTTCGAACTGGATCATCTCCGGTGTGATCGGGTAAGTCTTCAGTTCAGACACTGTGTTGAAGTTCAGACTGGTCACGTGAATGTTATCGTTCACGTTGAAGTGTTTACCGGCATTCAGCAGGTAGATACAGTCGCTGCCTTCAACAGCCCGTACCAGGTGGTTGTTAACCGTCCACAGAGAACGATTGACCAGCTTGTCGTATTCAACAGCAGTACCGTCGGTTTTGGTAACCCGAATGTCCGGAGCATTGCTGGTGTTCAACAAGTCCTGATGCTCATCACCGCGGCTAGCATCACCTGGTAATAGAGAGAACCATTTGTACTGAATGTCATGGCAGGTAACGAAACGGTATTCGGAACCCGGCAGCGTATTCGAGGTGATCAGTGGGACACTGGCGTTAGCGGTCAACCAATCCTGAATCACCCCGGTAAAGGAAGTGAGCTGATTCTGATAGTACGACGTGTCCAGAGCAACATCCTGAAAGGCCAGTTCATCAGTAATCACAATGATCAGATTATCAAACTTGGTGAAAAGGTCCTTTGTTTGAATAGCACTGATGTCTAAAAGTTCTTCTCCTCTGGGGATCAGTCGGTTAATCCCGACCGCCCTTTTATACGTATACATTGGGCTAGACTCCTTACGATTCTATGAAAAAACTAGTCTCTACAGGCTACTGTAGAGACTAGTATCACTATGTGGGGGCAGGTCATAAGATGCCCTTTTTACTGCACCTTGGAGCTTTGAAATGGCCAACATTGTTTACCAATGGAACCCCTTCCAACAAAACGTCAATAACCGCATCACATCCGAGACCATCAAGACCGCGGACTTTGCAACCGGTCGGGTAGAATTTGTTCCTCGTGCGGCGCCTTTCTTCAGTCGTAACTTCCAACTCTTTCGTCAGGGCAGTGTTGATCCCCTGATCCTGGGCTACGACTACTGCTTCGGTCACTCCTTTGACAGGTTCATCGGCGGCTATGTTCAAGAGAACGGTACCGCTATCCCGGGCTACAACCGCAACTGCTTCGGTTCCATCATCATGCTGCGCCCACAGGCCGGTGATGTACTGCTTCCGAAGTACGACACCATTGGCGGGCCATTCACGCTGAATGAAGTGGCATTTGCTGAACTGGTAGCGAACATCGTCAACTCGCCGCGTGTGGCTGACTGGGCCGACCTCGATCCGGTCACCATCCCAGTGGATTTTCCACCTGATCCGCATGATCACCCCGTTGATCAGACCTATGACTACGAAGAGATGATGACTCAACTGAGGAGTCTCATCCTGGCGGTCACCGACAACAGCCAAAGCGTTACGCTGAAGTCGTTGTTGGAGGAGCACATCTCGCTGCCATTGATCGAGGCGCACTCTGCCTCTAAATCAGATATCGGTCTCCCGCTGACCCCCAACATGGACGTGGGTATTACGAGCGATCTGGCGGGTAATAGCGGCAACCTTCTGGTTACTATTAACCTGTTGAAAACAGCGCTTCGTCAACTGGCGGACGGTTCCTTGAACTTGGGTGCGGGCGGTGACGCTCCTCTTCCACCAACCGAACTAAACATTTCTTCCTCGGTTCAGGGTAGTTCAACTGTTTACACTATTACTATTAGAGGCGGTGTGGCCGCTGATGGTTCGGCTGTTACCTACACACTGACTCAATCGGGTGGCGCTACTGTTGTTTTCAGCAAGAGCGCAGGCATCGCAGAAAACGAACAAGTAACCTTTGCAGCTCCAACTGTACAGAATAATACACTGGTTACTATTTCGGCTACTGCGGTCGATTCTATTGGCGCTGTTAGTGCACCTATCAATACCTCGGTAACCCTGGTTAAGGATGCTGGTGGTTCCAACCCGGGTACCGGAACCGGCGGTGGCGTTGGTACTATTACGTATATCGACGTCAACACCGACCTGACCGCTGAGCAAGCGGGTGTTGTCATCATTGATGCAGGAGCAGGTAACCGCTCCGTCACGCTCCCTCTTTCTAACCCAGCGTTGGGTATTACCGACTTCATCGTTCGTCGTAAAGACAATACCAGTAACACACTCACCGTCGCTGCATCCGGAACTGACAAAATCAAGTTCCACACTCACCTGCGGGCTGAAGGTTATGGATTCCTGATTCTCATGGGTGCTGGTGACTACTGGCATTTGAGAAGCGATGAGAATGGCGGCTGGATTCCGGTGAGTCGTTATGACAACGCACCGTTGGGCCATCCAGTAATGGAAAGTACCATCTCGTTCAACCCGGGTGGTTGGGGTCCGATGAACGGTCCTGTGCTGACACGGGTTGCTCTTCCATGGCTGTGGGATCACGCTCAACAGTCGGGGATGTTTACCACTGAAGCGGGTCGTAATGGTAAAGAAGGCGGCTGGACTCAAGGTAACGGTGCCACTACGTTCCGTGGTCCAGAAGTTCGTGGTCGTTTCCCACGATTCCTGAGCGAAGGGTCTCCGATTGACAGCGGTCGTGCTGGTGGTAGTACGCAGGGCGGGCAAGTCGAATATCACACCCACAACATTCCAGGTGCTGGTGGTTTCGGTACGCAAATGATGGGCGGTGGGTACAACAACTACTCCCTTTGGGTGCCTGGGGTTACTTCTGGTTTCGGTGGTGACGAAACCCGTCCAACGAACGTCGCCTATCCTGGCCGAATTAAAATGATTTGAGGTGTTTATGCACGTTTATTTGTTTGATGATCTTGGTGTATTGTTTGGCCCAGTTACACTGCCGGATGTTCCTGGAATGGGTACCTTGATGCCGAGCAATGGTATCGAAACAGAGGAACCACTGCCTTTGGCAGACGAAGGCAAAGTCTGGGCTCTGGTTGATGAAGTCCCAGTGCAAGTTGTCGACAACCGTGGTGTGGTCTACGATGTGACTAATGGCATGGCGGAAGAGTGGGTTAAGCTGGGCGAATTACCAGCCGAATACACACCGCTACCTTTTCCTGGTCCATACTTTGTCTGGAACGGTGCTGAGTGGGCTTTAGATGTTGCAGCGTCTGTTCAAGCGCAACGTAACCAGCTGATGGACGCAGCTAACCAAGCCACTGCCGGTATGTCGGATGCATATATTGCCGGTTTGCTGAGCACTGAAGACGCCAAGACGTTTAAAGCGTTCGCGGCTTACAAGGTGGCGTTGAGCAAAATCGAACAACAACCCGGTTACCCGACTTCTATTGATTGGCCAATCTCCCCTTAGTCAGGACCGTAACTGATCTATGCGTCTGCATAGATCAGTTACGTTAACCTTAGCCAATTACACTATACCCCTAATCAAGGAGCGGGATATGCATTTCCCTATTGTCCGTGAATATCAAGAGGACCTTGAAGGACGTAATCCGGAAAACGAAATCCAGGATGAGCCCAAGTCCACACCAGCTGGTATTTGGTCGCGGATCATTGTTCCAGACCATGCGCCGTTCTTCACCAAGTCGCTGACGGTTAAAGCACCTAATGGTCAGCCACTTGACCTGGGTGTGCATTACCAGATCTTTAGCATCATGCCTCGCCTTACTGATCTGGCCGGTCAACCGGTAGCCTGCTTCATCGAGCTGTTGGATCCGGACCTCACCGACGTGCTGCTTGATTATCACGTCGTTGGGGAATACTCGTTAATTGACAACCGCATGTTGCAAATGATCTTCTCGGCTGTCGATGACGATCGTCCAGTGTTCTGGGAGAACCTGAGGAACAAACCCGTGGTCTTCCCACCACACCTGCATAGTCATAGCTTGATCCGTACAGTTGTGTGCTGGCAGGATACGATCGAAGTCATGGATCTTTACCTAGCTATGAAAGCAGCTAACGGTCGTGAACCGACCCAGATCCGCATCGATCACTTCTACGACCTGTTGGTGCACTACATCTCTATCTACAGTGACATGTTGTCCGAGTTCTTGACCCGCCATATGCAGGCCAACAACGAACACGGTTTGACAGCGTCGCAGGTGGGACTGGAAAAGGTCGACAACTTTGAAACTGCTAACAGCGGTAACGTGTTGCAGGCGCGTAGCGATATGCACCTGACCCCTCAAGGGTTAGAAACCATTATCGAGACCTTTGGCTTCGACAGCTCGCAATACCTGAAGACCGGTCTGTTGCCTATCTCGCGATTCGGTAACACCAACTTCATCCCTGCCAACATCGACGGCTCGTTCGAAGGTTTCGGTGGGTTCCTGGAAACTGCCGCCATTACCCTGGAGTCTGATGGATCGATGGCTTATCTGTGGAACCGTTTCGATGGTCGCACCACAGGCTTGTACTATTCGGTCCTGACCGATTCGGAAGATGCGGCTAACGGCCAGTTGCTTTACACCGGCTACAAGTACAGCCACGCACGGATCAACATCGATGGGGCTGTTGTCAACACGATTGCTCAGGGCAGTGGTGAAGACGTTATCCTCGTGGGTGATAAGACCCGTGAGCTGTATTACATCGGGGTAACCAACGGCTCCCTGGATCCAGCGAAACACGTTTACTCTCCGATCAACCTGAGAGCATTGGTAGATGCTATTTTCAGCAGCCCTGGTTCTCACGGCGTCAGTGAAGTGTTCCCATGGGTCAGTATCGCTTTGGTCGGCCAGTGGATCTACATCTTCCACACGGCTTCTACCGGCGTCCCGGTCGCAAGCCCAATCATGGATTTCGATATGCGGTATAAGTTTTTCTACCGTGTGTTGTTGTCCGACGTTAAGGCTCAGATCCCTGTAACTCCAGTTCGTCAGAACGTGACGTTCATGGATGCAGAGGGGGTGCAGTGGAATAACTCGCCGTATTTCCGCTGGTGTGACCACATCAAAGACGGTAATGGTTATACAACCAAATGTCTATTCCCTTTCGCTCAGGCGTCTAACAATGCACTGGGATTCTACCGGTCGTCGCCTATTTTGTTGGCAGAGAACCCAAAGGTTCCCGGTCAGTATGCGATGAAGTTTCTGGGCGCCTTCTATGCGGCTATTTCTGGACAGGTACTCAACAACTCGATTACGTATATACCGGAGCTTAATTACAACTTCGATCCAAACACAGGGGTTATGTCGTTGATTTCGAAGACTAACGTCTTCACAGTTGACTTCAACAATCCCTCTGCGTTGCCATCTGAGGCCTATAGACAAAACCAGGCTATGTGGATATCCTTGTTTTCGTACCAACACCAGGGCGGTAACGTGTTGGCGGATGGCAGGTATGCCATTTCTGGATCTCCTGGATTCGAAGGTTTCCCGCGCATGGCGGCAGTGGTTACACCGCCCGGTTCTCATGACCGACACACCACTATTTCCAGGTTGTGGGGGCTAGCTAAGGACTTTACCTACAAGCTGTGGAACGAAACGCTTATTAGCCCATTGGCGTCGTCAATTAACCCTCGGCATCTCGCCTATACCCCAACGGGTGAGTTCTACGTGGCCGCCGGACAGAGACAGCAGATTTATTCCAAGCTGTTCTTTAAGACGGTTTCGGGGCGTTTTGCGGTGCGTCCTGAGATTACCAACATCCCATTGGGAACGGTGGTAGCGCGCCCGCTAACTGGTGATATTCGGCCGGTTAATGCATTGACGGGCATGGGTATGGCCACGGTAGTGTTCAACACTAACTCCCTGACGGCCTATGGCGTGGACGTAGGAGATGGTGCGTTTTGCATGGGTACACAGACCAAGAACTTCGATCGGACTAAGCAGGGTAACGCCTGGCCGGCTTACACGGCTAACCCCAACGACGTGCTGTTGATTGCCAACCACAACAACCGCATCGAAGTGGATGGGTCGGTCACCATTGTCCCTACTCTGGAGATCCTCTATCCAGAGAACATTGTCAATGCGTTGTTTGGCCAAATCCAGTTCCCTGGGATGGCCACCCGGTTTAAGATCATTACGATCTGCGACCCAACCTATTCACCGATGTCTGCGCGAGCAGGGTGGTTACCGGTTTGTGTGTGCATTCAATACGCTGCTCCGTCGGGATCCGATGTCAACACGTTGTACTCAACGTTCATGACCATCCAGCCTACCTACGCCGCAATCAACGGGCGTTATCAGGTAACTGGTTTCACCGTACTGGATATTGTGCACGGGGTGGGTTTCAGCCAAGCTGTTCCTCTTAGCCCTACGGCACGTATCTACGGGTCAACCGGAGATTATGAGACGGCTTCGTCTAACCATGGCCCGATGCGTGTGAGGTACTACCTTAACGGTAATCAGCTATCGGTGTACATGGGATCTGGGATCATGTCGTACGTACCTAGTGACGCGTACTCTCTTGATTGGTCATTTGTTTACAACGACCGCAATACCCGACGTTGGAGTTCTCAAGCCAGACAAGATACCACCACAGGTACTCCTACGGTTTGTGTAACTCCTGATAACGGTATCAGTCGGGCCTGGGCGTGGGGTCCTATAACTGGTGGCGCCGCCACCGTTCAACAGGGTCCTGTTAACAATGCTTTGATTGGTTCGGTCTATCCACAAACGGGTTGGGTGATTTTCTTCAAAACTGACATCAACGTGATCTTCAATGGCCGGCCATTTGTGCTCCAGGCAGGTTCCATTGACTTGCGTGACATTGACCCTGCTCCGCAGAACAAAACGTTTTACATTTATGCGTTCTTGAGAGACGGTGTGGCGCAGTATGAGGTCACTACTCTCAAGCGGCTGGAAAGCCAGTACCAGCTGTGGGTCGGTAAGGTTGTTACGAATGCCAGTCAGATTCTTACTATTGATCGGTACAACGTGATCGCCATGAACGGCCACCGCATCAGTGAGCTCAAACGCGGTAACTCCATTCCAGCTTCGTCTGGTCTGGTCAATGAGGAAGGACAAATCCCTTGGTTCTACCAGAGCGAAATCCTTCCTTAACACTTAGGTCCGGATAGCCGGGGAGTATTCCTCCCTGGCGTCCTTTCTTTTGAATAAGGTTAAAGTGATGGATTCCATTCCGCTCTTAGTGTTTGACATCCGTGGCGTCAATCCTGTCAACACCATTCCTGGTGAGAAGATCCCACTCAAGGATAAAACCTTGAACTGGCTGATTCCTAACGGGTCTCCTTTCTTTAACGAACCTGGTCTGCTCGTGGTTCGTAACCAAGCGGGTGGTATTCTTACCCGTGACCGTGATTACTACGTAGAAGGTGAGTTTGTTCCCTTCTGTGAAATCACTGGTCGTTCTATTTGTACCTTTATCCGTGTCTCTGACGCAATCCTGGCAGCTAACGAGTTTGTTACCGTTGACTATCAGAGTATCGGGGCTTGGTTTGTGCCCCGTAACAACCTGCAAGAATGGCTCGACGAAATGCACAAGGGCAAGACACCAATCCCTTGGAGCAAGGTGTTCTTCGTACCACCTACCCTACCGCCTGAATACCACACGCACAACATCAAAACTGAAATCATGGACTGGTATGATTTCACTTACTTCTTCGCTCAGCTGGAAGGTATCCGCAGTACCCGGGATCCTGACTTCGATGACAAGCTGACCGCAGCCGTAGAAGACGCCTACCAGAAGTTGTATGCCGCACGTGATCAACAACTGGTTATCCTGCAAGCACACGACAAGAACTACAACAACCCGCATGAAGCTGATGCGTTCGACATTGACATGGGTAACCATGACAACTACCGTACCGCCACCCTTCCAGAGGACCTGGCAGGCGTTAGAAGCGACGTTCTCAGTACACCCCATGGCGTGGTAGCTCTGGCGAAGAGTTACGTCCCAGACACCGATAAGGCGATGCTGGCGGGTATCTTCCCGATCAGTTCGTACAGCGGTGAATCCTTCTTGCCACCAAACATCAGTGGTTCGTTTGAAGGGATGGGCCAGCAGACTGAATGTTCAGGTATCTGTCTGGAGCCAAGTGGTCTGATGATGCTGTTGTCTAACCACTATGACGGCCGTACCAAAGGCTTGTATTTCTCCGTGGTTGAGAACTACAACAAGGACAACATCCGGGTTACTTACAGCAACTACAAGTACCGTCCACCGGCTTTGACAGCGTTGGGAATCGACGTTGACCGCATCATTGCGGGCAGTGGTAACAAGGTGATCATGACGGGCGTGGCAGGGACCAATGACTGGTTTATCTGTCTGACCAATGGTTCCTTCGATCCAGGTGCTCACGCTTACGTTCGCTGCAACATGAGTGCCATCACTGCGTTCTTTGGCTCCCCTTACGGTAACGCCACTACGTTTGGCCACAACGACCAGGCGACTATTCACCACATGGGTGCTTACTTGGTGTTGGTTCAGGCCTACGTAGTAGAGGGTGTTCCTAAGAGCCGTTTCTACCGTGTTAGGACTGTGGATGTTGTTAACGGCTTGGGTGTAACCTGGGAAGCCGTTCCTTTGACCTACCAAGATTGGGACGGCACTCAGTACAACGGGGTGTTGGATTTCCAGGCTCAACAGGTTTTCAAAGACGGCAACAACCAGATTACTCGATTCGGTCGTTACACCATGACCCTACCCGTCACCTGGATTTCAATTCTGCGTCGTGACTTGAACTTGTCCTGGCCACAAACCGGCGGAAATGGGAACTACTATTTCCACACAATCCAGTTTTTCCACATGTCGTACCTGGATAATCCGTCTAACCCAATCTACACTCGTACGCTGGCTGGCGTTACCGAGATGTATTACATCTTCAACCCGGCGAACGGTGTAATGTCCCGGCAAGGTAAGTCCCCGCCTGTTACGCTGGACCACAGCCAAAATGGAGACGCAGGTGTGGGACTCCGGCAATATATGCATTTTTATAACCTGCTCGTGGCCTACCAACAACCTGCAACAGTTCTTTTGTCTACTGGTGAGATGGTGTCCACTTGTGTGTTTGAAGGTGCCTCTGAGTTCCCATGTCGGTTGAACGTTCTGCAAATGGACAATATCAACAGCGCTGAAGCACTACTATCCAGATTGATGGATAGCGATACCGTTTCGGTTAAACGTAATGTGATACATACCCCGTCAGTTCAACCAGCCACAAAGAACGGGGTGTATCCCTCATGCATGACGTTTGAAGCTGATGGTGAATCGTTTTCAGCCGCTGACATGACCACTCCGGACTTGCAGCGTAAAGTGTATTTCAGAAAGGTAAGTGGTGGTTACGCTGTTCGGGAAGGCGTGAACAACCTGACACTGGGTATAAACATCAACTCTCGTCCACTGACTACTGAGATCTACTCCACTAATTTGTCGCGTGGCGATGGCATGTTGGGTATCACAGGGTCTGGTCCTGAGCTGGCTGCTGCGGGTGTAGATCAGGGTAGCGGTTCGATGAGCTTCTGTGCATGGTCAACGGTTTATCCGACAAGCCAGCACCTGCCAGCGGTTGCCTCTCTGCGTGCACCTGCCAACGGAAACGTTTTGATGTCCTTCCCAAGGACTTACACCAAGTCGTTAGACACGATTAACAAGGTAGCCACCTATTCGGGTACTAGCTTCTTTGGTCTGCGGCAGGGTGTGCTCGATCAACTCAAGGCGCTTACCGGAGGAGCCACTCGTTGGGCGTTTACGATTAACCATCTGGGGGCTGAGAACGGCGGGATGTTCCACGGTCTTAACCACAGCGTGGTAATGGTTAACTGGATCATTGACGCAACTCAGCAGTTCCGCTCCAGAGTACTGATTGGTCAACCAAACCTGGAAGCGCCTAACGCTGATCATCCTGGTGTGTACCTCATTACCAGCTTTAACTGGCTAAGTGCGCCGGCTGATGTATCAACTGTTCGTCAACCTGTGTTGAGGGATTACATTCAGTTTGACGCCATGATCGATGTCTTTATCGCTAAACCGATATTCACCGCCTACCGGGATGGCAACTACCTAAAGGTGTTGATGGTGGCAGGACACACCCATGTACCTTACTCGAGTCGTAACAGCATTGCCACGATCTTCGATTTGAACTTCGGTAATAATCAGATCGAGAACTTGGCGGTAGGATCGATTCCGCGACAGTACGGCGATGTGGCAGTAATGTGGCCGGGTGTAGGGATGACAGACGTTACCATTGTGGCGAATGACCCTGCTAACACCTCTATCACCCAAACACTGTTCCCGTATCAGTACACAGGTGGTGGTGCTGCAATTCATGCGAAGTCTGGGGTGGGTTACATTGTTCCTACGTCGGTGTATCCTGAAGTTGGCTGGCTGTTGTTTATCCAGGACAATATCAGGATGATGATAAACGGAACGGCTTACTCGATCCAGGGTGGGACGATCGACCTCCGTGACATTGACCCTGCTCCGCAGAACAAAACGTTTTACATGTACGCAACAATCGAGGATGAAACACCTAAGTATCTGTTGTCGTCAGTGGCTCTTCGTAAGAGCGGCTCCATGCTGCGGGTAGCGACCATCGTTACCAACGACAGACAGATCTTGACCATCACTCGCGAACAACCGTTTATGGTGGGCGATTTGCTGCTGAGCTATACCCGTGAAGGTGGGACCATTCCTATGTCCGCGGGCTACCCTCAAGATGAAGGCTTGTTTGTATTCCTTCATAATGGCGAGCTGTTGCCTTAACACATCCGGGGGGTACTTCGGTGCCCCCTACTTCAACGGAGAGTGGCTATGATTATTTTGGGTGGGGAACCGCCATTCATCGAAAACCCAGCGCCTCGGTTTGGTGAGGTGATCAAGAAGTTCAACAAACTCACCTACGCCATTCAGCTGGCCACGGAAGAATTCAACCGTAACAACGCAGAGAAACTGGAAACCATCGGTGAGAACGTAGAAATCTTCGTTAACACTGTGGCCGCTCCAATTGATGCACACTTGGCTTCTCGGGGTGCGCAACACGGAGAGACCAAGGCGTCGATTGGTCTAAGCAAGAAGGATAACTTCCGGACGGCTACCAAGGCTGAGCAGATTGCCTTGGCACCTGTACAGGCTTTTGTAACTCCTGAAGGTGCCAAGGCTTCTCTGGTGGCTAACAATGCGTCGTTTGTGTTGACAGACTACCAGTTGAACGACTTGTATCAGTTTGCGTCGTTCTTCTATCCTGACCAGTACCCTATTCCTACGCCTACGCGGGTAGAGCCGGTGCGCTACTTTGGCGCCAGCAAGAAAACAGGGATGCTGCTGAACACTGACCGACTGATCTTCTCGCCGTACTCTGATCCTGCTCAGTATCAGAACCAGTCGATCTTTAACAGTATGCCGTTGGGTGGTTCTAAAGGCGCCAAGCTGGGTGAGGTTACCGGGCTCAGTTCCAACTACCTGACTGCTTCCTGGAACACAGTAGGGTGCAATGCGTCGGACGGTTCCGCGGTCTTCTTTAAGCCTTTGGCTGACAGACAGATCTACCAGTACAAGAATTCGCTGGCTATGGCTGGCGGTAACTTCAACTACCTGGTATTCAACCTCTTTGCGGCTACGACCTATAAAGGCCTGGCAGTATCGAGTTCGTACGCAGGCACAGTGCTTACGTTGAACCACAAGTTCTTCTACGTGGCCAACTCCACAACGGACCCAACTCTGGTGTCGCTGGTGCCAGCGAACTATCTGGCGTTGTTTGACCGCATGGATACCCCTGCTTATAGCGCTCCGGCTAACGGTAGTCAGTCCATCGACCTGGCGCAATACGTAAATCTTCCTGCGGATGCAGTCATGACCATCGCGGGTGGTAGTCATGGCGTGGTCACCACTCTGTTCTGGAACGTGCCTAACGCCGAGATCTACATGCATGTGGCAGTGTCGGTGCAGGTAACGTTGGGTGCGGTTTCTCGTAACCTGGTGTTCAGCTTTATCGAGTCTGTGATTCCTGGCAGTCTCGGGGCTGGTGGTACTGCCACCTTCCGTCAACTGGGGACTCGTACCAAGGATACCCTGGGTACTGATCTGTTGCCAGTAGGCCAGTCCAACTGGTTTAAAGACGGCAACCGTTATGATCTGCTTAACCTGGTGCAATACCCAGGTGCCATGCTGACCTCTGGTGAGATGGTTAAAAGCTGTTCTACCAAGAACGGTATGCGGGTGAAACGTTTCGCTACAACCTACAAAGGCATCAAGGAATTCTTGATGGCGAATCGTCCTACGGTTGATCCTAAGCTGGCCGTACCGGAGATCTACGTTCCTAGCCGCCATGCAGCCTTTGGTTTGCTGCCTGAACGTATCCTGCCTTTCACCAACGGTGGTGGGCAATCATCGTTCCTGGTATACGGAGTAAACTCTAAAACGGGTCGCTTCGGTTGGCAGGAGTTCGGGTGGGTATCCGACAGCATCGTCAGTACACAGAGTGGAGATGGAACCTTCGGGATTCGTTTGCCTGACTCGATTGACGACAACGAAAACATGGCAGATATGCCAGCCAGTATGTCAGCGTATGTAAACCAGTCTGGGGTCGGGGTAGCTACATCAGCTCTGGTGTTCAACGAGAACAACCACTTCGTCGGTAAGAGTTCCTTCCAGTTCGCTAACCACATCCTGACTGTAGGCGAACCGGTAGCAATGGCTATTGGTAGTGTCATGGCGATCAAGGCTGCGAGTGGTAGTGTAATGGCTCGTGCCGCTATCGCTAACCCATTGCAGGATCCGTCTTACCGGGTACCTCAGATCCAGGTGTTTAGTTTGACACCCGGTCGCGCACTGTTGGTGATCAGTGATGGTCTCTGCTATGCAGAAGCGGCTGTGGTGGGTTTGACGGTGTCTGGCTCCACGGCTAGCCTGAACTATACCACTACGGGTGGTTTGAAGATGTATCAGGTTACCGACGGCAATCAACCGGCAATGACGGGCAACCGTGCTTCTGCGTCGGGCGATGATGTCTGGCTGACCTACTCTGACCTCTTGGCGGTACAGGTTAACACCAACACCTTCCAGGTAGCGGTAACCCGGGCTTTTGGTAATGTGTACGGTGACTTGAGTTTTACAGTCAACGGCTTTACCACGGCAACTCCTTCGTTTGTTAAAGGTTCTGTCAACAAAGCACGGCTGTACCAACGGACTGATGCCTTCGACACTGTCGAGGAAATCTATCCACCGCTGCTCCTGGCTGGCAAAGGAGTCTACCAGCATCTGCCGGGCAACACTCGTTTCGCTACACTGATGACTGAAGTGGGTGGTGGTTCTGGCAAGATCGATCCTTTCAATGTTAACGAAACCGGTTGGGTGCGTTTACCCGCTGGTGCTCGTGTGGTGTTGAACGGTCGTACCACGATCCTGGATCGCGACTACGCAGTTAAAGTAGGTGCTACCGGTACTTACTACTGCTACCTGCAACGTCTCGGTACTACGCTAATTGCGGTGGCTTCTACGGTCATTCGTCAACCGGCTAACAACGAGATCTTGTTTGGTATCTGCACCAATGGCATCCTGGTGTTGCAAAAGAATTACATCGTGATGGACGGTAAATCCATCAGTGCAACACGACATGGTTCTGCAATTCCTTACTTCGCTGATAATGGCGGGCAGGGCGTCAACCAGTTCTTTACTCATCGAGATGTGAAGACGTAAAAATAACCCCTACCCCAACTGCCTTGCTGGGCAGTTGGGGTAGTAAGGTTGTTAAGCTGGAATTGGAGGGCTGGTAACACCTTCACCGTTCTGAACTGCGCCGTGTTCATGGAGATTAAGGCTGACAGTTGCAGTCTGTACATCGGTGAGACCTTGAACGATACCCGTGCTGGTAGAGTTACCTGTTCGCATGGTATCACCCGTTTGCTCATAATTACCCGTTTGGGTGAAGTCACCGGTCTGTTCGTAATCGCCAACTTGTTTCTTATTACCGGTGTACTCCCAGTCTCCTTTCCAACGAGTCAACTTAACATCGGCATCGATCTGGTCAGCTTGTAGCTGTAACAGTTCGGTCTTGATGTTAATCCCTTTTGTGGCAAAGAGATTGATCAACTCAGGCATAACAGCGGTTAGGCTCTTCTTGTCAATCTTGAAGATAGCCCCATCAGCGTTGCTATAGGTAAACGAGTGGTTCAGTTCATCCCAAACGATAAACCCATTCTCACTCCCACCAAAATGCATCACCCCATCCATGGCATTGATCTGGATGTCGAAGGCCACCTTCTCACCGTTGGCCTGAGAGGTGCGCAGTGCCATCAACCCATCACGAGTTGAGATCTTCATCTGGTAGGTGTTGTTAATATCACCAGGTGTGTTCTCGCTAACCTCAGGAGAAGCACTCCAATTGTAGAACACTGTCTCCAGGCGCATAGTTTCAGTGTTAAGACCGTCCAGGGTCCAGTACAGCTTGTTCTGACCAGGAACCTGGTAGACAGCCACCTTGGAGCCTTCCCGTACGTCAGGCGAGCTGGTACGGTTACTGTCGGTCATGTTCTTCCAGTAAGCTGGCAACACGTTACTGTGTAGCAGATTACTCTTTACCTGTTCCCCTTGGGCATTGACGCTGGTGCGCTCGACCTGTTTAGGGTTGGCACTGATACGACCGTCGGCGTTGGGGAACAGATTGGGAATATAAACCAGGATCTGGTCGGTGTTAGTATCTTTGGTGGCTGCCACCACACCGATACCAATGCAGTGCATTATGTTCATACTTGGCGCCCTATTCTGTAGACCCTTCTAATTTTCTTAAAAAAGAATTCTGTTATGCTACTTAAATTGATTCTAGAGAACTATGTTCCGCTCTTGAGTAGCAATATTCATAAAGTGGAACTTGATACCGAACATATGATCAACCTCTTTATCTCCCTGAACGGTGTAGGTAAGAGTTCGATCCTCAAGGAAATGAATCCCCTTCCTCCGGAGAACGGCAACTACAAGAACGGCCGTAAGTTTGTTAAGTGGAAGGTTGGTAGTAAAGTTTACACGATGGATTCTTACACCGGCATTGGTAATGGTCACAGTTTCAAGATCGATGACGGGGAAGAACTCAACAGCAACGGCACGTTCAGTGTGCAGAAAGAGTTGTGTGAGATCCACTTCGGTTTGGACACTGGTCTGGTTAAAGTGATTAGCGGTATTCGTATTGCCGATCGACTGTCGGCCATGTCTGCGTCTCGTCGTAAAGATGTATTGATGCAGATCTACCCGAACAACACTGACTATGCGTTGGGTGTGTATGGCCGCTTGAAGACTGCACGTAATGAGTTGAAAGCCGCCATTAAGAATCAGGTGGGTCGTTACACTGAAGAGAACCGCAAGCTCTCCTACATCAACGAGTGTGGCGTGGAAGAGTTGGAACGTCGCGTACGGGATGTGGAAGAAGAACTGAAACAGTCACTTCTACTGCGGGGGAGTTTGGAGTCGGTTAAACTGGATCCAGCTGTTCAGCTTAAGAAACAGGAACTCGATCTGCTTACTGATCAATTGCTGGCTAATAAGCTCAGCGGTGTTTGGTGGAGCAAGCGAGAATACACTGACACCATTATCCAGAGCCGTCGTATGCTGGACGGTTATCGCGATCAGGCGAACGTGTTGCAAGGGGTGATCAGCGAACATGCTGGTATGTTGGAGGGGCTGGAGGAATTCCTTAAGGATCCTGATGCCTTTAAAGCACAGACCAAGCACGTTAAAGGCGATATCGCTGAGACGTTGATCAAGCTTGAAGTCATTGAACAGGGATTGAAGCAATACCCTGTCTTTAATGACCCAGAGAACCCGTTAGATGGTTTGGCGCAGGTTACCCCTGCACTGATGCAGTTTCTTAACCGCGTGACTCCAGCGAGCTCTAAGGAGCTTACAGGTAACCAGTACAAAGCTTTCCAGAACCGCATGGAAGTGGTTGGAACTGAACTGAAGAGTTTCACCAACGACCTCGCCAACATGCAACATCAGTTGGCACATTATGAACAGGCTGAGACGGTTGAGTGTCCGGACTGTACACATGAGTTCAAGTTGGGGATGACTCCTCAGAAACTGGCTAACCTTAAGTCCAACATTGATTACTCGATCAAGAAGATTGAGAAGTTGGAAAAGGAACGAGACGAACTCCAGGATAAGTTGGACAACGACAGTGAATGGTTTATCTCCATGAACCAGTTGTTTACCTTTATCCGTGAGAACAGTCATGTCAGGATCCTGCCGGAACTGATCAAGCAGTTTGAAGTAGGACGCTGGGCTACACACCGTCTTCAGAACGCTCTGGAGCTTGTTAGCCGCAAAGCCGAGCTGCTGGGTTACCGTGACACGCTGGCAGAAGAAGAAAAGCTCCTGGATGCACGTATAGCGCTCCTGGATCGCAACAAGGTGTTGGACGCGGCCATCTACGTTAGCACCACTGAAAAAGAGCTCGTGGATGTCAACAACAAAATCCTTTTCTACCGAGCCAAAATTGACGCCCTTAGTAACACATTGCGGGGCATGCAAACCTATGGGGAAGATTTAAAGCGATTAGAGCAATTGCGGTTCGAGATCCTGCAAGGTTTGGAGAGTGAGGGGAAGGTAAGTCTGCGCTCTGCGGTGGATCATCGCATCAGTGAACTGACCTCTGACAAAGAACACTACATGACCTCGATCATCAAGAGCAAGTCCCTGACAGCAGTGGTGCAATCCATCTCGGCTGACATCGCTCGCTTGAAACGTCGGCTAACCATTGTTGAAGTGCACATGGACGGTCTTTGCCCTAACAAGGGTTTGATCGGTAAGTTAATGAGTGACTTCATTACCGCTATCTGTGGCAACATGAATGCTGTGGTTAACAAAATCTGGAATACCCCACTGTACATCAAACCGTGCAGCAAAGAGAACGGTGATCTGACGTACCGCTTTCCTGTGGTCAAGGGTGAGAAAGACCCTACACCGGACGTGTCAGATTGCAGTGGCGGCGAAACTGATATTTTAGATTGGGCTTTTCGCTTTGTGTTACTGGGGTACCTCGGGTTTCCACTCCCGTTGATCATGGACGAGGTGGGTCCATTCCTGGATGAAATCAAACGCGGCAGGTTCTTTAACTTTGTGGAGGAATACACACAGAGTAACGACGCCCGCCAACTGTTCCTGGTGTCCCATTATTTTAATCAACTCGGGGTCTTTAGAGATCCTAACATCATCGCCTTGCGGTACGAAGGTCTTACCTTACCAGGTGAGGTCAATCAGCACTCAATAGTAATTTAAACCTATATTACTAAGTGGTAGAGATAATAATCGCGTTATCTCTTTTAGTTGTATTCGTACTGCGAGGTCCTGTTTATGACAGCCTACTACTTCTGGAAGAGATAACGATCATGCAAAGCGCACAGATCCCAATTATGGAAAACCTCGACGGGTCTTACTCGCCGCACATGCAAGGCATGGGCATGGCGACTGTGACCTACAACTACGACATCTCTGGTAAAACAGCGATCATCAACTTCGCGGGCATTAACCAAGCGGTTATTACCTTCGATGAGACCGGTCGTATGGTGGTGTCGTACCACATGCTGAACCTGGCGGCGTCGGCTTCTGACATGGCAACGGTTGAAAACATCTCCCGTTACCTGGCATCTGCAACCGCCACCCTGCACTGAGACCCTCATGAATGTATTAAGGTTCTTCAGTGCGGACCCTGATCAGTTTACCGGGCCTTTTGAACCAGTAATAACGCAGTTTGCGTTGGCTGGGCAAAAGGTTCTGGTAGAGTTGGGTCTTGTTAAGGATAACGATAAGCTTTACTTCTCGATAGGAAAGCGATTCGCTAGCGATGGACCGCTACTAATTCTAGACCGAGTGCGCCTGTCGCTCGTGTCCCAACGGACGTTTAAGGCTAGTCCTAAACTCTGGTGTGAAGGTGACGTGCATGGCAGTGAATTCCTTCGCCATGCATTTGAATACTTTGTTTTGCATTCGCCATTCTCTGGCTTTATAAGAAAGAACGTGAGTCCATTGGATATCACGCAGTTGTTTGCCAACTTAAGGAACATCAGTTCCGACTTAATCAACTTTCAATCGGGTATAGGTCATGAAAAAGGACGACGTGATTGTGCAGTACAAGGCGTTGGTTCGTGAGCTTGGAGAGGACCCACACAACGTAGTACTGAGTGCAGGTGCCGCTGCTGTTATGATGGGCATCCGTGATGAAACGAGCGACCTCGACGCTGATGTTTTGCCCGGGGTATTCAAATGGGCAGCGACCACCAAAAGCATTATTAAAGCAGAAGGGATCACTGATCGGGTTGTTTACGCTGAAAGCATTGGCCTGCACGTACTTGATGAAGACCGGGGGAGGGTTTGCATCGAAGGTGTGTGGGTCTACAGCCCCCGTGAGTTGATCATTCAAAAACGTCAACTGTCCCATAATCCCAATCGTTGTATCGGTAAGCGGGTACAAGACGAAGTTGAGATCGCGCTGCTGATATCCATGGGCCATGTAACCAAATTCACCGCCAAAGCTGTTTAGGAAAGTATCATGTTTAAACTTGAAGTTGATTTGTGGCAGGCGTCCAAAAATCGGATCCTAAAACAACTGTCTGTTCTGAATGACCTGGGTGTTCCAGCGTACCACATGTGTTTGGGTGGAAGTGCGGCAATGGTAATGATGGAACTCCGCGACGATGCGGGTGACATCAACGTGTGGGTCAGTTCGCCTTACTTCGAACGTTTGGCGGAAGATAACAAGGTACTGATCCACCCACTGCGTGATTCAGTTGTGGCCATCAAAGACACTGATCTCCGTATCCGTTGCCGTAACCATTATTTCAAAAGTCACACTCTGGAAAACGGTATCGAAGTTTTCGACGAACTGGCCTTGTTGATACAGAAACGCTCCAGCTACATCGAACCCAGTCGTTCTGAAGAACAGAAGCAGAAAGACTTCCGCGACATCCGTACCCTGAACGAAATCCTGGCTACCCGTAACCAAGTTGCATCCTGACTGATTAGGCATTGGTGGGTAACTCCCCAGTGCCTAATCTCCTATAGCGCGTTTTGGTTTTTAGGTAATAACAATGACCGCTATTATTCCGACGTTATTGAGTGTCTTCTGTTTTTTGTTTTTGCTCGAAATGACGACCGGTCCATGGAAGTGGTGGGATCGGTTAAGAGGGATTGACGATCATCCCAGTGAAAAAGAGATCACTCAGATCCAGTTAAATATATTGCTGGAGCAAGAAGACCTCAGCGTTAAGAACGACAGAGTGATCTGTAACGAATGCCAGCGGGAGAGTTGCGGCTTCTGTAACAATGGCCGTGTTATTCACCAGGCTCAAGAACTGCTGGATAAGAGGAATGAACTATGAGCAACCCCTCGATCTACGATGAAATGAAAGCGTTGAATGATGAGATTCTTTATCTCAACGATCGTTTCCATAATCACAACGAAGAACCTATCCCCAATAGTGAGTTCGACAAGAAGCAAGAACGCTTCGATGAATTGTGTGAACTCTACCCTGATGTGGCCAAGGCTTTCGTCCACCACCAGAAAGCGGTACCTCTGATAGAAGTAACCAATGAGGGGTTAGGACTCGTTGAATTTGACGAACCCATGTTGTCCCTCAAAAAGAAACTTAATCAGAAAGATCTGGATGAGTGGCTCAACAGTTTTCCTCCCGGTACGTACTGGATCAGGGAATACAAGCTAGACGGCCTAGCACTGGAACTTCTTTACATAGACCGTAAGCTGGTCCAGATGGCGACACGCGGTGATGGTAATGTGGGCGAGGATGTTACTCACTCCATTCCCCTGTTCCGCAACATACCCTTGAAGCTCCCCAAGTCCTTCCCAGCGACGTTTTCTGTGCGTGGTGAAGGGGTTATGAGCTTTGCGACCTTCGAAGCCTACAACGCTGTTGCAGAGAAGCCGTTGGTTACTCCGCGTAACGGTGTCAGTGGTTGGGTAAGACGCCTGGAGCGTAATCAGGATCCTAATACCTTCGGTATGCTGGACTTCTTCGTTTATGGCGCCAGTGACCGGTTGGAGAAACCTACTTACGAGGCAATGATGCTCGCCTTGGAAGAGAAAGGTTTCGAACCTAGCCCGTGGGTTTCGATGGAAGATGTACGCGCTGATAAGAAGAGCGACAAATATCCGGTAGACGGTGTTGTGTTTAAACTTGACTGGTTCGATGATCAGGACAAGTTAGGATCGAATAATAAACACCCTCTGTGGGCGATTGCTTACAAGTTTCCAGACGTTGAAGTGGAAGTCGCTTATTCACATACCGTTTGGGCGACGGGTAAGACTGGGCGGGTGAACCCTACACTGTATTTCCATCCGGCTATTGTGGGTGGCGTTACCTGTCAGCGTGCCAGTATCGACAACTATCATCAATTCATGGCTTTGGGATTACGTGATGACACCTTGCTGGCTGTTACTCGCAACGGGGATGTTATTCCTCGCGTGCGCCGTGTAATTGATTCTGGCGTGGGTAAGCGAGTTAAGGCACCTGACACCTGTCCAAGTTGCGGCAGTAAACTGCGGCTGAAGACAAGTGACAACAGTGCGTTTCTTTACTGTGATAACGTCACTGGATGCAAAAGCCAGTTGTTGAACCGCTGTTTGGCGTTGGTTAGCCGTGGATGCTTGGATATTGACGGGCTGGGTCCTGTTATATTGAGCAAACTTATTGATGAAGGCAAGGTTGAGTATCCGGCTGATATTCTGCGTCTGAGTCCTGCTGACATCAATTCGACGGTATGGGCTAACATTATGAAGGTGCAAACCGTACCTTTGCATAAAGCCATCCTTGCCATGGGGTTGCCGGGTGTTGATGTGATCCGAGCGAAGAATCTGGCCAGAGCAGTTAACGTGGCCGGTATCAAAATGTATCCGCCTGAGCTGACACACTGGCTGGGTAATAAGGACAACCTCGTAAAGATCCATCGTTTCGGTGAGAAGATCGCCGATCCTATCGCCAGCGCGCTTGAGACTGACATGATCCAGCTTAACGCTGATCGGTTGTTCAAGCAACTTATCCCGTTCTACAAGGAGGATGCAACTGAAAGGAAAATATGCATTACAGGTGAAGTAGGTCTTCCACGTGAAGGCTTGATTGATCTCCTGGCGCTGGCGGGTATCGAATTGGTGAGCAACCTTACTAAGGACTGCCAGTTACTCCTAGTGGGGGAGAAGCCAGGTGAAAAGAAACTGTTAAAAGCAACCGCGCTGGACATACCTATGGTAACTATCGCCAGGGTTTCCAGTGTTGAAGATTTGATCGCTCAGATCAATAACCATAGCTAAGGGACGCAAACTCATGACCACCGTAACTGAAAAGAAAGCAAATGCAAACGATCACAAAGCGGCACCAGCAACTGAAACCAAACAAGTGGCCAAAGCGGTTAAAGCGCTTGAAGCAGTTACCGCTCAAGATAAAGCAGTTTCTGTTGATCAGCCTAAATCGGTAAAGTTATTGCCGATGTCCAATCATGCAAAACCACGTGGTGCCAAGCCGCACTCGGAAACCGTTGAAGAAGCGATCGGTCGCATCAAGATGGACCTTCCCAAGAAGTCTTCTACGTTCACTCCATGGGGCGCGGCTGAGCTCAAGTATTACTCCAAGGAAGAGCTGGCCGCTCTGAAAACTCCTTGGGTGATGGTCAAGGGTGTAATGATTGAACCGCGCCAGGTAGACATCAAGGAAGCCGGTCGTATTACCACCGACAGCGGTCATACCTTCTGGCTGAACACCCGTATGGCCTGGCGTGAGAAAGACGTACCACGTACCTTCTCGCATTTCGTGGTCGAGTCGGACGGCATTACTGTGCAGTTGCTCCTCGATGAGAAGTCATCTGTGCAGATCAATAGCTTCGACATCTATCGTGGCGGCTACCAGGCGATGGATATCAACCGTCATTTGGTAAACCAGGCGATCCTGATCAACACCGACAGTACCCACGATACCTTCCTGGGTGAAGTGATTCTGGAAAACCAGTCGACCAACAGCTGCGTGTTCAACAGTTCGACAGTCAGTTCGATGCCTCGTCAAGAAGAGCGGTACAAATCGCCTTGGCTGGTACAACATAACCGCGAAGAACCTCGTCGCGAACTGAAGTACTCGTCGCTCAGCCGTTCGTCGGTGTTCAATAGCGTGATCAGTGATTCTATCCAGTTGCTGGATACCACGATCGACGACAGCAATATCAAAACCAACGAAGGCTTCGCTGCGACCAACTCGCGGTTGAAGGAAGTTACCATCAAGGGTCATCGTGCACGTCTGAAGTTTGCGCAACTGGAAAAGACCTACATTCCTTCGACCGGGTCTGTCCTCATCGTGAATACCACCATGAAGGACGAATCGTTGGGCGACAAGTCGTTGTACATCCCCAACAAGTTCTGCACGCTGAAAGTTGACCTGCCGCATGATCATCTGTCCATGCGCCGTGAAACTGTTACGAAGGTCGGTATTACCATCGGTTACCGCGTACCGGTTGATCTGGAAATCGATGCGCCTATGGATGTGATTGATGCCAAGGTGCGCGAAGTACTGCGTGACTCCAGTTATCACAACCCGCTCGATCCGGACATGAAGGACCCAGTGGTTGCTAACTTGATCCATTATGTAGTGCAGTCGATCCGTTCGCGTCTGCGTGTGATCAAGATGCTGGACAGTGCCATCCGTACCGCTCGTGTTGTTACCGGTGAAGCTTACCGGGAAGATAATGGGGACGTGGACTACCCGTACTACCCGCGTCCTTTCTAACCCTTAGCTAGTAATCCACCCCACTTACCCTGGGGTGGATTTAAAGAGAATGCCATGAGCAAAAAAGAACCCCCTATTACCTACAAGGTGCACACGGACGGCAGTGCTCTGGGTAACCCAGGCCCTGGAGGTTACGGGATTGTAGCGAGATGCGGAGACGAGGTTGTCACACTCTCGAAAGGCTTTTTCCGAACCACCAATAATCGCATGGAGTTGCTGGCGGTCATCGTTGCACTGGAGGAGTTTGGCAAGCCCGGTACGGTCTTTGAAGTTACCACCGACTCCATGTACGTGATCAACTCTGCAACCAAGTGGTTGAATGGCTGGGCCCGCAGTAACTGGATCGCCTGGAAGACCCAGGAACCTATTAAGAACAAAGACCTCTGGCAGCGTATTCAGCCGTTGCTTAAAGCCAACAAGGTTAAATTCTTTTGGGTACGGGGTCATACCGGTGTTCCTGATAACGAACTGGCGGACAAGCTGGCTGTAGCCGCTGCTAACAATCCAACTGAAACCGATGAAGGTTTCTTGGGGTAATCAAATGAGCAACGAATGCTACATTTGTAAATGCGTAATGGAAGATAATGCGGGGACGGAGTTTATCCCCTACCAGATCCCAGAACTGGGTGACTATCCCGTCATGGTCTGTGATACTTGCGAGCAGTCTAAAGAGCACCAGGACAACGTGGAAACGACTGACGTCAACCACCGTGCCGAAGACAGCTATCAAGAATACATGGCGCAACTTCACGAAGAAGAAGAGGGGGTAACGCAATGACTGTCTCTAAATGTGCGTTTAAGTATGTTGTTTTCCTTAACGGGATCGTAACACACTTCCGTTCATGTACTATCGGTCGTGGTAATCACGACAGCATGATGCAAGTTGCCGAGCATCGTTTCTCCCGTTGCATTCAACGCATCATTGTGACAAAGCGAGTGCCGGCTCCTCCTCCGTTGACACAGGAAGCACTTTACGATCTGGCTCTCGATCTTGCTGTCGATGAGGCTATTGCCGATGGCAGTGCCCAAAAGCTCTTCCAAAAATACCAAATCAAACGCGCATAACAATCGTTAGGGGGCCTGGGGTAATGGAATCAAGTACGGATATGGAAATGAAACCAGTCTTGTGCATCTATCACAAAGACTGTCTGGATGGTGTTGGCGCTGCATGGGTGGTATGGCGCCACTTCAAGCGACTCGGTATCGACATCGAGTTGGTGGCCGCTGCTTACAACAACAAGCTGCCTGACGTAGACGGCAAGATGGTTTACGTGGTGGACTTTAGTTATCCACGTGAAGTCATGGTGGAAATGCTGAAGCGTGCGCATGACGTAGTTGTTCTGGATCATCACGCCACTGCAAAGAAAAATCTCGAAGGGCTCTTTGTTGTAGACGAGAGCCATTCGGGTGCCATGCTGGCCTGGAAGTACTTCAATAGCTCTCCTCCGCCAGAAGGGTTGTTGTATGTTGAAGACCGCGATCTGTGGAAGTTCAAATACCCGAATACCAACAATTGGGTAACCGCGGCCTTTTCCTACCCGTTTAACGTTGAACAGTTTGATGCGTTGATCAATACCGATCCGCTGGACCTGATTGCTGAGGGGCGCATTCTGTTACGTAAGCACGAGCAGGACACCACGCGTGTGTCAATGAACGCTCGCACGATGAAATGCTTGGGCTACGAAGTACCTGTGGTCAACGCCAACATATTCTTTGCGTCTGACCTGGGTGATGTTCTTTCCAAGGATTATCCGTTCGCACTGGTCTACATGGATTTGCCTAAAGGCCGTAAGTATTCCATCCGTTGTCAGAAGGGCCGTATTGACGTATCTGCAATCGCTGAATACTTTGGTGGTGGCGGGCATTCAGATGCCGCCGGTTTCACGATCAGTTACAACGACAAACGCTTCGCTCGCAGCCATGAGGTGCTTGACTATTCACTGTATGACAAAATCATGGCTTTCGCAATGCATCCGGTTATGGCGTGGAAACTATTACTAGGGAAGAAGTAAATGCGGGCAGTCAAATTCTTTCGCCATGCAAACGTATGGCGCTACAAAGAGATCGGCAAGGACGTAGCGGATAAGGTTGATACTCGTGCCCTGGAAAACATCCTGGGAGTCATGGGTGGTCCGTTGGTTTATGTCTGCCGTGATAGCGGTAAGCCAGAACTTACCAAACTGCGCATTGAAGTGCGTAACGGGTTTATCATTCGCGCGTCTGTAGCCGAGAGTGATGACGTTCCTTTTGCTGAAGGTAAAGAGCTGGAAGAATTCTTCGTCCGCCCTTTAATGAATTAAGAGATGACTCTCATGGAAAGCAAGTACCTGTTCTACGTTGAAGGCAACAGCTGCGGTTACGGTACCCCTTATACTACCATGGAGGCTTTTGACCTTCAGGAGGCCGCCTGCCATCGTTTGAGGGCACGCATTAAATCGGGTAACACCCTGGTGCGTGTGGAAGTCAAACGTATCCAGGACTAACCGTAATGGAATTGGACTATAGTTACGTCAGTGTGCAACTCAAGTCAGAGATGCAGGAAGAAATCATTTCGAAGTTGGTGCTGGCAGGTATTTCTCCAGAATCAAAACACGAACTGCATGCTACCATGGTGTTCGACGAGCGTGATATTCCTACGCCGTTGTGTAACCTGATGCCTGCATCCAAGGAGTTCACGGCGAATATCATTGCCCTGAAAACTTTGGGTGACGGTCTGGTGTTCATGCTGACCAGCACTGACATGTTGGAAGAGTTTCGCCGTTTGAAGGATGAGGGGTATCAGCACGCTTACGGTACACCTTTGTTCCATATGTCGGTGAAGTATGACTTCGACAAGTATGAGATCCTTGCTCTGAACAACCTGTTCGCAGATTGGGCTGGACGCACGCTGATCTTCAACAACGAGCAGTACGGCATTAAGAAACCGAAGAAGTAACCTGGTACTACTCCTACTCCCTTTATCGGGGAGTAGGAGTAGAGTACCTTTATTTTTTGCATTTTAACTTACAGCTTATTTCAAGACTACATCATCCGTGTGTATAAACAACATACTTCTTTCAGGAGAAACAAAATGAAAGCTACCTTAGTACTGGTGGGCCTGTTTAGCGTTATTGCGTCCTGCTGTATGACAGTGGCTTACATGGAACCTTCTGATGGAGGTACTAGCGCCCAGTACATTACTCGGGGCATTATGAGCGCCACTAAACAGTAACAAGTAAATTTAAGATACAGATGTTTTTGTGTCTATATTACTTGTGTGATTATTCAATAAAGATTATTCGCCATGACGAGTAATCTAACCTTACTTGTAGGAGAGTACCGCTATGAACACCAAGAACGACCAAGTTGCAAACATCGCTTCCATGCTGGTGGCGGTAGTTTCCAAACTTCGTACTGAAGGTGCACCGGAGGCCGTTCAACTGGCCTATGTTAAAACGGTGATGGTGGACCAATCCCAGGTAGCTACTCGGGATCGTCAACCTGTGCTGCAAATGGTGAATAACCAGCTCGGAGTTAACTGGTCCTTCAACCATATCAAGAAGGCCGGTGAATTCAATCCTGAGCCAGCTCCAGTCAGGGTTACTGAACTGTCTGGTACCGCCCAGGTCGCCGTTGCAGGCCAGCCAAATGAAGCAACCTTCATCGAGAAGGATTTGGCTGGCGAACACGTTCATCAACAACCGGTCAATAATTCGACCACCACTGCCCCAGACCACAACGGTCAAACCTCCTTTAACGCAAACGAACAGGACACCAACACCATGAACGCACAAACTACCAAAGCTGCTGATCTGCAAAAAGCCATCGCCGGTTTCGAAATCGCCATGATCGCCGTCGGCCGTACCACCCCAGAGCAGCGCGCCACTGCCTGGGTTGCTTTCCTCTCCACTGCTCCTGAACTGACTGCCAAGTGGGACGCGTTCTCGCTGACCGCTGATCAGTCCAAGGGCTTCGACGAGAACTTCGTGACCTTCAGTGAAGGCCTGGGTGACGAAGAAGGCAGCCAAGCTGTACACGGTTTCATGCGCTGGTGTGCAGTGAACCAGCCTAAAGATGACGGTCATTACTCCGACAAGTCGCGCTTCAGCCTGATGGGTGAACGTGACGAAGGCATCCGTACCAGCTGGATCGCAGCCGGTAGCGCCGTGGTCGGTGGCGGCATGGAAATGATGGCTCGTGGCGGTCTGACTGCTGGTTCGGCAATCGGCACTGTGGTCGGCGGCATCGGCGCGTTCTTCGCCGGTGAGCAAGTTGACCAGTACGTCGATGGTCAATTCGGTCGTTACGTTGTTGGCGGCATGGTTGGTCTGGCACTCGGCGCTGGCGGTTCTGCTCTGGGTCGCAGTGTGATGCCTGGCAGCAACCTGGTATCCCTGGGTGCTTCTGACCAGGCTCCAGTTGAAGCACTGCCTGCACCTGTACATCACGTACCGGCCGGTTTGTTTGGCCTGGCGTAACACAGCCATAGTTGTAAGGGGGATCTTCGGGTCCCCTTATTTCTTATTTGCACCAAACCCTTTTGTAACGCAAACCTAATCTAACCTATTTTGAGGGAACAAAATGAGCACTGACTTTAAAGTCCACGACAAAGTAATTGTGGCAAACGAAGAAAGCGTTAACGCCAACCGTCTGGTTGAGCTGGTAGCGTATGTACAACCTGGCAACACCGTGTTCCACTACGACGCTTATTTCACCGCTGGCAATGAAGGTGGCTGGATTGTAACTGCGCAAGACCTGGTCCACAAGACCAACTTCCGTGGTGAAATCATCAGCGACTTTGCGTTGGTAAAGGTGTCTGACATCCGTGAATTGGGTGACGAGGAGTTAGTCTTCCTCCCAAAGCCTAAAGTGAACAACCGCTACATGGCAGCAGCCTAACATTGTTTTACTGCTGTGGTTATCTTATCCCTAGCCCGCAATAAAAGGATTTACCCGTGGTCGGAAAACGTCGTCATGCCATTCCCCTTCCTGCTAGAATGTACTCCTGTAATGGGCGTGCGGACTATCAACGTTACATTAAGGGGAATGCGCAGCACTCTAAGCAGGGTCTACTGAAGATGATCTTTAATTGGATCTGGGGGTAGCGGTTACTACTTCTCTGGCATGCCAGAGAAGTAGTACTGTTCACACTGCTTTAATTTTTTACAAACCTACATTACTAGGGTGTATCATGGGACAGGTATTACCTTTTATCAGTAAGAAAGAAAAAGAAAGGATTACACGTGATTTGTTTCTCCTTGGCTACTTGCAACGCTACGTCAAGGATCATGAGATTGTAAGTATGGCCCGTGCATTGGCCGGTGACTATACGTTCAATTTCACGCGCACTGCTGTAATGGTAACTTTTAGCAAAGACGATCTACCCCTTGTACGCGACGAAGCAGAACGTCGGCAATTAACTATCTAGGAGATGGACATGCAAAACTTCAAGCGCAGTAAGAAACCTGACATGCTTTCTGATTACGAATTGTCGCAACAACTGAACCAGCTCTTGGATTGGGTGGACCTGTCGCAGAATGCCAAAGAGCTGTTGATAGAGGTAAGTGCTCGTATGGAGTTCGCCAACCACACGGCTCCTTTGTTTCCTCAGGCTGATCGTGCTGAGAACGTGGCCATCTATTTCGAGCCAGCAGCGAACCGGCCCTTTATGGATGCACTTCGCTACCATCTGGAAGAAGCCCTCGGGCGAGACCGCAGTGAATTCGGTCAAGGTAATTTCATCAACAAGATCCTCAATCTGGTGGATCGACTCCCTGCTGCTTATTTCGATCGCAGTACACCGTACTGTACTAATTTTGGCATCCTCATCCAGAATGTGATCGTCCAGTACAAGCCGGATTTCAGTGACTTTCGTATCCTGTGTTTCAGCAAGGTTAATCGCGGCATTATCAACGCGCTGATGATCAACCGGGGTGATTTCTATCCGATCTACATTCGTTTCGATGGCGAACCACGTCAGCTCACCCAGGAAGATTTCCTGTTCTGGAGTTACAACGATGTTTACCGTGACATAACCATCGACACCGTTTCGAACGTGATCACCTACAACATGCACAGGTACAACACTGGTAAAACTGCGCAGTACCTTCACGAGATCAAGGAATAAACAACATGAAAAAGATACCACTGCTCCCGTTCTTTGATCTGTATGCCGGTACCTGGAACCAGCGAGGTCTTTTAACCTCGATACGGACAACCTATCGTGAGGATAAATCCGTTCACGTTATCAACGCGCTGGGTAAACACATGTTGTCGGTTGGCACACCTAGCGGCCTGGATCTGGGTACCGACTGCGTTCTGGAACGTCTGCGTAGTAATAACTATGACGTGGACCTGATCCTTGATTACGATTCGAGAGTCGACGGTGATCTTGGTGGTCGTGAACATGGCTACCATTCTTGCTGGGCTGGTGACGGTTATCAAATTGCTTTCAAGCATCGCTATCCGCCAGTTGATGGTAGCCCCTTCGAGAAGTACTACAACCCAGCGCCAAACATCAACGACTCGCAAGAAACACCAGTTATCGACGTTGATGGTCTACGCGAGGTTGTCGACACCGAATTGGGATTGGGTGCGTTGTACGAAATGCTACCTTGGCTAGACCCTACGCTGCCACGTTATAAACTGACCGAATGGATCAACCACAAGGTACAGCGCGACCTGGATGAGCAGAAACTTCCTCGTAAAGATCTACATGACCTCGATCGACTGGATGGGCACTACGCTGACTGGCTGAACAGCTTTGTTACGTATCAGCTTGATAAAACCCTTCCGACGTTTAAACTGGATGTGCTGACCGTGCGTTATCTGCAAGCCCTGACCGGCTCCAGTCAACGTATCAGTTGGCTGAGTGTTCGTTTGGATGCATACGAGAAAGCATTTGGTTGTGAAGACATGACGGTGGAAGAAATTCTGAATCGTCACAACAATCAACCGGTTAGTGATAATGGCACCGGTAACCGCAGCAAGGCACAGTTCGATGAACCGGATGAACCGTCGTTGTTTGTAGAAGGGGATGACGAACGTCTTAACCCACTGTGGGTGTTGTACACCACTAACTACCACCGCGGTCTGCTGACCAAGGATCAAGTAGAAAACGTGGGCAACAACTTACTCGTTCAACTCCAGCAGTGTTCACCTGAACGGCTCCGTGAGTTGGGTCCTCGTGGTATCCCTAACGTGCTCACCAAATTCGGGCACGTGTCTATGGCCTGGGTGGTTTACTTCAAGAACACTCATCAGCCAAATGACCTCAACTTCGGTCAAATTACGCGCATGGGGCTTACCATCGCTGAACAAGTAAAAGCATACAAGCCCCGCTAATCAATTAAAGTACAAGGAAAAAGAATATGATCAAGCTTAATCTACGCGACTTCTTTGATAGTAAAAATGGTAAACTCGATCTGGACAGTATCCGGAACGCCGCCGCTGCCGCAGGTCATCCACTTGGTGCATTAGTAGATGACATGGCATCGCTCAAGAAAACCCTCGCCGATTCTACCAACTATGAAGGCGGCCTCGCTACGGTTGTTAGTCGTCTCTGGAAGGGCTACGATGTCGAGTTGATCCTCGGTCACCGTGAAGGTGTGGATCCAGAAATCAGTACATTGACCGGATACACCAGTCTTTGGGCGGATAGAGGTTTCACTATCGCATTCCGTGAACCTATCAACCAACCAACCTTGTTTGCGGCAATTGACATGAACGTTTTGTTTGCGGACAAGATTTACGTCCCAAGCCTGCTGCGAGATGAACTGATCAAGCTGGGTGCTACAGGCTGGCCGGAAAACGTCAAGATCACACCCGAACAGGTCTACTACCAATTCCAGGAAATGGCACTGGGCACAGATTACGTTCGCATGGCCAAAGAAGGGCAGTGGATCGCGCTTGTTATTGGTGATACCGACGCTTTCCTGGAAAGTAAACGTTCCAGTCTCTTCACCAACCAAAAGTTTGGCGGCCCGGGTTGGAGACTTTTGGGTAGCAAGGTTGTTGAGAACACCTACCAGCACCATCCGTTTGATCAGTTCACTCCGGGGATGGACCAGTCACGTCATCCTCAAGATCAGTGGGGTCATGTCAGTAACGACATATTGATCGAGCTGCTGAATCATTACGCGTTGACCCAGGTTGCGATGTTCCCTGATATTGCACCACGTAATAGTCTGCCTCAGGGGATGGACTTGTTGAAGTTGGTACAGCTTCGCTTGGGTGCCGACCGGATGCATCGTGGTATGCCGGGCATGCCTGGTTTCAACCAGATGCAGAACGGTGGTCACTCGTACGGCCAGCAGGTGTTCAATCAACCCACGTTCCGCAACTCGGCTACCCGGGGTAGCGGCAACGCGTTCTTTACGGATGACTTGGCTCCTCAGGCCAGCAACGGGCGCTACGCCAAGCAGCCCTTTACAGGTACCTGGGTGTGGTACCCGACTACCCCTTTCTTCGTGGAGATTAACGTAGAGCGTACAAGCGATACCCTTCGAGAAACCCTGGATGCGCTTATCAGGAATATTGCTAAAAACATGGACGGTCACTTGCGTGGCGACTTCGGCCCCATCAGGCGTCTGCTGAATGAAATCGACGTCACACTCGAGCATGGCTCTGATGGGGTGGAGTTACTCCTAAACGATCAGGTTACTCTGTTTGTTGGCCATCGCGGACAGATCCCTCAGACTGTGAGTGATCATGTTAATAGCGACTTCACTAACTGGGCAATTATTCCTGGTGGGTGGGACTTACAAGTAAATGGTAACCCAACCAAGGTGATTAACACCATTGGGGGTATCGCCAAATACATCGCAGGTTACATGGACTACCCGTCTGTCGATCGCCCGAACATGTATTAACTGATGTACGGGTTGTGGGGTAACTCCTGCAACCCTCTTTTTATCTATTTAAGGAATGATCATGGATCCTGATGAAATTGAAGCAGCTTTGTCTCCAATCGAGCAAGAGAACCAGGTGTTGGAGTATTTCAAAATTAACTTCACCACCAATCCTAAGAAGCTCTGCAAAATGGCAGTGCGTATCTGGAATGATCAGCCGGCCTTTATTCAGAAGGGTTTGTTGCAGAACATCCTCGACGCAGCCGATCCGGTTAATATGCTGCGGGACTTTTTCCACATGATGGATGAGTGGAAACAGATTGTTCCGTCGCTGATTGCCGATGGTGCCCACGGCATGATCGTAGACAAGAAGAACGTCATTTATGGCGTTGAGGTCAAAGCTAACGAAAAGTGGCTGCGTTCGAATGACCTCTGGAACCCCGACCAGGAGGCTGATATCCAGGACGAGGTTATGAAACAATGGATGGCTGATCAAGGGTTGAAACATTTCCATGGAAAGATCGTTCTTTTTGACAACTTTGGCTTTAGCGGTATGTGCCGTGAGTGGAACACTTAAAAGGAGATAAGGATGAACACCGTCAAGGATCTGTTCTCAGTCGAAGAACTCAAGAAATACCAGTTAACTCTCTATCCATTCAACATTTCACTGCTGAGAAGTAAGCTGGACGAGAAACTCAAAGAGGATCCAGATTACGAGGTGTTCGTCCCGCTTGTTTACTACAGGCATTCTTCGTATGTAAAGGATAACCAGGTTGAGTTAAAAGTTTACAATGCGTTTATAAGCAATAAAGGAACTGTGCTGTCTAAGCGAACTGGCGAACCAGAAGTTTTGGCCCCGCATATATCGGGCGAGTATCCGACGGTTAGATTTACTCTAAATAAACGCCCTTGTTATTTAAAGGTGCACAGGGCGTTGGCTTGTGCTTTTGTTCCAGTACCCGATGACTTCAAGTCTGAGCACCCTAAGGACCTACAAGTCAATCACATGGACGGGATTAAAGTAAACCTCGAGCTTTCCAACCTGGAATGGACAACAAATTCCGGTAATATCACACATGCTTACGCTAACGGGCTCATCACGAGAGTGTCCGGTCTGGATAAATCGTGCACCATTCCTGTTAAAGGGCGGGTAATCGAGGGTAAGTACAAGGGCTATGAGTTTATCTTGGCTGGCGAAACCGAAGTTGTAAAACATGGTTTCCAGCAAGGTCGTATAAGCGACTGCGTTAATGGCAAAAGAAAGACTCATTTTAGCTGTGCGTTTACCGTGGCTACAGAAGCGGAGCTTGAAACCCTCCCAAGGGGTATCACCGACCGCATACGGAATGAACTAGAATATTTGGGTACGCCAGATATTTTGGCTGTCCATAAGGAAACAGGATTGGAAAAGATTATTAAAGGCGGTAAGCCGAAATTGCTTGAGTTAGGGTTTATGCCCCAGCACGTGTACTCGGTCATTAATGGAAAAAGACCACACCACCGTGGATATTCTTTCTCCAGAATTTTAGAAAAAGGTTTCCTCTGAGGCGAGTGACATGGACTACGTATTCGACGAAAGCCTGTCACCGTTTCGACAGGAGCTGCATGTACTGGATTGGTTCCAGCGTAATTTCACGACCAATCCAAAGAAACTGAAGAAGATGAATGAACGCATTCGTCCTCAGTTGCCAGTATGGATCCAGAAGAGCCTGTGCGACACCCTGGCGCGTTCTAGCGACCCGGTTGGGTTCATGCGTCACGCCTTCCGTGATCTCGCCGCCTACCCAGCTATCATGGCCCGCCTGATCGAAGAGGGTAATCATGGCATGATCATGATGGGTCCTGAAGTGTTCGGTTTCAGTCTCGATACCAACGAGAAATGGCTGAACGCAGACAAGACCGGTAAGTGGCATAAGGATGATGAAAGTGACATCATCGACAAGGCCCTGCAACACTGGATGATCAAAGAACGTCGCCGTAAGGTAACGTGCCGCATTACTTTGTTCGCCGAGTTTGGTTTCTCAGGTATTCCGTTCCAAACCACACACCGTCTCAGTGACCGTCTGTGGAATGAACTGCTCCCACACTGGAAGAAGGAAGATGACGACATCGCCAACCTGGAACTTCAGTATCTGCTGAATCCTGAATTACGGGAGCAAAGCAATGACTGATAAGCCACGGTTCAACTACGACGCCGCAGAGATTGTAGGCGAGCGACTGGGTAAGCTCTTTGAAGGTCTCGACAAAGAACATGCCATGGCGGCTATCGAAGAGTTTATCGACGACTACACCCACGGTGTGTTCGGCATTGGTGTTATCGACGCTCTGCGTAAGGTTAGTTTGCCTGAGCAAGGTCGTTCGCAAAGCATTCAGCCGTTGGCTGGTGGTCGTGCTGTATTGGTGTCGGCTTATGGTTTTAATGTCAAGACTGATACCAACTGCAAATGTGGTCGGGCTTTCATTGTTCTTGATGAAATGACCCGAGAAGACCGTAATAAAGAAATGGAAAGTATGGGGTAACAACCATGTCCTATTATGACAAAGAAAAACTTATTGCAGAAATCCGCAAAGCGGAATACGGTCGTAGCAAGCCCACGGCTGCCGGTGATACACACGGTGAACGTGATAAGTTTGGTAATGTCCGCGAAGATCCCAAGATCGTTCGTCGCGTGGTTCCTGGTACCCCGATAGACTTCTCCAGTCAAGAAGAGCCCGATAAGGACTAAACAAACAACCGAGGTGTCCAATGAACAAATCTCTTGAAGAACTCCTGAGCAATGAAATCTCCCTTCAGCTTGATTCGGGCAAAGTGTATTCCGTAACGCCCGTACCAGTAGCGTCTCCTGATGGGACTGTGTTTCTGAGTGTCAAGGATCCGGAAGATATCAACCACAGCACACTCACCACTGTGGTGGTGCGGGTGGAAGAAGGTGGCCTGGAGATGGTCATGGGTAACTTTGAACCATCCGATGTTAAATACAACATCCAACAGAACCGTTTTGTTCATTGGGTAAATCCATTTGCCGTCAGCAAAGTCCGTAAAGAACTCCTGGGCAAACTGGCCGATACCATTAATAAGGAAGACACTGATGAAGCTTGATCAAGGGCCGTTCTATATTCCAGATGAAGATGAACCAAGCGTGTTCAGCTCTTCTGTCACCGTTCGTGAGTACGGTATTGCAAGTTACAACGATGATCAATGGGGATGGCCACGTTGGTTTAAAAAGAAGTCTAGTCGTGAATACCACGAGATGTGGAAAGCGAAGAACCCAGATAAGCCGACAAGTCACTGTCCACCGTTTGGTTTCTGTAATCCGATGCGCCCTGATCCGGCTTCTGTGGGCATCGGTCTGATCATGCTATTGCGTGAAGAACTGAAGGCGCCAGATTACCCTACATTCGAATCGGCCACCATGTTTATTGGTGATACCAGGCAGATCAGTTTGCGCTGGGTGTTGCAATACGCTCGGGATAACAACATGTCTCCTGAGTCTGCGGTGCTTGTTGCCGAACACGAACGTGACCAATCTAGCCTGACTCTGGATGCACAGGAGATATGGCAAGAAAGTTGGTGGAAGACAATCATGGAACTGCCGGGTATCGCTTACCCTATCTGGCGTTACGTGGCTGGTTATGAAAGAGTGGCGATCCCTTACCTGTTGATGCCTGGACCATCCAGTGAATCGATCGTTATCGTTCGGGTCCACGAGAAGAATCCAAACATTACCTACAAGCTGGTTACCATCAGTCAGAAGGGTGGTGAAGTTGTTGGGGACTTCACTGGGTACGAAGGGTTTGATCGAGAGATGTTGAACCAGCTTCTCAAAGGTTTCTGGGCCGGCTTTTAATTAGGAGTTGTCATGAAAAAGAAAAGAACGTTCGGAGTAAGCCCTAAGGGTGCGCTCATTCTTCGTGAACGCGAGGAACAACGTCGTCGCAATCTCCCTCGGGTGGAAGTCATCCGCGACGGTGCGTTAAAGCGTGTTGAAGAGAACCCGTTGCTCAAACTGATGGCAGAGTTTCCGATGCTGCCTCCTATCGATATTGACCTGATAATCGATCCAGGTACACAAGCGGCATTGGACCACGCACATCTGGTTGTAACTGGTGGCGGTGGTGGGGTTACTCGCAATAAGCTGCCGTGGAACAGATCATTCACTTTTAACCAGATCATCACCCACCCTGCTGGCGGTGAGGATCTCTTGAAGAAAGTCACCGACCATCTGATCTCTCCCTTAACGGTCTTCGATCCAACTTGGGGTGCCACCTGTGTAAACCCACCGGAGGGTCATGATAAAACGTTGAAGTATTTCGACGTCGGTATTCGCGGTCGGGAGGGTTCGAAGAACGATAAACCCACCTTTAACCTGGTGGAGAGCGATAATCAGCCGATCAGAAACTGGCTAGAGTCCTGGTGGCCGGAATACGCTCTGCCATTCGTAATCAAACCTGAATCAGAACCACATACACATCGATACAAGATGAGGAGAGCCAACGCACGGACTGAGGTAGGCCCTGGCGATAACAACTACCGGGACTTCCACGATACGATCACTTCGTGGTACACCAGGGACACGGAACCTGTAGAGCGTCGGCTTTATACTTCCGAAGTAAAGATTTGCGACCACATGGAGAAACTGACGAAGTATTTCAGCGAATTCAAAGAACGTCTCGGTGTACGCCTAAGTGGGCTTGACATCAACCTCGGCTTTGAAGTCGATAACCGCTACAAACTGATGGTTACGGAAGTCTTCTACCATGAGCAGGCAATGCTGTTGTTGGAAGTTGTGACTACCGTACCGAACATGCGGTCGATGGGGTTTGTCAGGTTCTTCAAAGATCCTGGTACACTGAAAGCGCGTAACGACAGCGAGCACGATATTTCGTGGACGTTCAATACGTTCTTCAGCGACTTCAACGTGTTCGGCCGTGATCAACTGTCGCAGTTCCTGGACATTGTTGTGTACTGCCTGGACAAGGGCGTTCGTGAAGACATTTCGTATTACGGGTAGGTCATTATGCAACAAGTACCAGAGGGGGCCTATCAAGACCCCTTTGCTGACGAAGCTGTTATTCTCCAGTACTTCAAGGACAACTGGCCGAAGAGTCTGAAGAAGTTGAAACCGATGGCTGTTCGGCTGTCTAAAGAACCTGGGCAGAAGCGTCACTTGATCCAGGGTGTGTTGGCTTCTATCCAACGCTCCTCTCGGCCTGATGAATACCTGAAAGAATGTTTCAAACAGCATGACGATTACTGTGTCCTGATCCCTCAGTTTATTGAAGAGGGTTACCATGGCATTTTGTTTGTTAATCGCGTGCTGTATCCAGTTACGGTGAAAGCCAATAAGAACTGGATGCGTAAAGGCGATAAGTGGGACTTCGGTCAGGAATTGGATATCATGGAAGCCATGGCCAAGGAATGGATGAAAGCCTACAACAAGGTTCGTATTGATGGAAAGATGCTGCTGTTCCCGGTATTCGGGTTCAGTGGTTTCTTCCGTAAACTGACAATGGAATTATAGGAGAAGTAAAATGAGTGCAGCCGAGAAAGAAACAATCCCAATGCCAACCGATCCGATGTGGTGTCTGGCGCGTAAGCCTCCGGGTATCCGCAAACAGGTCCGTCCGCGTCACCAGGTTCCTTTGGCTGATCCTGCTAAGGCTCAGGAAGACAAAGGTCTTTACCTCTAGGAGATAGTCATGAACAAAGAAGTAGAAGAAGCGCTACAGACCGTTACCGAGGAGAAAGCTAAACAAGTGCTCGTCCTTGGTGTTGGTATCGTGGCTGGCGCTATCAGGGGAATGGTTAACGACGTTAAGCTTCGTGCTATGGCTATCGAGGCTAAAGCCACTACCGTCCGTCGGCACTCCTCTTACGCAAGAAAGGCCAAGAAAGGGCGTAAAAGCACTTAGGGGAATAATAATGAACAAAGAAATCAGTGAAATAGTTAAATCGATCGGGTCTCAGGAACACGAAGACATGAGCAAAAAGATTCTCATGGTTGGCACTCATCAAGGTGCCAGTATGGTGATGGGTAATCTGGTAAAAGACTTTAAGGATAGCGTTAAGGAAGTAATGGCTAAGCTCACTGCACGGCCACAGCGTTCTTATCCGCAACGTCCTAAGAAAGGTCGTAAACGTTTTAATTGAGGAGTAGAACATGGGTTGGATTACTAACATCAGTTTCCCTGAAGGTCTGGAACAGGACGGCACTAAGATTCGTCCTGGCATGAGTACTCAGGTGCGTTGGGATATCGGCATCGGTGATATGCGCATCGGTGCTGATGGTAAGATTATGGCCGACGCCTGGCATAGCCACCCTCTTTGTGGTAAGCAGAAAGAAACCTACCAGAAGGAGCTGATCAACTGGACGGGTTATCTGGATACCAACATGGGTACTCTGTTCTTCGAGAACGGCCAGTTGAAATATCTGGATCTTTCCTACGAAGATGTTGGTTCGTGGGTGGTTAACAACATCAAGGTAGAATGGAACGACTGCGACAAGGGCGGTCTCTATCACACGCTTACGCCGGAACAATGGCTGAGTACGGACAGCGCCCTGAATCTGTACCGTGCAACGTTGACGGCTGATACGCCGATCAATGAAGATGAGCCTGGCGGGTATGGTCTCACTATTGCTCGCAAGAACTATCTGGAACGTTCCGGTGAACTGATTGATCCGTTCTACAAGGCTCCAACACCTAACGGTTTCATCCACGCTTAAGTTGTAGTCTGTTTCACCTCTACATCATTAATGTGCAAATACTTTATTTTGATAAGGAAGTTTCCATGTCTCAACAACATTTCGTAACCTTACAAGAAGCTCGTCGCGTTAACGCAATCAAGCATAACCGCCCGCGTGAACTGAATCACGCTGAAAAGATCCTGCTGGCCGGTATCGAGCTGTCGAAGAAACCGAAGTACGACATCGAGGAACTCAAGGATCTTTGCAAGCTGATGCTCGAAACCACCGGTGGTGAACGTCTGGCAGACAAGCTGAAAGCGGCTGTGAACGATCCTGTGGCGATGAAGTCGCTTATTGAGGTCTATCCTCACGTTGAGTTCCACGACGCCATCAAGAACGGCCCAGACGCTCTCAACGTCTTCGAACGTCTGCACTACTCGAACCATCCTTTCGAAGCGCTCCAAAGCAAGGCTGCAACGCTGGTTGAGTTCCTTGCACTGCTGGAACAATTGCCACAAGGTGTCGATACCTACATCTACACCCCGTGGACCAACGTCCATGCATTGCGGGCTGAGTGGGACGGCGACAAGAAGCAAACTCGCTACCTGGGTTATGTGTTACCGGCAGCATTGCAGAAAGCGGTTACCGGTACTCTCCAAGGGCGTTGGCAAGAAAGCCTGCTGGGGTCTATCATCGTTGACGGCCTGTTCAACAACAAGAACCTGTGGGGTCGTGCACGCATCAGCGAACCGACGTCTGACTTCGTGCTGTCGTATCACGAAGACCCAAAGTTCTCCACCTACGGTGACCGAGGTCGTATCGTGAAGGCCACCAACAAGAAAACAAACAGCACATACCACTTCTGCGTTTAAGCCAGGAGGCACCCCATGCTGAGCGAAGCTAAAAAGAATCACATTGCTCACATTCAAGGCATCTTGAGTCGTGGGGAACCTGCGGTTGAAGTAAAGGGCAAGATAAACCCTGACTGGATACTCTGGTATCGTGCTAAGCGCGGAGTATCCGGTAATGTTGCACGCAATAAGGCTAAGCGGATAATACAGGAAGGCCTTGAACCTAAGGTCGAACAACCTCCTAAAGAACACACTCCCCGCAACCCTTACGGCAAACTTCTGCGTTTATTTTAATAAGGATATCGATATGACAAACCGAATTTTCTCGCTACCTTCTGGTCGCAGTGTTGTACTGAAAGCCCCTTCTCTCGATGCACTCGCTGAGTTGCATGGGCTGAAGACGTTCTTCAATGATAGAGTTGCACATGATTTGAAAATGGAGCAAATGCGTCGGGATCTAATGATCCACGGCCCAGATCATAAACCGTTGAGTGGGTTGGAATATATGCAACAGTCCACCCCGCAAATGCGCGAGTTCATCAACGGCAATGTTCTGATAAGAAAACAGGCGCGTCAGGAAATTCTTGGCAAGCTGTTTGAACCGGGAACTCGTATCATCGGAACTCCAACTCCTCCGGCTATTACTGAAAACGGCCGTTATATGTTTGAGCGGGTAATGTACGGTTGTAATAAGGTGACCCATCCTCGCGTCACTTTTAGCAATTCGCTGGACAGTTTCAATCGTAAGGCCAAGAAGCTGAAGATTGGCAATAAGCCACACAAGAATCGTGTGTTCACGTGCGGCGATCTGAAGAACGCACTTATACAGCTGGCTTCGGAACACGAGTACCAGCACACCAACCATGCGTCTGACCAACCGCTTACTAAACACTATATGTTGTAACCGACCACCTTGGACCACACCCAAAGATAACTAGGAGATACACTGCATGAAAGCAATAAAACGTATCGGGTTTGCTTTGATTACTGTAGTCGTAACGCTGTTTGTTTTCGCTCCACTGTTCGCGTTGGCCAACTCCAACACCACCAGCCCTACCTACAACGTTAACGACAAGGAAAAGAAGTTCGTCTGCGAAGCGTTCACTCGCAACACCATCGATGCTGATGGTAAGCTGACGGACAATGATCCGAAGTACGTCAATACCACCGTCCTGGAAAACCAGAAGGGTTTCGTTATCAAAGCTGGTGATGCCTTCAAGGATAAACTGGAGCTGGGTAACGGGTTGATGGGGCCTGGTAGCAACATGGGTAGCGACAGCCGGACTATTCTGATGAAACGTTCGGAAGTACCCGGTGCTCTTTACTTCATGATCTACACCTTCGTCAACGACAAAGATCCAAAAGCACGTATTGACCCTACTGATTCCCCGATCAAAGATCTGGTAGTCTTGGGCCAATGCAAGCGTAAGCAATAACCTTCAAAATAACCCACAGATGCCTTAGGGTGTCTGTGGGTTATGTATTTCTTTTTGATTTTAATATCGTTTTAATACCACTGCATGACCAATCTAATACACCGCTTGGGGGATTAATAATGTTAAACACCGGTCAATTGATTATTCGTGAATACCCGATAGAGGTTATGCAAGCCGATACGATGGAAGACCTCCTCGGACTGTTCGAAGGGTTGATCCTTTTCGAAGCAACGGTTGCAAATGTAAACACACCCAAAGATTATCCCACTATGGTTCAGACCATGGATGAGATTTTGCTTATGGTCGATTACTGTGTTCTGGGCTACATTGATGAAGAACCAGTCGCTATGATGCTGATTGACAAAGGCGAACCTTATGCCATTGGTTCGTTGTACGTGGTCGATAAACATCGCAGTCAGGGCATCGGTGAATTACTGGTAGGTTACTTGCAGTCATATCACCCTACCCAACAACTCACCGTTAGTTGCTATAAAGGAAACACCCGCGCGTTAAGCTTTTATCGTCGCCTTGGTTTCGAATTCACAGAGACCGAGTTGATCATGAAAGGCACCCGAAATAGCTTTTGATTTACAGGGTTTTTCAGATCTACATTATTAGCATGACTAATACAAACTGTTCTTAATGGGAGAACAAACATGTCTCAAGCAGATCATATCGTACCCGCAATGCCTGCACTTGCAATGCTGGGCGACAACGGCGGTGTCGTAACAGTCAATCCTAATTGGTGTGATTGGTACGAGCAAGTGTTTAACCAACCAGCCGGTGCTGGCTATATCAAAGGCCGTGAGATCATGCAACAGATCGACGGCACTTTCTCGGAGTTCTTCACTCGGCGTTCGGAAGCTGTGAAGAGCGCAATCCACTCGATGATGGAGCAGGATCCAAATTGCCCTAGCGAACGTTTCAGCACGATCGCTGGAGCCAAGAAGTCCATGTCCACCGAGGGCAAGTTTGCAATGGACTTCAACAACGAGGAAGAAGTGTTCACGTTTGACGGCTACTTCAGCGTTAAGGACATGGAAGCCATCCTGTTCATTCGTCGTGCCGAAGCGTTGGTCGAAATGGCCAAAAAGAAGTTCGGTCCATTCATCGGGACCGCAGCAGCCAACGGCGGGTTGGAGCATGTTGATGTCAACCAGCTGATGCAGGTGTTGCGCCCTAGTGTTGAAGTGACCGACATTGACTCGACCATCTTCGATACTCCGTGGAAAGCTGAGTCGCCAAATCGCGCATACATGTTTCCGAAAGCTTCGCCGATGGCTGAGATCTTCAACTCTGTTGTCGACGCCAAGGCCGCGCTGGAAGAGTCAGGTATTCTGCGTCAGAACCTCACCCGGTCGGCGACTGGTACTCTGGTGCTGGAAGGGTATTTCACCCCTAAAGATCTGGAAGCGATACTGTACCTGTACCGCAACAACGACCCGATGGTATTCCCTGTCAAGGATGCTAACGGTTTGCCGAAAGACAAGCCGGCTTCAATGGTTTCCGATCTTCCGGAAAGTGCTTACGCAGGTTACGCGGATGGTGCCGTGGGGATTACCGAGCAGCGCATGATGGCTGGCAAACTTGCGCAGTTCTCGGATACTTCCGGTGAACAGGCTATTTTGCCTACGGGTAATGCGGTGCTCAACCGCATGATTACTGAAGGCGGCGGTCTGCGTCGTGGTGAATGGCCGGGTGAAGTTTCTGCGCGTACTGCAATCAACCGCACGACCATGGTTGGCGGGACTGTTACTCACTCTTTCGAAGAGGGTGATGACGATTTCCCGATGCTGGCTAGTCTGCTCAAAAAGCTGGGTAACTTCGAACAAGATTTTGACGGGTTAAGTCTTAGCGACGTCAGGTCTAAAATCGACGCTCCGTGGACACGCGGTGGGGATGTTTACTTCACTAAAGAGGACGGGTACTTCTCCATCATGCTTGACAAGGGAGGTAATAAAACCAGACTGTTCTCGTTTAAGGTGGCGGAGTTCTCCAACCCACCTGGGCAAATTGTCTTCTTCGAGCACGCCCCAGGCCTCGTTAGCTATAGTGGCATTGCTAGTTTCTTGGAGGTGTTCAACAACATCTCATTTGAAAAGGTGAAAGCAGCTGTAGTCGCCATTAAAGCGGAGCGTGGCGAGTAACACCGACAACACAACTGGGTGGAGAACTCTCCACCCTTTATTAACGTTACACCCACTTAACAGCGACCACTCTGGTCTCTGAAACTATTGGAGCAATAACCATGGCTAGTCTTTTCCGTAATCGTAAACTGTTGGACACCTTCCCTAACCGTAACGTGGTAGGTGAATCCACTGGTATCCACACCAAAGATGGTGATCTTGTTTTTCGCGTGTGTGTTGACTTCGGCACTCAAGGTAAACTCGCACGTTATTTGACTGTTAAGTCCCTGGGTAATGACCTGATTGGTGTTACCAAGGCTATCCGTGATTATGAAAGTTCTATCCTGGAGATCATTGATATCCTGGAAGAAATGCACCGTTGGGTGTTGGAACTTGATTTTGTTCCGGGTCAAGTTGCGCCTATTCGCCATCGCGGTGCTCTGGTATTCAACCGCGTGCTGTGTGAGGAAAACCCACTGATGGTTCACGCCGCCTGGGTGAACAAAAGCATTAGCTGCATGATTTTCGGTAAAGGCTTGTACGACATGGAGATCCGTATCCCTGCTGGCGGTGAGCATAATTACCGTATGTTCCATCTGAAGATCATGTCGATTACCGATGTGCTGCGTGATCATCTGCGCGACATCGAGAAACTGCCAGTAGACCAACTGTTGAAGAAGGCGGCCAACTAATGCGTTCAGTACTTTTAGCGTTGCTGTTGTTGGCAGGATCTGTTCAGGCAGAAGAAACTCTGATGTGTGGTCAATACGGCTACACAGACAAGAGCGAAGACTTCCACCAGATTAACATGCTTCCCCTGATCAGTGTCTTCGAGATCAGTAAGGATCAGGTTCAGTTTGGTGACGAAGTCTTCAAGAAGTTCGACGCCAAGCGTGTGGACATGGAAGGCCTTGCTAAAACCTATTTCCAGCCGGAGAGTAACAAGCTGCTCTATGTGTACGTAAATGAGCAGGGTAAACGTGAAATCGGTATTAGCCTATTAAAGGAGGATACCGACGATCTGTTTGCTGATAAGTCTGTTTTCACTGGCTGCGAAGCAAAAATGACCAAGCGCGAAGAGGTAGTGGCTACTAAGGCCTCTCTTCGCCGCTCGGTTGACCCAACCCAACCTCTTTTTACTTTTTAGGGGAGCGTAGAAATGGAAAGTTTTGACGATGATGATAACGGTGCGGTGCTGAAGTGGTTTATTGGCTTTGCTGTGTTCTGTGTACTGGTTATCATCCCAGGAGCCTGGTATTTGGATGAAGTACAAAGTGCCAAGGAATGTACTGGCAAATATAACACTCGCGCTTGTCATCAGGCTCTTCTGGATAGCTGGAATAAAGAAGCGGATAAACTAATTGAGGAACGTAACAATGGCTAACGGTACTTTCCTTGTCAGTATGCTGATCGGCGACCGTCTGAGCTTGGTAAAGTTTACTTGTAAGCACGGTGACCCGGTTGTTCAGGTGGATCTGTACAAACCGTCAGCGGGGGATTTGGTCCCAATTGACCGTGATCGGTTCAAACCAGGGATCTATGAGTCTCCTCTTCGTCGACATCTGAAGGACACCGGGGTTATCTCTGAGGGCTCGGTAGACAGTATTGGGTACATCAGTCAGTCGATCCATGAACAGATTGAGCAGTTGGGACGTGAACACTGGGCGGAGGTCCTTGCTAAGAACGGTGAACTCAGACCAGCAGATTGGGACGAGGTTGTTAAGGACGGTGTAACGAAGTTTCTGGAAAGCCCAGATACTGCGCGTCGACTCGTCGAACGTGTAGCGGAAGATGCTGTTGTTGTAAAAATCAATCCGCTTAACTATCCGGAACCTCTCCGTCAGCACATCCTGAGTACTCCTCATCTTGCAAGAGGAGTAGACGATGATCAGTCGGAATAAAGATTGGTTTGTTCAGTCCAGCTACTGGCGTAACGTTAGTCGGGTACTGCAACGTATGGGAGGGCCTTTCGAAGAACAACTCGAAGTGTCGGTGTCTCCCATCAACTCGGATGACTATTCGTGGAAGACTCTGGGTGAAGTACGTATTCGTCGTCACGTTACTTATAGTGCGGCTGACGTCTTCACTCATCACTTTCCTGAGTATCTCGAAGGTGAGCTGGAAACACGGCTAGGTAAAGGTATCGCTGACGCTCTTCTGCACGTTAATCTCCTGAGTGAGGTTGACCCGGTGAAAGTCCGGGAAGCGTCTCGCCAATGGGTATGGGGTGGTGGCATCCCGTTTGTATTGATTGCAAGAGACCCTCACAAGTTTCCTGCATTGATCCAATTCTGGATTGACCACCCTGGCAGTACCAATCAACAGTTGCTATTCCTTCCTGTGATACGTGAACATGAAGAGCTGTTGAAGCGCCCGGTGGTAGATAGAGTTCCTCGTAGTTGGATGGATCATTATCTCCAGCTGATGTCCAACATGCAACCACTTGATCCTAGAACTTCTGAGGTCAAGCAATTCTTGGAAGACAATCCGGTTGATGCTATTAGTTTTCCACAGGTGCCTCTTTTTAATAAGGATGAAACATGAGCCTTCCCCAACATGTGATCGAGCAATATTTGCCAGAAGTTAAGTATGCGGCTGCGCTCCTCGAAGGCCACAAAATGCTGGTGGACGGTAAGTGTTACGTTGATCGGTATGAAGGCATTAAGGCGGTAGAAAATACCTCCAGGGCCAAATGGGTTGAAATCATCCAGTCTTATAAAGCTGGCGCAGCCGTTAATCGAAGTTTGCATAAGGTCCTTAATGCTGTTGGCCATGCAGGACTGTGTGAACTGGTAGACGTCTTACAAAGGAAATAAGCATGAACTGGTATGTACACAGCACCACCACTCAGTGCGTGGGTTTTATCCAAGACGGGAATATTAGCGAAGGCGGTAACTGCGAACACCTGGAAGATGGGGACCAGGCTCACGGTTACTCGGGCGAAGCTGATTCCTTCGGCAGTGAACTTTATTTAATGTGTAAACCGTGCTACGAGCAGTTCCTGATCGACCGTCAGACGGAACCCGTGGACTGTGAAGACTGCGGGATGGATATGCCCAGAAATGAAGGGATCAGTTATACCCCTTATTTCTGTGAAGAGTTGCCACGAGAACGCAACCGTATTTTCGTGTGCAATACCTGTAAAGAGCTCCCTTCGCACAAGTATCGATTGGAGCGAGACAAACGTGACATGGAAGCCGATAAACTGGAGGCTGAAATGAACGACGACAAAGCACATATGACTCGTGAAGACGACGGTATCGATCAGGAACTCGACGATGACGATATCGACGTGTATCCAGACCCGATCTTCAATCCACAGGAACCAGAAGAGGGCGAAGAACCTGAACTGGAAGCCGATGAAGAGGAACTCGACATTCCGTTCACCGACGAGGACGATCATTAATGCTTCTTAACCTCCTGCTGGTAGTAGCAATTCTTATTGCAGTAGCGGGGACCTACATCCCTTGGAGTAAAATCCAGGGGATGTCTGCCTTTCCTCGTAAAGCAGTATGTGCTGTTTATATCTTGAGCTGGTTGGTGCTGATTGGTTTCGGCATTGCTGGTGTCAATTACTTTTACTCCATGAAGGAAGCACTGCGATGAGCACCAAGCCTTTCGAATGTGTTCCTGGTTTACCGCCTCCGTCCGACTTCAAAATAGATCTCCATCGCGACGATCGTATCATGGCCAAATATAAAGAGCTGGTGGACAACGGTCTTTACGAGAATAGCGATCTGCGTTCGTTCGGCAACACTCAGTGGACTGCTATTGTCCACTTCGACGATAAGGCACTCTACGTGTTTACGTTCCCGATCATCTCTGGTACGCCGATCGCTTACATCAAGACCTGCTCCTGCGGAACCGTTGTTTATAAAGAGTTTCTCGGCGATTTGCTGGGGCACGTAGTAGATCTCGAAGAAGTTCTAGACGCCATTCAACTGGCTCTGGATTCCAAAGACAACACCCCAGCATTCCACTTAAATCCACAAGTGGACTTCCACGGCTAATATCCCCGCCTTACCTAAAACAAACAAAGGAAGCCAAGTAAATGGCAACGGTAAAGATCCAACAAAAGCTCGGTATGGACGTGTTCAAAAAGATGAACACCCAACTGAAAGAAACCGGTCTGCACTTTGTACGCAGCGACGGTGAAGACAAGCCCGACCGCAAGATCACGCAAGAGAATGTGATCTGTAAAGTCAAGCAGGTATTCCACCTCGGCAAGAAGATGGAGGCAGTCCTGGACGGTGATCTGGCGCTTACTGGTTATGAGCTGCGCATCCAGCAGTTCGACAACGTGTTCTATCTGGTGCGTAAAGGCATCTGATTATACGTGCAACACCCTCCCTAGTAAGTCGGGCCAACAGGCTTGCTGGGGAGGTTTTTATTTTTTGTTTAATTGGGGAGTTTGTAATGGAAAACTATAAAGACGGAACCGTGTTGTTTGATCGCATCACGGTATTGGGACGGGATTTTGTACACCCACCGCATCGAGACCAGCTCTGTGCGTTTGACTTTGCGTTTAGCGTAAAGCCTCATATGAGTAAGGCGAAGACTAAGAAGGGTACTCCAGTCAAGTATGAGTACGAGTGGGAGGGTCATTTCAACTTGACAGTTGGAGCGTCCAGAATCCGTCTGCACAACTGGCACTCTGATAACGGGTTAGTGGAGTTTGAAGCAAAGCTGACCATGATTAAGGAGAAGATCGATTTCTTCCTTAAAGAGATCAAGACACGTCTTAAGACCAACGCTAAAGAGCATCACTCAGAACGCCATTGGTTGAATAAACCAGAAACTAATTACACTGGCTATCTGGCATTCAACGCTGACAAAGAAGGTGGTGGAGCTTTCTCAATAGCTGACTGTCACCGAACAATAGTTATTTGGTTTGAAGTCTGTATGGATCAAAACGGTAAAGTGCTTGGTAACGACCCTATCAGAACGGATAGCATCAAGTGCCTGGAAAGTATGGGCAAAGGATTTACTAGAGCAATCAAAGCAATCCAAGAATTGCGTAAGTTCTTTGCACGAGAGCTCGAAGCCGATCAAGGTTAAAAGAGTTTCAAACCTACATTATTACTGTGGATTACATTGTTTATATAAACCCAGCTATGGAGATTTCTGATGTCTTATTCTCACCTGAACAACACTCAAGACTTGGTCGAAGATGTAATGACCAACGTCCGTCAGGCTGTTGTCTCCACCATGGGTCCTAATGGCAAACTTTCGGCTATCACTGTCGGTACCAGCGTCAAGGTAACCAAAGACGGTGTAACGGTTGCAAAGTCCCTGAAGTTCCCGAACCCCTTTCACGAAGCTGTCAACCGCATTATTCTGGAGCCGGCAATCAAGACCGACACGGAATGCGGTGACGGTACTACCACCACCATTCTGCTAACCGCTGAACTGTACAGCCTGTACTCGCAGTTCCCCAACTACCGTGAGCGCAAGTTCATTGACAAGTTGTGCAACAAAACAATCGACGAACTCAGTCGCATGTCCATTGCCGTAAACAACGACAGTCCAGAGTTGTACAGTCTGGCTCTGACGTCCTCTAACGGCGATGAGAAGCTCGCTAAGGTTATTACCGACATCTATCATGCTGCCGGTGATAAGTACCCTGAAATCGAGCTCAAGGAAGGCTTGGGTGGTGATGACCAGATTGTTCGCAGTAATGGTCTGGCCGTTAACCTGATCTACAGTAACCCGTCGTTCAGCAAAAACGGAAACGGCACTGCATCTGAGTTCACGCATTTCATCCCGATCGTTATTGACGACAACGTCCGTAACGTGGACGCGCAGGTTCTAATCCAGATGCTGAGCGCGCTGGACAAACGAGTGGAAGGTGAAGTTTGCTTCCTGTTGATTGCTCGTTCTTTTGACAACTCGATTAACAGCGTGATCCTGCAAGTCAACAACCAGGTTAAACGCCAGGCATTCGTCTGTGCACAAACTAATTTTGGCGGTTCGGTCGGTACCTTGTTGATGCAAGATATCTCAATCATGCTGAATGCTGGCATGGTCAAGGTATTCTCGGATGTCATGAGTGTTGACCTCAACACTTGCGATGACAAGCTGACCATCGGTTCTAGTCGGTCTGTGTTCGAACCTACCAGCGATGCTGTACGCGGTCGGATTTCGGCGCAGGTTGCTTCAATTGAAGAAGAGCTGAACAGTTACGAGCGGGGTGAGCGTTTCAGCATGCGGGCCCGTTTCAATGAGAAACGTATTCGTGATCTGAAGGGTGAGCTGATCACCGTGTTTGTCGGTGGCGAAACTCAGTCCGAGATCAAGGAACGTATCGACCGTTTCGAGGACGTGTCGAAAGCTGTTAAGTCGGCCTTGATTAACGGCGTTCTGCCAGGGGTTGGTACCGCGCTGATCACCGCTGGTGTGTTCGCTATGGGTGATCTGTCCGATGAGATCTCCAGTGATCCTGTTTACGGCCAGATCGCCAATGCTTTTGTTGAGGTGATCTTCTCCCAGTACATTCTTCTGATGGGTCCAATGATGAATCTTCTGGGCACCAAGGAAGAGAAGGACGCCATCATGGCCGCTGTCATCGACATGGATGAGCCACGTCCATTCGTTGTAACCAACATGCGTGATAACACCGTCGGTACTCCTCGTGAGTTGGGGATCTTTGACACGGCCTATGCGTCGATCACTGCATTGCGTGGTGGTATGCAAACAGCCAAGATCCTCGCCAGTCTCGATAGCGTCTTGATCGGGGACAAGCTGGCAGCGGTGCATATCCAGTCTTAACGGGTAACAGATAAGGGGGAACTTCGGTTCCCTTTTATTTTGTCTTGAGGAGTAGTAATGACAGAACAAATGAAAGAACTGTTCAGCCGAGCCAATGGAGTTTGTTTTATTGGTTGGATCATTATGGGGCTTTACCTGGGCAGTCGTAGCTTGATAGTCAGCTCAATATTGTTGGCGTTCTTTATCTTGGTTATGCAATCTACCACCACCCTATCGTGCGTGTTGGCGATACTGGGGTCGGCTGTTCTGGGGTACGCGTTTAGCTGAATCCAGTGGGGATACTATGCCGAACGTTTTTACGTTTGGTTTTATCCCTTCCCTGGAGAAACATCATGGCAGCTAAGACGCACATGGCGTTGTTTGTTGAACGGTTTGTTAAGTTCAACAAGACTCGCTACGCCGGCGACGCAGACTATCTTGCTCTGTTCGAAGGTCTACTCGAAACCGATCTTCAACTCGGCGTTCCTGTTGATGCTGGTGACGGCACCTGGAACATGACCATTGCTTCGGCAGGTCGCAACTTCCGCTGTGACCCACTGCAATCGTGGAGCCCGGCAGACGCTTCGAAGACTTTGGGGCTCTATACCCTGAAGAACGTTACTCCACTGACCGACATCAATGAACTGGAAGCGCAGACCGAAGCCGGCCTGTATTCCTACGTTGATGGCGCTAACACCCTCGTTGGTGTGGTGATTGCCTCTGACATCGCTGATGGTGCAGAAGCTGTCGCAATTGCCGCTATCGTCAATGCTGGCCTGAAATACGCCGTCCCGACGATTACCACTGTCGACGGTGACACCTTTACCCAACTCATCGGCTTTACCTTCAAGGGTAACCTGGAGTGGGTTAAAGGCGCTGTAGCTGTCAAGGTGATCCCACCGACCGACTACGGTCTTCTGACCGTTGACGAGGATGCACCTATCGTTTAACCCGCTGGGTTGAGCTGCTCTAGTAAAGCCTACCGCTGGGGTTATTCCCACGGTAGGCTTTATGGCTGCTTGATGCCAGTTAAAATTTAATCTTACACTAACGACTATTATCTACACCCGATAAAAGGTCATTTGTATTAAGGAGTTTCATCCATGACCGCACAATTAAAAGCAGCAATCGCAGCACCCGCTGTGATGGACGAAGAAGAGTACGCGTTGGTATGTCGCGCACTGGAACCGTCCTTTGTAGACCATTTCCATAGCCTGGGGGTTATGAAGACCGTACTGCGTGAAGTCGTATACGGCATTGATCATTTGCGTACCCTGATCGAGATGCCTGAGTGTCCGGTTGGCAAGACACTGGTAACTATGGACCTGGACCACTACAAGCTGGAATCATTTTTCCTGTTTGATCAGTTGTTCCGTGCCACGAATAATGACTGCTGGAAGATATCGTTACCCACTCCAGGGGTCAAGAAAGAACTCGATGGATTCTTTAACCGGAATTACATCGAAACGTTCCATTTCATTATGGAACGCATGGGGTTGCAGGAGCTGGCATTCAAGGTAGACCACATCAGGTTCTCGATCGAGTTCAATGAGATCATTCCTGATAGCAAGTTGTTTATCTTCCACTTCAACAACCTGGACACTCGTCAGGGCATCAACCTGCCGTTTGCCCGCCGTCGTACGCAACACTCCATAAAGGTCAAACGAAATGATTGATCCAAGAGACTTGCGCGACAAAGACGATGAATGGGTCTCCCGTATGGTGGAAGATCCCATCCGTAGGCAGCAACGCAAACGTCGTCGTAAAACCTTCCGTCTGATCGGTATACTGTGCATTATTGCCCTTGTAGTGGGCGCTGTGATCGGCTGGAGGATGTAGTTTTAAGTTAAGGAGGACTTCAGGCCTACATTACTACCGTGTATCAAAGACGATCATTAATTGTGGTCTTCCACGTTAAGTTAATAGGGAAAAATTTATGAGTGAAGCATTAAGAAAGTTGGAGGTTAACGATGGACTGATAACTAATCTCGCCCCAGTGTCTGAAAGCAAACGCTTGGGTTACTTCAAGTATATCTTGAACGTAGAGTTCGTCGACACCTTCCTGAAGTACATCCCGGATGTCAGGAAGCTGCAAGAGTTCGTCTACGGGATTGATTGCCTGACAGAAATTAGCAGTAGCAGTTCATTTCCTTCCGGTCGATTGTTAAACAACATTGATATCAACGAAAAAGCCGCTGGCAAGTTCAACGAGCTTCGTTGGTTGACTCGCGACCAATCTTTTCTGGGCTGCCAAGTAGGTATTGAAACTACAGAGCTGATCACAGAGTTCTTCAGCTACGAGTATGCAAAGTTATTCGGCGAGTTGTTCGATAAGTCGCGACTGCCATTCGCGACATTCGCACTCGACGGTGTTTGGTACCACCTGACCTTTAACCGCAGCTTCAACAAACTGAGAACGCACTCTGCGATCAAGTTGACTAGCGCGGATAGAAGCAGAGAAGTCTATTTACCTTTCCTCAGGACTCGAGCTGGGGTTTAAGCAAGCCGGCCGTAATCCCCTGGGCTGTAATGCCTGGGGGATTATGGTTCCTTTTTTATTTGTACCCGCTGTAACTTTGTAAAGACCAATTAACAAGGAGTTCCAAATGAATACACCAATCAATAAAGAGGCCACTTACATGCAAGGCAGACCAACGCCTGTGGTTTTCCGTAAAGTCACTCGTCCAGATGTAACGATCACCATCATTGGCGATTTTGTCAACCGCGAGATAGCTGACTTACATGCGCCTAAAGAAGGAAAGATTGGCGAAGCCTATGTCTCAGAAAACCTGGTTTTTCTTTGGGACATACAACGAGGTGTCTGGGTCGCAGAAGGTATTGTTGGTGATATTTGGGAGCCTGTTCCTTATCAACCATTTGATACCTTTAATGCGCCGACTCTTTCCGAAGAAGCCATGCTCAAGGCTAGCCCAAATGCCAGCAAAGAAGCTAGCAACCTCATGGGTGGGCACATCTATATTTGGAACTCAACTGGTGGGGTTTACGAGAACATTGGTAAAGCCTCCGACCTGCTGGGAAGTAACTACGCCCCAGAGTGGCCGAAAACTCTAAGTTTTACCATGAAGGGTAATTGGGAAGACGGCAAGCCTCTGCCGGAGGAAGGAGCTGAACCTGGCGACTGCTACATCTGGGAAAATCATTGCTGGGCGAGAACATCCCTGCATGAATGGAAGGACTACGGTGACTTAACTCACATGGCCAGCGTTCAGTTTGAGTTCCTGAATGACTGTAACAATCAGCCAATACCAACGTCTGGTGCCGCTGGTGTTGACGACCTGCTGAGAATCTCCAAACAACCATTGTTCTTCCTGGATAGCGACGGACGGGATACTACTGCCACCTTGCTGCAAAATCTCTACCAGGAAGATTGTAAGGCCGGTTATAATGGCACCATGAATGAATGGCGAAGTCAGAATGGAGACCTCAACTCTTTGCTGCGTAAAGCTGCTGGTGTTTGTAAAGACCCAGTGGGCGCTGCTGGGGTAGACATAATCTTCAAGTCGGATACCATCCAACCTCCACCTCGTCCTGGTTCAGTTGCGGCGTTAGAAGAGCAACGGGTGCGTATACACCAGCGGGAACTGCTGGTAGATAGCAAGGAACATCCTTCTCTGGATGATGTGGCCTCGTTGCTAGAAGGTGCTTTGACCAAACTAGAAGGCGAAGAAAGTGATGCTGCTTTCAAAGCGCTTGATGCCTTGAAGAAGGTAAAGGTTGATTTGCGTCGTAAGCGTCGTAACACTTGGCTGCGTTGGATGCTCTTCTGGGCCATCCTGGGCGGTGTTGTCTACGGGCTGTACAAGTGGATACCGACGCAAGTAGTCAGCGGCCGTTACACCGTGACAAAGATCTGCTCTGTGCCTTTCGGTAACGGTACGATCACCGGCATGCGTTACTACGACTACGGCTACAAGTCGTTATTCGGTGTACACATGACGTTGGAAAGTACCGTACGGGAAAACACCGACGTTACCAGGAACGGTCAGGAGTTCACTATCTTTGGTTTGTCTCCTCGCAATGAGGCCGCCACCGAAGAAGAAATGGCTTTAGCAGACAAGGTATTGAAGACTGCCGAAGTAGAAGTGGAAACTGAGCCTAAACCACCTAAAGGTAAATGGTGGCGTATAAACATTTGGACTAGCGACAAAGGTAGTCACTGGATGAAGCCAGCCGAGTTGTATTTGTTCGCGTCTGAGAAGTTCACAACTATGGTCGCTTACAAGGACTTCTGCAAATGAAAAGCATCAAGCACGTAAATGTGGGAACTGTGGGTCATGTTGACCACGGTCGTGTGTTGCAATATACGGGTCATAAAGGGTACGAAAGTATGCTTGCCGATTACCCGTCGAACGCACCATCCATCACACGCTACAGAAATCCATTTACACCCGAATGGATTTACTGGTGGAACGGGTTGATCTACGTGGGTGGCCGGGTTATTCACAACCTTCGCATTTACGAGGAAGTTGAAACCCCGCGCGCAGAGGTTGGTAAGATGTTCCCTGCGTGTGATTCCATTACAGAGACCCATTCGAAAGACTACCACCGGTTAAAGCAAATGCTGGCATACCGGATGAACAAGGGGGCCGTTAGCGGGAAGATGATGCCCAGTGAGGTCGTCGAGTCGATTGAAGACTTCATGCGGCCAACGCCAATGAAGATCAAACCGATGTTAATCATCCGGGAACTCGAACGCGATCGCCGCACTGTTATTCCTTCCCGCGGTGTGATTCGCTGGGCTATCGCAATGACCCAGTGGGACGAGTCAGCTATCATGAAGATAGCTGGTATGACTGATAACGACCTTAAAGGAATCAAGTAAAGATGACTGAACAATTCAAGGATGAGATTGAAACCATTATCGCTCAGTACAAGGAGAATGGTCCTAACCCTGGCGATACCTTTGCTAAATTAGCAGGTGTAGGGTTAGTTGTAGTGAAATCCAAAACACTGCCCTCGGGCTTGATCATTGAACCTTTTGAAAATATGGAGAAACATGATGGGTGATCGTCCTAGTCCTAACAAGGGTCGCAGCATGGTACCAGCTAACCATGCTCTGAAGTACACCGAAGAAGACATGCTCCGGACGATGGAGTTTGCCAAGCGTAATGCTCGAGGTAACCTCCTGAAAGAGCTGGGTATTACCGAACTCAACAGTCCTACCAGTACACCGTCATCCAACTGCCTAGCCACCGGTGGCGATGACGACTTCCCTGAGTTAGTCAATCAGGACCGCGCAAGCCTGTGCCTGGGTAAGCTGACTGATGACGAAATGGCTACTCTGGTCTTCATGCAAGGTGATATCAGTAAAGAAGACGATATGCGGCTGATGCTGGCCCATATGGAAGCCGGGAAAGATTACTACTCGAAGATAGCTGCGGTCACGGGTGGTAAAGAACGTATCCGCTGGCTGTCTCGTCACCTGGAAAAGTCTTTACGCGAACAGCGGTCTCAGCGTACTGCTATCTGGAATTTCATCATTGATGAATACGGTAGCCGTGGTGAGGATGCATTGCTCACCGCTTGTGATGCACTTATGTTGCCAAGGGAATATGCGTTGGCTCGACTACACGTTAAAGAAGGAGCGGATCATGGGGGTTAAAGAACCTAAGTCAATTAAGAGTAGGAAGCTGATAGACTTCCCTCTTTTTCATATCAGCTTTAAAGGCGATCTGGAGGGTGTGTGGGAGCCAGGAACACAAGCTGGCTCAGATGTACCGGGAGAGCACGAAGACAGCTCCTGGGCCTATCCAGAGCCGTCTATGAAGGCAATCTCGCTGGGTCCTGATATCGAACGTTGCTTTCGCGGTATCTACCCCAACGTAGCGAGGTTCTTTGAGAAGGATAAACTCCCTCACATGAACTTCTTCGTTTATCGTCCGTTGTTTGAGGGCGACGAACGGATAGTACCACCGGATATCCTTGTACGGGATAAATGGGTATGGGACGCTTACGCAACCCAGGAGTATCGTTGCCTGGACCCTCTACAGATGAACTTGGTCGGCGAAGTGCAGATCATGACCACAAACTCATCGCCCGTAATGAAAGCCCATCCGTTTAACGATCCCAAGAATCCAAAAGAGGAAATGGGACCTACGACGATTCGTTACAAATGGGTCTTCACTAACGGCTACATGTCTTAGCAAGGAGTTAACAATGATAACTGATTACGCGCGCTTGCTGTATGCTATTTGCAAAGGCAAGATCGAGATTTCCGCGAATGACCATCGTGATGTTTACGAAACGGTGGAAGAGCGATTGAAGCATATCGCTAAGTTCGACCCTGCTGCTGTGGCGGCGATTACTCCAGAGGTTCGCGCGGAGATGATCGCCACTAACACGCTGATCTGCGTCGACATCGCACCAGAGAAACCGGAAGAGGAGTTTAGCTTCTTGGGAGCGTCTCTGGAAAAGGTTCTGGAAGCAGCTTATATTGTCGCAGTTGAACTGCGCGGTAAGGGTTGCGTCGCATGGCCAGCGGACTCGATTAACCTTACCGCTGTGTTTGGTGAACTTATTGCTACCGCAAAATGTTCGGTCTCTTTGACTATCAACGAGTTCAAAGCCAAGCACTGGGATATCGAAAAGCAGGATTACGTTTTCGATATGAACGCCAAGGAATATCTACGTGATCTCGAGATCACGTGCCCAGATCGCTTCCAATCCGATGAAGAGGATGAGGCTGAAATCGGTCCAGGTTTGGGTCAACAGATGGTTGATCGCAACGAGGTTCTTTCGCTAGCGTTCTATCCAAACACACCTGTTGGCTTCTACAACTTCATGCATGTTGATCTGGAAGGCATGATAACTGGTGCACTGGAGCTGTGCAAACGGGAAGTTCTCACTATGGAGGAAATTCAGTAATGAAAGAGAACAAAGATCGACACCAGATTGTAATTGCTCGTGAGATGTATGACGACCTGATCCGCCTGGCCGATATCGGTGCTCATGAACGTGATGGGCATAATGGTGTTGTACGCACCGTTAGACGTCATGCACAGAAGTACAACAAGCACCTTCACGAAGAACGTCAAGTCGAAGTTGTAAAGGACGCGGCTGAATACCGTCGACTGCGCAGCGAGGTAATCGACCTGGTTGTTAATCACATCGGTCAGATTGTTTGGGTTAAATCTAAATCGCCTGCGCCGCGTGGTCTCGAAGAAGGTGTTACGTTCTACATCGCTTACGAGGTTGTGGGGCGTTCTGAGCTGAGTAAGCTTGCTGTTAAGGTAGCGCCAAAGGTTGGCTCTGGTTTGTCTGACAAGCACATCTCAGCGCTGCGTAAAGACCTTCCTGAAGGCTACACCTACACAACCGTAGGTATGGGCTCTTATACGGCTTACGATCCCAAGGTTGTAGAGCTAAGGAAGCCGTATCAAATTACAAGGGGTAAATGATGATTAACAAAGGGATTTGCTTCACTGATGATTTCCCATTGCGCAATGCAGGGGAGGCTCAGTTTAGAGTTTCGCGTCCAACGGGTGAGGTCATTACTCGCTCGGTCCCCTGGATGCGGCGTCAGAGCACCATCCTGATACGTCACGGCTTTCGTGATCCTATCAAGTTCTACAGCGTTACGGAAACCGCACATGGGAATCTGATTGCCCTGAGTGACGGTCGTTATACTCGTTACTATTGGCTCAGCTCCATGGGGCGTCGTGACACGTACTTGCTTCAAGGTTCTTCGTCTACTTTTGAGGAAGCGTGGGAACATCTGTTTGAAGCACTGGTACTCGATGGACGGGCTCCTTCTATCGGGCTGTATAACCGAATCAGTTTCCTCTTTATCTGGTACTTCAATCAGATCGAAGAGCAACCGGTTCGTCGTGCCACTGAAGGTTTGTGGCGTGGTGTAAAGAAAGAAGTATTATTCGAATGGTTACCCGAGATCGGCAAGTGTGCCGTTAAAGTAACTATCGCTGGTTCCCAACCCGTTGCAGTACCCCTGGCGGATCACCCGCTGGTAGGCTTATTGCGCAAATAAACAAAGAGGCAAATGAAATGACAAACGCACAACGCAAGTACCACATGACTGCCCTGATCCGTCTCGACAATGGTCAACAACTGTACATGTCCTCCCAAGGACTCCAGACCACTTACATCGTGTCAGACAAACCAAACGGCGGCGGTACTATGTACCTGATTGAAAAACCTTCTCACTCTGAGAAGGAGGCCATTGAAATGTTGTTTAAGAAACTGATAATGGATGACCGTGAGCACTCTATTAACTATTACAACCTGGTTAATGCTTTCTTCATCCGGTATTTCGACAATGACGCTAAAGAGTTCAAAGCAACTCTGACCGGTCGTTGGCACAACCTGTTTTTACACGTGGAACTGGATCGCACCGAAGGGCTCAGTGGTTCACTGATGTTCTTCCATGTTCACGATAAAGAATTTCTCGTTCCGCTGTACACACATCCAATCGTTCACATTCTCGCATCCAAGGCGTAACCACGATCTTACGCTTGAAACAAAACCGCCAGCAGCTATGTAAGGGGACAAAGCATGCCAGTAGTAGAGATGACCATTGAAGAACGCATTAACGATATCACCCGTGAATGTACCAAGCAGGGGCTAGGACTGGTGATGGAGTACGACCCTGTAGAGGAACTGTGGACTGGTTATTTCGATGACAGTCCAGAAGTAAAGGGTACCCTTGATGAAGTTATCGATGGTCTCGAATCTGAGTTGAATCTCTAAGCAGTTATAGCTACCTCCTACCCTTTGCGGGGTAGGAGGTAGCTAGCCTGTTACTTTATTTTTTGTCTCCTGATTTATCATTGTACAGTAAGGAAAGGACACCGGTCTAATAGAGCTAGACTGGTCATTACCATCTGGGGACGCACATGAAAATTAAAACAATAGATATCAATGGGCGCATTATCCGTGTAGCTGTAAGAGAAGGGCTTGCAAATACAACACCTCTTCTAATATTCAACGGTATCGGGGCTAATCTTGAACTTGTTATACCGTTCGTTGAGGCGTTAAATCCTGATCTGGGAATAATCGCCTTTGATGTTCCAGGGGTTGGTGGATCACCGTCTACAGTACTGCCTTACCGTTTCTCTGGGTTGGCGAAGATTGTTTCTCAAATGCTTGATCATTTGAATTACGGCCAAGTAGATGTACTCGGTCTTTCTTGGGGCGGATTCCTTGCTCAGCAGTTTGCCCACGATTATCCAGTCCGGTGTCGCAGACTTATTCTGGCGGCTACTTCTTCCGGTATCATGTCTATCATGCCGAAGTCCTCAGTACTGGCACTAATGGCTAGTCCTCGGCGTTACACCGACCCTGAGTATGCTGCTAGCATTGCAGGCGATATTTACGGCGGTAAGTTCCGACACGATAAAGAGTTGGCTGCTGCTCATGCTGCTAAAATGTCGGCGGATAAATCCACAACCAAAGCGAGCGGTAAACAAGGGTACTATTATCAGGTTATGTCAGTGTGGTGGTGGACCAGTCTTCATTGGTTGTGGAACATCAGACAACCGACATTGGTATTAGCCGGTAATGACGATCCGTTGATTCCTTTGGCTAACATGAAAGTGTTGGCAGCACTGATCCCTAATTCGGAACTACATGTATTCGATGACGGTCACTTGTTTCTGCTTACCGACTTGCCTAAGGTTGTCCCTATTATCGCCGAGTTCCTAGCGACTGCGTAAACCAACCATAACCCTACCCTCCCCGAAAAGGGAGGGTAGGGTTGGTCTATCGCTTTATTTTTTGCTTTACGGCGGACTGTATTCCCATGTATCTGTTTGACCAGTGCCTCCTTTGATACCAGCGAAATACCAAAGTTTACGACCCATGAACCCCGCGCCACCAAAGCCACGAGCAGCACTAGCGTTAGCCGGTAGTGCATGCCAAGTGTCGTCTTCAGGGTTGTAGTAGTTTGTCCCACCATAGGGAGCCGTTGTACTGGCGTTACCCCACAAGGAGATCAAACGATCCTCAAAGAACAGGAAACTACGACGGCATCCATAAGACGCTAACATTGTAGCCAGCTCGGTCATGGTACCAGCTACAGTGTCGTAACAAAATAATTTGTTGGTGTAGACACTGTTGTTACGTCCACCGATGAGATAAATCTTTGTTCCTATTGCTGCTACGCCAAGATCCAGACGAGGCACTTGTCCAGTGGTGGTTAACTCGGTCCAGGTGTCGGTTAGTGTGTTGTATTTGTACTGGTTAAACTTAGTCGGTATTTCAGGGGAAGCGGTCGACGAAGTCATACCACCGAACATGTAAATATCGGTACCTACAGCACAACCGTCACCAAAGGTCATTGGCCCAGGCATCACTGCTTTAGTAGACCAAGTCCCGGCAATAAAGTCGTAGCATTCCACTAAGGTAGTAGCCGCACCGCCACCTGCGTTTAATCCACCACACACATACATCTTGTCGCCAACTACCACCGACGTGTGTCCAGCTCGTGCGGTAGGTAGATTGGCTAATGCAGTCCAAGCGGCACCATCCCATCTACCAAAGGTAACCTGAGGTGATCCGGAGAAACCACCCACCCAGTAAAGCTGTCCGTTCCATTTAACAATGTCATGGTGGAAACCATAACGAGCACCACCCACTTGTTTCCAGGTCAGTGTTGTAAAGTCCAGCGGTGGACCTTTACTCCCTATGGCCCAGGAGTGCATTTGTTCAAACATATCAATCTCCAGGAGTGGTTAAATCTGCAACTCCAGTACCGGAGTCCACTGGACGTACGAGGAAGCGTTGCTGTATTGCAGTGGAGTTGCCTGTACAGAGTCGATATTACCGTTGGTGGAAATACAGGTTCGTGTCACCACGTTAACCTGGGCCGTCGTGCTGTGGTAATCCGCCGTCAGTCGGTGGACAGAAACACCGATGGTAGAAGACGATTCATCCATAGCCGGGATGTTATCCACGTTGAACTCGCGGTTCAAGTAAAGCCCAGCAAAGACCTTATCGATCTCCCCGCCGCGCAGCTGCGCGCTAGTAGTACCGGTGGTGGCCAGTGTTTCTCTGGACGTAGGGAGTCGAACAACAAACCTATTACCCTGAGATGTAACGATCTTTCCTTGCTCAATGGTTCCTAACAACGTTTTAATTGCAGAGGGCCAGTTGGCGGAAGGTTCCAACCCGTACACCAGTCCTTTCTGATAAAGCGATTGGAACGACAGTGTGCTCGCAATCATCAGGTTAGGGAAGAACAGGATCTTTCCTTTATAGACAACTTTGTGCCAGTAGTTACCAGACGTGGCGTTGACAGTAGACAAAGCTGACATGTCACAGGCAGTAAGGAACTCTGTAGCAGAAAAGATATCTTCCAGCGGAACACGCCCAAAGTAACCGTAGTCCCAGGTGCCTCTGAGAAGCGTCTGAGGACCTGGGCCGGTGTTGGGGATATACGCGATGACGTATTCGGCGGAGGGGGCTTCATCGGCTCCCTGGACGCTTGTAACCACGTAGTGATACGTGATGTTGCGCTGTACTGTGTTGTCGGTATACGTCAGGGCATTACCTGGGAGTACAGCCAACGGTGCGGGTAAGTTACCCACGTCGATCTTTGTCGTCGAACGGTAAACATTACGGCTATCCGCTGCGACGTTGTGATCGATCCAATCCAATTTAATTGGCATGGTTCATTCCTCAGAATTGTAGTTCGAGTAACGGAGAGTAGCCATATGTGGCCGATGCAGCGCTCGCTTGGTTAATCGAATCAATGACCGACGAAGCTCCCCGATGGAGCGCTGTCTTTGGAGTGGTTGTGGCCACGAACAAGTGCTGGGTGAAGGTACCTTGCGTGGTAACTGGTACGGAGGTGTTATCGTCCAGTAGAGAACCGGAGTTCCAAGACAAAGCCGCGTTCGTATTTACACGTCCCATGGTTTGGTCCCACTCGGACCCTTCTTTATCAGCTGTTGCCGTTGTCACCAAAGTGGTGGTCGGTAAAGTCGAACCTTTAAAGCACCGAGCCAGGAAGTTGAACCCAGCAAAGGTGATTATTTTCTTTTGGTTGAATGGAGTGAGTGCAGCGCCAGATGGATAAGCGCCGTTGTCATCAGTTCCGTAAACCAAGCCAAGACCGTACAACTGGTCCCACCTTACGTTGGTCATGATTGCACCGGCGGGATAGAACAGAATCTTACCCTCACGTACAAACTTGTAGTAGTATTGGATTTGGGTATCAGAAATGACAGACCCGATCCCATCAACACCCAAGGCTGTACGGAGTGCAGTTCCTGAAATCATCTGGGCCACAGGAACTCGCCCAAAATAGCCTAACGCCCAATCACCGCGAACAGGTTGCTGTGGCCCTGGTCCCGTGCTAGTGAAATAACCAAACGGCTGGTTAGGACCTAGATCTGTATCCAATCCGCGGTCAGTTGCAATACGGAAGTAATACACCGTATTGTCGGTTGGTGGATCCCAGGAGAACGACGTCGCATCACCCGCCAGTGTTGCAATTGGTGCTGGTAACGCATCGTCCGCAATCTTTGCAGTGGCTGCATAAATGCGGATCGCCGTAGCGACCCCCGCATTAGAGGCAGGCCATGTAATCGTGATAGACATAAATCCTCACTTAGATGGCTGGTGCTACAAGTTCCAGGATTGGGTACCAAGAGCACAGGTAGGAGTCGGTGTTGTTAGAACGTTGTCCCATACCGATTCGGCTTTCAAACGCTGCTCCGCGACGAACAATATGGTTGGCCGTAGCGCTGGCTTCTTGCACACCGGCGCCCGTATAACCGTTCCAAGGACCAGGCAGTATTTCTTGAACCCCTTGGGACGCAACGTTTACTAACCGTTGTGCAGGAGGAACAAATTTACCCAGCGGATAAATGAAGTCGTTCCACTCGTTAGAGTATTCAGCTGGTTCGTCCACTGCGCCGGTCGGAACAATGCGTGTCACGTCATCACTGTAACCTTTCATCAAGCGCACGATGAAGGTATCAGGGCCAATCGTTACGGTTTTGTACTGGTCGATGGGGCTAAGACCGTTACGGTGATCACCAGGGCCGGCCACACCAAATACCAAGCCAGCATTGTAGATCTGCGACCATTGGACCGACTGACCTAAGCAAGTGTTAGGCACGAAGAAGATTTTGCCGTTACGAGCATACTTGTGCCAGACAGGCGATACGTTAGTGCCAGCACCCGCAGAGAAGTTTACCGCAGTCCTCAAGTTAGCGGTGTTAATAAGCTCACTGGAAGGAATGGTTCCGAAGTATCCGTAGTTGTAATCTCCGTACTTCAACTCAGAAGGGCCTGGGCCCAAACGAGGAACAGCCTGGATGCGATAGTTCGGGGTTAGCACACGGTCGTTCGCACTGGTGGTTTCGAACATGTAGTAGTAGTAACGTCCACGAACAGCATCAGGGTCCGTCCAGGTTACTTCCCCTGCGGACAACGTCACCAACGGGCTTGGTAAAGCAAGCGGGTCGATTGGGGTATCAGCACGATAGATCTTGATTGTTACAGGGACAGTGTTGATGTTAGTCCAAAGATGTTTCAGGTTCATGAGGTGTGTTCCTTATACGCGGGTGAAGGACATTGATACCGGGACAAGCGGGTTAACCACCGTAAGGTCCTTTGGTCGACGTACGACATCCACGAAAGTTACAGATTGAATGGCGAGCGTCTTGGCGCCACCGCCGTCGTCTGACAAGAGCTGGAACGGGTTCTGGACAACGTCAACAAAAGCACCCGTTACACTCAGAGGTCCTGCGTTACCAGTGTACTGTGAAAAGAGCCGATACGGGTTGAAGACACTGCCATCATCAATCAGTTCGAACACAGGTCGCCAGGCTTCACGTCCAGCAGAAACTGTCGCCTTAATCGAAGAGAGGCTAGAGCCAGTTACACCACGCACGTGAGTGTTAGCGACGTTAGCCTGAGACGTTTCTTGTAGAACAGTGTACCCACCTCCGGCCGCGCCGCTACCCAGGTCTACGGTAGGGAACTGCTCGAATATAGCCGTGTTAGGACGACTGTTGGCGTTCAAAGGCAACAACCTATAAATCAGGTCGTTGTATTCAACACCATCGGCCACCAGACCCATAGCGGTATAGTCAGTGCCAACGTATGGATCTGCCAGAGCACCTTTCAGACACCGCACTGCTAATTTCCAAGGGATTGACTGACCAGCCTCTTCTTTTAGCATTACTTGGAACTGATTGGTGGCGGACCCAGCCACAGGGTAAAGACCGTTATCTTTAGTGCCGTAGACTGCACCGACTTTGTACAAGTCATTCCACGTCACACTGGTGCGAAGTAGTTCTTTAGCGACGAAAAGAAACTTTCCTCGGTAAATGTATTTCATCCAGGTATTGTCAGTTTCTTTGTTGACAATACCTGCGGTCAGTCCAAGGAACGACGAAATTTCCCACCCGGCAAATAGTTCAGCAGAACTCAGGGTACCGAAGTAACCAATGTCCGCAGTCCCCTTCAGCAGGGTCTTCCTACCAGGTCCGGAGTTAGGAAAGTATGTCTGTCCCGTATTGCCTGTTCCTAGGAGCATTTCAAACATATCAATCTCCTTGTTATACCTATTAAAAACCCTCCCGGCCTACTGGAGACAAGGAGGGATAAACATAGGTGTTAAAGCACTAGCTCCAGAACAGGCCGCCAATACCCGAATACCGAGGTTGTGCTGGCGAGGGTTGTAGTCAACAAACCATCAGGCACAGCAACTCCATTCGTACCTCGCAAAATACATGTATCACCAGCGGTGGTTGTCACGTCTTTGGTGTAGATGTTCTCGTTCACACCACTGATGACCAGGTCGTCTAGTGCAGCCACGCCAAAGTTTTGCACTCGGGCTTGGTAGTTAGGGGCCATTATGAAATCGAACTCACCTCCTACCTGGTTTGCAGGTACGGCGCCTGCACTCAGCGTACCAACCCGAGTACCTGGAAGCCGCATAACAAAATTGTCGGCGCCTTTAGCAATGGTAAAATTCTGAGGAATTGTTCCGTAAGTTGATTTTGCCAAAGCACTCCAAGTGCTGGGATCATCAGCTCCGTAAACCACGCCGGCTTTATACAGGTCGGCCCAACTCCAGGCGCCATAGGACGAAGAGATTGCTTGATCAGGAACAAAGACGATCTTACCGTTATAGACCATCTTTACCCAACAAGTCATTAACAACGCACCAGTTGTTAAAGTTAGTGCTGGATAATTTACCGCATTGAGTATTTCATTTGGGTTAAATAGATCTTCCGCATTAATTCGCCCGAAGGTACCGAGGCTCCAATCTCCACGGAGGAGCTTCTGAGGACCAGGGCCTGTATATGGCATGTACGCCAACGCCATGTCCGAAGACAAGGTTTCTTCTGTCCCTACCACCGCGCTTACCCGATAATGGTAAACCTGATTACGCACAGCAGTGGTGTCGACGTAGGTGAAGGTTCCTGCTGGTACTTCTGCCAAAAAGGCCGGCAGTGCACCGTCAAGGATCACGCTGTTGGCTCGGTACACCCGAAACTTATCAACAGTAATGTTGCGATCGATCCAGTTAAGAGTTAAAGACATGGTCGGACCCTTATGTCAGAATGAGTTCAAGAACAGGTAACCATGGTTGGGTTTGAGCAAAACCGTTACCCATCGTTAGCGCTGCAATGACGTCAAGGTTTGCCGAACTGGTCATTGATGCCATTACACCGTTGGCCGTAAAGTTTTGGGTCCACCCACTGAAGCCGGCAGCACCTACGAGATCACTCCACTTGTCTTGCGGTGAGCCAGCCAGACTCGTGCTACCCATACGACCGATTAGATCGTTATACTCACTTGGGAAGATGTCGGTGATCCCGGTGATGTAAGACGTTAGGGGTTTATCACTGGCTCTAATGGCGCGGACGATAAACTGATACGCACCAACCGTAGCCAATTTGTATTGGTTTGCAGGTGCCGTGTAACCGTTCATGGCGCCGCTGTTCAAAGTAAACGGGAAGGTGCCGTTATCGTTCGTCCCCATCAACAAACCAGCGTTGTACAACTGATATGGTTGAACCGTAGTGGTGAAATAGTAGTTCGGGATAAAGAGCACCTTACCCTTACGGATAAACTTGTGCCATGCTGTTATCGTGACATCAGTTGTCAGCGTCCCTGGAATAGGGACCTGCGCATTAAGTGTTGACGGGGTAAACATTTGCACGGGGGTGCATGTCCCGAAATACCCCAGGTTCCAATCTCCTCGTAAGAGGGTCTGAGGACCTGGACCGGTGTCAGGGTAGTGTCCCATGAGGAGTACTGGACTTAACAACTCATTACCCGCTCTCACATGACCAACGGCATAGTAATACACGGTATTACGTACAGCAGTTGTGTCGGCGTACGACGTTGCCGAACCTGCGAGGGTTGCCAATGCTGCCGGTAGGTTATTCACGTCTAGCGGCGTTGTAGCCCGATAGACCTTGATGCTGTCAGCGAGTGCTGCGTTAGCGGCACCCCAGTTCAGAGTTACAGACATGGGTCACCTCTTAGACGGCAGCTGGTTCAACGAGTTCGAGAACAGGCCACCACACTGGGTTCACAGTGCTTGTGAGTGTGTTTCCAGTAATCATGCGGCGAGTTAATCCGTCCCTGGTGGCGGTGATACCTGAACCACGCACTAACGGTGTAGCCGAAGCGGCGTTGGTGCATTTCTCTTGCATCAATACCCCGTAGTTGGAAATGGATGCACCATACCCCTGAGCTGTCAAGGTGAGGCTGGCTTGGTTAGCCATGCGTTGTACCGCCGGAACCCATACTGAAAGAGGATACATGAAGTCATCCCATTCACAGGTAAACGTCTCTACCGGCTCTGCCACGTTAGTGGTTGGAGGGAAAACGTTGTAGTCGTCGTTGTAGCCACGCATTAACCGTACACGGTACGTATCCGCGCCGATGGTAACCTGAACGTTCTGGTTGACGTTAGAACCAGCGTTATACGGACCGTTATCGTTAGACCCGAACACTAGGCCTGCGTTGTACAACTGCGTCCAGCTAACACCGGTTACCGGCAACAGCTCAGGAACGTAGATGACTTTCCCATTCCGTGCAAATTTGTGCCACTTAGGTGAAATGTTCTGGACAGTGCCGGAGAGGAAGTTCAACGCAGTACGCAAGGCGTTGATGTTGATGAAAGATGACGATGCAATGCTACCGAAGTAACCGTAATTGTAATCGCCAGCCTTCAGTGTGTTCGGTCCGGCTCCTCGACGAGGGACAGTGACGATCTGGTAGTTCGGGGATACCGTACGGTCAGTGGCCGAAATGGTCTCAAACACGTAGTAGTAGGTAGTCCCGCGCAAAGCGGTGTTATCGGTCCAGGTGGTTTCCCCAGCAACCAGGGAAACCAAAGCACCCGATAGGTTGGCACGATCAAGAGGAGCCGTACCGCGGTAGATGTTTACCGTGATTGGGGTTGCGCCGTTAGGGTTGGTCCAAGAAAGTTTGTTATACATGAAGATTCCTAAGCAGCGTTAACGCCACTAATAGTGAAAGGATTCAAGTCTGCCTGGTTCCACGTGAGGTTGGCAGGGTCGCTTGCTAGCTGAGTGCCCGTAGCGCTTATAGTAAAGGGATTCAGTCCAGGGTTGTTACTTGATTGAACGTTAAGTGGGTTAAGCGCAGCACCCGGGAATGTAGCACCCGTGACTACCGGTTGCTTAGTAGGCCAGAGTGTAACCACGTTGATAGGGCTCTGGACACCACTGACCGACGATGCCGTTCTGACGTCAACGATAGCAGGAGGCTGAAGACCCACGGGAGCGGCTATAACAGCAAAAGGATCCAACAACGTGCTATCTGGGATTAGTTCCAGAACAGGACGCCATTGGAACGACGACGATGCCTTCGATAAAGCGGATATCCCAGTGAGGTCGTTCGCTCCACCACGGTTCCAACTCTGCGTTACATCGTTGGTGTTGGTTTCCATTACCAAGGATGAGAGCTGTGTACCACCGGCGTACCCTACGTAGGTCGTCGCAAGAGTCGCCCATTTCTCGGCTACCCCTGTGTTAGTGCCTGTTACAATCCGCCCCAACAACTGGTTCCACTCACCGCCATCAGAAACAGCACCTGTGGCTGGATCGACGCCGACACCCGTCATCATCCGGGGTTTCAGGTACCAGTTACGGGTTCCATCGTTTTTCATAACGGGGTTAAATTGTTCAACCCCTGCACCCACTGGATAAAGCCCGTTACCTTTAACGCCGTATACCAAGCCTGCGTTGTACAGGTCATTCCAGCCGATCGAGGCAACTACTTGTTGACGGGCAATGTAGATAACCTTCCCATTACGGAAGAATTTAAACCATTGTGAACCAGCCCATGAACTAAGTGTCCCTACAGCGATGTTAAACTTAAACACCAACTCTGAACCGTAAAACAGTTCAGCTCCAGAAACTTCCCCAAAGTAACCTAGTGTTTGGTTACCTTTTGTCAGAGTCTTAGTGCCAGGCCCTGAAAGGGGGAAGTAGTTTTGAGCAACCTGCATCCCACTCAGCAGCATTTCAAACATGACGAATCTCCATCGTAATAGTTACGCTACGAGGTATCCGGCTTTTGGTTTAGTCGGATTGGTAGCGATGCGATACCCATCGACTCCGCAATTAATGAGAAACTTTTTCCACGCAATCACTTCGAGGACATCCATGGCTTCTTTAAGAATCTCGTCGATCTCTTTACGAGTGACAGGAACCTGTGTAGGGACACCGTTAATGATTTGCGTGATGCGGTACGTTTGACACAATTTATCATGTAACGTGCACGCTTGGCTGTATTCCCCCATTGGAGGGAGTATCCACCACAGTAATCGAGGGATGGTCGCCCCATCGGTTCTGAACCCTGTTTCCACATCTACGTATTTATCAGACCCTTCACTACCAATGTAGTAGCGGAATCCAGGGATAACCGCCCAGAGGTCCTTGTTATTCAACACACTTGCAGCTTTGTCGTACTGCAACTGTTCGATTGCACTGAATCGCGTAAATGTGCTCATGAGTGATTCCTTTAAAAAAGGGCGGGAGTATGGTTACCTAAGTAGTGCGCAAAAGTTCCGCCAGTAATAAACCTCCCTCTCCAGAGAGGGAGGTTACTTGCTTATGCCACGAAGAAGTCCTCCTCAGTAGTCAATGGTGGCAACTCTTCGATGGTGGTAGCAAGATCAGCGCCATCCTTTACTGCCCAAGTTTTGCGGTAGCCAAGAGTAGCAGCGGTAAACGCTGCGTCAGCTACGGCTACCATTTCAGCGGCACTGATCTCGACTACCACGTTTTCATACACGCGGAATTCGAATGTCATGTCACCACCCGCGGCTACTACTTCTTTGGCCACGGTGCGCAGACCCAGGAGGTTGGAACGATCGGCATTCCGGATCTGTACGTGGTAGACGTTCTCGCCAAAGGTGTGTGGGAAGCCACGGTCGAATTGAGTAACACGCATGGTTTCAGCTTGTGCTTGTAGAGTGGTCTTAGCAGTAGCCAGACGTGTAGCGGCTTCAACTTCAGAGTAGGAACGGACCACCCAGGTCTGGTACCATTCACCACTGATCAGTTCAGGGCGCCCTTCAGTAACCACGTCACCGGTGGGAATTTCAGTATCGTGAACTACTTCCAGACCAAACTCGATCAGGAGATCGGAGTCTACAGTAGCACCGTACATGGTGTTTGGTGCATACATTGCCATGTTAGACAAGTATACAGGGTAAGTATCCGATTCAGAGTGAATCAGTCGCGTCAAGCGGGTAACTTCAGTCATGATGATTCCTTGCGTATTAAATTAAAAAGGTATGCCTATATCAAAGTACCAATTCCAGCACAGACCTCTTGACACCATATGTCATACCAGCCATGGTAGTCACAGAAGCCTCCATCCTTGGAGGCTTCCATGAGTTAGCTGTTAAGGTACTACAGCACCAGAAGCACCAGTCCATTCCACACCGTCCCAAAGGAAGGTAAGGACAGTACGGCTACCGGTCAGGCCTGGAGGCGAACCGCCGTTCCAAACCAGAACAGTTGCACCGGTAGCGGCAAAGGTAATGGTACCAGCAGCACCGTTGATCTTCACGACTACTGTCAGCGCACGAGCACCGATAGCACCGCCAACTTTCGGCCCATCAGCCAGTGTGATGGTTTTGGCAGTGGCTGCCGAGTTATCGACCTTCGCAAACAGGTTGACTGCTGGGTCGATAGTGGCTGTTGCAGAAATTGCCTGAATCGCAAGATCATAACGATCAAACGAAACCCAAACGCCTCCTTTGTAGATCCACTGGTGACCGTCGTTAGCCGGAGCGTTAACCCCGGTGTACACCGACCAGGTATGATCACCCTTACGGAGATACAGGTTGGCGTCTGTCGGCACATCAGCAAAACCAGGTACGAACGCAGTGATCTGCGCCTGGAGTTTACCGAACGCCGTGATGACGGTATCCGTAGCGGCGATCGCACTGTTGGTGGCCAAACTCAGTCCGGTCAACGGAGTCGTCCGTACTCGAGTTTGTGTGAAGTAGAGGTTAGTTGTCCCCTCTACAACAGCATCCGTCGTTCCAGGCGAAGCTACCAACGCAATGTAAACAGTACCCGACCAGCGATACTGAACGTTGGTGTCTTTGGCGATGTAGATTTTGCCCGTTTCACCAGTACCTGGGAAAGCTGCCTGGTTAGCGAACTCCAGAACATCATCGACGTAACTTGGCAGTTGGCTCGATGGAACAAAACCACCAACAAGCGTTGCAACGCTAACCCCAAGTGCCGAAGTCGGAACACCACCCAAGTCACCCAACGTAGGAGGAATGAACTGGGACCAGCTGTGGTCACCTTTACGCAGGTAGAAGTTACCATCGGTAGGAACGTCAGCGAAACCACCAGTGATGACCTGCCAGGTTTTGTCACCCTTACGACCGTAGAGGTTAGAGTCCACTGGCGGCTCTGGAACAACTTCAATCCAGAGAGCATCAGCACCGCCACTACCCACTGGGTTCTTACGCCCGTAAGTTTTGCCATCATCCGGTACTTCAGGGATGATGGACGGCAGCAGTGCCCACGTACCGGCCGGTTGACCGTTGGCACGAGTGCGCAAGTACTTGTTGCCATCATCCGGAGCGTCGTCGAACGGGTCAGGGAATACCAACTCGACCCATTCACCTTCGTTGCCGGTGTTACCGCTGATCAGGGAGCGAACGTACAGTTTGCCATCGACCATGTTCGGTACTTCATCTACCGGCAACACAATCCACTCATTGCCCAGACGTACCGCTTTACCGAAGGACAGCACCGGCGAGTTGACATCACCCGCTACCAGTTGACCCCAGTAAGTCCAACCCGACACAGCCGACTTGTAGTAGACCTTGAAGGTATCGGAAACGGCCCAGTCACCGATGTTACCAGTGAAGCCAGCGCCAGGCTCATCGTCGCCAGCCGGAAGGGTGATCCAGGATGCACCTTTATCACCCTTGAAGCCACGAGGACCGATGACAGAAGGACCAGGAACACCTTGGATACCCTGAGGGCCACGAACCAGACCGATATCGATCCATTCGCCACCGTTAGCGGTAGTCCAGATAGCCAGGTTGTTACCAACCAAGTAACCATCACCCAAGTTACCAGTAGGGTGCGCAGTCGACAACTCACCCAGAGTAGCGTAAGCGCCCAGGATGTTGATCGAGGTACCGGCCTCACCTTTCTCGCCATTGGCACCTGGAGGGCCTTCTGGACCAATGATGTCGAACGGACCTTCCCACTGGGCATCAACCATCACGTACAACAGTTTACTGCTGGCGATGAAGTAGCCATCACCGTCTACGGCGCCTTGATCTACACGAGGCAGGAACTGTGTACCAGTTACGGTACCACGCAGGTTAATGCCCGTACCCTGAGGACCACGATCACCAGTAGCGCCAACAGCACCACCGTCGTACCACTGGCCACCAAGAGCCAACTGGAGGTGCTTGTTCAGGTCGACATAAGCCTTACCAGCGTTAGCCGCTGCATCTGGAACTACCTGGTCTTCAGGAGTCAGGATCTTGATGATCGTGATAGAAGAACCGTTAGTGCCTGGATTGCCGTCTACACCGTCGGCACCTTTAAAGGTACCCAGAGGGATCCAGCCGCCACCGACATAAGCGTACAGGGTGTTGGTGTCGCGAACAGAGTAAACATCCTGCTCAGCCGGAGTCGCGGTCAGTGCGGAGAATGTAGCCACCGAACCTTTAACAACGATGTTGACACCATCTTTACCGTCAACACCTTGCAGCGATTGCAGGAAGGTAGCTTCGTCGCCGCTATGACCTTGGTCAATCCAAACTTGGTAAACGCTCTTACCTTGGAAAGGACCGATATCGACCCACGCCGCATCGACATAAACCCACAGGTGGCCGGTATTGTCGGTGACATACGCATCTTGTTCTACCACACCCTGAATGCTGCTCAGGAAAGCTTGGCTAGCTACAGTGCCCTTAACGTTCAGGTTCTGGCCACGAGGACCGGTTGGACCTTCAACGGTAGACTTCAGGGACTCCAACCACTGTTGCAGCGTGCCACCAAACCCATCTTCAACCGCCAGTTCATAGGCGGACATACCGCCAACCGAACCGAGATCGACATACTGAGCAAGGGTAGTTACCCAAACATACAGGTGACTACCGACGTACCAAGCTTCGGTTGCTACACCAGTTGCCGGGAGTTGGCCGATAGAAGCCTTGGCACCCATCACCTCGAATGGAGAACGAGCAGGGCCTTCATCGCCAGGAGGACCAGGAACAACCGACTTCAGTGTATCGAGGAACGCCTGTTGGTCACCAACGTTACCCAGATCCAGCCAAGTTTGATAAGCGGACTTACCGACCAGTGTTGCCAACCACTGAGGCTTGGTGCCGACGAAGCCAGTTTGCACGGCGACGTCATAAGCGCTGTCGCCTTCAGGACCTTCCAACCCGATTGGGCTCCAGGCCGGATCTAGCGCTGGCTGACCTTCTGGAGGAGGGGTGCCATCACCACCAGGAACCAGCAACCACAGATCGCTTCTCCAGATGTAAGCATCACCGATAGTGGCGGCTTCCCATGATGGCAGCTCAGTGGTGTCAGGCCAGGTGCCAAGGAGCGTGATACCACGGTCGCCCAACAGGGAGCCGGAATCCGTCCACTCGATGCCGTTCCAGACGCGCAAGGCACCTTGAACGAAATAAGCAGTACCTTCAGCCATGCCCTCGGTAGGGATAGCATCCAGCTCAGCTTCGCTGGCCAGAGTACCAATTACTTTAACAGAACCGACGGAACCAGCGGCGCCTTTCAGACTGAGCAAGAAGTCTGCTTCAGTACCGACGTTACCTTGGTCAATCCAGATCTGGTAAGTGCTTTTGCCCACCAGAGAAGTCAGCCACTGCGGTTTGGTACCGGCAAAACCGTCTTCAACAGCGACGTCGTAAGCACTGTCACCCTTGTCGCCTTTCAAGCCGATGGTAACCCAGCCATCTGGTTGAGGAATGAGCAGCCAGATATCGCTCTTCCAGACATAGGCATCGCCTACCGAGTTGGAAGTAGGATCAGGCAACGCTACACCGTCCGGCCAGGCGCCGAGCAGGGTAATACCGCGTGGACCCAACAGCGAACCGGAGTTAACCCATTCAACCATGTTCCAGACATGCAACGCGCCTTCGACGAAGTACGCATCGCCCTTGACCAGCGGTCCAGTTGGAATGGCATCGAGTGCAGCCTGGTTGTTGAGGGTACCGATAACGTTCAGCCCGCCAACTACCAGGGCCTGGAACTGGTCGTACAGGTAGCGAGTGCGGTTTGCCAACAGTTTTGGTGCGCGGTTATCGGCGCCATCTGGACCACCACGTACTGGTTCCCCCGTATCGATAAGGGGGATGTCTTCGGGAAATTCACTTACTTCGACAATATTTGCCATGACTCGTTCCTTCAGGAATTTAATTTAAGATTTGCACGGACTTACTGATAGGTAAGAGTCCCGTCGTGCAGATAGGTGCCGTCGTGAATTGCGTCGGTGATAACCCCGCCGTTGCTCTCGACAACTGTGAGCGTACCGATAACGGTATGTGAATCGATAACAGCAGAGCTCACCAACTGATCGACTGTGATCTCCTCATCCGACAGCACGTACTTGCAACTGTCCTTGATGATTTGAAGAACTGTTGCAGCATCCTTGAAACCTTGTCGCGCCAACACTGCCCCGGACACACTGTCGCCCTCTCCTGACAAGAGGTAGATGCCCTGTACTGTTTTGGATTCAAGTTCAGTAAGGGTCAACGGTGTGGGGTCAATCAGGTTAGCCGGTCCGTTGGCCACGTAGTCGGCCGGTTGATATTTTTGGTCGACTCCTGTGAAGAGTTGCGGTGAGTCAACGTCGACGAGGTAAGTGATAACACCAGCGTTTTCCGACTTACGGAAATTGGTGAAGGCGACTTGGCCGATGGTCAGGGCGGTGAGTGCGTTTACAAAGTTCTGTTCATCCTTATAGCGGTCTTGGTTATAAGCGATGAACCTGTCCAAAAACAGTTGTTCGTTTGGAAAGGCCATATTTAGTTCCACAGTAGGGTCAGGGGGCTTGGAGCATAAAATTGCAAAATAAGATAGTCAGTGGCATTTCATTTATAATAAAACTCAAACCTACATTATCTACTTGCAACCCCATTTCTTTTCAAAAATTTACAGGAGGTATTTATGCGCTACAAACGTTTTAACAAGCGGGCGGTGATTATCTTCTTGATTCAAGTGCTTGGGGCCTTCGGGGCCTTCGGGATCGCTTACCTGATCTCAACCTTTATTAAAGCCTAATTCGCAAGGACTCTATCATGAAAATTGTACCCCTTAAAGATTTCCTCGCTCTGCCTGCTGGTACCGTTTATTTCAATTACGTTGAGCACAACTTTGATCTGGGCGGAACTCCAGCTTTGATGATCAAAGGCGCAACGCTGGAAGACGGCTTCTACGAGGCCACGTGTGTATCTACTGATACTGCGCTGGATGTTCGTCTTGTTCTCGGAAAGGCGAGTAAGAATGGAACGTCCTTCCTGCTCAACCCTCAGACGGCACAGTTTGATGGCACCTTCAGGGACGAACAGTTGTATGCGGTTTACGAACCCACTGATGCCAAACAACTGATCACTCGTTTGCTTAAAGCATTTGGCGATAGCGGTCTGTTAGACAAGGGGATGATCAGCATGGTAGACCAGGTTATTAACGTAACCGGTAATCTTCGTTATGAACCTACCTCCGTTTTCGAGCCTGATGACGGGACCATGAAAAAGATGTACGAAACAGCGCTCGAACCACGTTTCGAATGCACCAACCTGCACACCGGTGATGTCCACCATCTCACGCAAGACGAGGTAGGGGAACTCCTGGAAACAGGAATAGCACCAACTCGCCCGAACAACTGGGGTAACTCTACTCTTGAAGCGCCCCGCATTCCGATTAGCAAAGCTTCGGAGGAAGATGTTAAAAAGCTATTGGATACGGTAGACAGGAACCTTTCTAGCTATAAAGCGCTTGCAGCATCGGTACACGCCGTGGACAAGCCGGACGTCATTATCCATGAGTCGCCCACTTTCCTTCGTGATATGGAAAGTCGGATTAACAAAGGTGCGTCGGTTGTCTTTACTGACAGTAAGGGTGCTGTACATTCTTCGTCTACACCGATTCTGGTTAGCGAGGATACACTCGTTCTGCTGGAGAAAGTTTCCGACGAATGGAAACCCACCCCAACTATTGTTCCGGCTCCCAATACCCGGGACTTAACGTTAAAGGCCGACGCAGAAACCGCCAACCGTCGTTGTGTGAATATTGTCCGCCCTAACAAGCATGGTGCCAATGTTAACTACGGTCGTCTAGCGGTGGGTCATTTGGAAGGTCTTCCTTTTGTGGGTCAGGTTGAAACTTTAATCCGGATGGGTGTTCCTTGTCTCTACGTTGAACGCATCCCAAAGTTTGTTGAAGATATCAGTCTGTCCGTGAAATGGGAAACTCTCGAAGGTGTTATCTACGCACTGGAGAAAGAAGACCTCGCACCATTGGGGGTAGCGTTGTCCAAGAACCATCGTGCTGTAATGGCGGTTCACATGGGTTGCTACCTGCAAGTCTGGGGGAACGGTGAAGTGGTGTCACCGCACAAAACGATCGATCACTTTGTTCACCGCCTGACCAAAGAAGAAATCGAAAACTCCAAGTTCTAAAAAGGGTGCTGCGATGGACAGTCAAGTTGTGGATAAAGTCTTTCTAGGCATTAGCAAACTTAACGGCGGGCTGTTCATCGCAGATCAGGACACTCTGATCAAATTAAAGGTTTGCTTCCGACCTTACAAGAGTAAGTACGAGTACAAGCGTTTTAATGCGTCAACCGTATATGCGATGACTCGCGGCTGTGAAAAGCTGTTGGTTGCGTACTTTAACAAACACCACATGGACGTGCGGGTTATGCTGGAATACACCGCACGCAAGAAACCTCTTTAGGAGATCTCATGGCTACTAGCTTACACATAGCGCTGCTTACTAAAGAACAGTTTGCAAACCAATACGAACGTGAAAAGCTGGAGGCTGGTGAGTCGACCGACTTCAGCAATGTTGTTCATGAAGGTTATGAAACGTTCTGGATCGGTCCTCGCCTCTGGTTCCATGAGGAATTCATGGCCAAGCCGTTTACCTGGGGTATGAGCAGGATCATCACCAAGGAAGAACTGCTGAAAATGCTGGCGCCAGCTCGGGAGTATGTTAACGACCCGGAAGAAGGCTTTGAAGCTGATGTGATTGCTAGTGTACTCAGTGATTACAAAGATCTTGAAGATAAGTTGAATGCGCTCAATGAAGAGACGCACATTCTTATCGGCCACGCCGTTTAATCGCTAGGGAGAAGACAATGGGCGAAGTAGTTAGTATGGCCGATTGGCGTAAACAGAAAGCCAAGCCAGTTTTCCGCGGTGGGATCGAGTTCACCTACAAGAAGAGTACTGTAGAAGAAGCGATGATGACTATTAACACGTTATTGCAGCAGTCACACGATGTCATGTCGTACATACCGCAGCTCCGATCTGTTCAGGCTCGGGAACAAGCGGTACTTGATTCGATGAGGTTCAGGGAACACGCCGACAAGGTGGCTAGAGATAATGGCTGGGTCATTTGTAAAGATGAAGATAACCGCCAGTATGTGGTACGCCCTAAGGAGCAGAGTTAATGACCGGTAATTTGATTGTTACTAAAGATCGTTTCTTTCATGTCTACGAGGTCAATGGCGTTAAGGAGACTGAGCATGCCAACTACCTGGCCAAGTCTACCCTGAAGTCCCCTCATGGGCCAATAGATGTGCATGCAGTGTTTCATGACGCAGGCAAAGTGGATCCTAACAAAGGTCGATTCTTTACCAAGGGCCATGTCGCGCAGATTTTGTTCAGGGCCGTGCAGGGCGATATCGATCAATACTGTAATCCTTTACTTAACGGCGAGACCCTGGAGCAAATGCAAGAATGGGTGGACGGACTAACCCACTTGCAATACCAGCGCATTACTCAGCCGTATGTGTATTCCGAGGGTGTGGTATATCGAGAGTATGCTGGCATCCAGGTTATTGCTGACCGCTCTTCTTTCAGGTTGTTGGAGTTAATGGGCGAGGAGGAAGAGTTACCTCTGTATGAAGAGAATCACGATGGTTACTTCTGTATACGGGTAGACTTGACCGAACATCAGGACGAGAACATACTGGCTTTCTTGTACGTGAAGAATAGACTCGATCTCGTAACGCTCATGGACAAATTGCTCGATACCTGGATTAATGTAGAGGTTGTCGTAAGCAATGTCGAGATGCTCACGGCCTTGATGGGTCTCCAGCAACAGGATGATGTGTAAGGAGTAAAGCGTGGAAAATGATGAAATGATAGAACCTAAAGCGCGCGTTACTTGGGCTGGTTTAACCGCCGTCATCGTGTTCTTGGTTATGTGGGTTGCCGGCTGGGTACTGGCTAAAGGGTTTTGGAGCACGTTTGTTTCCGTTTTCTTCTTCCCTTACAGCTGGTACCTAGTGGTGCAGAAGATCATGATCGCCTATGGTCTAGCGTGACATAACCCTACCCCGTAATGGGGTAGGGGTTTATTTAAGATACATGTTTTTTTGGACCTATATTACCAGTGTGATTAAGACAATTATGTCTTTCACCCTAGGAGTAATACCATGAATACTGAATACCGCAAAACCCTGGAGAGCAGCGTACAACTGATCAAGGAGAAGATTCAACACATTCTCGGTCAGATTGACCAAATCAGTTTTGCAGACACTACGGGGATTAAAACCCTTGAAGGTTTGTTGGCAAGCCAAGAGGCTAAGCTGAAAGAACGTGAAGCCGAACTGTCTACCCTGAACGCTTAAGGAATCCTCATGTCTAACGAATTTAACACCCCTAGCCGTCGTCGTGTTATCGCCACCATGACTCGTGGTAAATCCAAAGAAGTCATTATGGTTCGGCACTATAACTATTTTGACACTGCGATGCCTCGGATGTTGCAACTGGCCATCAGTTATTGCAATGAAGGTGACTTCATCGAATTCGCCAGTACTGAGTTCGGTCACCAGCTGGGTGTGCTGCATGTTCGCAAGGGTGGTCGCTTTGAGATGGAAATGAGCTCGTTGGTTAAAGCTAGCCCATCCCTGCTCAAACTCATGAGTGAGGATACCACCCGCCAGAACAGCTTGGTGACAGCGGCCATGAACAAGGCCAAAAGCAGCAGTCACTCGCGTTCTATTCACTGATAATCGCAACTCAATTAACAGGGGTCACTCTGGCCCCTGAAACTATTGGAGATTCAAAATGGTTACCACAGTAATCCGTAAGAATGCTGACGGCTTTGATGTCAACTTCGGCAACTTGGTTATCTGCGAAGTGGCAGGCATCAGGTGTGCGATGGAGGATTGGCGCGCCAAGCAGTTAAGTGTTACCGTTGTCGATGAGGAAGAAATTCCGGAGTTCTTCGATGACCTCAAGCTGGTCATGCAGTTTGCGGTTGCGCAGATTTATGTTTACCCATTCGACAAGGCTGATATCAAGCCTTTGGGTAAAGCGCTGTCCGAGCTGAAGGCCCTGGGTAACGTTGAGCGCGTGGACGTCCAACACAACGCCCGCGCCCTGATGATGTGGAAACAAGGCGCTGTGTTTAGTGAACAGAAAACGATCGATCATTTCTATTGTGATATGACCGAAGCCGAAATTGAACGTAGCCGTTTTTAACGGCTATTTAACGCAAGGAGTAAAATCATGAGTCAGGTCGTTCAGATGTTTCCTCAGAAATCCATTTACGTCCGTAGCCAGAAAGCTATTGAGCTGGATAGAAAGCTTAAGCTCTACCGTCGGATTGAAGAGATGGAGTTCACCAAGAAAGTGTTTGTCGACCTGATCCACCAATTGGAGAATCCCAAGGATTCTTTCACGGCACGTCAGATGGCAGCTGAAACACAACGTGACATCGACAAAGCTGTAGCCGAGTTTGTTGGGTTGTACGGTTCAATCGATAACTGGTAGCAATGGAGGTGCTGTGATGTGTATTCGAAAAATGACGGGTAAGGAGTTCCAGGATAGATTCAGCGAACTAGTTGCACAGATGAACCTGTTACGGGACGAGGCCAAGCTTTTAAGGTCCAGGGCTAGAACGATAGTCATCATGGACATGGTGCACTACCAAACATTCAAATCCTTAGAAGCAGAAGCGACAAGATTAGATCAATACGCTAAGACGATGGAACGGGCTCTCTATCGTATCTACAACCGTGGTTACATCCTGAAATACACTAAGCCTGCCATCTTTGAATGGTTAGGCAAACTGCTTAAGCAAACAACTTAAAGACGTCTTATACTCTCCTTAACCCACGTGGGTTAAGGAGAGTACTCTGTTAACTTTTTTCTTTTGTTTTGATACAACAGGCTTCAATACCCTTGGCCATCTCGCTAATGCACTCACGTGTTTGTTCTGCGAGTTTGATCACAGTCACAACAGTGGCCATTACACGCTTAAGGTCGGTGATCTCTTCAATCAACTCCTGCTTACTGTACTGGCTCTTGCTGAGTCCGTCGATCTTTGCCTGAGTATCTCTGATAGCATGCTCGTGCTCGGACTTCATTGCTCGGATAGTTTCCAGGCTGTTGTCCGTAGCTTCGAGGCAGCGATGCGCCCAGGTGATCCAGGCCTTGGTCTCAGCCAAACCTTTACGTGGCTCCTTCAAGCCTGTGAAGCCGTTCAGGAACGTCTGGATGGCATGACCCAGTACCTTACGATCGCCTTCGTTCTTTGCGTATTCTTCCTTACGTGCAGTAAGGTCTTCATACAGAACATTGAACTTTTTGGCCATCTCGTTCAATTTCGGCTTGTCCGCCAGATCGGCGTCGAACACTTCCTTGATCAGACCCGGTGCTGCTGCTTTGGCCTTGGCTGGTTCTGCGGCCTTGACGGTCTCTACTTTCTTCTGGAGTTCCTTTTTCTTCGGAGACTCTGGAAGTTTGTTAACCTTCTTTTCAACCTGGGAGACGACGGTTTTAACGTTCTCTTCGGTTACCTGTGGAGACTCAACTTCTTTGATGGCCTCCTCAGTACTCTTGACAGATGCCTTGGCTACTTCCGAGTCCTCCTTGTTCTTCTTGCCAAAGAAGAAATCCCAGATAGCCTTGAACATCTTCTTGACGTATTCCCAGACTTTCGCAAGACCGTCGCCGATATCGCTGAGAAGGCCCTCAGTGCCTGTCACAGACGACCGAGTGATGTCGTTACTGTCGAGTACGCCAATTACGTAACGCTGCGCATACGTGAGGTCAAGGCTCTCTGTGCCCTTGAGGGAATCCAGGATGCCGTCCATCATGGTTTCAACGTGGCTTACTTCCGGTAGTGTATCGAACATGGTCCAGTTTCCTGAATGATTAGAAAAGAGATAGCACACTGTTAGTCAATTTAAGCGGACGACCCGTCAGTTCTTCACTGATGTCCAGACACTCTTCACCGGTTACGTTAGCAAACGCCACGTGACCTTCCATACGACCCATCAGGGCGTCTACCTGTTCTTTACTCCAGGCCAAGATGTCCAGACTGCGCGTGGTGATGTTGAGCTTATCGCCGGTGTCCATATCCAACATACGGAAGAAGCATTGCGCTGCATCCTGTCCGGTACGCCAGATCCTTCCTTTTACTTGTCGCAACTCGTGTTCCCTGAATGGGGAATCCAGTCCGATGATCTGGTTAGCCATCAACAACGGATAACCTTCCTTCAAACTGTTGTACACCGCCACCAACGGATTGGTGCGAGCATCCTCACCAAACTGCTTGATCGTTGGATCACGATCACCGCTGTTTTCACCGAACACTGATACAGGCTTGTAACCCTGCTTGGTCAAATAATCAACCGAGAGTTTCAAGGCTTCAACGTAAGAGGTAAAGATAACTGTCTTCTTCTCTACGTCGTCAATGTACTTAGGTAACTCAGCATGCTCGATCAGATCTTTGATCGCATTGATGCGAGCACGACCCAATACGTTACCCAAAGCTTCCCCGCGGATCTTCAACGCCAGGTACTTAACGGCTGATTTCACATTACGGAATTCAGCCAACTCTGGACCTCTGATACCACGCTCGATAGACTCCTCTACGTGCTTGCAGAAGGCGCTGTCAGCTGAATCAGTGAAGTTGTTGTACCCTTGGGTGCGGAACCGATTAACGACCGCCTTGTAGCGTTGTAGCTCGGCCAGTTCTTTAGGGTGCTTAAGGACCGTGTATTCATAGCGCTGAACCACATCGTTATAGAACACGATGAACTCAGCCATGTGTGCATTGTAGAAACGAACCCGCTCCACAATATACGTCTGCATCGCCAACCGAATGGTTTCCAAGGTGTATTGTTCCCCATTAGGGATTTTAACCTTGATGATCTCAAACGGAGGAGGATCTCCCATACCAGCCAATTCAGGGATAGAGAACTTGCCCCGACCGATACGGTTAGCCAACAACGAGATCAATGCAGGACGGTTACGCCCATAGCTCGCCATGAAGAAGTCTCTAGCGTGCTTGTCGAAGTGTTTGTCGATAAGGCAGGTGATGGGGTAGATCTCACTCCCAAGTGCCTTCAGCGGCGTCCCAGACATCGGTAGCGCATCTTCGAACAACCCATCATCAGCTAGCTCCACCAATCGACGGGTTTGCTTAGACTTCATGTCATTAAAGTTGTGGGACTCATCGACGATCAGACTAAACTGCTTCTTATTACGCTTCATGGCTTCATTGAACCATTTACGTAAGTAGTCGTAGTGGTTGCCCTGGAGGAACTCATAGTGCACGATGTAGTAGTCGTAGTCATCGGTTAACAAGCGACCGGACGTAGATGTCCATACTCGTGGCATCTCTTTGAAGTGCTTCCGCATGTTACCCAGCCACACTTCTTCCACGATGTTCAGTGGGCAGAGAACGATACACTTGTTATCGCTTACCAGCACCGACCACATCAACGAAGTAACAGTGTTGTGGGTTACGATCCAGTTATCAACAATGTACAGGCAATCTTCGCTGTCAATACTGATACAGGCTGTTTCAATTTGTGGCTGTTGTTGGATGGCCACAATCTTCAGCTTGAGCTTCATGTATTGGGTAACGTCGATGATATCCCCCAGCGACAGATTTACCAAACTGTCTACCAGCCACACCATGTCACGGTGTTTGAAGTTCACCTTGAAACCGTCACCGAAAGGTTCTTGAGTAGCGATACCACCCAGGCTCCACATGACCTTCTGGAAGTTGCTAGCACCATAGGCGTTAGTCACCACTACAGACACACCAGCTTCAGACACATGACAGGCTGATTGCTCGATCATGTGCTTGGCAATCTGACGACGATCCACGTAGGAAAGTTCTGTCACTGGGTCAGCCATATGTATACCAGCAGTCAGCAGACCAGTTGCTATCTGTTGTAGATCCAGTTCGGAAGGTGCAAGTCCTTCACCTACGTCACCTACCAACGGGATATGGTAACTGAACTGATCAAAGTGATTAACGATGTCCTTGGTCGTAGTAACGTAGGTCTGTCCAATAGCGTGGCCTTGGTCATCAAAGCCTGCCTCAGCTACTTCCCACAAATGGAGTGGATGCGAATCGGCAGTACGTCCATCCTCAAAGGTAAACCGGAAACTCTCGGTAACACCCTGAGGGAAATAACCCGTAATGTTGGCAACGTTACCCTTGGGTCCTATCACCTGGTCACCTATCTTAAGGTCACCTAGACGCTTCCAGCCACCCGGTACTTTCACCTGGGTGTTCAGGGGCATAGCCTTACCACTACCCACCGCAGCATCCAGCAACAATCCTTTAAGGTGATAGCTGGGTTTGATAATGGGGTATTGTTCCAGGAACTCGCGTTGTTTAGGAAAAGGAGCAACCTTAAAGCGATCCAGTTTCTTGAAGTCGAACTGTCTTCCAATGGGGTTGACGGTGTCTTTAATCCAGGTTTCAGTTTCAAGCAGGTGTTTTAATTCTGCCAACTCTCTACGCCGGCTACGAAGATTACGAACCTTTAGCAGTTCACCTAGGACAAGATGAAATTCCACCAAAAAGAAGTTATGAACCTTGATGGTATCCCAGGTCTCTCTACGGATCTGCCATTTGGTGATCAGTGAGCTGCTGTAGAACTTTTCGATGTCTCGTGCCAGTGCGCCGTATGAAACTCCTGTGATATGTACATACACCCCAGTTTGCTTTACAGCAACTGAAAATAAGTTAAACATGAACTGCCTCCGATGGCACCCATTTAAAAAGAGGGAAAGTAATGAGCGAAGAAAATAAAGAGGGTATCGCGCGTTATATCGCGGGCTCTCTGGACGAAGCCGAACAACGGTCTTGGGATCGCGATCCTAGTGAACCAGATGAGATCAACATCGCGGTACATCTCGATGATGACGACCGGGCAGTTGGGACTACCACAACCGTCAAAAATTATGAGCGAGACGGGATCCCTGTAAAGCTTACTGATTGGGATAATCACATGGACAAACTGACTGACGTCATGCAAACACCTATCACCGAGCGGCCGGTGATCGACCCTACCAAGGGTGGACAGATCGGTTATATCGCTCCGACCTACGAGAACGGCGTGGCGAACGGTTTCATCGGTACCGAAGAAGAGTGGCGTGCGCTGGTTGAAGAAATCCGTGCCAACGCACCGAAAGAGGGTTACGTCGAACAAATGGTTGTGGAAACTCACACTCCAGAAAGCTCCGGGGAATTGCTGAAAGAAATGACCACACCAAAAGAAGGCGAAGACTCCGCAACGATTAAAATTGGTCAGGTAGAAAGCTTCGCCAGTTCTACCAAAGAAGCCAACCTTTCCGCGCAACTTGCTAAAGCGCTGCACTCCCTGCCTCAGATCTTCCCAACGCCCGATAATAGTCTTCCGAAGACAACTGCCGCGCTTATCCGCTTCTTCATGATGGCGGTTAGCGACGTCCCGTTCACCGCGGTGGCCCTTGATCCACGTGCTGGTTCCTATCCAGCTGACCTGCGCATCTTTCGTTATGCGGGCATGGACGGTGATCAGGAAGTAACCTGGTTCCGTTTCCAAGTGGGTGAACAATCGCGGTCGTTTGTTGTGCTGACCAAACTCATCCCTGAGTTCATGGTTGCGATGGAAGGTCCAGAACCGATGGCGTGGACTCACCAACGTCGTCACTCGGCGAAGGGCTTTAACCTGAATGTGACACAGGCGCCTATAGAGTTGCCGCTGAGCTTCTTCCCGTTCAGCTTCGACAAAGACCCATTGGACGACCTGTTCGACGGTGATTTCACTCAGGTTAAAGAAGTCTGCGAACGTCTGAATGAAGACCTCCGTATTCGTCTGGGTGAGATCAATCGCATCGCCCTGAAACTGGCGGACATCATCGGGCAAAAGGATCACGACCTTTACCTGAGCTTTAAAGGTGTCAACGGTCTGAAAGAAATGAACGTAGCGCTGGATCGTGTTTATCCGAAGCTGCCTGAGTCGGGTGAGATCGTTCTGGGTGACGAGCCTATCAACATCTTCGAATGGTCCGGTTACAGCAAGGTCGTTCAGGTGAATGTCAAGCGCATCAGCCACGGCACTCGCCAGATCAATCGCATGTTCGCGAAGTACCGTGCGTTGGTCAGTCAGCATCCGGCTATCCAGGAACTCTTTGACGCCAACCTCAAAGAACAGTTGATGGCATCGAGTCACTTCCTTAACCGTGTGTATGGCTTCTCCGCTGCTTACGGTGTGAAGTACATGGAAGAAGTGGCCAACGACATCATCGGTAAGCTGAATGCTCATGGCGGTAGCATCGGTCTGGATCTGAATGAGTGGGTCGTCTACGAATACCACGAAACCGGTCGTCCAACGCCGATTGAAGATGAAACGCTGGACTTCAAGAAGCAGATCCTCAACAGCTACACGCAGAGCTTCGTAGATGCGCTCTACGGTTACCTGCTCGACGTACCAAACCCGTACATCAAACCTTACACGTATCGTGAAGTGGTGGAAGGTGATGACGGTATTGAAGTAGGCACGATTCGTCAGGTGTAATAACCACGACTACCTCTAACAGCCCCCACAAGGGCTGTTAGAGGCGTTATGGCTGCATCAGGGTACTGGTATTGGAGGAAGCCCAGCCGCTACCAACGCCTCGTTAGCACTAGCAAGTGCCGCTTGAGTCGCAGTAAGTTTAGCCTCAGCCAGAGCCAGACTATCTTTGGTACCGATCAAATCACCTTCCAACTTAACGATGTAGGTATCCTTGTTTGCTACCTGTTGAGTCAGGGTGCGTACTTTGGCTACATCGTTGCTGGTATCGGTGATCTGTCCTTTACGGGTGTTCTCATACGCATCAGCTTGTTGCTGGCTCACGTAGCCCACGGTTGGAATGGTCCCCAGTCTTACGACAGAGGCAATGCCCATGGTAGCCGTGATGTACTGCTTGGTGTGGTCCAGCACCTGTTGCATAGCCGCGGCCATGGACGGTGGTACAGGACCCAGGTCAGCGATCATGCACATGCGTTCATACGACACACCATCTACTAACGGAAACGACGTCAGGTAGGTGGTGGGTACATAAACAGGAACCCCATTACGGTCCAGCAGTGCGCAGATGATCGCTCCAGCATCTTTGGCACGTTTAACGACCAGTGGGAAGTCTTCAGGACTCACACCAACTGGTTGGAACACCAGACTGTAAAGATCCAGCTTAGCACCTTCCATCTCGTGGATGGTGCGGGTGGCCTCTACCGTGTAATAGGTAGACTGGTTTACGATCTGGTCAAACGGAGCTGCTGCTTCGAAGCGACCCGCGGCATTAATAGCCGGGATCATGTTTTGATCAGCCATGGTTATTCACTCACTACACCGTCTTGCAACATTTGATACTTCGTCAGTATCAGGATTTTGACTTTACCGATACGACGGGCGACGTAGGTTTGACCGAAGCGCACTACACGGGTGATACCCTGCGGAGGCAGACTGATCGGGGTAACCGTTTCAGCAGCAGCCAACAAGCCTTCCATTTGGAAGATGAAGTTCATCGTGACAGGGTTCATCAGATCGAGGTCAGAATCTTCCGTCGGGATGAGCGAGTAATCAGGGAACAGTGCGGTAATCTTTTCCATGCCAGCACGGTTGTTCAACTTGGCCACGAAGGCACAGTTAAGCGACTTATAAAGGAAAGGAACTTCCTGCATGGATTTTATGACGTGGTCACTCGTCATGTTCGGGGTCAGATACCTGTCAACCAGCACCATCATGGTTTCACGATCGGTGATTGGCGAGTATTGCTTCGCGCCGTTGGTCTTGTTCAACAAGCCATAACGGTCGAAGTTCGGGATGACGTAAAACTCGAGCGGGTTGAACAGGTCAGGGATCTTCTCTTCCCAGCGACTACGGGGGAATTGGGAGTTGTCGAGGATCTCTTGTTGCAGTTGATCGAACAGTTGATCTTCTGCATCCTTGCCGTTACCCCACCAGATGTAGGTCCAGCTACCGACGTTGAAGCTTGGTGTATTGACGAGGTCCATGATCTGGAACTCCAACACATCCCGGTCGGTATAGGGCCACGCACTTTGGCTATTAAGGGTCTTCAGGCGATCTTCGATAACCTTCGGAGTTTCCAGCAGTAGACGGGCTCCGATCTGCTGGTAGTTGGCTTCCATCAGGAAGTCCATTTCTCCCAGAGGAAGCGGGTGCACTGCGGTGAACTTGACCCGAGGGAACTGATCCTGGAAGTAAGCGTCAGCAAACCACAGGTAGAAGTCTTGACGCTCGCCGTTTACCAGATGAGCACCGTGGATAAAGCTTGGCATCCAGATGGCGTTGTCGGTAACCATCTCGCCAATATCGGTAATATCGATGTTGTTCGAAAAAGTTGCTTGCAAAAGAGCTAGCGTAAGTGGACGGCTGCTGGTAATGTTACCCAACTTTGCCTGTGCATAAAGCCAATCGCTGATGCCGATTTGTACCAGTGCAATACTGGCTGGCATCTTGGTTTCAACTTCATCCGTCAGGGTGAGGAAGTTAACCAGTTCAGTAACCGTAGCAGCATCAGTACGGGTAAAGGTACCAGGGTCTTTCTGATAGCTCCTGGATTTGTTAGAGAGTTCGCCCAATGGAGCGGCGTTCTCTGGATTGTTGTTATAAAGTGGTGAAATACTACCAAAAGACAAATACATTACAGCGCTCATAAACTCTCACCTCTTCAGTAAGGATGGTCCCATGTTAGCGGTCTTTAGAGAGCTAACCAACAGATCTATAGAATTTGTACTCTCGTTGACAAAGGGTGAAACACTTGAAGAGCAATTAACATCGGCACTGAAGACTTCTATCTTCTTGGTGACGGTACTCATGTTTACGGCGACCAGTCTTTTGATTGCGAACTTCAACATGCGAACCGAACTCTCGGACATGGAGGTGGGTATTTCTAAAGTAAACCTTTTGTTCGATGGGGATAACGGTGGGCCTATCAAAGGGTTCATTCGCATCAACGACATGCTGGCGGGTCAGAACGTGGCCTTAAAGCAAGAAAATATCCTTTTCCTCAAGACTAACGCTCGTCTGTTTGAACAAAACCATTGGTTGCGTTTACAGCTATTACAGACTCTGGACGAGAACACCATCTTGCGGGAAAACAACAAAGCGCTGGTGCGTAAGGCACTTCACCGTCCGTGATGTGAATCTTCACCCGAGAGCTCATTAATGTGTAACTACACCTTTTGAGAGCACCTCACAATGGACGAAATCATTCCAACGATAAACATGGTCGTTTATCTCATTGCAAATGCCTTAGAGCCCAAGGAAGGTCGTCGTAAACATCATTACTACCTGGGTGGCCACGGTTATACCTATGATGTGAAAGAAGAAGGTAAGAAGAAACTCGCCAAAGACGTAGCCACGTCGACTGGTTATTACACTGGCAATAAACAGAAACCCAACACCGTGGTTGTGGTACAGGATATCATCAGTCTGACTGTTCCCAACGCGAGCAGTTTGGTTGACAGTTTGATGAAAGGATTCTTGGAGGTTCTCAAGGTAGCAAATGAACGTGGGCAAAAGAACTTGTGGATCATAACACCCCACAAGGAACTGGAACTCATTAGTAAAATGCAAGAACCCGCTTGGAACGTGATAACTGGTCAAGATGTAAAAGTGGGCAAACACATTCTGACCAAAGAAGAAGTCAAGATCGGCCTCGAGGTTTACGAACAGCTGGAGATCCTGAGAAATAACAAGGAACGTAAGTTGTTCTTCGATCTTCCAGGTTCTGCTGAGGGTGGGTTGGGTAACCGTCTCGCTCACAAGCAAATGGAAATCGCTGAGATATCTAGCGTTTGGGGTCATGAACAGAAGCCGGATGTTTCGGTAATGTCTCGTAAGGAATACGAGAACCCTGAGTCGGATTTTAACAAGATGGTCAGCGCTACCCGCTGGTACTTCGAGACTGGTCAGTTTGACAAGTTCTACGATCTTTTTCATGGGTATCGGGTCTACAGCTTCGGCAAAGTGGAGCCCGACAAAAACTACTACGGCAAGATTACGCCTGACGTCACCTACTCGAAGCTGTACACATTGACTCCAATCACGTTATTGGACAAGATGTTCGAGTTTACCGCCAAGAAGATTGCAAACCCAGACGGGTACCTGTCGGCGGGAACTCTTAACAACCTCACGAGTAAAGACGTGGCGCGCATGCTGGACGGGATTCCTGCTATTAAGGAAGACAACAACCTGGTCTCGCCTGTTACTAAGGGCAATGGTAAACCGATATTGATCGAACTGATCTCTCCGGTCTTGATGTCGTATCGCATCCGTGAGTTCCTGGACACCATGGACATTGTGATGGAATCGTTCCTTAAAAAGGATGAGAACAATGTCTTTGGTGATACCAAGTTCTACAATATCACGGATATGATCTACACCAAGGAAGCCAATAGCAAGGGTGTTGTCAAGGTGAAGTTGAACCCTGAGTTTAATCAGCTAAAGACATCATTTAAAGTTCTGGTCGAACATCGCAATGCGGTTAAGCCAGTACCGATCATGTTGTCTGTGGGTTACGACATTCCAGAGCGCAACTCGTTTAACTCGGTTGAGGACCCTGATGTCGAGGTGTGGGTAGCGGTAGACTCCCGTAACGCGCAAGGTATGCGTTACTGCACACTGGTAAAGACTAACGACTTTATCTACGTGCACACCAGTGCAGGGGCAAACCTTCGAGTATTGTCGGAAGCAGAGCTGGGTAGAAAGTCATAAAGCACTTACTAACTACAGGAGCCCGCAAAGGCTCCTGTAGTTAGGTTTATGGCTGCTTATTAACGCAAGGCTGCGATGGTCTTGGTTTGTTCGTTGAACACCGCTGTGAGGTCGTTCAGGAGCACCAGGACGGCACCCGACAAGTTCACCAGGCCAACAAACTTGTTGATGATGGTTTCGATGTCATCGATACCTTGTTCGTTGATCACCAGTTCGTTCGACTGGATCTTGTGAGTCAACAGCTGACCCAGTTCGTAAACGTTGTTCAGTTCCTTAGCCAGCATTTCGATATCACGTGCGCCGAGGGTCTGTACCGTGTCGTTAAAGGTATCAACACAAGCGAAGAACTCGTCGAAGTTAAAGTACATCTGGCCGAGAGTGTACTTCAGGTGGCGACCACTGGCAGGTAGTTGGCGTACGAAGTTTTCGGTCTTGCCCAGAGCGTTGTCGAAGTCGCGAATGCTCCAGTTAAAGCTGCGATCGATACGACCATTACGGATGACTTGTTTCAGCCAATCATATAGTCTCGATGCTTCGGTTTTCAAACTGCACACGATGTAGATGCCATCGGTCACTGCTTTGGTGTGCGCCATCATGTTGCCCATGCCCACGGCATAGCCTTCTGGGGCGAGGACTTCAACACCGGTGTTCTTGACGTACAGCACCTTGTGGCTGGTGATGCTGTGTTGAGCGGCGGAGGCGTCCACCTTATGGATTGACTTGCTCAGCGTTGCCATGCGGTTGTCAATCGAGGAAGTGAACTCTTTAAAGAACAGCTTAAAGTTTTCACCCAGGCTCAGGGCTTCAAAGCCTTGAACGGTAAAAGGTTCTGGTTTCTGTACCAGTGCCAGGTAGTTCGGGGTGTCGGTGGATTGTTCCATTACTGACCTCTGCATTGCTATAGTTTGGGGGAGGGCAGCTTGCCCAGTAATAATTGGGCGGATTGGCCCTGGATTGAATTCATAAAATTATCAGGAAGGTTGCAATGGCGAGTATAAGTCCGTTTTCTTTTGTTGACGCGATCAAATCATCTGATGCACTGATTCCAGCATATAACGTATCGCCGATCAACGACATGGTCAACGGCGAACACGTGGTCGGTCCAAACGGCATTACTTACCTTAACGGTGGGGCGTGCCGTAACAACGCGGTGTGTGGGGGGAACAATACACAGAAGACGGGTGAAGCCGTACTGCAAATCGTGCGCATGCTGTTCCGCATTCCAACGTCGATTTCCTTCATCATGGACATCGAAGCAACGTTGTCGATTAAACGTATGGCTGACATGTATGACCGGGAATGTGGGATTCCGGGCTACTTCATGGAGCACGTTCTCAACAAACGTTTGTTCTACTTCAACCGTAATGACCACAAGGCCAACCCATTCGGCCGCCATGATCCGAAAGCTGAGATCGCCGGCGTAGACGGTACTTGGGTGCACAACTTCTTCAAAGACCTGAACGTTAAGGTCAAAGAAGACATCAAAGCCAAGAAAGACATTTACATCACTACACCGTACCTCGGTAATGACGGTTTGCCAATCAAACTGATTACCCCGATCATTACCTTTGTGGACTCGATCTCTGAGATGCACTTCCACAAGGTATCGGCACACTTCCAAGACGGCGATGTCGACGAAGGCGGTGAGAAGCGTACTCGTGACATGGCCATCGGCAACATGAAACGCATCGTCTATGAAGACGCTGACGTACTCGGTGGCGAAGTTGGTTGCGTGCAGTTCTGGACTGCTCAGGTGGTAGACACCATCAACATGTCCGGACGTCCCCAGGAAAAGGAATCGGTCTTCATCCGTCCTGGTAAGAAGCTCAAGGGACCTAAGTCTCTGATGCGTGTCCCACAAGTTGGCTGGGAGATCATCAAAGGTTCCGCTCTGAAGAACGGCCAGGAATGGCTGTACCCTAACCCTTACGGTAAAGATATTGTTCTCGATGCAGATGCTAAAGAAAACCCAGACCTTTTGTTTTACCCATTTACTGCTTATCGTAACAAGAGTGGTTCTAGTGGTGGTAGTTTCTTCTTTATTGGTTCCCAAAGTTTAGGGATCCAGGAAGGTTTGACCATGTATCATGCTATGAAAACTAACGGCATGTTCGGTCTTGAAGGCTCGGCGATCAGCCACGCCTGCGTTTTGTACCCTGAACTCAAACTGGGTCGTACCACCATTTGGGAAAAGACACTGACCGATCCTAAGTTGGAACGCGCACTGACCATCTGCTACCAGATGCTGCACATGCAAGCCTTCTGGCTCGATACACCGAAGCGTTATCGCATCACCCCTCAAGAACTGTATGCAAAGATCAAGGAGCAGGGGTACAGCTGGGACGACATTCTGGAAAACACCGTGTACTACTGGCACACGAACCCAGAGATCAAACAGCACACCGTCTCGACTATGGAGCTGTTGAAAATCGCCATTGGCGAACGCAAGCCATATTGGCTGGAGAAAACCGCTAAGAAATAAGCGGCTATATGTATAGGGGACTCAATCCATCGAGTCCCTATTTCTTATTTAGGGGATACGGGTAATGGATACCGAACAATGTGGGAATGTAGTACTCGTGGTTGCCGACAGTAATTTTATCAATCTCTGTGCTGACCCATTCGCTTACATGGCTCGCTTGAAGTCAAAGCTGGCCGAGCAATCCGACCAAGGTCTTACCATGTTCACTGTTTCTGGTAAGTACGGCTTGGGTAATATTGACGAAACGATTGGCATCATTCCAGTCGATGACAAGAACAAGACTGTGTTTGGTCAGACGTTGGAAAACGTAACCATGCTGTTCGACAAGCTGGTGACCATCACGATCGCACAAAACGATCCCTTCCTCTCGATGGCGTGTGAGGTGGTGACCAACGCCAACAAGCCTTACACCAAGTACGGGTACCAGAGGAAGTAAACATGGCAAAGAACCGTAAGGGATTTGAGGACTTTATCCTGACGTTTATGGGTAAAGTCACCAAGGGTGGCGGTAACCGTGTAATCTACGAACGGTTGTTCAAAGCCCTGAACGATAAACAGTTTGACGAGTTCATGGTCAAGCTGGAAGAAATCGGCGTACTGGCCATCTGGGGAAGCAACGACAACCCGGATGAGATGATCGATTGGGAAAACCTCAAGAAGCTGGCTAAGGAATACAACGTATCCTTGGAACAGCGGCTGGTTATCTACGACGAGGAAACGGGCATCAAGTCGATGACTCCGTACACCGCGATTGTGGGTACCGATGTGCTGCGTAAACAACGTCAGATGTGGGTAAAAAAGTTCTCCGCTGCCAAAGACGACACAGCCATCGACGACCTCACTGGGCAGGTCATGGGTGACAGCCGTTCAACGGGCATTAGCCAACCTGAGATTACTGTACTACGTAACCTCGGGCTGACCATCATGGCCAACGAACTGTATAACGTCAAGGGTGGTGACCAGCAGGCCCTGCGTGCGTACAAGAACGACATCCTCACCACGGGCAAGACCAACACCAACTCCAGCCTGGAGCGCGGTGACATCGCCAAGGTCTTGAAGACTGCGCATTATTTGTTGCGGGCTCGTGGTATCGACAACAACATGAACTCTCGTAGATAAGGTGCACCATGGATGACATGAGTGACATGAACGACCTGTTGCACCTTAAGTTGGTGATCAACAATGCTCTAATCGATCTTCAGCCTAAGGAGTTGCCTAATCTGAAGATCCCGATGTCGACCATCTTCCTGACGCCTTTGGTTCGTTTCGGTGAAGCTTACGACACGTTCTTCCTCGGTATCGGCGCTGATGGTGAAGCTTACGATGGCTGGATCAATTTCCAGATGCAGGTGCTGACCGACCTGGGAATGGCTCGTGAGAAGCTGATCGATGATTTCGAAAAGCTGCTGAACAGCGTAATCACCGGTACGCCTGGTGGTGAGTCGGTTAAGCGTCATGACGACCACAAGGCCTTGTCCTACCTTGTCCTACTGGCTACACGTGTGTATGGTGACTCCATGCGCCTGGAAGTCACTCCTGACGCTCCGGCGAAGGACGAGAAGAAATGAATAAGGTCCTGGAAATCTATACGGAGATCGATTGTATCTATGATCCCCGTCGTGGGTTACTCAGTCTGTTGATGACTGAAGGCATTGAAGATGATGCCAAACGCAAGGCAGAGGGCAACCGTCTCTGGGACCTGCACGTAGCTGATAACTACAAAGCGCGTGAAATGGATACCTTCAGCTACCCGTTCTTCGACATTGATCGGGAGAAGTATGAAGCGGCCTGGAAGAAACGTTCTGTCAGCTCGTGGCTCATGTACTACCCGTCTAACTTCTATAACGACTTCATCCGCACTGTGGTGTCGTTGGAGCAGTTGGAAGAGAAGCCGGTAGCGATCAAGACGGTTAACCTTAACGTCAACATCTTCCCCTATGAATTTGACCAAGCAATGATCGATGACTTTGTTCTTCATTGCCGTAGTGCGTTCAAAGGGTTGGTGTCGGTCAAGACGTTCAGCAGTGATCCGGCGACGATGACCGCTCAGTATTACAAGCAGTTCCGTTACGTATTCAAGTACGACTCGCTGATCGGTGAGGATTCCAAGACGTTGATGGAATCCTTGAGCAAGTTCCCGATTCCAAACACAGCGTTTATTGTGCCTGATATTTTGGCTAAGAAGCTCGATACCTTTACGGGTAGTGTTTCCGACCTGATCTTCAGCATGAGCATGTCCTTGGGTACGGCTATCACCCTGGTGCCGATTAAGCATCAGTTCTTCGATTACTCGGAAAAGTGACCCTGCAACTAGAGTGGAGGCACTGCCTCCACTCTAGCCTTTATGCTGTTAAATGTTTTTACACCGCGTTACCATCTATATCGACCACCTGGATGCCTTGAACGAGTTCACCCGGTTTGATAGGGGAAACGTTCTTGGTCTGATCCAGCAGAGACTTGTTAGGATCCAGCAAGAACCGCGACATGTCGAACACTGGCAACGCAACTGCGCCGCTGCTAATGGTCTTCATGGCTTCCAGCATTTCGTTGAATGCCAGTACGTTGGTTTCGCCTTCTTTCTTTTTGGCTTTTTCCTTACGGTTATCACGGACAACTTTTTCCATGTGACCCAGGAGAGAGCTGACACCTTCCAGCAGCGAAGCGCTGCTGGGCTTGGACAGGTATTGCTGCATGGCGTATTTCAGGAGCAATGCACGGTTAACCTGGATGGCTTCTACCAGTTTATTCTGGTCTTCATCTTCCAGGTCTGCGGTCAATGCTTTACGGAGGTTGTCCATTGCCTCAGCGGCTTCGTCGTCTTCAGTCCTGTGTTTCTTATCCAGGTCAGATAACTTGTCTGCAAAGGGAGAGATTTCTCTAGGCTTTACTGCTTCTTGAGCGGTGTCCATAATTTTTTAAACCTATATTACTTACCTGAGAACAGTAAGGGGCATGAGTTCATGATACTCACCAAGCGGTCCGCATTGCAGCTACTCGGTAAGCTTCCTTTTGTAGGGAGATGGGCGCAACTGGAGCATTATAACCAGTTGCTGAATCAATTCGATGAGGTTCAGAGAGGTTACGGGTCTGCAAAGGTCCGTTTTATTGACTCTGTGACACTTCTATACGATGCGCTGCTACAAGTCAGTGGTGTCGAGCTGGTGGAGGACTTTGACTGGTTCTATACCCTAGAACTGAGTGTTTACACTCGCACCTCTGGTGAGGCTCACAGGCTGTTATACGGGCTAGTAAGCGGTAACCCCGTCAAGGTGGAAGATACTTTCCGTAGCTTTGGTGTGGGTAGTAAGGTACCATTCATGGACTGGTACAGTAGTGGTTATACAACGGAAGTCTTCTTTACGTATGGGGTTAACCTGGTCAAGCAGTACTGCGAGCAACATGCAGAACAGCTGTCTCCAGATCAGGCTAAGAAGAAGAAGTCTTCCTTCAATCCACCACTCGATGCATTCTTGGCGAGCAAACACTTCAAAATGTTAACTGAAGACTTAATCGCCATTGCTCGGCTAATTGTGCAATCACAGCTAAGGGTGCTCAATGGAGAAGCCAAAGAAAAACTTAAGGGCTAATCAACTCGACAGTATCTCTCACAAGTATGTGGACGATGATCAGCTCCAGGACACACCTGCACGGTTGTTCAGAAAGCTGTTACGGAAGATGGACATGAATCCGCGTAAGTGGATCAGCTATCTCAGGGATTACCTGGACTGGCGAGTTACTACCGAAGATCCCGATAAGGCAAAAGAGGAACGTACGACTCGAACCGGTAATATCAAGGACACGTACTTTCAGAAACCTGGTCTTACATTCAGCAAGTTTCTGGAAGGACTTTCAATTTTAAGGATGGCCAAGGTGGAGATTATCTTCAGGATAACCGATACCGAAGGCAAGGTATATGAAGTATCGGAGGTGCAGCGTATTGTCGGTAAAGACCGTGCGCAACTACCTCCGGTACGTGATGACGAACCTGAAAGTTCTTGACCGGTACGGTACAGGCGGGGGATTTCCCCCGCCTTAACCTCCTTTATTTTTTTGTTTATCGGAGACACTCCATGGACTTATTCAGCGGATTGGACCTCAATCCATCTGTTACCAGTTTCCAAAGCAATACCAACACTGCCATGAAGTCGGTCAAGGAATCGTCTCTTACTCCAGCTGACATTACCACGGCTAACCAGAAACAAGGTGTGGCGTTAAAGACCAGCCGTGATACCGGCGTAATGGGTACCATCAGTGAATACCGTTCTACCGCTGTGGAACAACTGAACGGTATTATCGGTTCCCTGTCTGGCGGTATCCTGAACCTTAAGGATCTCACCAAGAGTATCAGAATGGGTCCTGACGGTATCGCCTTTAGCGATAACGCCATCATCTCTGCGGTGTCAAGCGCGGCCGGCTACAAGATCAATGGTGGTCAGAACGGTGCAGCTCGTGCATTGTCAGCGTCTTTGGCTGCTGAGTTCAAGAAGATCACCGGGTTGAATATCGGTAATATCCTGACCACCAGCGGCACCAACTTCCGGGTCAATGATAACTGGCGTGGACAGTTGGGTAAACAAACCCTGAACATGCTCGGTAAAGCAGCTGGTGCCGATGACTTGTTGGACGTTAGTGTCAAGGGTGCGTTCTATAACAGCGTGCTGAAGAACGCGTCTATCTTTGGTATGTCTGATAGTTATCGCAAGATCTGGGATTCTTATCCGAAAGGATTTGAATTGATCAAGCGAGATGCGGCGCTTGAAGCCATGGAGAATGTGATCACTAATGGTGACATTGAATCCATGGATGCCATGCTTAAACTGTTCGATACACAAACCAAAAACGTATTGTTGAGCAAGTATCCTCGATTCGTTTCTGTGTTGTTCAGTAACTTCCGGTTTGACAAGACGACCATTCCAGAAGAGTATCCTGTGATACGTGCCAAGCTGTTGGCTATTCTGGTTGACCTGATTGGACCTGAGTGGTACATGAAACAAACCTATTTCGGTAAGGTGCTGGATCTGGGTTTGATGAATGCTGCCAGCGTAGACCTCAAGAAGTTGTTACAGCCTGAGGACGTCTTGGTTCCTCTGCTGTGTACCGCAGGCATGTTCCATGATGCTTCGGCCTTGGGTACACTGAGGGGTCAATTCCCTGGTGCGGCAAAGTACGCTTTCTAAACACGCTATAACCCCTCCTACCCCGCAAAGGGTAGGAGGGGTTATAGTTACCACTATGTTTTTTATCGGGATACAGGACGTACAAAGATGCGGGCCAGGTCACCAATGATAGAGTCGTTCACCTTGGCTGCAATGTTGTCAGCTCGGATGCTCTGTTTCATATCAAGGCTGATGCCTGTGAGGTTACGGTTGAGACGTGCATATTTCATCACGGTATCGAGGTAGTCAATACCGGTCAGACGTGACAGGTAGTTGTTGTAAGCAGTATCGTCGTTAAACAGACGGTTAGCTACCTGGGACGGGTTGGTCATGTCGAGCAAGCTGATCGAACGGTCGATAGGAACGGTGATCAACGGTTCCAGGTCGACGATGGTGAAGTCGATCTTGATGTTCAGAGGACGACGATCCAGAGTCCAACCGCCATCACCAGAGCCAAGAGTAAAGCTCAGACTTTCCATCATGCCGGTGCGAATGATCGAACGCGACTTGCAGAACGCTTTCAGCATGAACGGCGAGGTGTAAGTAGAACCACCCGCAGTGTTCGGTGCAACCATTGGCAGGAACAGAGCCAACAGTACCCAGATCTTCATGATCTGCTCATAAGGATGAGCGTAGTTGCAGTGAGACGTAATCGAGTAACTTTCCTTGTGCAGGTTAGTTGTCGAACCGTCCCAGTGGTCAGCGATCTTCACGTAGCTGTTGTTTACCAACGCCAGGGGAATGTTGCCGATCACAGTACCCGACAGAGCACCAATGGCACCTTCCTTGATGGTGTTAACAACGGAGTCGATGATACCGATACCTGTAGCACCACCTGCCACGTCAAAGCGGAAGTCGTTCGCTGCTTTAACAACAGAGTTGAACTTCGAGGCCATCGGTGACGGAGAGTGACTGTTGGAGAAACTATCGGTTACCGGACCCACGCCACCGTCTACTCGGAAAGTGATTGCATCCAGACCACCGGAGAATGCAGTCTGTACCAGGTCGGCTACGTCACCTGCCCAAGTACGATCATTCGGGTTGTCTTCATACGAAATGGTTTGTCCACTCGCAATAGCCGCATTACCACCGGTCTGTGAAGAGGCTGGCTGAGGACGGCTCGATTGCTGGTTAGGGTTAATGCCCGGTGTAGCACCTGGAGCACCCTGACTGGAGGGTTCCATCCCAGCACTGGTACCGCCGCCACCGCTTGCTGATGCGGCCTGGTCTACGTTAAAGGAAGCCAAACCTTGGTCAGCGTTGTTGATATTGGAATATGCAGATTCGTTGGCATACGCACTGTCCTGTTCAACGAACTTGCCTTCATCCTCACCACGGTACTTGCCAACCGAGCCAAACTCCTTCTCGATAAACTGTTGGGTAGGATCACCCGCCCAGACTGTGTCATCGAAAGTGACTTCTTCCATGAGCTGCTGTGCACGAAGGAACTTCTCATCCGGTGTAGTCAGCGCCTCGTTATCCATCTGAGCCAGCTTATTCAACATGACCCGATGTTTACGAGTACCCTTCATGATCAACCGCATCAAGTCGACTGTGCCATCGGCGTTGATAACGTCGGGCATCAGCAGGCTGAGGTCTTGCACTGCTTTGCTGTTGTCATAGTCAGGCTTACGGCCGTACAGCCCGTCAGTTTGTTCCTGGCCACGTTTAGGCAGCACCGGGTCAATGTAACCCAGCTTAACCATGAAGTCATTGAGTACCCCAGTAGATGCCATGGTGTAGGCACCCATCGCTGGCTTACAGGTCCAGAAGTTATTCTTGGGTGAATCCGTCAGGAACGACAGGAACTGAATACCGATACTGATCAACTGCATAGGCCAGAAAGCAATAGCAGTAGCCGCCTGACCCATGTAGTACGCCAATCCTGGAGCACGACCTTTGTTAGCAATGATCGCAGCAGTAGGGCTGAACATGTTGGTGATAAAACTCAGCAGACCAGCAAACTGAGGTACGCTCGGTGTAAGGGTCAGCAGGGTTACGTTGTTCTCGTAAACCTCTTTGTACATGCTACCCATGCCGCCTTCAGACGAATTCAGGAAGCGGCTGTAACGAGGATCGGTAGCAGGGCTGCATTGTGGAACAGGGTTAACGTAGCGGTTGTCACCTGTTGCGCTGCTAAACACGTTGAAGTAGCGGTCCCAGTCCATTTGCTGTAACAGGTCGCTGGGTTGTACACCACGTGTAAGCAATCGAAACGACTTGGTGATAATGTCGCGGTCTCGAATTGTTACGGCCATTGATAAATACCTGGTTTGTGAAAAGAAAAAAGCGGAAGTGGGTGTGACCCCACCTCCGTACAATCAGATAGTGACAGCAGGCGAAGTAGGCTTCGAATTGCTCTCCATCGATTTCAACAGTCCAGCAATTTGTTGCAGCAACTGGTTGGTTGTATCCTGCTTACCGGTGCCCTCACCAACAACAGTAGTGAGTTTCTCCATCAAGCCACCTGGATCAGCTGGTGCAGCTTGCTGATTGTTAGCTTGTTGTTTAGGCGCGGGTTTATTGTAGCCCTCAGGCGGAAGCTGGCTATTGGGCTGCGGAACAGCACCAGGGCCAGCAACAGGCCCACTAGGGTTAGCAGTAGAACCTTGGTTACCCGGCAATGGCAGGGAGGTGTACGGACCAGGGATTGCTCCCCCACCTGCTCCCGGCGCAACTTGAGGACCCCCAGCAACAGGGGCGTTGCTTTGCATTGCTGGTGTTGGAGTGGTCGAAGTATCAGGCGGAGCAGAAGGCATCTGACCAGGATCGTACTGCTGACCCTTTTCAGTTACCGTACCACCCGCTGTTGTGTCCTGACCTGCTGGCTGATTAGCCCCAGACGCTTGTGCAAACTTGTCAGCTGCTTCCTGGGACTTGAAGCCCACATGGACGTGACCACCAGTAGCACCAGCCGAAGCCTTAGCGTACTCGTTAAGCAACAGGAAGTCAGCAGGACCCAAGTTAGCAGTCCGCAAGATACCCGTTACAATGCCAATGGCTTGACCCGCACCACTTGCACCGTTGGTCAAGGTAAAGTCCAACGCCAAGCCTACAGCATGCTTGGAATTAGGCTTAGTCCGTTTATGGAAAGCGTCGTTCAGCGCAGAGAAGTAGCGGAAGTTAGGGACCTGAGTCTGGATCAGTTGGGCCAGACGGGTAATACCAGGATGGGAGTTACCCCCCGCAATGGCCTCTCCTGACTTAAGACGCAAGCCGCTCGAGTTAATACCCGTACCACCGCCGACCAGAGACCCTGGCTCACTAGGAGCCGCGTTCCCGTAGTCACCACCGTAATTCCCACCACCACCTCCTGGAGCCATCAAACTTGGAGGCGTGCTGTAAGCAGCTGCGTTGCGAGAACCACCGCCTGGAGCCGCACCAATCTGAGGAGTGTTACCACCACCGATCGTTGGAGCCGGGCTGCTACCACCACCGTACATCGAACCCGCACCTTGAGTAGGCGCCGTGTTCGTACCCTGCGCAGCAGCATCGTCAGCTTTCAACTGGCCGCTTTGCAGTTGTTGCAGGTAAGAGGTGTAGAGTTGGAACCGCTTAGGCATACCTGGCAGTTCGTTACCACCATTCAAGCCAGTGGCTGCACGACCGAAGTTACCGTCCTGGGTGATGCTTTGCAACAGCTTACTGTTCTTGTAGAAGTTAACCGCGATAGCCGCCATGACGTTTGGATCGTTAGACGCCAGCTCTGGATTGTTGACCAGGTCGATACCCAGTTGTTGTCCAATGCGAGCGTATTGCGCACGACCCGTCAGTTGTACCAAGCCACGACCACGATACTTCCACCCATCCCCTGGTGCAACGTTACCCAGTGACTGACCCTTACCACCACCGTAAACGGCGTTAGCAATAGCCACAGGACCTGCTGCAATAAGCGCACGCGCCTGTTCCAGACTGGTAACCTCACGGAAGGTCTTCACCAAATTATCAGGGGTGGTGTAACGCATGTTTTCTACAGTACGACCGTAGCCTTCGGTCTCGTAGTTGGTAAGTGCCAACATCTCAGCAATAGCACGAGGGTCAGTAAAGCCCTGTTTCAACATCTCGCGAATGATGAGCTGCTCTGCCAACTGCTTAGGTACCTTAACACCGTTATCCTTACCATCGGCTTCCTTCACTCCGCTGAGGTCCAGGTGACTTGTGTCGCTGGAGCCGGTCAGTGGCTGGTAGCCGTAAGAATTACCCGGGGTCTGATAAGCACCGCCCAGGTTAAAGGTGTTACCGGTCCCCGAACCACGACCGGTGCTCGTACCGTACTGCCCACCCAAGCCAACGTCGCGACTATTTCTAGCCTTGCTCACATCATCGATGTTTGCCTGCTTCGTTGTAAAGGCACCACCCGTCTTGTGAGGGGAGATGGCTGTAGCCCAGGACTGGGTGTTGGTTTTACCTGCTTCCTTCTCAGGATCCTTCAGCTTAGCCGTTGTACTGGCTTCACCAAGCACGTTCAGCATCCGGTCTACCCGGTCTGGTTTACCTGGAGATACCGCGTCTTTAAACGGTGCAGCCCTGACATTCCAAATCGGTACAATCAACCCAGCGCCTGGTTCCGCCTTGGTCTCTACCAGCCCCTTGGCAATCTCATAGCGTGCGGTTACCGACAGGGTTCTCCACACCACACCCGGATTACCACGACGGTAATTTTGGATGAGGTTGAAGTAGTTGATGAGGACTGGCATGAAACGGTCTTTAAACCACCGGCACCAGTTATCTGCATCACCACTGTCAACGCGGAAGGAATCCTTGAAGAGACCGAACATGTCACCTACTTGACCCTTGAACTGAGCACCCCCTTCAGAAATAACCATCAGGGATTCACAGTGGCGTTCCAGTTTCAGAACGGCTTCCACACGCCAGGTCAAGTCCAGGTCGTTACCGTAGCACGCCAAACGAATGCCAGTGAGCATATCCACCGGGCGATTGTCAGGCAGCAAGTCCTTAATAAAGACCTGCGCGGCTACTGCACTTACCTTGTAGCTGCTGTTCAGTTGCCCCAGCTGACTGTCGATCTCACTCAAACGAGTCTGAGCTTTGATCACAGCCTGCAACTTGTCATTGCTTTCAAAGAAACCACGAGGTGCATTTACAACTGCTTGCAGACTCGCTTGTTCCTTCTTCAGCGACTCCACACCTTGAGGGGTCTTGATGGCTTCGGCATCAGCGGTGGTATCGGTTTTGCGATTGATGTACTGCCGCAGCTCATCCAGCAAGTTGTTGCAGCGAACGACAGTTGCCTTCTCACCAAGAAGCGGTGTGTCCGGATCGATCTTGGCAACAATCGAATACGGAAATGGCATCACCGAACCGAGGGTCTGGTTGACCTGCTTGGCTACCTTGTAGACGTCTTGACTTACAGCATCATCGTATTCCTTTAACGACTTCAACTTGACCACATCCAGACAGGCCATGTAGGTCAGGAACACCGGCTTGAAGCGACCGTTGAACCAGCTGAAAATACTTCCCAGTTGTTGCTTGCTGTTAGGGTCAGTGATGAACGCCTTGAGGATCTCTTGAAGCGGAGCCTCTTTAGAGAACGATGCGCGACCGTTGCCGATGACCACGAAGTTGGTGAGCTTCTCCTCAACTTGCAGGATCTTCTTAGCGAGGTCACTGTCAGGATCCGACACACCGTATTGCGTCATGCGGAGTTCGAACTGCTTACCTGAACCACGCTTAACGTAACGGTAGATGCCGTAGCCGACTGCGCCGACCGCCAATGCACCCAGAGTTATCGGGTTAAACAGCAACGGAGCCGCGAGACCCCAACCTGCCGACAACGCAGTACCCGCTGCACCGGCCATGGCACCTACACCGATGTCAACGCCGACAGCCGAAGCGACACCAGCAGCCATCTGATACCCACCCACTACAGTAGTAGCAGTAGAAGCGATATCACCAAGCTTCTCGAGCGCACCACCCTCGTCGATCATCCCCGAGTTTACCAGTGCATCTACGCCAAAGTTCATCGCCATGCCAGCGCCCAGTTTCCAACTACCTTTACCAACACGACCACCAGGAGTACGACGGCGAGCACGGGCAGCGTCTCGCTGAGCTTTCGTGCGTTTCTTTCCTCGCAGATGGTCAAAGGTATCAGCACCGGCATTTGTAATACTGCCTGTGCGCAGAAGCGTAAAGATTCCCTTCGCAAGCGCTCCAATCCCTGTGGCGATGGCGGGCAATGTCTTGATACCAATGCTGGCAAAATTACCCAGCGTCTTGAAGCTGTTCCACCACGAACCAGTGAAGAACTTGGTAAGACCGAAGATACCACCGGCAATTGCACCCAGACCGTCTTTCAACAGACCAAAGATACCCGTGCTTTCCTTCTTCTCCTTGTCTCCCTTTCCACCGAAGAACCCAAAGCCCTGGCTCAACTTGATCATGGCATCTTTGGCGTCTTCGTCTTTCTTCTCCTTAGCCTTTTGAATCTTGTCAGCACGGGAGTTAAGACGGTTGTCCTCGGTAGGCTGTTCACCCAACTGCTCGCGAGTACGCCGCTTGATCTCTTCCTCAACATTTCTGTAGAGACCACCTTTAGGTTTGGTATCTTCCGTCTCCCGACGTGCCAACTCCTCAGGGTGTACTTCTGGCTGTTGTGCAGCTTTTGGAATCTCCAGACGATCGACCGGTCCTACCGGTTTCTTGTCATAGGCAGTTGCTTTGAGCTTGACCTTCAGCTTTGGAGGTTTAACATCCGTTACAGGGACGCTAATCTCTTCATCGCTAGTCGGACCAGTAGAGGGTGCCAAAGGCATCTCCAGCGCGTAGCCCCAGTGCTTCAGCAGCAAGTGGTAGATACGATCGACTGCGTTGACGATCGGGCTGTAGTCGGCCTTGAGGGCCTTCATGGTGGCGTCCTTGGCCTTACCGAACGCAGGTCCCGCCTTTTCCCGTGCTTTGTTGAACAGATCCATGGTCAGCGCGCCGAACTTCTTACCGGCAGCACCCAACTTGTTGATGCTCAGACCCATCGAGGTTTTCAGACCGCGGTCGTATTCCTCTTGGGTAATGATGACCTCACCGTTCTTGTCATAGACCGCTCCATCGATCTCATGCCAACCCGTCAGCTGAACCGCTTCGCCACCCTCACCACGTTTCCAGTATTCACCGGTGGCAAAACGCTTGCCGACCAACACCGGGGAGGATTCACCCTCCTTGTAAACGTCCATCTGGTGGAAACGATTAACGATTCTGTCCTTTAGAGCCACTGCACGACCAAATGGATCCATCCACTTGAATGCCTTGACCGCAAAGTCCCGTATCTTGTTCAACCCGCTGAGCAATACTTCCTTGTTCTCTTTGGTAAAGAGTTTAGCCGCCAATCGACGCGCACCAATGATGGTGTCGTTGGTCATGTCCTTGACACTACCGGTGATTTGCTTCCAGGACGTAATGAGGAATCCTTTCGTCGCATCGTAGTAGTTGCGGTTGGCCAGCTTGTTAGCTTCCAGGATCGGAACGTCGGAACCTTCTTCGTAAAGGTCTTCACTATCCAGAGCCTCACGGGCCTTGGACATGCTGTGAAACCTGCCGTAAGCCAATGCCACCGCAGCACCACCACCCAGCAATGCAGCTGCTTTAGGGTCATGGAACGCATAAGCAGCAAGGCCACCCAGGAGACCACCCAATACCAGAGGTTGAGCATCCAGCAGCTTGTCCACACCCTTGTTGAACATGTCCTTCAGGTTGGTTGCTTTCAGACGGTCGATGATCGACCGCTTACCAGCAGTGACGTCATGCTGGTCTTCTGAAGTTGGCGGCTTGCCACCACCCGGTTGACCGTTGAGGATGCGTGTAAGGAGGTCATTACGTTCACCGCCCATTTCCACCAGACGCTTAACCTGCTCGTTCAGAGTGGTCATGCCGGCGTTCAACGGATCCAGGTTCAACATCTGAGCCAGAGGGTTGCTAGGACCGCCCATGTTGTTGATGGCTGTCTTCAAATCACCGATACTTCCCAGTGATTCAGTCAGCTTGTCCATTCCTTGGACTTTAAGACCCTCTGGGGAGTCCTCTCCGGGGATTACAGGCGTTCTGTTGCCGAAGGTCGGTACAGTGTAGGGGAAACCACCAAAGCTCCCCGGGCGCGTCGGGAGAGGGGCACGATCAGGAATGGTCGGATTGCGACGACTAGGGTCCTCAATGTAGGAGGCAATGGCCTGCTTGATCATGTCCATGTTGATGTCATCACGGTTATACTCGTCCGTGGTGACCAACCCCGATTCTTTCAAGGCATCGTAACTACCGGTGCCTTTATGAATGTCCAACTGTGCAGCAATATCCGGAACCAGGTTGCCAAGGCTTTTAACAGCATCGGCCACACCGACAACATTCTTACGAGCCTTTTCAGTTGGCAGGTAACCAGCCATCTTGATACGGTCCGCATCGCTACCTCCTTCAAAGGCGCTGATGTGATCGTCAGTGATGTCGAACGCAGCTTTCATGGCACGACGGATTTCTTTAGCAACCTTTGGGGATACCCCGGAGTGCTCATCCAGCTTCAGGAAGTTCCAAGGCGTAAACGCCTCTTCCTTATCGCTACCCATGATCAGTTCCATCGACAGCGCTTTCTTGGCCTCAGGGCTGAGTGCACCTAAACCCAGTTGGTCAATCGTGTCTGTGATGTTGTTGGAGGACGTAGCCACCGAACTGAAGCTGTTACGGTCGATAACCTTGTTAACAACGTTATTAACCTTTTGTTCATGCGAAATGAAACGAGCCTTCACGTAGTCATACGACATTGGCTTCATGCGATCATCACCGGTACGTTGTTTTTCCAACGACAGGTGGATCTGGCTCAGCCACTGAGGAATGATTTCGTTCAGGGTACGGTCACTGCGACGGGTCCACTGTGACTGCTCGTAGCTATCAGCCAACGTACGGTTAGTCAGGGAGTAACGACTACCACTGCTCGACCAGGTGTTCTCATACAACGCACCCAACCCTTTGTTAGCAGTTTTCTTCAGGGTGTTGAGGACTTCCCATTCCAGCTTAGGAGTAGGCTTGGCACCAGGCGGTAACGAAGCCAGGTACTCGTCGTAGTTCTCGTGAGCATTAACGTCCATGCCACCTACATAGTGGCGCTGCATGGCGTTAACCAAACCTGCTGCGTTACCAGTGGTGTAAGTCGCTACGTTACCCAGATCCTCCATTCGCTTATAGGCGTCTTCTGCCCACTTCGCTTGTTTCGGATAGTTCTTCTTGAACTTGGCCAGGTACTCACGTGCCTTACCAGACTTCATGATGCGAGGCAGTTGACTGATGAACAAGCCAGCCGCGGCGTTACCAGCGATGTCACCGAGATTGAGGGTCATGCCCTCAGTCATCTCAGCAGCCATGCGTACAGAGCCTACAACGTCACCTACGGCACCGATCGTGCCAGTCCGTGCATCCTTACCGAACTTGTCGTTGATGAACTCAGAGATGCCACCGAACTTGCTCTTGACCGTGCTGAAGAACTGCGAGCGGATTTCTTTACGAATGGCCTGGCCGTGAGAGGTCTTCTCATAGTCAGACATCTTCGAGAATTCGCGGATGCTTTTCAATTCAGCGATAACGCGGTGCTGCGCTACTTCCTGGAACTTGTAGTACTTGGCGTTCGTCAGGTACATCCGCGTCATGACGTTGAGTTGCATGGCATCGTTACGTGCCTGCACTCGGCGCTGGAAGTCAACCAACTGTTCCATGAGCTGGTTATTACGCACCAGCGCACGGTTCATGCCATTCATGCTACCAATGGTACGACCACCCACCTCAGACATCATACTCATCGTACGGTCTGCAATGGTTTCCATGGTCGAACGTTCTAGCAAGGAATTGGCTTCACTTGCCTCCATGACCATTTTGACTTCGTCGTCAGTGGTCTCACCCATACGGGGAGGACTGTCGCCGTCACCGCTATAATCGACCTTTTCCCAGTCCGAGAAATCATGGGAACTGAATTTCATCAGTTGATCGGAGATTTTATTAGGACCCCCTTTACCCAGTTTGGTCCCGGCCCGTTGTGCGAGATACTGGAGATCCTGTACCGTCTGGTAACTATCCCCTTTAATCTCCTCCATTACCTCCTTACGGCGCTGGTTTAGCAGGGCGACGTTACTGAACGTCCCGAGCCAAGTATTGGGCAAAACCATTTTGAGGGTGTTAACCCTGGCATCGGTGTCACCTACGGTCTTGCCGACGACACCCGAAAGGAAGCCAGTAGCAAAGCTTCTGATAAAACCTGCTTTGGGTTTATCGAAATCGTCGTCAAAGTCTAGATCGCCACCAAAGGGATCATCGTCCCATGAATCGAAATCATCGGCCATCTTTAACTCCCAAGGGATAATTTTTAAATGAAACCCACAAACCTTACGTTACTGGACTTTAACAAAATCACACCGCCTGTATTTATGCCGGTGACGTCCACTGACGCATTTGAAGGCATGACCCAAAACCTCAATGAGGAAGGTCTTTATTCTCCTGAAATCTTCGGCAAGTTGGGTAGCAAAGAGCGCGACGAAACCGAAGCGTACATTGACACCAAATTAGAAATATTCAACCCAACTTACTTTAAAGCGATGATTCAAACAAAGTCGCTTTACCTCGGAATTCTCAAAGGCACGGAATACGCCGTCTGGGACCCACAGGCCAAAGATTTCATAAAATCCAACCTCCTCGACGGGGAGACTGGTTTCAGTTTCTTTATCAGTCACTTCAAAGAATTGCAGCCGACTCTGTCCGAGAGCTACAAGCGTAAACAAAAGGTTGAGCTGGTCCAACGGTTCAAGCCGATTGCATTGGCTGCCAAGGTCCTGGTTCCACCTGCCGGGCTACGGGACATCGAGTTCCAGCCGGACGGCACTACTGTTGAACCAGAGATCACCGACTTTTATCGCAAGCTTTTGTTCCGCACTCGTGTGGTGTCGCTGGGTAGTAAGGAAGATGGTGATAACCCACTGTATGACACAGTGCGCTGGGGTCTTCAGAGTTCCTACAACGATATCGACCAATACATCTTTGATCTGATGGACGGTAAGTCGGGTCTGTTCCAGCGGCGGGTTTCTACTCGTGGCGTGGTATCGGGTACCCGTAACGTTATTACCGCTCGTAAGGTCTCCAGGGAGCACTTGCACAAAGGGAATGGGGTCAACCCCAACTCGGTGGACATGGGCCTCTATCAAGCGCTGCTGAACTTTCAGTACGTTTGCATTCACGCACTGCTCACCAAGTACCTGGGTACCATCTTTAGCCCAGGATCCCAAAACGTCAAGTTAGTCAATACCAAGACACTGGAGTATGAATATGTTGAGGTCTCAGCAGCCGTTGTCGAAAAGTGGTCAACTGCCACAGGCATCTCCAAACTCTTCAACGGTTTCGGAAATGCTCGACTCCGCTCCAAACCCATCATCCTTTCTGGGCACTATCTGGCGCTGGTGTACGACGACGGTCATGATGTTTGTGTCCTGAGTGACATCAACGACCTGCCAGCGGGTAAGGATCGTAAACTGGTGACTCCAATCACCTACATGCAGCTCTACTACCTCTCTTGCCACAAGACGATTGGTGACCAGGTCTCCCAACAGACACGTTACCCGGTAATTGGTATTGGTTCTATCTTCCCTGCCAAGGTTAACCTCCTGAGCATTGAAGGCGCCAAGCCTCGGGTCATCCGTGATACTGAGTGGGAAGTGCTTGAAGAATGCATGCGCTATCCGCACAACATTGAAAAGCCAGACTACTTTGATGCCATGTCAGTAGACCCAAGTCGTGAAGCCGGTCTCGACTCCGACCACGATGGTGACATGCTCAACAGTAACAGTGTGTGTGCTGAAGACAGCAAGGCTCAGGTTAACGATCTGTTTGGTAAGCGCGAGTATTACATCAGCGGTAGCAATCGGTTCCTTTACGACCCTGTTAACGAACCCATTTTGTTTATGCTCAAAGCCGCCACCAGCGGTATGGAGAAATAAAGGTATGAATATCCCATCGGCGAACACGCTGAGTCCCCTAGACGCTGTGACGGGGGATGAAGCACTCTATCCTCAGTTCTACCGCGCCTTTGTACAGCGTAAGCGTCAAGAGTTGATCGCCCCTGTCTTTATCGGGATTGGCGAGATCATCTTGCCACGTTCTTCGTTGGTTCACTTCTTCCCAAACAACCCACAAGAGATCGGCCCGTCGATTTCCGAAGCCTTTATCAGCAACTACCCTGATGAAGTGTTTATCGAGTTTCCGGCCAAGTACACCCCGGTGATTGGTAGCGGTCGTGCTGTACAGATCGAACCTCGTAAAGTTATCCTGGGTTATCGCGGTTCGCACTACAAGTACAACTGGACCAAGGATATCAACACGGTCTACAACAAGGACAAGGTTCTGATTGTTAAGAGCTACGGTCTTGCCGATATGCTCTGGCATCCACGGGCTTCTCTGTTCATCAACTTCGAGCGGTTCTACAACCACTTCAATCTGTTGATGGACGGTGTTAACGAAGAAGCTGAACGTGGTAAACGCCGCAAGCAGTTCCACCGCATTGACCTGCCGCTGCACATGCCGTCGTTTACCGAACTGATGGTCGACTACGATCATTACGTTGAAAGCTTCCGTGACGGTAAGCCACTGGCCAGCAACAAAACTGTACGGACCACCAAGCAGGAAAGTTCCTACTGGTTGATGGACTGGATGGCTTTCCTGTTCGGTGACTACGAATACAGTCTGCTAAATAAGCTTTCTGATAAAGCGATCGAAGATTTCCACCTGATCTTTGTGTTTAACAGTCGTGCGCTGGTAATTCACCTCGGTACACTGAAAGGGTGGTTGGATGCAGAAATGGATCCGAAAGCAAAGCCCAAGGATGGAGACTCGCCAAAGAGCGAGCGTGAGAAACACAGTAAACGTTTGAATGCGTCTAAACGTGTTTACCTGGCCTTGCTTAACCTTACCCGGGGTGGTGTCTCGGAAGAGGAAGTGGTAAAAGAGGAAAAGGAAGATGGAAGAGGAGAAGAAGCAGAGACGGCTGGGCGCCTGGATGCAGAGGCGTCGCGAGCTGAGAAAGGGAAAGGTAAAACATCCGGTGGATCCGGAGAAGGAACGCTTCCTCGCAAAAATGACGGTGGGCGAACTACTGGTCATCCTGATCCTCTCCGTGATGCTTTCGGTGGTAGTCAAGGAGCTGACGACGGAAGTGATGAAGGGACCGGACAAGAGGGAGACGGAACAAATCCTGAAAGCACTGAAGACTGGACCTCACATGTAGATGATCGTCTGCTCGAACAGGATAAAGTGGTTGGCGAAGTCTCCATCAAGAAGGACCCGTTCACCTCGTTTGAAAGTGGGGTATCCGCAGCACTGGAAGAGAAGGCTCGTGAAGGCAGTCTGTCTGTTGCAGAACAGCAGTTCTTCATGCGCAAGGCTACTCAGGTTTATCACATTGAAATGGAAAACGGTCAGAGTCTGGCTGAATACATGGAGATCAAACCAGAGGAGCTGAAGTCACTTCTCAGCGACGCAAAGATCGAAGGTAACTTCCCCACGATTCTCGATCAATCGATGCTCCAGAGCCGTGCCAAAGTCTTGAAGCAGGGTTATGTGGACAAGTTCCTGTATAAGGACATCGCTCGCATGGCGGTGGGTATCCAGAACGCAGGTTTTGCGTTGAACGACTACAAGCATGAAGAGATTCATGGTGTAGAGGGTTCCTACGACGTCATGACAATGCAAGTCCATCACGTTGATGGGGAGCAGTCGACTCACCAGGTTCGTTTCCCTAAGGTGAATAAAGACGGCTCCTTTACTGTTGACGGGGTTAAGTCTCACCTGCAACTGCAACGCATGGAACTGCCGATCCGCAAGATCGATGCAAGCACTGTGCTGCTGACCTCTCACTATGACCGCCAGTTGATGGTGACCCGTAGCAAGAAGGTGGTGGATGACCTGGGGGTGTGGCTGAAGAAACAGATCCTGCTGCGCGCTATGGCTGACAAGGATATCACGTTGAGTCGTGGTAATGGTCGTAACCGTGACTATACCGGTCCGCGGATCTACACCATCCTGGCCAGTCGCTTCCAGTGGATCAACGTGGGTGGATACCTGCTGGACTTCCGCATCGAGAAGTTGTTGGAAGAACATCCTGAGTTCAAGAAGTTTACCAAACCGGACATGTTCCTGGTAGGCGTCAAGAACAAGAAACCAATCACGATCGACAGCTACGGCAACCTCTACCTGGATGGTGTTGAGTTTAACACCTTTGAAGGGTTGATGGGGATCAACTTCAGCAAAGCGCCCAATGAACATGCCGTGATCAACATCAGCGGCTTTCAGTTCCCGTTGGGTGTAGTCCTGTGTTACTACTTCGGGATTGATGACCTGCTGAAGATCATTAAGGCAACGACCCGCAGTGTGCCGATGGGGACGCGTCCTAAGTTGGCTGACGACGAGTACGCCATCCAGTTCAACGACGAGTATCTGATCTTCAACCGTCGTGAGAAACTGACCACCCTGATCTTTGGTGGTATGCCTAAGTTGAACAACATCAGTAACTTCAGTCGGAGTGACCTGAACAACAAAGGTATCTGGGGTCCACTGATGGGGGATCCAAAGGTTCGTCCTTCGCAGTTCCTGGAGATGAACCTGCTGTACAAAATGTTTATTGACGCGATCACCAAAGATCAGTTGAAACGCATGGGTTACAGTGAGTCCTTTCATTACCTGCTGATTGACGCAGCCAAGCTGCTGGAAACTGACTACACCCCTCACGAGGTGGAATTGGAAGAGCAGCGTTTCGTAGGCTACGAGCGTTTCGCTGGTCATTACTACAAGATCATGGTAGGGGCTGCACGTCAGTACTTCAACAAAGGCAAGGGTCGTAAGCAGAAGCTTGAGATCAACCCTGAAGCTGTGATCATGAGCATCCTCAAGGATACCTCGGTTAACCGAGTGGAGGAAGTGAACCCTATCCACCAGTTGAAGGATCAGGAAGAGTTGACCTTTGGTGGTACTGGTGGACGTAGCGAGATCACAGTGGTTAAACGGGCTCGCGTTCAGCTTAAGAGCTATCGTGGCAAGATCTCCGAGGCTAACAAGGACAGTGGTAAAGTGGGTTTCGTAACCTACACCACCTCTGACCCTCAGATCCTCGACTACCGCGGCAACATTGACACCAAGAGTAAGCCATCTGCTACCTCGCTGTATTCGGTAACAGGTAATCTGGCATTTGGTATGAACAAGGATGATACCAAGCGTGGGATGTTTACCTCGACTCAGGCGTCTCAAGCGGTCAGTGCTGAAAACTACACCATGCCGATCACCCGTACAGGTTATGACAACGTCATTGCTCAACGGACTTCCGAACTCTACAGCAAGGTGGCTAAAGAGGATGGCAAGGTAACGGCAGTCGAAGAGGACTATCTGGAAATCACCTATAACGACGGTACTGCTGAAAAGTATCCGTTGGGTTTGGTTATTGGTGAAGCCAGTGGTGAATACCATCGTCACACCCGTGTTACCGATATGAAAGTCGGCGACAAGTTTACCAAGGGTGAAGTACTGGGCTGGGACAAGCAGTGGTTTGCTCGTGACCCGTTCTGCCCAGGACAAGTGGTTTGGCTTAACGGCAAGCAAGTTCGCATTGCGTTGGTAGAAGACCAGGATACCTACGAGGACTCCATCGCGGTTTCGAAAGAGATCATGGAGGAATCGATTACCCCGTTTCTGACGAAGAACACCTTCGCTGTAGACGTGGATAAGGTTGTGACCTTTAAGGTTAAACAAGGTGACCAAATCGACTACGACGCGATTTTATGCGAAATTGAAGAGAGCCACCTGGCAGGGGCTGGAGATACGAATACTCAAGTCGGGGATATCAACCGTCTGGGGATCAAACAGATTCGCTCCAAGTACCACGGCCAGGTCGTTAAGATCGACGTGATGTACAACTCACCTGTGGAAAAGATGTCGGACAGTGTGCGTAAACTGGTCGCTACCTCGGACAAAGAACGCAAGCGTATGTCTTCGATTGATGGCAGTGTTGCAACAGGTAGCGTGAGTAACAACCTCAACGTGAGTAAGCCTGTATTGTCACCAGGGAAGATATTGTTTACCGTCTACGTCGAATCCATGGATGGTTCTACCACCTCGGACAAATACGTAATTGCCAACCAGATGAAAGGTACCGTCAACGGTGTGATGAAGAAGCCGTTGATGACTCAAGACGGTCGTGTGGTAGACGTCAAGTGTAGTTTTAAAGGCGGTTTTAACCGCATGGTACTGAGCTTTAGGGATCGACTGGGCACAAGTGAATTGTCGGTTGGGGTTACCAAACAGGCTATTGCCATTTACAGGGGTAAGTAAAGATGATCTTCCAGACAGTCAACGGAGTTAAAGACATTCAGGTGGTCCTCGGTGAGGGTCAGGTCTACTCCGGCGCTATTGACGGTGTCTGGGGTAATGGAAGTCGGGATGGGGTCCTGAAGATGTTTCAGGACTACCACCTGTTCCTCAACGGGGGGCGCTCTGTGCCCCTGCCTGTTGCCTCAGGAGCTGGCTACGATGTTGCAGTACAAGCGGTTAAAGATATCCAGAGCAACTTGAAACTGGTTGGTCTTTATGCCCGCGCAGTGGATGGCATTCCAGGTAACGGTAGCCTGGGTGGTTTGCGCCAGGTGTTGTTCAGCTATTCCAAGCGCAACAATCTTCCGTTCTACGACCTCGGTTGGAGTACGCGAGTTCCAGCGGCTTTCAGCATGAAGGTTCGCGACTGGTGCAGCAAACAAAACATGTTCTCGGGTGCAGCCTCTGCATTGATGGCCTGCATGTGCTTTGAATCAGGCGGTACCTTCCGTCCTGATAAACAGAACAACGGCGGTAGCAACTACTTCGGTCTGATTCAGTTCGGTACTGCGGCAGTGACCGACTTGTCCAAGACGTACGGGTTGAATATCACCCTGGACGACGTCAAGGCCATGAGCCAACTGGATCAACTTGATCTGGTGTTCAAGTATTTCGAGATGTGGCAGAAGCGAGGCAAGGTCTACAAACGTCTCGAGGATTTCTATCTGACGATCTTCTATCCTGCTGCGGTGGGTAAAGGTCCGGACGAAGTCCTGTTCCGCAAAGATTCTCCTGTCCCTATCGAAGCCAAGTCTTATCTGCAAAACAGCGGGTTCGACATTGACAAGGATGGTGACATCACCGTGGGCGAGATCTGTGCTCGTCTCTACGACATGTATTACCAAGGGATGTCGGTCAAGAACCGCGTCTCCAGCCCTTCACCACTCTAACCCTACCAGGAGATCGGTCCGATGACTGATAAAGAGCAACTCATCACCAACATCGTCACGGTCGCCAATACCGTGGAGGTCGTTAAGCGGACCCTCGCCAAAGTAGGGTTGCAATTCCTTGCCCCGCTGGGTGAATCCGTAATGGATGAAAAGATCAGCAAGGCCATCGTTGCCTGTGTACAAGGAGCGTCGAAATGATTCGCGAATCCAGTATTGCACTTGGCGAACTGATCGCCGTAGGCGGCGGTACCTTCCGTCCTGGTCCTGTGATCGCCGGCCTCAATGGTGAATCCGGTGGCGCTCTGGCCTTTACTGACAACTTCCGTCAGGAGATCATGGAAGCCAGCCAAGGCAACATGCACACCGAGGCCGTCGAAGGTGCCTCTGATCGTCTGGCCGAGATCATCCGTGACTCCCTGGGTAACATTCGTACCTACGGTGTGCCGATGGCTCGTCGTGTGTTGAAAGACACTCAGTTGCTGTATTCGCGTAAACAACTGCAAAGCCTGACCGAACAGTTGATCGACGTGCAATACATCAACGTGGACAACGGCTTCTTCGAATCGGCGTTGTATCCGACCGAAGTACGTGACAAGTCAATCACCTACACCGGTGTTGACCTGAAGCTCCTCAACCAACTGAAATGGCGCTGGCCTGATCAGAAGGAAGTTCTCGATTTCATCGGGGCTACTCACGGTGACCTGATCGCCATCCTCGAAGACGATGACGAAAGTATTGGTGACGCTTGCAGCCGTATCGGTGATTTCGGTGAACTGGAAAACCTGTTCGTCAGCAAAGACGGCATCTTCGACTTCTCGCAGATCAAGTCGGTGCGTTTCGTTCTGCTGCTGAAGATGTATGTCCTGTTGACCAAGATGTACTTCAGCGAAGATCCTGCGCCTTGGCTGGTAACGGGTGAGTTGTCGACCTACCGCAGCTTCGTCAGCCTGCTGTGGAACGGCATGACCCTGTACCTCATCAAGCTGAAGTCGGTGGTAGCGGTTTACCGCCAGCGTCAACTGGTGATCGTAGCTGAGAAGTCTGCTTCGCTGACTCCACACAGCCAGTCGCAGTACGGTGATACCCGTTTCATGCAAGCCAAGCTGAAGGTGTTCTACACTAACAGCATGCTGGACAAGATCCAATCGGCCCAAGCGGGTTTCACCGAAGCGATCATGGGTTACCACTGGGCGAACCTGACCGGTAACACGATGACCGTGACTGACTTCATCAACGATGTAGGTCGTGGCAAGGCTCACGCCAAAGCTTACTACGATCACATCCACGAGAAGTTGTCGGTACAGTCGCGTGATCTGTTCATCAAGGGCGGCATCAAGGCGATCTTCGATTTCATCAGCGAGAGCCCTCAGCTGTTGGAACGCACGAACATTGCCCGCGGTGCTAATCAGATGCTGATTAGCTGGGTTCAGGCGAAGTTCGCTAATGAGCTGGAGAAAGCGCATTACATCCTGGCCGAACGTTTCAACGGCGGCGACGTGATCGAAGTCGGCGTGGGTCCTGATGACGGTGGTGATCCTCGTCTGGATACCTTGCTGGAAACCACCCTGATCCCTGCCTTCCTGCGTGCCTGTGGTGCCACTCTGACGGCTGACGTCATTGAAGCCACCTTCGTGGACACGAGCAAAGAAGACAACGTCATGGACAAGCGTGAGCGCCTGACCGTAGCGGTAGTCAACGAACTCGTGAAACGCCTGCTCGGAGCTTAACCGATGGACGTCGGCAATCTCAAGCACGACCCCAAGATTGCAGACCGTCTGTTAATTGAACTGGAAGATGGGTCCGTTATTGCTAAACGCGATTTCGAGATCCATCTGCCTAAACGTTTTGTTGACAGCGGCATGGCAGTGGTAGGGGAAACAGTCACAACGCCTGCGGTGCTTGGATTGGTGATACCAGGGGACAGTTACGCACCTCTGGTTTCATTGATGGACATTACCCTCGTACCGTTGAGCATTCGTGAAGTTGCAATCAAGGGTTCCCAGTATCTGGTGTTAGAGTTTACCAAAGGCGACACGGTAATCGAGAACATCAACGTGCTGCAAGAACCCAACCAACCGTATGCGTATTACATGGAGTTCCTCTACTACGCCAAGCGTCCTTGGTATGTGGTGGAAAATGCGTTGTCGTCGATGTTTGACTTCGCAGCTTCTGAGAGCGGTGATCCCGTAGGTAGTAGCCCTCAGGTAATGCGTGTCTACATGTCATTAATGTTCCGTGATCCAGATAACCTGGAAAAGCCGTACCGGTACAGTAAGGCGATGTTGGAAGGACGACCTCCAGTAATTGTGGGTCTTAATAACAGTGGGCTCCTGATCGACGGTACGTTCCCGAAAATCATGGGTGGTTACCAACGCGACAACACGGTAGCAGCTATTGTGAACCCTGATGACCGTGTTACTGACCTGGAGAAGATTATTAAAGGGGTCCCAGTATGAGCCAGATACTTACATTTGGTAGCACGGTGTTGGAAGGTAGTGGTAAGAAGGGTATCCTGAAGCCAATGGAACCCAACGGTCTCTACTACCTGATGAACGCGGGTGGTTTCAACATTAAAAACCGTGGTGGTGTGGGTTATCGCTTCAATGACTATGTCAAAGAGTGCATGAACCCAGAGAGCGACCTGAACCGTCGTGCAGCGGAAAACCAGCTTTGGTGTGAAATGGGTCACCCTCCCCAGTTCTTCTGGGAGCGCAAAGACGGGCGAATTATTCAAACGGCTATCACGGATCTGTATCAGTGGATTCACCGTTTGCGTACAGTGCTGGAACCCAACGTCTGCGCGTCGATTCGCAAGATCCATTTCATCATGACCGGTGGTGACCGTGATCCTGTATACAACAAGGTAGAGATCCGTTCATTCGGTCCTCTCAAAGAAGTATTCCAGGACAGCATCGAAGATCCGGACATGAATACCGCGATCTCCATCCGCACGGTGACCAAGCCACAGCAGATGGGTGACCGTGTCCGTGAAGTTGAATACTGGACAGGTTACGACGTGGTGATGGAGCAGGGCATGTTGGAGGCCTGTAAATACCGCACCGCGGGTCTGGAGGACTTCTTGTCTTCGGCTCTGTACAACCCAACCCCGGCAGAAGTCGAGGCGACGGTGGATGAGTTCCTGTTCATGTGTAAGCAGACCGTGCATGGCGAAGCAGCCAAGGCTCGTTTTGCAGGTACTGAAAGTTACGAGCGTGTTACCTCGATGATTCGTGAAGTAGAACAACGTCTTCGTGGTCAACACGACAAGAAGATTCAGATTGTTCGCTCCAACGCTCTGTCGATCTTCAAGTAAGACCCTTATAACTGCTACTGGGGACGGTCCCCAGTAGCAGTTATATTTATTCACGGCAGCACGATAGTTATAGCAATTAGTGCATTTTGTTAAAAACCAAGAGGACGAAGTAATGGATACTCAATCGCGTGCAGCTACTCAGCTGTTGGAAACGCTGTCTTTTGTAAACACGCTGCGCGAAGTCACTGGCGGTGTCAACATTATTCAGGCTTTGCTGGAAACTTCCGCCAAAGAGTGGCTGAACTCCAAAGACGCCAATACTGACATTCACCTGATCCAAGGTGTGGCTGTCAGTACGAAGAAGTCTGACGCGGTGCACGTCTACATCGCCAAGATCGTGGCACAGCACATGCGTTCGGTGGGCAACCGTCTGACTGCATGGACCAAAGGCACTATTGCCTCCGAGAACCACACCAACGTGGCTATCTCCAACCGTATCAGCGCGGGTGACTTCCACACTCATGTTGATCTGTTCAAAATGGTTGCTGGTCGCCTGATCGGTTTCGATGACGGTCTGATTGACTTTGCTCTGGCGGTTACTCCACGTGAAAAGGCTGAAGCTCTGGTTGCCTACATGGCCACTCGCTTCGACCTGTCGGAAGATCGTACCAAGGCGTTGTTCGACTATCCGAATGCTACTGACTTTGCTGAAGTCATGTTCGAGAAGCAGGGCTTTACCAACGAGTACTTCCTCAAGACCATCGGCCAGGTTATCGCTTACTTCGGTGTTCCTACCAGCGACGGCGGTAGCCACCTGAGCGATCCGTTCGACGTGCTCGACATGTTGGCCACTGATGCTGACTTTGATCTGCTGAGCGAAGCCTCTGCACTCCTGGGCGTCACCATCCACACCGTGATCCTCGACAAAGACGATCAGGATCCACAGGGTACCGTTGCTCATCTCCGCAAGATCTTCGGTGATGTAAAGTTCATCTCTCCTAACGGCGTAGTGGAGCTTGGTGAGGAGGGTGAGGTCACTATCCAGTGCAACTCCATGAAGTCCGTTGCTGAGCCAGAACCAAATGCTATTCGTAGCACTCTGGTAGGTTAAGTAAGTAACTGTCCAGGTCTGTTGTTTGGGTTAGAAATTTTCAAGCCTATATTACTATCCCGAGCAACAGACTTACCGTCTGGGGGGACGTGGACACCACCTCTTCTTGCTTCCTAATTTCTCACACACCTGTACTTACGAGGTTTACAATGAGCTTGAATAAAGAATACTCCGCAGCACAAGACGCAGCTGTTAAAGAACTGGTGGAAAACGTCACCTACAACAAGGCCACCAACCACGCTACGTTCGACGCTGCGAAACTGGAACTGCCGGAAGACATCACTCCGGAATCGATGCAGGCGCACGTTACCTACATCAATCAACTCTCCGGCCAGGTTGAAGTGGCTACTGCACAAGTGGCCCGTGATCAGTTTGCTGACAACAAAAAGCTGACCACTATCGACGGTACCCTGGACTTCGGCGGTTTCACCATCAACTCCCAGCACCACCTGCAACAGCAAGTGGGCGACGATCACATGTACGGTATCTCGACCACCGCGATCGACTACTACCACAACGAAGAACAAACGGACTGGTTGCAGGAACATCGTGACCAACACGTAGCGCTGGCCACTGCGTTGTTCAGCTAACACCACACAGTAGTAAGGATGACTAGGGAGCGATCCTTAGTCATCCACTATTACGCTTTTTTCATTTTTGGGGTAAAGAATGAATCCCGACTACAGGAAGTTATATCGCGAGCTAGATAAAACGGGGTTCTTTACCGACCGTAAAACCGAATCGTCTATAAACGGTTTCAGGATAACTTATACTCTTACCTTCACCATGAAGCCTAACGGTGTTAATATTACCTGTGCGATACCAGGACATAATCGCAGTAAGGGAAAGATTGCTGTTCCCAAGGTACGTGTTGTAGAGTTCTATTCTGACGGCAGTGCATGGGTTGCTCAGCCAGGTAAGTTGGATGACGCTATTCAAGCGGTTGAGTTGCTTATCGAACAACGTAAAGCGATAGAGTAATATCCGCGATCATTAGAGAGTTCAAGGGGGGAATAAATGAACACTAAACTCAATAAAGCAGATACCAAAATGCCACGTATAGACTATCGAGACGCAGTGGCCAATCTAGCGTCTGAAGAAAAGCTCCGCTTCGAAGGTAACCATTACAAACCCCAGAAGGCTGAACCAAGTCCCTTCGGCGACAAAGCCATAGGTGTTGACGATCATCCCTGGGTAGCTTGGCGTCGCGGTCACTACTCCACCCCAGTAGGTGCCAAGGGTGACGAACATCGGCGAGCTCTTATTGACGTACTGGAGAGTGAGCCACTGCGTCCTATCAACAGCATCAGTCTGGTGAACTGTGAGCGCGAACGTCACGGTCATTTGACACTGGGTTGGGTAATCTGTATGTACTACAACTTCGGCGGTAAGTCCTGGGAAGAGATTCACCAGGTCGGAGTTAACCGCATTAACTATTATCGTGAACACGGTAAAGACTAATAAGGGGTAATAACGACATGTTGCATCCGGATGATTATACCGAAGACATGGGTCTGACCCTGGGCTTGGTGCGTAGCGAACTCAAGGAGTTGGTAGACGGCCGCACGTTTACCGATCAGCAACAACTTGCGGGTGGTATCGATACCCGCTATTTCTTTTTGCCTGATGGTTTTGCTGTTATGGCGGGTACGCGCCACTTGGGTATTGATTCCTCCAACCAGCCGGTACTGACTTTCAGTGTTATCTCTAAGCCGGTCACTGTAGTTATGCCGGACGGTACTACTGCATACGAACTGATGTTCGCAAGCTTCCGGGATGAGCGGTCAGACTGCATCTCACTGGGGATGGAACGTGGCGTTGATCATCAAGATATTGTCATGCATGAATGCATACAAGATCAAACGATCACCGCTCCAGGAATAATCGATGTTATCAGTACTTTGAATAAGGCCAGTGAGGCGGCACTCAAAGGAGCTGTTCTGTACCCGGTAGGTCGTCAAGTTAGTGCTGGTTTTCGCTGCACTACCTTTCTCGGATTTATGACCACACCAACCACTGGTGAAGACTGCCGCTCTTTACACATGGCAGTAGCTGGTGAAGGTGAGTACGACATCAGACACCCAGGTGATCAGCATCGTTATGTCTCCAATGCCTGGGTCTCTGCCAATCGGTTGTTGACTGATCCCAATACCTTTGAAAAACTCTGTCCGTGGTCTGTTCAGTTTGTTGAAGCGCTGCGCGCCGAACAACGGAACTGGACACCATCACACGAACAAGGTTTGAAAACCATCTGCTAATCGTTATACCAACCAGGAGCAATACCCATGTTGTTGAAGACTATTCCTAAAGGCGCCGAATTCACTTACGGCGTACACGGCCCATCTCTGGCTGCTATCGTCGCTGACAATGCGTTCACGCTGCTGCCACAAGAAGAGCTGCATCACAGATTGTGTGCACTTGATGATATCACCATGGGTTCGGTACGTGGTCTGAACGCCAAGTTCGAACTGCTGCGTCAAGGCATCGGTTACATCTTGTTCTACCGCATCATCCAGAACCTCCAGCAAGATCGCCCCCGGGTTGTCTTCATGGTCTACCGTCGTAACAAGACCAACAACGAAGGTCAGTTGACGTCCAAGTTGAGCCTGGGCGCCGGTGGCCATATCGAAGGTTACGACGTGTCGTATCACATGCTCAGCGACGCAGGTCTGTTGACTCACACCCCGCTGATCGACATGAACGAAACCACTGACGACTCCGTTGATCGTGAAGGTGGCGAAGAAGTCAAGTTGTTCGACAAGGACAACCAAGACGTTACCCATTACGTAATGGGCGAGGCCAAAGAAGCTGGCTTCAAGAAGGTAGGCTTCGTTATGGACAGCAAACCTGAACCCGGCTACGTCGGCAACATCCACTACGGTGTGGTGTATGCCATCGATGCTTCTGAAGCCGTTCGCTTCGACATGGCTGAGCCTCAGAACGACGCTGTTGCCTGGGCAACTGCTGACGATCTCAAGAACGATACGCTGTTCAAAGATCCAGAAGTGCCTTTCGAACCATGGTCGAAGATGATCGTCGATCAGATCGATGCTGTTGAAGACTACATCCTGACGCACTTCGCTCCGGCTGCGTAACTGTAATACCTTGCCCTCTTCGGAGGGTAGGGTTTATTTTTTTGTCCTGTATATTTTGTAAGCAATCGTATTGAACGAGTTAGTAAACTTATCGTATTTAAGAATGGGGAAGTGGTTGTATGAAAGGGCAATTCATCGCTGTAGAGGGGCTGGGAGGTTCCGGGAAGACCAGTGTGCTGGATCGGATGGAAGCTCAGCTGCAACAGGCCAACGTACCTTACATCCGCACTCGTGAGCCTGGTGGTACCTTTGCCGCTGAGTATCTGCGCAAGCTGTGTCGTGAGGGGATTCCGGACAACCCTGGCAAACTGGATCCGATGACAGTAGCGTTGTTGTTCAATGCTGCGCGTGCCGAGAATATCAAGGACGTCATCAAGCCTGCATTGCAAGCTGGTAAGGTTGTGTTGTGTGATCGCTTCTGTGATTCCACGTTTGCTTTCCAGCAAGAGGCCGGTCTAAAGCAGCTTCTGAATATTCACCTGGCTGCGCACGGTGACTTCTTCCCGGACCTTACGTTCTTGTTGGATGGTGACCCTGCAATCTTCCAGAAGCGTATCACTCCAGAAGAAATGGCTCGTGATCAGTTTGACTCCATGGCAATGGATAAGTTAAACACAGCCCGTCTGAACTTCGTCAATCTGACCAAGTACCGGATTCACGACGGTAGCTATGTTCTGGTTAATGCCGAGGTCAATCAAGATCAGGTGTATGCACAGGTTCTTCCTGGTTTGATGTCGGTAATCGACTTCATGAAGAAACGCCCTAAAACTGGGGTGTAACGGGTTCAGATGTTATAGTCCACAAACAAAAGGTTAGGGTTATGACACCTGATGACGAAATGCGCCAACGGCTTCACCTGGATGCTTTGGGTAAAGTCTACTCGACGATGCCTGCTGATCGACCATCGTGGAACCCAAACGGACTGAAGGAGAATCCTGGTTTTGTTAAACCACTGGAGCCACCTAAGCAGTTTGGTTACGGCATGGATCTGGATTTACCAAAACGTTAACTCGTTATTATACCTACCTAGCCTGTTAAGGGCTAGGTAGGTATATTTAAGATACATCAGTTTTCAGACCTATATTACTCCTGTGATTAAGACAATTAAGTCTTTCATACTCCGGAGTATTATCATGTCTCATTTCAACGCAGCTCAGTTCGACGAAATCGTAGCAATCGTTCAAGCTAACGATGGCGTAATCGGTGACGACCACAACAGTGGTAAAGACACCATGAAGATCGCAGGTCTTGCAATCTTCCGTCAACCAGGTGTACAGAAAGGGATCGTTGTTCCTCTGTGCAGCAACACAGCCGGTTTCTGCCTGAACCATATGTACCTGGAGAATGGCGAAGTTCGTGTTTCCCGTAACTCGGTAGGCGGTCTTATCGAAACAAGATTACACGCCAGCCTGCAAGCCGCAGTAGAGGCGTTCAATGCTGACCAAGTCCACAACAAGTGGAGCATGGGTGTACTTGAGCGTGCTGTGTATCTGTAAGTAAACGTCGTAAAAGGCAGGGGAGAAATCCTCTGTCTTTTATTTTTTGGGGGATTAGGAATATTCCTCTTCATCAAGGAGTTAGTTATGCGATTGCTTACCGCGCTGTTTCTTATCTTTGTTTCGGTAGTTGTCCATGCTGGAGTTATGGATGGCATACCCAAGGATAAGCAAGAAGATGTTCTATTGAGCTGTGACACAGAAGACGCCAAAAGCCTGCTAGTTCTGCGTGACCCCAAGACAGACACCTTCACGATTCTCTACGGCAAGGATTTGATTCAGCCGGAACAGACCGTCGTTAAACTGGGCAACGACATGGGTACCTCCTACCACCATTCAGCGGCGGAAGCAACCGACACTCGAGAGATCTACTCGGCGGATGGAAAAGAATTCACTACAGTGGGTTACATGGATAAGGGTGGTGTCATCTCAGCGTATTACAAACTACAAACAGGTGTGACAGTGTTAATCTCGGATAAATGTACGGCTGCTAGCATCAGTACTGCATTTGATTTCTCTGAGAACTTTGCCAATATGACCACAGTTGATTAAAGTGGCGGGAGGGTTTCCTCCCCCTACTCTTTCTTTTATTTTTTTGCTCTAATTCTCAGGAGTACCTTATGAACCGCTTTCGTGCGGCGGACCGCAAAAACTTCCAGCTCTTTCAGGGCGTCCTTACTGTTGTTGGTAACTACCTACCTTTGGACTTTATCTTCACCATTTTCAACCATATGAAGAAGAACCCAGAGGGTTACGATCATGCATGGCTGTACAACGCCCTGTGTGCCACCAAGGAGCTCGCTGCACTTCATTCCCTACCCGATGGTACACTTCACATCATGTACGCTGTCACGATGCTCATGGAGACGGGTAAACGGTATGACGGTGTTACCCCCGATGCATCAGCAGCCTTTGCCGTCGTATTCTTAAATGAACGTGCTGATGGTTTCTTTACCGACGAAGATATTCAAAGTATTTACAAGAGCTGTCGTCGTGTCAGTTTATTGAACCTGCGTCCTTCAGTGGATACTATCGTTGCTGTCATTGCCAATGAAGTTCGTTTATTAACCGATGTCTTCTACCCAGATCATGCAAAAGTGGTAGTTGAATTTGTCAGAAACAATTCTACGCCTAATCTTAGCCCCATGGACCCTGATGAATGGTGCAAGGCGTTGGCTAGTAGTTTTGCTGAACGCTTTGGCCGTCGTGGAACGGCGTGGAAAACGCTGCCAGTTATGGTCCTTAACAACAAGCAGGAGCAGTTAAGAAACTTCCAGGTACTTGCTGACGACGCGGATTATGTCAGTGGTCTTGTGAAGAATAACTATAACCGCATTTTTGCTCGAAGGTAATAGGTATGTCAGAGTTCATCATGGATTTGATAACGGTCATGATCTGGCTAACCGTTATTGTCTTACTGGTGATCAGGCGAAAGGAACGGCGTGGATTACTCTACGGCTTGACCTTAACCGATGACGGTATGACGTTCTGGTATAGATTAGGAATCTATGCTGGGACTGTAACTATGGTTCGTGATGTGATGGTAAAGGAGCCCCAGCTTTCCGGAAATGTTGTAGGCTGGCTGTGTCGCTTCCCTGTTCGTTATACGAACAAGGAGATGTGTAACTACATCAGGATGTACGCTCCCTTCTGTTCTGATAAGACTCCTCATTCACAAGACCTGTGGATATTTAACGAGGTGGTCAATCGAAACAACAACGCTTTGATCAGTGTTTATGGTCAGGTATTTGTGTTTGACAATCGCGATGGTAAAGGCTTTTATTGAAAAAGCAGCTATAAGCCCCTCCACCCCGAAAAGGGTGGAGGGGCTTATATTTACGCTTGGTGTTTAACCCAGGTAATCAGCTGCCTCGGCCGCTACGGTCGCTTGCGCTTGCGTCATGCGTTCGATGGTACCTGCGTTAGCCAGGTTTTCCAGAATCGCAGTGCGTTCCTGGAAGCCAGACGGAGCAGTCACTGCGTCAGGGTTGAACAGTGGCAACAGTGCCAACATTTTGCGAGCGATCTGTTTCACCGCGAGGGTGTCCATTTCGATCACACCGGTGAATTCCATCTCGATAGAGCGGATCTGGTTTTCATCGGCTTTGTTGCGTTTGATCTCGATCGGAACGGTCGTGGTCGGCTGGCCCGCTACCAGGATCGCGGCGTGAGCTACGTCCTTCATGTTGCGGGTTGGCTCGAAGTAGATCGCCGAGTACGAGGTGTCGTCGAGCAGCATGTCTCCTGGATCGTCCAGGATGACCATTTTGGCGTTCAGGATTTCAGGGTCCATTACACCCCAACGCGACCAGGTCTTCAACATGTGAGTGAATACTTCACCTTCCACGTCGTAGGCCTTGTGGGTCACGCTACCCAGGGAACGGGTAGCACCGGTTGCCACGGACATTTTGTGACCTGTCCACTCCATCGAACCGAAGTTGATCTCTGTGGAGTCACGGATGCCGCTCCATTCCTGCGAACGGTTCTCGAAGAACGCTTTGCACAGGGAATGAAGTTTGGTACCACCCGGCAGACGGGAGAAGAACTGAGGGGTACTCAGGACAATACACCAGCCCTGTTGAGACACATGAGGCTGAGCCGACATGTACTCGAAGATGTTGCCTGCCCAACCGTACATGCCACCGGCGTCGCCATCGATGACGGGACGGTTACCGAGGTCCAAGGCCTCGACAAACGGGTCACTCGTTGGCATCAACGTGGTGTCTGTACGGTGCGGGTAGTTAGTATCAGCAGCCATAACTACTTACTCCTTACGAGTTGGTGGCCAGATCTTCTTCGTTGTAGGCGAAGAGGTCCAGGTTCATCATGTACTTACCCTTGTTGAAGTAAGCATGGGCGATAGTGTTCATCACAGCACGACCACCCGGTTGGGTCTCGTCGTAGCTTGGTACGAACGTGATGGACTTGCACAGGCCACCGAGGCGATCGCGGCATTTGCGTTCCGCGCCGTCTTTGAAGTTAGCCACGTAGTCGGAAGCCGACAGCGAGGTGTCACCGCAGACGTTGTTCCACTCGTCTTGTGCGATCTTTTCGATGCACACGCAGAGGAAGTTGGTGACCAAGTCCTTCAGCACGGAATCCGCGTTCGGGTACAGGGTAACCAGGCATGGACGGAACATGGTGTCAGTATTGCGCGTACGCAAAGTGATACCACCGTTGGTGAAGTTGTCACCGGCGACGAAGTCTTCCTCGAACTCGATGTTAGGCGAATGCATGGTCCGCAGGTTACGGTTGTCCTTGCTGTCAGGCGAGAACGCTGCACGGATCACACCAGCGCTGTTACCAGCGAAGAGCGCAAACGCGTAAGCCAGGTCGAGGTTACCCGACATTGCATCAGCGCTCTTCTCGTCGATAACGTAAGCTTCGATGAGGTTGACCGCCGAACGGCAGGTTGGAGTGCCCCAGTACTGGGATTCCGGGAACAGCTTGGCTTGTGCAGACAGCGCAGTGAAGCGCGAGTACACGTCGGCCAGGGTGTTGGTCTTGCCTGGCGTAAATACAGTCGCATCTGGAATCACGATGATGTCTTTACGGCTGGCCAGCAACTGTACCGAGAGGTCTTTAACTTCCTGGGAGAAACCAACGTCCCAGTAGAAAGATTGACGGTTCTTGGTGTAGTTCTTGGTTTCGGTACCGGCGAGGTACTCGGTCATGTCCAGCGCCATCAGCTTGTTGTTAACTTCCCAAGCTTGAACGTTGGTGATCGGGTACTTGGCGTTGGCCAAGACGTTGAACGGATCGTCCAGTGCAGGCACGGTCACGTACGCCGGCAGTTTGCCATCGGCATCCAGGAATGGCGAAACGCCACCGCTGGCTTTAACCGAACCGGTCATGTCCCAGGTCACTGCGCCGGTGTTGACGAGTGCGTAGTACGGGGCACCGTTGTGGTTTACGCAGGTGAACGGGTTCATCTGCTGGAACGGGAACTGGCTCACATCGAGCATGTTCGGGTTGTTCGGCTCTTCAACGGCGTACATCGCCTGGCACAGCGAGGTGATGTGGTCTTCGTAGACGTAGACGTCGTTGAACGGCTGGTGAACAGGAACAACCTTACGGTTGACGTTCGTGCCTGTGAACTGGCCGAAACCGTCTTTGATGCTGAACTTCACACCATTGACTTCGGTTTTGAACAGGGTGTACGAAACAGTTTCCAGACGTTTTGGCGTCTTGGAGAAGCTGCGTGCGCCGATCTCGGTTTCGGTGAACATCTTCAGATCGAACGGGAACACGCCAGTGGCGGTCACGAATTCCGAAACTGCACGCCAGTTAACGTTGTTATCGGTAACACCGGTAACCAGGCCACCGCGGTTGTACTGATCGCCCACACCACACACCGCTTCGTAAAGCGGGTAAACGATGGTGTCAGGCACAGCCGGGATTTCACCGTTGGCTGGAGTGCCGGCAATGGTACGACGTTGCAGGCCACCGACCGCTACACCTTTCTTCGCTTCAGGATCAGGTTTGATCTCGATGCTCAGTGCAGTGGTGAAGGTATCGCCGGTTGGAATCTTTGCGCCTTGAGCATCACGCTTGAACTTACCAGCCAGGTCACGCTCGTAGTCTGCCAACTCTACCAGTTGAACGAACGCAGAGATTGCCACACGGGCAACTTCTTTGTTAGCCGATACACGGCGAACACCGATGGCTGCTTGACCGCCCTTGATGAGCTGACTAACCAGCGCAGAGTTCGGGTTGTAGAAGGGGGTGGTGTGGTCCAACACGTTGCCGAACTTCTTGGTGAAGTCAGCAGTGGAGATCCACTGGGTACCCTTATCTTCCGCCAAATCACCCACAGGAGTGACCATGGTAATGACCGGAAGGTGCAGTGGATACGTCGGGGTGGAGATAGTGTAATCGGGGATCGACTTGTCGTTGATACCACGATTATTCACTTTCCCCGGAATGATGCTGTTAAGAACAGTCATGGAGAACCTCGTTGATGTCCTGTTTGTGGGTCCTAAAACAATCGTATGCTAGCCATTTCTGGGCCGTACAGTGTGTTATACCACTGGCACATAACATGTTATTTTTAGAGGTAACCCCATGCTGATCAATGCCTACGACACTACGGTCGGGAAACCCTTCAAGGTCGCTGACAAGGTTGAGAGCACTATTAAGACCCTTCATGTCACCCGTAACCTGACCCCCACCAAGAAGCCTGGGGTGTACGTGGTGACCCATGAAACCGACCTCCCCATTCCTATTTTCGCCTTTCCAATTACCATGGAAGGGTTCAATCGTCAACTGATCACCGTCTATGACGAGCGTCCATTCCGTAACAAAAGCAACGCGGTAGTGAATGCCAACGAGATTGCGATCATGCGCCTGGCAGCATTCATGCAACATGACGTCGCTGAAGGTGATGTGGTTCCGCTGAAGAACTGCCGACTGATGGCAACCAAGGCGTTCTCTGAAGCTTTCGGTAGCCGTTTGATTCGTCGGGCTGGTCTGGATGTTAACGCCGGCCTTACCCTCAAGGTGCTGTTGTCGTACTACATGATCTGTATTCAAGAAGACGTAACGACTGATCTCGAGCTGTTGGCATTGAACGTTATCCGTTCGATCTACGGCAGTGAGAAAGGTTACATCCTCGGCGTGGTCGAAGGTGTACCTAAGCTCTCCACTTTGGAGCAGTTGTTCGAAGCCATCCGTAACAACCCTGTGCTGTATCAACTGAAGGGTGTGGAGTTCAAGGACTTCATGGCGCTGTTGGGTGGCATCAGTTTCGTGGCATTGGGTAGCAAGGTGATCATTGCCTCGGCTGAAGCCCCCTGTCTGTTCACTGCATTGGTCTACGGTGCAGCGCGTTACAAACTGTACGCTAAGACCCCGTTGGGTATGGCGTTGGATCCTAAATACAACAAGGGTGTACTGGAGTCGTTCACTAAACACATCGACTACACCTACGACCTCAACGGGTAAACATCATGGGTATTCGTGGACCGGAAGACAATACGCCGCTGGTTCGATACACGGACGATCATCTCTGGTCTAATCCGGAAGAGAACCAGCAGTACCAGGTAAAGCTTAATCGCATTACCGAAGAATACGGCTACAGTTCAAACTTCAGCTACATGAACAAATGGCGGACCCTGCCCAAGAAGAATACTTTCTTTCACGTGTTCTCGGCAGGCGGTTTGCATCCTGGGTTCTGGAACTTCAAGAACAACACTCTGCGACGTAATCCACTGGATCGCTGGGTTAACATTGGTATGCTGTGCAAGGCTCGCGGTCTGTGTGTTGATATGTATTCGACCAAGGGCTACATGCAGAGCCGCAGTCACTGTTGGTTGATGGTGACTTATGACGGGTTGGTGTTGATCGCTGTTCAGAAGTTGGGTAAGACGCCAATCCTTGATGGCGACGACATGCACTTCCGTTGCTACACGCCTTCGGTGTTGGTGGACAAGAGTCGTTTGGTGTTCAACGAAACGGGTAACCCGTACATCTTCGAAACCTGTGTGTACGAGAACCCGGCTGAGTACAGTACCTTCCTGGGTCGTTATAACGCTGTTAAGGCACGTCCTGGTTATACAGGGTTGTTCCATAACGGTACCGTGATCAACGGGCTACCTGTGAACATCAACCCGATTGCTCCTGGTGACGTGATCGAGTTCTGGCACGACCCGACAGTGTTGCGTACCGAGCTGTACATGTACAACCTGCTCCAAGCTTTTTACTCCGAGTTGGATCAGAAGAACAAGGTCATCCTGCATCCACCAAAGATCAAGGGTGACTTCACCATCCGTTACTTCGACGACAACGATTACTTCCTCATGGGTGGTCAACGTCGTGGTCTTTATCTCCATCGCAATGATGAGAAGACTATTCGTCAGCTGACTCATGTGGATGTGGCGATTGCGGATGACGTGATTCAAGCGATGACCGAATACCATCCTGATTTGTCCGATCCATTGGACTGCCGGATCCTGGTGTTGATTCGCAAGACTGCCTGGACCTTCCAGTGGCCTCATGAGCATCAGCGCATTCGTTACCTGTACCGGATGCCTGACATCGATATCATGCGAGCCATGGTCGACGCTCGAGCCAACATGCCGGAATGGACGGCCAAGCAATTGGAACAAGGTCCGGTCTTGCAGTTGCTGCGTAAGCAGTGGAAGAACGTTAAGCGCGAGGATGCGATCCTGTCGGTAGGCTACAACGCTGCCACACGCGTTCTGAGCGAGACGCCGGTACGAGCGACCTATCTGCTGGGTAGTCGGGGTGTCGACATCCCTGTGACCTACCAGGAGGCTTGTACAGCCTGGGAACATGATGAGAACGGTCAGCTCCTGGAATGGCGGAACATGAGTGGGATCATGTATTACTCGCCGAACAATCCAGCCTGTGCCATGGTAGAGTTCACCATGGGTTCTACCGGTCGTGACATTGACATGCTTGTGACCAACCAGGACGTTGAGATTTCCAAGGACTGGGATTACCAGGTCTACACCGCTTCGTGGAACGTCAACATCGGTCAGATCATCGGTGCGTGGACCAACGTGACAGGTGATCCTGCCATGTACCGTGTTGAAGACGGTGTGCTGGTGTGGAAAGGACTGGACCGGGTAAACAAACGTGGCATTCTGATCAGCAACAAGAAGATCCTGGGCTACCAGTTCCAGTTGGAGCATTTGGACCACAGCTTGGCGTTTGCCATCACGGATATTTACGAAGATGGCGGACACCTCACTGGGTTGACCTGGGCACAGATCGACATCTGGCTTAACGGGCATCCGTTGGTTGACAAGGTAGATTGGATTTATGAAGACCAATACTGCTACATCAACAACAAAGAGTTCCTCGTTGACGGTCCTCAAACCATCACGGTCCGGGCGATGGGTCTGGATAAAACTGTGGTTTTGCCGAACTCTGACACCGAACTCGGATTTGTGGATGGTGGCGTTATCGGCCGCGTTGATCGTTATAATCTGCGGGGCGATCGAGTTACTCGTACGGTTATTAATGGAGCCCTTTACCTGACCGATGAAGTTCCACGGGCAGAGCGAGAAGTTCCGGATGACATCGGTAACCCGTTGAACGGTAAGCCGTACATGGTTAAGCACCACTGGTGTCCGATCCGGTTTGTTGAAGACCACGATGAGCTGCCTTATCGCGAGCGCAGTCGTGAGACGGACCAACGTGTAAGTGATTATCTCACCTTGTGGCTACCTAAGCCGCAAACCAATGCTGAAGAGATTGACTGGGAGAATGGGGATCCTCATCGTCCAGACGGCAGTGGTATTGAGGTGATCTCGAACCTGCAAGACAAGTACCGTTTGTACAGCCCGTTCTTGAACGTGGTGGTAAACGGTGTGCTTAACGGTCTGATCCAGTTGCCCAACCAGTCTAGCGGAGATACCTACTACAGCGACCAGGATGTCAAGGATGCGGTTAAAGCCTACACCTGGTGGTTGAAGTACGACCCCGTTAACCTCAAGTATGACCGTCGTTACTTTGCCATTACCCCGTTTGCTAACTACGGTAAACTTACCGTGTCGGATAAGGAACTCATCTTCTTCAAACAGGTCAACGATCTCTACCTGGAGTCGGTCTGCGTGATTGAAGGCTATTTTGAGGTGAACAACAATGTTTGACCAGTCGCCGTTGTCTAACGCGATTGCTGCGGTTGCGGGGACGAACATCAGTCCCCTCAACACCGGTGAGCGCAAGAACTTCCACTACATCGAAAACGTCTACGACCCGGACATCCATCCGCCTAGTGACCTGACGAAGTATGTGGTTCCGCAAGAAGGGGAGTTGGTGTTCGACACCCCTAACGGCATGATCTACTTTGTGGCTAAAGTGGATTGGCAGGCTACCCTGAAGTCGACGCTGGTGCCTTGGCGCTTGCAGAACGCTGATGAAGGGACTACCAGTGATCAGGACTACATCTACGGGCTCCGTGGCGGTCCAATGGCTGGTGAAGCGCTGCTGTCGATCGATTACTCGGTCCGTCCAAACGTGGCGCGTGTGGATGCCACCATCATGCGCCCAGGTGCAGCGTACGCGTTTGTGTACCTGGGTAGCTCTGCTGTGGAGTCGAATATCATCTCGGCTCAGTACGATCAATCGTTGAACATGATCAGCAAGAAGGTTCCAGTCAAACTGGCCTTGATCAACGAGTACACGAACAAGTCGATCATGACCACTGGTCCGTTCAGTGTTACCAAGAACGACCTGGCCCTGCCAGATGGCACTCGCGCCTGGCTGGTGTTCTTCGATGAGGGTAACAACTTCATCCCGCCTGCTCAGCCGTTGATGGTTCAGCATTCGTCGTACATGAAAGACCACAACATCGGTGTCAAGTACGTTACCAGTGTTGAGCTGTTGTCGCCATGGTTCACACACGTTACCGATCGTGATCGTTTGATCATCCCGGTTAACGTCCAGTTGTCGGCAGTCGAGCTGCGTGCGGTTACGCATTACTCTGACGGTTCGACTTCTGAACCTGCTGCGGTCAATGGCGGTGAATACAGCCTGTACGGGGTAACTGAGTATCGTCCGAAGTTCCCAGGTCAAACTGCTGATGTGGTGCTGGTCAAGAAATTGGCGGCTAACGAACAGCACGATGTCGCCCAGCCTGGTAACCCGGACTTTGCCCGTCACACGTATACCTTCGAGGCCGGTGCAGCCAAGGGTGCTTACAGCCCACGGATCTTCACCTATCCTCAATGGGACGCGACGCAGAACGGCTACCGGTTGCAGCACTACCTGTACGACTTGGATCGCAAGACGTTTACCGACGTCACTGCCGTTGTTACTTACAACGACAAGAGCCCGGTCTACAAGCCGTCCGCGTACGGCCTGGCACAGGCACTCATCTTCAACATCAATCTCAAGGACGTCGCCCCGACGTACGAAAGTGTGCCGTTCATTCAGCATACCGAGATTGTGCTGCTGAAGGATGTCAACGGCCCGGGCAATCGCTGGAGTGTCAACTACTCCTACGGTAAGCCGTCTTACACTGCACTGAATGTCGTGGCGAACAACAACGGGGTTAACACCACGTTCAGTCTCGTTAACGGTCAGGATGCGCAGGATGAGTGGCTGGACGTTATGTACTGGTCGGTTTACCCGAGCTACGATGTCTTCAACGAAGACAAGGCACCAACCCCGACACACTTCGATCTGATGCATGAAGATGGCCGTAAGTGGCGTTTCCCGGTTACCGCCTGGAATCAAAACAACGCGATCACCATTGCCATGCAGAAGGGCAAGACCTGGTACATCAACTGGATCAATAAGTCGGTGTCTGGTGTTGAGCTGCAACTCGGCATGACCGGTGTAACAGTGGAGCTGGCGCCTTAATGTTATACCTCAATCCGTAACCGGAGAAATGTATGACCTCGCAAGTTAAAGTGGACGCTCACTGTGCTGACAACAAGGAAGTCGTTGTCAAGGTATTCAACGTAGCAACCGACAAAGCGATCGAAGAGTTCACGCTGCAAAACGGTGAAAGCCGTCAAGTGCTGATCTACGACGACCGTGCTGTGGCGAGCTACGAACGTCTCAAGGAAGTGGTAGCCGAGTAAGCAACGTCGTTACAACAGGCCTGGGGGTAACACCCTGGGCCTGCTTTATTTTCAACGAGTTATCTTTATTTTTTTGATATGTGCAATGGGAACCTATCATGGACACGATTGAATCAGAAAGTACTGTAGACGAAGGCCAACTGAAGTTTGCAAAAGAACTGATCACTTATCTGGGTGCACAAAACCTACCACCTGAATTGATCGACGATCGCAAGAACCGCGTGGACTGGGCTAAGCGTACTGAAGACGAACTGGTCATGGCTCACTTCAATGAAGACAGCCTGAGCAAGATCAAAACGGTTAGATTCCTCAAGGACTTTGCTCGTTACAAGGCAGCCCCGGATCTGACCACCCGTAATACCAGCTTTCTGCGAACTGCTGAGATCTTCCGGCAGCAGGGTATCAAGAACTACTACTTCCTACTGCAACTGAACAATCCGGCCTTGGTAGGTGTAGACCCTTACGACGAGAATCTGACCAACGAACAGAAGGTCATGATCATGCACGAATCGGAGACCAACTTCTGGTACTTCCTTCGTGAGGTTTGTAAACTGCGTGCTGACCGCCAGTTCTTGGCGAATCGCGGTAACGTCAGTTTCATCTGGAACTACCTGAACCACATCACCCAGTACATGATCATGCCTCGTCAGCAGGGCAAGTACCAGGACGATAATGACAAGGTGCGTAAAGCAGATGGGACCTGGGTACGAATTGGCGACCTGCAAGCTGGTGATCAAGTCATTGACCGTTATGGTAACCCATCGACAGTCATCGGTATCCACGCTCAGGGTATCAAACGCTTGTACCGTGTTTACGCCAGTGATGGTCGTCATGTGACTGCTGGACCTGAACACCTCTGGACTTTAGCAGACCACAGTCGTGTAGTTAACGATGATCCAATCTGGGACGACTACACCACCGCCGAGATGATCACCAAACTCAAGGATGGTGTAAAGCTTGAGTTCCCGCTGATTGAAGCGGAGAAGGGCGTTGCCAAGAACTTGGCGATTGACCCTTATGTGATGGGGACACTAATTGGCGGTCAGCGTATTGGTGGCTTCATCCTGATCAAGAAGGTCTCCGAAGCGGCTGACGCCTGGATTGAGAATAACCTGCCTGAAAGTTTAGAGCTGGTGAAGAAGGGTAATCGTCGTGAGATCCACTCGACTGACGAGAATGTCAAGATTACCTTCGATCCAGACCTGGGTCTGCCGTCTAACTACCTGGAAGGGGCTCTGGAAGATCGGCTGGCTGTACTGCAAGCGTTTCTGGACCAAGGGATAGTCGGTGAGGAGGGTGTGGTCTACAGCACCACTAGCAGACTCGTAGGCGGTCATGTTCAATACCTGGCGCGGAGTTTGGGCGGTACGGCTTCCAAGGCTGGTAGCAAGATCACTGTAACCTTGCCGCATTCGATGGCGTTGTTTAAATACAAGCATGTTGAGGACGAGTTCGTTTTCGATAACCGTTTGTTTGTGGAACGCATTGAGTATCACGGTGAAGCCCCTTGTACCTGTATCGAGGTCGATAACGAGGAACACCTCTACGTTACCGATGACTTCCTGGTAACTCACAACACAGTATCGGTACAGGTTATTGCTTTCTGGCTGACGTACATCATGGGGCGAGGCTACAAGTCTCACCTGGTAACGTTGAAGTCAGATAACCGGGCTCAGTTCATCGATGCCATCAAGAAAATCAGAACCTGTCTGCCGAAGTACCTGGTTAACCCCACCTGGAAGGACAAGGATGCGGGTAACTACCTGACGTATAAAGCGTTTGGGGAGGAGCACGTTAACACCCTGACCATCTCGGTACCCCAGATGGGTGAAGACGCCGCAGGTGACCTTGGACGGGGTCTCACGGTAGGTACCACGAACTACGACGAGCCTGGTTACATCAACTGGATCGAGGCGATCATCAACGGATGCTCTCCTTCTGCTTTGACAGAGATGGAGATTTGTCGCGATAGTGGTATTCCTTACGGGATCAGTTACATCACGACACCAAACACGACCCTGCACCCAAGTGGCGCGTTCATGTTTGAGAAACTGATGACGTCGACTGAGTGGCGTGAGAAGTTCTTTGACTCGTACAGTGAAAGTCACCTGAAGATGCGCTTGTTGAAAGCATCTCCGAAGAAGACCACTTCTCCATCTGTGGCTCTGGTGTATAACTTCTTGCAGCTGGGTAAAGACAAGTCCTGGGTACAGGAAACCATCGACAGCTTGAACCTCAGTTTGGCTAAAGCCAAAATCGACTTGCTTCTGATGTGGGTTGAAGACGGTGAGAACCGTGTGTTCGATGACATCACTCGTGAAGCGATCAACAACGTTAAGCGGGATAAGGTTTGGAGTAAGGAGTATCGTGACAGTGGTCTGTTTATAGACTTCTTTGTCACGCAGCAAGAACTGCTGGAGATGGCGAAGAAGAGTTACAATGACTTCTTCCTCATTGGGGTGGATACCTCGTCGGCTATCAACAAGGATGCCTGTACGCTGATTATCCGCAGCATGCGAACCGGTAAGGTGATTGGGGTGGGTCGTTATCAGTTGGCGTTCCTGGACGACGTGACGGGCATTATCGTAGACATGTTGTCTACCTTCGAGAACAGTCTGTTGGTGATTGAACGTAACTACGCACACCACATGATCGATAACCTGTTGGTCATGCTACCAGCTAAAGGGATGGATCCATTCACTCGCATCTACAACACGGTCTTCCAGGATCCTGTTAACCATGCGAAGGAGTACGAGGCGGTACAGCATACCAAGTTTGCCCATCGCAGTAAAAGCTTCTACCTGAAATACAAGCAGTACTTCGGGTTCGTGACGACACAAACGTCTCGTCAGGTTCTGTACGGCTTGATTCAGGAGGCTGTGGGTAACACCGGGTATGGTCTGCACTACGATAGGCTTGCAGATGAGCTGATCAACCTCAAGACTCGGGGCGATCGAATCGACCACGATAGCAAACAGCACGATGACTTGGTTATTGCCTGGTTGTTAACGTACTGGTTTATCAAGCTGGGTATGAACAAGCCGATGTACGGGATTCCTACCGGGATTGCGTTAACGGAAACTCGTAACCTACTGGATGCCGGTAAACACAAGAACGCTCCTGAAGTGGATCCAAGTGTTGTATCGTTCTTGGACAACATCAAGAAACGCGTGAATGGGTTGACGGAAGAGTTGTTGAACACCAACGACAATATCCTCGCCATGAGGCTGGAAGCTGAGATCAACAAGCTCAGCAGATTGCTCCCAGTTGAAACGGCTAAACTCCTCACCGTAGACAGTCTGATCGAAGAAGCTAAACTCGAACGGGCTAAACGCATGCTGCGGGAACGTAAGCGTGCCGCATAAACCAACTTCCTGGAGACATCATGTCAGTTGATATCACTAAGTTCCTCATTGCTACGCCGCTGCCTGTTTCGGATACCAACCCTTTGGCGTTGGAACTCATGGGTGATCTTGCCTTGGTGCAATGCCCGTCGGTAATCACCCAATGGGACAGCGGTTCTGTAATGTTCACTGCTCCAACAAAAGGGGCGTCCAGCAAAAGCACCAAACGTACTCGTTGCGAATGGAAAGAGCCGGAATACTGGTCCTTGTCTAGCGCTGCTCGGCATTGGAGTCGTCAAGAGATTACTCTTGGCAAAGTCAACTGGGCCGGTAAAGTAGTGGTAGGGCAGATCCATGTCAAAAATGCCACTACTCCGCCACTGAAGGTGTTCTGGAACAAAGGCCAAATCACCGTCGGGTTCCGTAGCAGTTTCGATAAACCAGACGTCGTCAATACCGTTATCCATAACGACGTGCCTCTGGGCGCTACGTTTAAGCTCAGCATTGGTGTAACTTCCAATGGGTCGGTGTCGATCAACGTTCTGTGCAATGGCGTACCGTCGATCAAGATGGCATGGAAACTGGATACCTCCTGGCAAGGTCAGGTTCTTCAATTCCATGGTGGTGTGTACAACCAGGTCGACTACACCGACGATACTCCGGTAGATGACGGATCGGTGTCGGTGATCTCTGAACTGTCTGTAACCCACGGCGTCGTATAAGTCAACCAAACATAACTACTCCCCTAGCCTTGACGGGCTAGGGGAGTAGTTAGGGGAGGAGTTACATAAAATTAAAACCACTCCGTCCGTTCGGTTACCACATTGAGTAGAGTTTCCAGACAGGATAACTGAGTTACCATGAGCTGAATTTCCCACTCGGTTACCAAGTGCGGGTCAACGCTATTGATCTCTTCGCGCAGTCTTGCAATACGGTGCTGTGTCTGCACTTTCTCCGCGAAAAGCTTTTGTTGCTCGGGTGTATAGCTACCCATGTTGCCCATGTTCAGGTAAGCATTCTCATGCTGTTCCTTGGGCGCCCAGGAAATGTAACCGGCGTGGTCAGGGTGATTTGGTTTACCGCCGTCCAAATACTCGACCAGATAGCCTTCTTCAGCGCCATCTTCATCAGCCGGCATGTCCCAGCCTCTGTAACCGTTATATACCGATTTTGTCATCGGTTTCGATTTAACGATTTTCGTTCCTACGAAGTGTTGAAGATCCATGACTGGTCTCCGGTGTGTTAAGGGTTAAGTAACATCCCAATGTCAGAGCGGCCGCCGTTACCAAACTCGTAGTTAACATATTTGAAACGAGACATGGCGTCGCCCATCCGCTGGGCACGTGTTTCAAACATCTCTTTGTAGCCTTCAATGGGATCTGTCTCATCCTTCCCTTCCACAAGGATGACACCTGCTGGGTAAGCAATCCCGCCCAGAGATTGTAACATCTCCAGGTTTTCCTTCAAGACAGTCTGAAAGGAATCTACCTTGTAGTCCATCCAGCGCATGTCATGAATCATACCGCCTTTGACCAGTACGATTTCGCACTCATCCAGGCAGGGTAGTAAGGTTGCCTTGTAGAACTTTGAACGGGCCTCTAGAAGAGCCACGATCTTTTCCTCGTTGCTCTTGTCGGGGTGAGTAAGCGTCACCCATAGTTCACGGTCACAGCTAAGCGCGTTAGACCCAACACCAACGTCCGTACAGATGGCAACCTTCTTGCCTTGCAGGGTGAGTCGGTCTTTGATCTGTTCGATTGCGGAGAGTACCGTCAGCTCTGTTTGACCATCCACGTTAAAGTAATGCATTCAACCTCCTTACTCAAAATAGTCCTTGCTCAGGATACGCAACACGATGTACAGACACAGTGCGGTACGTACCAGTTGCACGGTTTGCTGGGTTATGACCCCTGTTCGCTCTTTGATGATTTGATCACCCAGGGCTCGGATCACCTTGACGGTATCGTTCTTGCTACGAGGAGCCCCGTAGGCACCGCGCATCTTGATCAAGACGTCATACACGTTGGTTTTCTTAATACCATTGGTGTGCAGGTATTCAAACATGTGCTGGAGTACCGCATCAGCAAACTGTTTGTATTCCGGCTTCTTCGGGTTGTTGTACATCGTCGGGAACTGCTGGATGACGTACGCCAGCTTGTCGCGGGGACAGCCTTCCAATGCATCAGCTGCATACTTGACCAACTCGTCCTTGTAGAACGAAGTCTCCTCGGTGAGGATACGATCAAGGTAGAGAACAAACTGGGTGATCTCCTTGGTCTGCGTCTTCAGTGCCAACTCATCGCCCAGGTTTACCTTTGCCCCGTCAATCCGAACGATGTCGGTTTTGTTCTTGACGTCGTGGAACACCTTGTTGATGTCGTTGATCGCTCGACGCAACCGGTTCTGGATATCCCCGACCATGTAGACGATTTTCTTGTCGTCATCCATTTTGCTGAAAGCATCGTAGTGGATACCAGTCTTCGGGTTGATGATGAACTCAGCCCGAGCCTCGATCAAAGCCCGCCAGCTACCGTAACGCTTGATATCATATTTCAGACTCAAACGGTTATAGGTTTCCAGCACCACTTCTTTCCGTGCCATAAACGGATAGTCGTTGTGAATGATCGACGTCAAACACTTGTAGTGATACATCGACAGGATATCGATCATCGCCTGGTGCTTGGTATCCTTGCTCAGGCTAGAGCGGTTTACCCGATACAACAGGTAGGGAATGGTCAGGTTGAAGGTATCACCCACAACACTCCAGTCCTTGTTCACTGCTTTGGCTGCGTGCAGGTTTTCTTTGAGTTCCTCTTCATCAACGTCGAAGATCTCAGAGAACCACTGGTTACGGTCAGCCGTGGTGAAAGTGATCTTGTGCAAACCGAGATACGGAGAACCGAAGAACTCCATATGACTCACCACGCCCACACTTCGGGTTACGAACGAGTAGACGTAACGACGCAGTATCTTGGCCCACTTCTCGTCGATAACCAGGAAGTCACCGAACTTGTTGCAGATTTCCAGGATGGCATGGTTACTGTCGAAGTTGATACCTGACAGCAAAGCTTCAGCACCTGTTACCGACTGGATCTCACTTGGGTGTAGCGGCTCCAGGTACAACCCACCCTTAGCCAGGATCGAGTGTTCTTCCGTACCTTCAAACAAACTGAAGATCGAGGGTTCAATAAACGAGGTCATCAGTATCTCCTTGGGACAGAACGGCGCACGGCATCAGTCACACGCTGACGGTCACTGTAGGCCATCCGCTTGGTCCATTCCGTGGTGAGGTATTCGTGGTAGTCTTTCCAGGCATCACGGTATTCCATGATGTCATCCTTGATGTCGCTCAAAGAAATACCGCTGCGGATAATCGCTTCCTGAGTAGGACGACGGCAGGTCCGGTAGATGTACGCCTTAACAGCCAGTTCCACCAGGTGAGCAAAGTGTTCATGCTGGCGTGTGGAAATACTGCTCAGACCTTCATCGAACTCCAGGATCATCTTGGCCGACATCGAGTAAGTACCCGAGTTCAAACCAAAGATCACGAAGCAGTTGTTACCAGTCATGTGGATGTTGTTGTAAGTCACCGGCATCTGACGGTTGGAACTGAGGCTGTCGATCAGCGCTTCAGTCATGTCCCCGACACTGCCCTGACCACACATGTCGTTGGTATTGGTACTCATCCCCAACATACCAGTCGACGAAGTCATCGAACCCAGATAGATCTCCGTTACCGAAATGATCTTGCGACCACCGGTCACGATGTCCGGTACGTTCACTTCGATACAAGCGTTACCCAGGTCACGGATACGAGCACCGCTCAAGTCGATAAGCTCGGTCTTACCACCGTTGGCATTACACGCTGGCAGTACAGTACGGTGAATCACTTTCTCACGGATACCCTGTTCCACGGTCGTGTGGTTAACCATGTTGTACCAGTTACCAGCGAAGTTACCGTTGGGGGCTTCGAAAGCAAGTTTAAGCAGGTAGTCGTCGATGTCACAATTGGTGACCCGATTGATGGCGTAATCCACCGCGTTCATAATCTAGCACTCCTAGGAATCGGTGTAAATAAATTGGGTTAAGAAGGGGTCATAGCATCCCTTTTGGGGCGACCAGTCTAAAAGTGAAGACCTTCTAAAATCGCTTTGGAGAACCTCATCTCCAAAACTAGTACCGTAGGGTACCTCGTATGCTGAAAACCTCTAGGAACGTTTCCTAGGTGGCTTCTGATCGATCTTGAGAGGGACGATGGAGGTGGATATAAACCCTCACTCAGAGACCGGCATTTAAATATCATCTCGCCTATATATTCTATTTGAGATCCAGCGCCGCGGCCGGGGGTAAAGGAGTATTTTCTTGTTTTTAGTTTCCTTCGGAAATTTCTGGTAGGTTTTTTGTTTTGTCAATTGGCTAAATTCAAAGGAAATTCTTTCCCTTCTGTTTACCTCGCGCACACGCGCTCCGTGCGCTAAAGAACCTAATATATATTTATATATATTTATTCTTTATTGCTCTTTTAAAGCTTTTAAAAGCAAAGAAACGCCCGCGTACACACGCACGAGGTATACAGAGGGATGGAGTATTTCAAACCTAAATTACTACTTTGTCACCTAGGAAACCATATTCTAGAAAACCGATTTGAAAGAAACATGAGGAGGCAAACATGACGAGCGTAGCGTGGGACGGAAAGAAACTGGTCAGCGATTCACAAGCCACTGCCGGTATGATTATTCAACCGGGTGGTCTCAGGAAGATACACGAACCCGAGGAAGGGGAATACTGGGATGTACAGGGCCACCGTGTATTGGCCGCCGGTATCTCGGGAGATGGTAAATCGATCGAAGTGGTCAAAGAGAAACTCCGTATCGGGGTTACTCACAAAACGAAAGTCGAAGACATCGACGAAATTGGTTTCGCCGCATTGCTGATCACCGAGGACGGGCAATGCTATCGCTGGCAGGTCAACAAGCGTCAGGGTCGGCCGCTTCACACGGACTTGCTCCCCCTGTTCCCACCAGCAGCAGCAGGTTCGGGTCAGCCGTTTGTCTTGGGGGTTCTGTCTATCGGCAAATCTGCTGAGGCAGCAGTACGAGCAGCCATCCGACTGGACAAGTACTCGGGCGGTGATCTGCAAATCTGGGATCTGCCACCAAAACCAGCCATCAAATCCACGCGGCCAGTGGTCGTCGCCGAAGCGACACCCGCCTGATCAGGAAAACAAATCATGTCCGTAGCAGCATTCGACGGTAAACTTATGGTCACCGACTCGGCCATCCACACTGACGGCCAGATCAGTCCAAGTGAGTTCCGCAAGATCTACACACCAGACGAAGGGGAGTACTGGGAGATCTGCGGGGTGAAGGCAATTGCATTTGCTGTGATCGGCACTCCTGTGGTTTATCCGCAGTTCCGCAAGTTGTTGCAGAGCGGGATCGATAACACCTCAGATGCGTCGTCGTTCGATAACACCTTCGACGCAATCGTGATCGGTGAAAACGGCGTGGCTTACCAGGTCATACCGTCTGAGTCCACCAAGAGCGACAAGCACACCGTACTGAACATCATCCCAGCAACTGGATTCCTCGCCGTTGGGGACGGTGCGCAATTCGCGTTGTCGGTGATGTCCATCGGTAAGTCAGCCCGTGCAGGTGTGAAGGCGGCGATCAACCTGTGTATCGAGTGCGGGGGTAATCTCCAGATCTTCGAGGTACCACCGGCGCCAGAAACTCCTTCGAAGCGTCCTACCTTCGAAACCACCGAGGAAACCATGGACAAGCTTGCAAAGGCGGTTACCGAAGAAGCTATCGCTGAAGCCGACGCCAAGGTCGCATAGTTTTAATACTATGTGAACTCGTGAGTTTGCTCCTGCTTGAAGATAGTTAGCCCTGGCGTACCCGTGGGAATAGTTTGGAGTCCACTACCCGCAACAGTCAGTTGTCCCCCATTAACGACTGGCTGTCCCGACAATACATCGTTGGGAAAAGCTCCACCTGCCAAAGTACTCTCCCGTACTCAATCTCTCTAACGGGGGATTGAGTACGGTGGGATTATTTCGCGTTTTGTTTTTTGTTACCCGCTAGATATATTTTATACTTGCACACGTCAACCGGTTTTTCTCATAGCTGGGTTATCCGGAAGGTGTTTATTGGAGGTGGGTCCTACTGTCCTTCGGTTTGCAGGTATTCTCACTCACAAGTGTTAAGTCTTTTTCTGAGGACACCCCCTGTCGCCACATTTGCAGCAGGGGTTCTTTTTCACTTGGGGTATGCTTCTTAGGCAATGTTGGCAATGGGTTGAGATCATGTAAAAAGATTTCAAGCCTACATTACCTGTGTGTTGACCATAAACGGTCTAACGAATTCTTCCAACTGGTAACTCAAAGAGAATCTTTCACATGAATGCAAATAACTCGGATTTGGCGTATTTCCTCTGCGGTGGTACCGGTATTAACATCGGCGTGGCTCTGAAAAAGGGTACTCACACCGACAGCAACAAGAACGCCTACTTCGTCGGTCTGGACTCCTCAGACCGCAACAGTTCCAGCGACCTCTTCGAAGTTGTGCAAATGGCTGTTGCCAACGATCCTGACCAGAAGGCCAAGGGTTCGGGTAAAGTCAAAGCAACCAACTACCCGCAGGCTGAACAGTTCATCACTCAGTTCCTGACCAAACACAAACCGCGCGATTACAACATCATCGTCTGCTCCACCGGCGGCGGTACTGGTTCGATGCTGGCTTTCGTTCTGGCACGCATGCTGTTCGAACGCGATCAACTGGTCGTACTGTGCTTCGTCAACGACAAGACCTCCCAGGTCGAAGAAATCAACGTCGTGAACAGCTACCGCTCGTACGCGTCGCTGACCACTCCAGGTTCGCTGAACCGCGTTGTGCCGTACATGGAATTCGATAACACCATGACCAACACTCGCGGTGAAGTCAACCAGATGATCATCGACAAGCTCGATGTCGCCAGCCTGTTCCTGACCAACGACAACAAGGAACAAGACCACACCGACCTGAAGAACCTGCTGAACTTCAGCAAGCACTACGGCGTCCCACCGTCCATGTCGCGTATTCGCTTCTACGACGAGAAAGGCGTTGCCGACTTCAAGGGCAAAGTTCCGGTTGCAGTGTCGTCTCTGTTCGGCAGCAGCGATGCGGTCATCCCCCGTTTCAACGGCACCGTGATCCGTTCCACCGGCGTGTTTGCCGACGGCGTCAAACGCCCAAGCAATGCCGAAGAACTGCACATGGTCCTGGACCACGGCGAAGCTCTGAAAGAGCTGGAGAAACACATCGAAGCAATGGAAACCCGCAAGGTCGAAACTCAAGGGACCTTCACCCAGCAGAAGGATCTCTCTGCCGGTGCGGATGACAAAGGCTTCTTCATGTAAGCCGGCTTAGCTAGCGTAGGGTACCGGGGAGTGATCCTCGGTACCTTATAGCTGCTATATTGTTTTTTGATATCTTTTTCCACAGCCGACTGCATTACTATGAGGCGTGGTTTTTATAAAGGGGTCAAGAAGGTGTCTAGAAGCTTCTCTCTGGATTTAAAATCCTATACCCTGGACGTACCAGTGGGTGGAAGCGAAAGTTGCTTAAATCGTGTTGTATCCACGATGGATCTCCATTCCATACTCGTCGATGAGGGGTTTAATTCATTCGAGGTCTCCAGAGCCTATCACCGGATCTGGGGAAATGACATTAACGCGTTAAGGGATCAGGTAGCTAGTAAGCTGTTGGGGGTACCTAGGGACGCTGTGGTTAAAATACAGACTTTCGGTAAACTCCGGCAACAAGTTCTGGTTACACTGAAATACTAAAGGGGCCAGCAGTGATCAGATTCGATGTCCTAAACTTAGGCAATAGCTTAGTAATGGAAAAGGACGATGTTCCCGCTGTCAGGGAATCAATTGCTGTACGAATGCTGGAAGCCGTAGTAGAGATGATGAATCATCCAACACGGCAGGATAGACTTTTAGACCAATTGGGGAACGTGTACGAAGAGCACTACGACATGCTGACACCAGATCTCGTTATGCTTCAGCTTAAAGAGTCAATCGAAAAAGAAATGAAGCGTCGATCATGGGATCCGCGTCTTAAAGTCAAGATCGGCTTTAAGAAGATCTCCCATGGGTTTCACCAAGCCCACATCGAAATGGATTTGGATGCTACGTTGCAAGCTAATGCCAAACCTAAGGTCACACGCACTGTAAAGGCGAAGGTCACTGGCCACACCATCAGCGATAATCCAAGTCCGGAGGCGATCAATGAATTCCTTGAAACTGTTGAGCGTCGGAGTATTCGGCGAACTCCGCGGCTTTCAGATCGACAACCGACAGCTGTTAGAGAACCTTTTGAACGAGATCTCTTCGCTCAGCAATGATTACGTGCCCCATCTTTATAAGGAGATGGCTTGGGGTGTGCTCGAGATGGGTATCGAACAGCTCATGACCCTCAAGGGTAAGAATCTTTACGACTGTCGCTATAATCAGAAGGCTGCACGTTGTTACCTGTATGCGGATCACCTGGAACTTGAGCTAGACAAGATCTTGTCCCACCTCACTTCACAGATGGGTAACGCTACCAATAAAACGTCACCGGATCATCCTTTTGTATACCAGATCCTTGCGAACGGCGATTTGTTGATTTACCTGGACGTCAGGGATTATGAGCCCCTGGCGGTCGATACTATTGAAGAGGAATGCGGCGATGAGCAAGACGTTTGGCTTGGCCCTGGGTTGCATTCCGATAGCCTTTGGTAGTCGTGGGTTTCATTCTAATGAGACCACCAACCTGATCACACTGTTAATGGGTGTGTGCAGGTATAACGAAGAACAATACATCCCCGGGGTAATTTCGGAGTTCATCCGTACCGAAATGGATTTGGATCCGTTACACGCCCAGATCCTTATCCTGGACGCCTTGCCCGCCCTGGTGGATGTAGGTATGCAATTCAGAAGGGTAGCCGCCACAGGCTGTCTGCAACGCTATGTTGTACATCCACACATCATTTTACTGGAAGTTGACGATGACTACCAAAACCATTACGCATACGGTAATGCTACCACCTAACACCGACGTAACCCAGTTCATTGGTGTGCATCGCAACCTTATGGAATCAATGCAAATTCCGCACGCGCTGGATTTCTTTGAGAACGTGGACGGGTTTACTCATCCTATTCCAGAATGTCAGGAGCAGCTAAAGGTAGGTTTCTTTGAATTCTTCCGTCAGCTGCAAGATCTGAAAAACCTCTATGGGTCAGTTCAGTGTACCAACGCTACGGTGGGTAACAGCACAGTCACCTTTGTGTTTACCTACCAGGACTTGACCTCTGCATAAAGAGAACATCATGTGGAAACGCATCCTGCCTATTGACTACGAAGAATTAGCCGATCACTTGTTGGCCGGTTATGCAATGGATTGCAAGGATTGGCCTGCGGAACCGTTTGATTTCCAAATGGCCAAGAACATCCTGATCGATCATGTGGAAGCTATAATGGAAGATAGCGAGTGTTGCGATGACGACTATCTCACTGAGTTGTTGTTTAAAAACCACATTCACGGTTCGGTTAAAAACATCCACGTTACAAGCCTGCCTGGTACGGTTGTAATTCGAGACGGACATCCTTTGAAGCTTCCGTTGGTTATTATCGAACTCGAATTGCAAGGAGACCTCCCGTATGGCAACCCCGAATCCTTCACGTGGTGACATTGTTTCATTTCAGCTGGTAAAGAACGGCATCAATGGGGGAGACCGTGTTGATGTCAAGGTTGACGGTATCGTCCAGTACGCAACCGCTCGATTGATTGATCCACAGTTGGCCATCAAGCACAAAAACCTGTTCGCGTACTTCAAGGACAAGGTAGGTAACGTCGACGATCCAAACGCCTACGGTTACCTGGTGCTAATCGGTCGTAATGACAAGATGGAGGTTATCGGGGTCCCATGGATCAACGATTCGACCTTTCAGCTTATCGACGGCCGTAACGCCAACATGGTTGTTACCAACTGGCGTGAAGACTTCCGTGCTCCGCTGGCTACATTCATGCAGAGCATCGGCGCCGCTTACACCCTCACGGTGTTTGAGAAGTAAGAATGATCTGTCACTACATTCCTCATCAATAGGGGAGTGTAGTGACCCATTTTCTTTTTTGCAATCTGATTTTTCTTTTATTACCTATTTTGCTTATTCAGCGAGAATTGTACCGATGACTGCTGCGGCTCAACATCTATCTCCCTTCTTAGAAGAGGAATATGTACCCAACCGCAACTTGCTCCAGAACTACCACTACATGGCCGCGGCTTATCTGACGTCCATCTACAAGTGGGATTACAAAACAGTACTGGAACTGGTTGAGAAAGTATTTGTACCCAATCAGAACGGCTATAAGGAAGCCAAGTTCAGAGTATTCAAGAAGAACAAGTACGGCGATCGTGTTCCTGATGTCATGCCGGCTCGTGAGTTCTTCCAGACGGTGCAGGATAACAACTGGCACTTGTCACCGTCGTTTGTAGCGTACACGCACACTAACCAGGAACAGTCGATCAACTCGATTGGTACTGAAACCTTTATCGAGTTCCGTCGCCTTTATAAAGGCAAGATGAAAGGGGCCATCTCGGCTGGCGATAAAGAAGCGGCACAAGCGTTTGACGAAATCCAGAAGGCTCTGAAGATCTTTAACAACGCCCAGTCTGGTGCGATGTCTTCTTCGGGTACTCCACTGAACAACAAGTCTGGCCACACTACACTGACTTCGATCTGCCGTTCCCTGACCTCTGTCGCCAACCTGATGAACGAGCGGCTGATTACGGGTAACCGGTTGCTACTCAGTTACAACAAGTCCATGGAACTGTTTATTAGTACCCTGGCATTTGCGAAGCGAGACAAGATACAGGCGGTTATTGATAAGTACCAGATGAGTTACGCCACCGTGGACCAGGTAATGGACATGGTGAAACGTTGCTCGGCTTACTACTGGAACAACAAGACCCAGATCGGTGCGATCCGTGAGTTCATGGAAGCGCTGTCACCTCTGGAGCTGACGATCATCCTCTGCACCATGGACCTTCGCGGTCTGTATACCACGAACAAAGAACTGGTCAAACGGTTCTTCGATGAGTGGTGTTTGGTTCCTGAGATGCCTGCGTCGTTTGAGAACGTTACCTCACTTAAACCCGCTAACGATGACTACAAGACACTCTGTACCACCAAGCTGGGTAAGAAGGCAACAGCTGAGCAATCGGCGTACCTCAACTCTTACCACGTCAGCCTGGAAGTTAAATGGCGAGACTTCATTGAAGCTTTCTTGAAAGCCGATATCCCGCCATCTGGTGTTTTCAGTGTTAAGGAATTGGTACGCGAGAACGTCGTAACCTCCGACACTGACTCGATGATCTATTCGGTAGACGCTATCATTGATGACTACATTACCGATAAGAAAGACGAGCTGGCGTTTAACGGTGTATTGACATACTTCATTCGTTGCATTGCCGTCGACCAGCATGCGCGTCTCAGCGTCAACATGAACGTGGCCAGAAAGTTCCGCCATCGTCTGAACATGAAGAACGAGTACTTGTTCAGTGCGTACTTCACTACGTCGATGTCCAAGCACTACTACGCGTTGCAGTTAATGCTGGAAGGTATTCTTTACGACGACCCTAAACTGGAACTCAAGGGTGTGCACCTCAGAGGTATCAAGATTGCACTCAAGGTCAGGGAGTTTACGAACAAACTGATGCGAGACGCTCTGGATGCGCTCTACAACAACAAGCAGATGGATGCACCTGCAATGCTGAAAGGCGTAGCGGATCTGGAACGCTTGTTGTTCGAAGAGCTGGAGAGTGGTGGTTGGAGCTGGCTGACCAAGAACGGTATCAAAGAAGAGAGCGCCTACAGCAACGCTGACTCGTCTATCTACTTCTACCACGAGATGTGGAAGCAGGTGTTTGCCGAGACTTATGGCGACGCACCAGAGCTGCCGTATCGCGCGTACAAGGTCAACGTCACACTGGATAACAAAACCAAGGTCAAGCAGTTTACCGAGACCTACGGCGAAAGTGATGTTGTGAAAAAGATGATGGAGTACATCGAAGCCCGTGGTTCTTTGACAGCGATTTATGTTCCAATTGATATGATTGAAAGCATTGGTGGTATCCCGAAAGAGATCCTGCCGATTGTAGATACACGCTCGTTGATTGCACAGAACTATAAGTCCATCTACGCGATTCTTGAATCGTTGGGCTTGTACATCATGAACAGCAAAGTGACTCGGTTGGTATCTGACGAGCATTGAGGTGAATATGAAAATCATAAGAGGTCCTTCGTTCGGCTACTACGTGGAAGGACCCGCGTGTGATGTGCTCGGTAACCCATTACCGGTACAGCGCATTCCTTCCGACTTCCCCCTTCAGATGAAGTTCAATCAGGAAGGTGTGGATTGTCCGCTGCCATCGGAGTTTGCTACTCTCACGGTAACCGACATCAGCGGACGTCGCCTGGTGTTCAAAGGTGGCGATTGGAACTTCCTTCAGGTCATCTACGCGGAAGACGACGGGACCCTTACTCGGATCAATGAAGTTGATATCGATCCGGAGAACGGCGTGTGGTTCTTCCTTGAAGGTGTGCCGATTGAAAAGGTTGGTAAGTAATGGGTACTGTGCACTACATGGGTAACGCCAAGACAGTAGACCATTATCAATCGAGGGTCGATCTCATTCAGAGTAAATCCCAGGTGCTTGGCTTTTACCTCCAGCGCTTTATGGATGCTTCGAAAGAGATGTTTGACGCCCAGTGTGAATTGAATAAGTTCTGTAGCAGCTATGGATGGCTCAAGCATATTGTTTGTGCGGAGAAGATACGAGATCTAAAAAGGCAAGTAGAACTAACCAGTCTCAAATACGTCAAATGTTTGAAGCTGGTAACGTCAGCCAAGGAAGAACTGTACGCGATTCAGTTTAGTCAGGATAAACCGTTTTTAATCTAAAACGCCTATAACTCCTACCTCCCCGTTAAGGGAGGTAGGAGTATAAGGAATTTCAATTTATTTAAGATTTTAGGATCAAATATGGGAGCACTTCGTCGGTTGGACCGTTAAGTCTCCTCCCGTACAATGAAAAATCAACGAAAGTTGATGTCATTCAGTGTTTTTACTTCTTCGAGCAAATCACCCAGATGCTTCCTGAAAAACACTTCAGGGATATTCTTCTGACGATAAGCAATCTGACGATAGAGCCGATCGATCTCTGTGTTGATATCTGCACACTTGTACTTCATGCGGTTACCAATCGACAGGTAGATAGCACACACCTTCAGGAACGCCGGTTCAAAGGCCCAACCCGTCTGAGCGTACAACGCCTGGTCATGCGGGTCGATGTAGTTGGTGTAGGGAACACGGTACAGACTGTCAATCTGCTTCAACATCATCCACACGTCAACCAGTCTACGACCCGTAAGCACGTCTATAAGGAAGAGCATGTAATTTCTGAACAGCTTCTCCTCATTTAACGTGGTGAACTTAACCGACTCAGTCTTGATCAGGTCATTCAGGTCTTGTTCCTTAACGAAGAACTCGTAGAGGATGTTGATGACCGACAACTGGTTCTGATAGAGTGTGGCGTGATACAGCGGGTACATGCAGACGTACGACGCAATGCCTGTGTTGACTTCACGCTTCTCGCGCATGAACAACCACCAGCCTACTGCCAGTGCCACCATGTCCAAACCAATGATGGCCACGTCTGTGATCTCATTACTGGTAGCCTGACTCTTTTCAACAGTATGTTTATACCCGCGCTCCAATACTGTTGAGTATAGCGGGATCACTGCTTTTAGATCTTCCAGCTTGAGGGTCTTTTCGTCGTAGTCGATGAATGCATCCAGGAGAACCCAGTGCTCTCTGACATTGCGACGATAGAAGCCTTCGGGCTCTGCAAAGCCAATACGGTTAATCGAAGTGATGTGATAAACCGTGCACAGTGAATTTGCACGGAAGCGTGTATTATCTACAACCTCCTGCAAGCTCCACTCAGGATCGATCGTCAAGTGGTGGAGAATACCCACCAGCTTGTTCTGGTCTTCGAGATGAAAGGAAGAACGGTCCACGTAGGCCCGATAGTCCTTACGGTTGAATTCGGTTACACGATGCAGATTCCCCAGGTCATTGAAGTTGCTACGGGGATACTTCCGGCTGACGTCCTCAGCGGGATAGGTAAAGATAGTCATAGGGGGATGTCCGAAACAAATGATGGGGATTTGGAAATAAAGTGTTACTGCAATTCTCTATTATATGTGAACAAGTCACATCGGGAGAAGTTCTCCCACTGGGGACCATTGCGCAACTTGGGAATTTGTGATGTATACTGAAAGCGATTACTCTATATCATCCCTGCTGAAAAGTAGGGTGATTTCTGTTGGGGTAAGAATATTTCAGGCCTACATTACTTATGGGATTAGTAATACAGATGTTCCACATCCGTAAAGATAATCTCGCTATAGCAAACTATCTTCGTATAAAAGGAAAACACTCATGAGTCTGAATACCGGTTCCGAAAGCACTTCCTGGAACGAAAAAGAACAAGCCAACACCACTAACCAGGCTCCAGGCGCTCCGGGCACCATGGCTCCTCTGGATGGTCTTGCTGGCCTGCTTCGTCTGCCGTCCATGACGTCCGACAACCGTAACCTCAAAGAGGTTGCCGAAACCATCGAGAAACTCGAAGCGATCTACGAGAACGCCAAGAAGTCCACCACCAACGAACTGCAACGCAAAATCGTTCCGACCGTTGAAATGCTGACCCCGTCCATCTCGGCACAACTGCCTGGCGTCGGTCTGTACGTTGTCTTCGACGGCACCATGTACGTCATGGCCGCGCTGTTCTACAACCGCACCCTGTCCATCGGTGTTGAGCGCATCACTGTCAACGCCAACAACATCATGCAACAAATGTCGGCACCACTGACTCCGGCTCAGTACCCGAACAACGTGTTCCTGGAAAAGCTGACTTCCCACTACACCAAAGTGGCCGAAGCTCAGGGCGTGAAGAACGTCAGCGTGATCAACATGATCGTTGTCGACCTGGAAATGCTGCACCACCCAGAAGCCGGCGATCCGAAAGACTACGCTCACCGTCAGGCGAACTACATCGCCTCCGAGTGGGAAGAAGCGATCATGGTCAAGACCGTGCGCGAAATCGTTGCCAAGGGTTACCAGGTTCCGGTTCCGTTCGCCAAGACCGACGAACCTTACGGCAAAGACGGTTGTGCAGAAGCTCGCGTTAACGCAATCAGCTTCCGCACCAGCAAAGCCGGCACGTTGACTCCGGACAACATGGAAGTGATCGTTTCGACGATCAACAACAGCAACCAGAACACCGGCAACTTCCAGGCCAACTCGAAAGAGATCATCCGCGCTACTGCGGCTGTCAGCCTGAACGGCGTGTCGTGGGAAGATCACCAGCGTTTCATGATGTCGCACCGCTCGCAAGAGCAAATGAACGCGCTGCAACAGTTCCTCGGCAACAGCATGGGCATGGGTGTTTACCCACAGGGCTTCAAACCTCTGCGTCCAGTGATCACCGTTGGTACCGTACAAGCTGGCGAGCAACTCTGCAACAACGGCGGTCTGTTCCCGTTCTTCACCGGCCTGTACGCGCTGATGGCGACGAACAACCAGTACGTCTGGTCTGAAGCTCTGCGCCGTCATAGCGTTGGTGCTCGCGGCAACCTGGCTGACCTGGAAACTCGTGTTGACCAAATGGTAAGCCAGATCCCTGGTGGCTTCCAGAACCCGCAACGTATCCGTCTCGACGAGAAGAAGATGTCGGACACCGAGCTGGTCAACAACTGGATCCGTCAGAACGTTTCCCCGCATGCGACCTTCCAGATCAACCTGATCCCGGCCGGTCCGAACGCGTCGATCAACAACTTCTTCTTCCAGCTGGCCAAAGTCGGTCAGAACGCGGCGGAAATCAAAGTTGTTATCTCGCTCATCGACAGCATGACCAAGGGTGCGTTCTCGGAAATCATCCGTGCCAACGCTACCGCTCAGGTTGGTTGGGTGCCGTCCAAGCCAGTGCTGATCCCGACTGGCATGATCGCTGTAAACGGCCTGGCCGAATACGCCGGTCGCAAGTTCAACACCCAGGAACTGGACGAGATGATGATCTCGCACATCAAGGGCCCGAAAGGTCAGCTCGCAGCCGAAAGCCTGCTGTCGACCATGTACGGCACCATCCAGGGCGAAGAGTTCAAGCAACGTGCTCAGAAGCTGCGCGTGGAAACCAGTTCGTCGCTGTTCGACGGTCAGGTTCACATCAACGGCTGGGCTCAGCCTCACATCTGGGCGCCTGACTTCATGGCTGCCATGTCGAAAGCCATGGACACCATCGGTCAGCTGAACGTTGCCAACAACCTGGGCAGCTGGCGCAACACTAGCCTGGCTTCGACGCCTGGCATCGGTCTGGCTACCCTCGTGGGTGCTGGTTCGAACAACGCCTCCGGTAACGGTCTGGGCGTTGCTTACAACATGAACATGCCGTTCATGTAATTGTTGTAAGAGTTGTAGCCTGCACAAAGGACTGGTGGGCAAGAGGGGTAACACCCTCTTGCTCGCTATTCTCTTTTTTCTGTTTTTCCGTTTTGGAGTCGGCTATGGGCAACATGTATTTACCGGAACTCACTCCGTCAAATGAGCTGGCAATTAAAAAGCTCACACAGTACAACGAAGAAAAGCTCGATCCGATGCCTTTCTTCAATCGCTATGCCGCAGCCTTTGGCCAGTCGCTGGAGGATGACCCGCGTTACTCGGAGCCACTGTATTGGGACTTCGAAGACTACGACTACTTGCACGATACCAGTCGTCTTAAACCTATCTATCTGAATGAGTTCGACTTCAACATTCAGGAAGATCGCGAAGCCATCGAGCGTTTGACTCGTATGGAGTTCAATGGTAACTCGTTCGAGACTGTAGCCAGCTGTAATCCGGCATGTGGTTACTACCGTGGGAACTATCGCCTGAAGCAGGGTAAGGCCTGTCCTAAGTGCGGTGAAGTTCCAGAGCTGTTCCTGGACCGCGGTGAGGATACTCGACTGTGGCTGAAACTGCCAGAAGGTGTAAACGGTTTTGTTAACCTTGGTTTCTTTTCAACCTTCTTTAACAAAGTCGGTATTGGTAGTCCCAAAGTCTGCGTGCCTCGGTACTTTATCGACCCGATCTATCGGGCGCAGATCAACAAGCAAAAGAACACAACGGTCAACCTGATCCGCAACATGCTCGAAGAGCTACAGATCAGTGAAGTTAACATGAATACCTTCCAGGAGCGATGCGACGACATTATGCACTGGATGCTGGTAGGGAATGGCAAACGTCATTGCACTACTTCGCACGAAGGTGTAGTGCTGTGGGAAGTGTACCAGAAGAACAAGCACATCGCGTTCTCCAAGTACATGAAGGTACCAAACCGCTATGCGACGATCCTGGAGAAGACGGGCAAGGATACTTACGCCTATCCACACCAACCGATCACAGCACAGCTGTACACCGCGATTGCTGATACCAAGCGTTCCAACTCCGTGGTTAAACTGAGCGCCGCTGATAAGCGTCGTAACGTGGACATCGTGGGTAAGAACCTGGTTAAGCTGGCCGACCAATACCGTAAGGTGAACAACCCGAAAGCGTTGTTTGGTAAACCAGCGATCAACCGTAAACACGTGGCCTCTGGTGCAGTTCCGTTTACCGGTCGTTCCGTAGTGACGTCAGTAACCGGCATCCTTAACCCGGACGAGTGGATGGTTCCGTGGAAGATGTGTCTGGCTATTCTGGACTATCACATCACGGGTTTCCTGTATCGTCGTGGTCATACTCCGTATCAGGCCATTCAGCGAATCAGTCGAGCTGCTTATTGGATCGACCCACTGATTGATGAATTCTTCCGCGACATGGAAGATAACAACAAGGCTATCATACAGAGTGGACGTAACCCGTCGATTGAGTTCCTCAGTCTGCGCAGTGCGTTCCTCCGGGTTAACCGCGATCTCCGGGATGAAAGTATCCGGGTACCGATTCTGGCAGTTAGCGAATCGAACACTGACTTTGACGGCGATAACCATTATATCGTCCTTATGGCCGATAACGAGTCCAAAGCGAAAGCTTACGGCGCGTGGGGTCACCATCAGACGTTGGACCGCAACATTCCGTTTACAGTGGGTGACTACGCAGGGCAAGCGGCGACTAACCTCATGAACCTTAACACGCTCATGGCACAGACGCCGATTGTCGACGCAGCCTAACCCAGGCTAAGAGGTAAACAAGATGAATAGTGCTCATGCATTTAGCTACGCGGTCTCGGGTAGTTATACCGAGAATCAGATGCAGAAGTACGCCGATTATGTGAACAATTCTACTCAGGCGTTTCAACAAGCCGGCGGTTGGTTGGCACAGCAAGCTACAAATGCGTTGGAAGGGTTTAACAGCTACATGACATCGCGTGCATGGGAAATGGGTAAGCGACTGTTGGGTAAGTCGGACGGCGATTACGTCGGACGGTTTGAGGTCGGTTATCTGGGTTCTGTGGCTGGTCTGCAAGGCGCTCAAGGTTTCATGCGCGATTACATTATGGCCCACGAAGGACTGCACCAGGATTACCTGGATGAGAAGATCAGTGGTTATGATGGCGTCTTCAGTCCGCTCAACGTTGGTATCGGTCAGGAGAACATTTTCTGGCGTCGGGCAATGAACGGTTTGCTGCATTTGGAAACCAAAGACGACGTTACTCGGTTGAAGCATGCGCACTATCTGGAAAGTTCTGGTGGTGGGCTGTCATTCCGTGAGCGTGTCGATGTGCAGAAAACTTGGACTGCTGTTGGCTATCATCGGACTAAAGGTTTGTTCGATATTACCAGTGAAACCAACAAGGCGTTGAAGGGTGCTGTAACGCCCTCAGACGACGAATAACACCGTTTAGATAAACAGGAGGGGGTAACACCCTTCCTGCTTTATTTTTTTGCTATACGCTATCTTACAGCGTTAACTGTAAGTTTATTCTTATAGAGGGCATTTCTATAAAGGAAGACGGTATGAGCGATTTTTGTGTAGCTACTATGTCAACGCGTTCAGGTTGGGAAGTTAAGTCCCCTCAGGAAGCCATGGCGTTGCATTTCATGTACTGGTTTACCTCGCGTCGAGACCAAGGTAAAGTCGTTGGTCAAGTCCCCAGTTTTTATTTTCTCTGGGCTACCCATGGTACGACGCCAGAAACCATGATGGAACGAACGCAACAAGAATTCGAAGCCTACATGAAAGAACTGTTCCCACAGTGCGAAGTGCTGGTGCAAAAGCAAGTTGTACAAAACGAACTAAATAACTACCATCTATTACTCTCAGCTCGAGCGATTGTAGACGGTGTGTCTTATGATCTGTCTGAAGTTGTATTGGTGACAGGCAGTCTCTATCAAGTGTTGGATAAGGCGAGGTTGGGTCAATGAGTCAGATGACAAAGCAGGATCGCGAAGATATTCTCAAGGAAGATTTTGCCTTTCTTGATAACGTCAAAGTGCAGAACATCAACGGCAAGTTGATGATGAGTGACGGTGAAGTGCCCTTCAGCGTGGCTACCGTGCTCTATGAGAAGGAATTCGTGCGCGACTGGCTGATGCCCTTCGCTATCGGTAACGACCTCGGCAAGAACTACTTCAAGGTCAATGAGTGGTTCCAGATCAGTGCCAACGGTACTCGCGCTGTAATGATCGTGGATGACGATCACAAACCAGTATTGATCATTGCGCCGATGATCAACCACAACCTGACTCCGCGCGAGTATCAGATGATGGAGCAGGCCAGTCGGATGATGCACAGCCACAGCGCCGACACCATGAAGAAGAACGATCCAAACGCCAACCTCGGTCTGGCCAAGGCACTGACCAAGGCACTGGACGGTAAGAAGCGTGTTACGCTTACCGAGATGATCGCGCCTGAGTTCTACCTCAAGCACGGTGTTATCCCTGAAGTAGAGAAACAAATCTACTACATCAAGGACAATCTGAACAACAACAGCCGGGACATCAAAGAGATCAACGCGATCCGTCCTATTCTCTATGCAAACCATCGCAAAGAGCCGGTTACCAAGCAACAGGTTGGTGAAGTAAACCGTCTGATGACTGGCAACACCGAGTTCGCCTTCAATGAAGAGTCCATCAAGGGCATCAAGGGTGGCTACGAGCGCGTCACTGTCAGCGGTGTCAACTCCAAGGGGAAGGAAACACCAACCGATCCGCTGGAGTGCTAACAATCATTAGGGGATTTATAAGTGCGTTTTCTATGGACTTCTGATCAACACACTCTACACCCCGTAACCCCGACTGCACATATCTTACCGAACCTTGATCGCTTCCTGTTAAAGGAAAACGATCTGTCTAAGGTAGGCATGGTTATGTTCGGGGGTGACTTCATGGAACGCATGGTTGAGTCCCCTAACGAAGATATGTTCAAGGTCAAGACCTGGGGGCGTAACTTCCTGCACTCAGCTCACGATGCCAATCCAGACTTGATCGCTATCTGGCTGGAAGGCACGTCCTCTCACGACAACAAGCAACCCAAACACTTTGTAAACCTCGCACCACGAGGCATGGATGTTCGGTACATTGACACGTTGTCGATTGAGGTGTTCCACAAGCTAGACGATCTGTCCGTGATGTTTGTTCCAGACAACATGGGCAAGATGACGCCGGATGAGATCTGGGAGCGGGCGCTCCAGGTCTTGAAGGCTAACGACGTGGATAAGGTCGATCTGATCTTCTTCCATGGCGGCTTTACCTTTCAGTTACATGCTCAAGCCCAGAAGAATGCACACCTGCTGGAACGATGGGAAACTATTGTCAGGTACGGTATCTTTGCGGGGCATATACACAAGCCAGTACAGAAAGGCAAACTGTATACCTCTGGTTCGTTTGACCGTACAGCTCATGGCGAAGAACATCCCAAGGGCGGTTATGTGGTGGACCTGGATAAAAAGAAGAACATCTTCGCTCCGGTGTTCTGGGAAAACAAGAATGCTTTGCCTTTCCTCACCATGCATGTGGCATCCGATATAACCGCTGAGCAACTGATTAAAGATGTTCACACGTTTATCGCAGCTCGCAAGTTACCACCCTTCTCACAGATCCGTGTAAAAGGTGGTCAGGCTGAGATCGTTAACCCGATCGTTGAAGTCATGAAAAAAGACTACCCCATGATTGGCTTTAAGGCTGAGAACGAAGTCGAGAAAGGCGTCAGTGTTGACGAGACTTTGTTTGATGCTAAGGTCTATGAAGGGGTTTCATTAACTAAAGATAACTTGAACGATTCTCTCATGCCAGAAGTCTCTGCTCGTTTCTTAGAGTTGGGGATAGATCTGGAAGAGGCGTTCGAGGTGTTGGAGGAGTTCAAATGAGAGCACTGGGTGCGTTAGGCATGTCGGTGGGGACTTCACTGGCATTAGAACTCGGTGGGGATGCAATCCGTTCTGCGGATACCCTGCTGTTCAATCTCAGGACTTTGATTCGTAACGCTCATGCAGCTTACGAGAAAGATGACGCAGGGGCTGACGATGTTAAGACCCTGATCAAAGACGTTGAAGAAGACCTCGTCAAGTTAGGCCAGTATCTGGAAGGGTTGCGCAAAGGCAAACCTATCTCGATGGTGGTCTACTACCCGTCGTACAGGAGTTTGAAAAGCAAATATAAGTATGCGGATCTTACCGACTTTATCAACACCGGTACAGAGAAGCAGAAGAAGTTTGCCAAGCTTACTAAGGACGTAGCAGATGGATTAATGGAGAAGCATTCCAAGATCCTGGTGGCCACTGATGTTGGCATGCCTGATTTTAAGGGGAATGGCATTGTCATGACTCACCACGTGGTCGACCTGGCAGATGCGAGAGGTATAGGTCGTCTCTTCCTCTTGGAATCTTACACCGGGGTATTAAAACCCTTCACGACCTGGTACACCAAATTGACTGGCGGTGACGAACTGCATTACATGCCGTTTAACCACCTCACCATTCAAATCTTTGGCGATCGCTCTACTAACTTTAAGTCGTCTTCCAAGGCGATTAAAGATCTGGTGAAGAAGCTTGCCCTGGATAGTAACTGGACTTCGGCCACGTCTATGAGTCGTGTAAGGAACAGTATCGCAGGAATGGATAATCCCGTTGACCGAGCAGGTCTGTTAATGATGCTTTAATATCACAGAGTCACCATTCATATAGACTCAAATCACCTATTTCCCAAGCTTGAACAAGAAGGCAGAACTACTATGCAACCACAACGCCAAAATGGTGCACCCAGCGGTCAGAAGCGGAAGAAGACGTTTCTGAACGACTATCGTCAGGCACATCCTGCAACGGACGCTCCGATCAACGGTGGTAAGTACCCAGCTCAACTGATGTTCGAACAGAAGATCACCGGCCAGATCGTGTTGAAGATCAACGATGGCGTGTTCTCCGAAGGCAAGTCAACTCACAAAGAAGTTGAGCTCGATGCGTACGACCGCGGCCAGCTCTTCGAAGCGCTGAAAGACGCAGCAGACGTAGCGGGCAATCCGAACTTCAAAGCAGCCAAAGTTGTACCGGCTCGTCACCAGTTCGTCTTCCAGGGCGGTTCTGGTCGCATGTCCGACAAGCCAGTCGTGCAGTGCAATTTCACCATCACCCGTGAAGACAACGGTGAGATCACCCTGGGCTACAGCAAGGGTGACTACAAGGCGCTGATCCGCTTCAAGGGTCCTCGCAGCATGACCGTGATGATGCGCAACGCCGCTGGTGAAGTGGTCGAAGACAAAGGTATCATGTCCCGTTGGGCCGTGCGTCACTGGGTTAGCTTCTTGAAGCCAGTGCTGGAACGTATGGAACTCGAAGGCTGGGAACCGCCGAAGCCACGTGGTGATGCAGCTGGTGGCGGCAACGGCAACAACGGTGGCGGTCGTAACAATGACTTCAACAGCTCTAACGATTCGAGCAGCTCGACTGACTCCTTCGACGACGACTTCTAATCGTCCAAATGCTGATAAGAGCGGAGGGTAATCCTCTGCTCTGCCAAACCCTATGGCTGATAGCTGTTTTTAGAGGTGGCTATGAAAAGAAAGACAAACAATCTGACCAATCGTGCAGCCTGGGATAAACTGCCTCGAAAGTTTGAATTGGTCTTAGATGGAGAGGGACTAACCGGTTCTTGCAAGGTTGTCGTGGTTAAAGTTGAAAGCAACGAGACTAAATGCGTGTGGTCATGCGCACTCGAGATTTACGGCAATAGCCGCGCATTTAAATTGGGCACGTTTAAATTGCGTGACTTTGGTAGAAACAATATTGAACAATGCATGATTGTATCAGACTTTACCCCTAATCCCTTTGCCGACGAAACCGGAGCGGGTTTAATCGGATCGCTGTCGTACCAACTGCACGAGATGGTTAAAGAACGCGGTAAGCTTAAATCGGTATAGGTAAGAAGATTTAAAACCTACATTATTCCCTTGTAGACGACATTACTGTTTGGAGTTAGTGACATGCTTGAGTTTGCGATACGCCGAACCTCCAGCAAGAAGTTCGAAGGGATCCTGATCACGTTCAACGATCAGATTATTAAGTTCAATGGCGAAGCGGCTATCAAACTGGAACGCACGATCAAGGATCGTAGCGATGCCACCTACAACCTGTTCGACTGCCTCAATGATTACATTGAAGGCACTATGGATCACGATCAGCAGAAATATCTGTTTGATCTGTACAACCGTGCGTACGTGATTGTTGAGAGCGGTAAGTTCCTGGATTATAATGAAGATCTGGCTCAACTGAAACCCATCACCGACGAGATTCTCGATTTCATCAACGTGCCGAAGTACTGCTCGTTTATCCACTACTCCAAGTACATGAAGATCCCCAAAGATCTGAGTGAAGCAGCGAGTAAAGGTGATTACCCGAAAGAAACCACTATCACTGATCGCGACTATGAAGAGCAGGTAAAACTGGCATTCGTGGCGCGTGTCATCTATCCGATCATCTTTGGTCTGCAAGCTCGATTCGAAAACGTCATGGGCAGTGGTGGTTTCAGCGATCTGGCATGCGGTAACCTGATCAAGGATAATCCGTGGATCACCCAGCTGCCTGGTTGGCACAAGCTGACTGGTTATGTCAAGTTCGCTTTCGACAAGCGTGGCATTCCTACCCAGCCTGACAGCGTAACGAGTGTTGAGAACTTTGTCGATAAAGTACTTTTTAACACGGTGTTCAATCGTCTATGTTGTGCGGCTATTCCTGAAACTGAAGAAGGCAAGAACATCGCCACCGCTATCAATGCCTCGGTTAAGCAACACGAGTCGCTGGGCGGTAACTTCACACAACGGGATTACCCAAGCGAATCGGATGACGATAAGCGCTCGATGCTGGACAAGCACCAGATCAGCGAGGAAGTACGGTCTACTGACGACACGGTATCGGCTGAGTTCTTTAGCTTTACTCTGTTCGACGAAGAAGACAATCCTCGTTATAAGGATCGCTTCCGCTACACCTGTGAGGCATTGGGTGTAAAGAACGTCGCGTTGGTGGAAAGGATCTACGACAACCTGTCCCCGCATTGGGACTTCGAGTTGGAAGATCACATCCTCAAGTTGCTACAATTGACGTTTGCTTTCGAGGTGTCACCGTTCACTTTCGAAGCGGCCGGCTATGATCAATTGATGGCGGCGATCTGTATTGCACAGGTACGACTGCATGAGCAAGGTTACAAGTACTTGCCGTCGGTTATTGGTGCGATCAAGGATCCTAACGGTGAACTGTCGCTACCAGATGGATTCCAGCTGAGCGAAACGGATCGCGAGTTCCTGGCGTCTATCTGCGAAATCCAAACACGCAATAACGAAGGTCGCTCGTTTAACGAAGCGATACAAGCCGCACAATCGTTCCTTGAAAAGTTCGGTCGCGGTATCTGGCAGTCCAATCTGGAATATGGGGTATTGGACACACCAGAGATTTATGCGTTGGTCGGTCAGGGTAAACTCTTTGCTCTGGAAATCAGCGTAGAAGTCAAAAACGAATTCATGGCGTTGAACCGTAAAGTAAACGCCTAAGCAAACTGAACTATCTTCGAGGTTAAAGCAACATGGCAGAAATTACGCTAACCAAAGCCATCTTCGGCATGGGCAACCAAAACCATACACACGTCCATCGCCACAACATCCTGGACATGTCCACGATGAACATCGACACCATCAAGATGGAGCAGCATCAAGGTGGTGTAACCCCTAACACCTTGAACGTTATTGCTGCTCAATCCGGTGGTCTGACGACTCGTCCAAGCGGTGCGGTCAACATCGAAGACGACTGGAACATCCGCCGCGGTCTTGGCATGCTGACCTTCCTTATTACCAACAACTCGATTGAACAAGCTGAGCTGGCGGTACTGGGTTACATGACTGGTGGCCAGGCAAGTCATGAGGGTATTGAACCTCAGACCATGTTTGTACCTGTGCGCTGCTGGGATACCCGCACGACGCAGAAGTTTGACAACATGGGTCTGCCTATGGCGTCGACGGTCATCACGGGTTCTCACCAGTTCCTGATGGGTGACCCAACTGGTCGTGACGAACTGAAGTCGGTACGCCCGCTAGACATGGCCCAGGAAGTTCTGGGTTACATGGCCAGTTCTGCTGACGGTATGAACGACGGGTTCGACGGCATTCTGGCGGCTGACTTGCGTCAGAACGTAGTGATGTCGAAGACCGACAACCTCAACCCGACTCACCATGCACGTGAGTTGCTCAAGATTGCAGCGGCTACTACCACCGAAGGCCAGTACACTGGTATTGCCAACGCCATCGGTGATGCAATGGTCGGACCTGGTATCGGTGAAGCACCGCTGACCAGCAACGACTTCTTCAAGACCATGATGTCGGTCAACGGTAGCTTCTCCATGGCGAACTTCATGGGTTGGAGCATGGCGGAGATCATGTCGGTCTTTACCAACCTGCCAGACGTGATGAACATCACTTTGCTGGATCCTAACGCCACTGTAGGCGTGGATAACACGCTGATCTCTCACGAGCATGGCGGTGCTAACAGCTACGAGACCATCGCAGCTGAGCTGGCGTATCTGACGGTTCACATGCTGATCCGTTGCGGCATGACCCACTTGGTGTTCAGTGCCACCAACAACCCACACCACTTCAGCGGTATGGAAGGTTCGGATTCCGGTGTAGAGATTGTGACCGGTACTTTCGGTTCGGTACTTGACCACGATGAATACGCGATCAATCGGGTTGAACGCTTCAAGGAAATGCTGCGGGGGTTGTTCTTCAGCAAGTACTCGACGCAGTTCGCTCACACCTCGACGATCATCAGTGTACAGGTCAGCTGTCACCTGTTTGGTGAAACCGACGTTACCGTGTTCTTCAACGGCGAAGAGAACAAACAGCGTAAGTACACCAATGCTACGTACGCGGTAAACCGGACCAGTACCAACATCACTAACAGCGCAGATGGCCTGCATGAAGCACAAAACTTCATGACGAACATCACCGAATACTTCACAAAGAACTAAGGACCAGCCATGAATGAATTGAACAAGTTGTACAAAGCCATGTTGATGTCATGGGGTTCCGTAATCAAAGATGACTCCCGCATTGTGGTGTCTATCAATGGTGATGAAATCCCGGTCCGCATCGATGACATGGACATGTATCTGCCTTTGTCTGAAGTCCTCGACGGCAACTGCATCGACAAGGTGTTCTTCCACCCGGCATGTGAAAACGTGACCTCGAAGGAAACCGAAGTGTTCAAGGTGATTCGTCGCCTGTCTACACTCAAGCTCCTGACCACGTTCACTGAATACGTGCCGATCATCTTTGGTGTGGCGGGCAAGACCGCCAAGCAAGCCTGGCGCCAGAACATCCTCGACATGCTCGAGCCACTGAAGGCTGCCAAGCGCACCTACCGTGACGAGCTGAAGAAACTCTTTCAGCAAATGCAGGTTGAAGTCAACGACAACGGCGTCGACAACCGTTTCATTCACATCAAGGTCACCAAAGGCGGTGGCCGTGGCAAGACCGGTGAGAAGGTCTACTACAAAGCCAAGCCAGTGTTCCCGTTCTACAACGAGATCATCAAGCGCCTGGCTCGTTCGGAAGGTCAGTCTGACAACCAGACCGTTGAACTGAATGGTTTCAGTGTATCGATCGGTGCATTGAAGTTGGCAGCTCACCTGTTCCAGCAGATCCTGCCAATTGTGGAAACCCCTGACGACCTCGAGATCGAGTCGACCAGTCAAGTCGCAGCGCGTCTGTGTGCTTACCTGGGTTGCTACTACGAGCTGGCTGAACAGCTGAACCGTATCCAGAACACCTTCCGTGCTGATTTCGACAAGGCCGGTGTCTACCCAATCGACACCAACTGGTACGAGCATCTGGACGAGCTGCCGGAAATCTATCGTCAGGTGCCAACCCTTGACTATAATAGTCATAACACCCAGGACGAAGAAGTCCAGCAGACCAGTAACCAGCGCAACAACACCAACCTGTTCTCGGTAAGCGGTAGTGGTAACCGTAACCAGGGCAACAACCAGGGTAACAACAATAACAGTAATAACAACAATAAAGGCGGTAATAACCAGCCTAACGTTGTTGGCGGTAATGACGGTAGTTTCGACACCACTGTTCCAGCAATGGAATACGGCGATAACTACATCAAGACCGAGATTGATTACATGGCCGGCCACGTCAACCACTACGCCATGAACAACAATGGCAACCAGGTCATCTACCAGTGCACTCGTCACGGCAACCTTCTGCGTCGTGTCGAAAGCAGCATGCTTAACAACATGGGTGGTATGAACATGATGGGTGGCATGGGCGGCATGGGCGGCGGTATGAACATGATGGGCGGTCAGCAATTGGCCAACGGCATGATCCTGCTGCCAAACGGCATGACTGTAATGCCACAACAGCTGCAACAAATGATGCGTCCTAGCACGAGCCAAGGCGCACCAGGCGGCGTAGCTGATTACTCGATGGCTACTTACTAAGCAGCCATAAGGCTAGCAGGCTGGGGAATTCCCCAGCCTGCTATACCTTTCTTTTTTAGCCTTTAACTGTATTGCTGCGGGATATGGCTTTGTTCAAATCGCTCTCGTTGATCATCTGAAACGACTGGAAGTCAGAGACATCCTGATTGGGGTCATTCACGTCATTGATAAAGGCAGTTGCCCAACGCAGGTGAGCGGGGATGTTCATAACTCGCATCACCCGATAGAAGTCGGTACGGAACGCGTAGAGCATTGCTCGGTCTACGATGGGTATCATCTGAGAACCGCGCAACAGTATTTCTTTTTCAGAACGCACCAAGATCTTGAAGGCATCGGTGTAATAGAAGTCTTTACCGTTGTCTGATTCACTGTTTGGAATTGGCATTGTCCTCTCCAAGCTAATTGTTAACTGGCGGCCCCATCCTTTATTGCTATAAGCGATATGGCAACCCTAATAAAACTTAAACCTATATCATCCTTTTGGAATAGGTTGTATCAAGTTTAAGATAATAGGAGAAAGATTGTGAGTGATAAAAAAGATGATTCTCCTGTCGAGATCCCTCAGGTCGGGCTGGGGCGATTTAAGAAGTGGGCTTATTTGGCCGAGAACCAGTTGCACCCTGCGGTAATGGGCGTGTGTGCAAACCTGGTAGTGTTCCCACAGGTATCGTCTCCTACCCGTATTTACATGGTGGGTAACATGATCCCGAAGGCGGTAGCGACTTCGGGTGCAAGTGAGCGCAAACTTAAATCTGGCAACGAGTATCAATATGCCAAACGCGCTCGCTGTGTTGAAGCTCCATCAAACATGGTTATTGAGGAAATCTTCTACGCTCAGGCTATCAATGGCGGCGAAGGTGACACTGACAAATGGGCTCCGGTCTACGTCGTGTTCAAGAACGATGAGAAGGGTAAGTACGATATCATGGAGTTTCCACGGTATAACGTACAAAACTCCTACGTAGGCTTTGAATACGTTTATGACATGAATGTCATGCGTAAGTTAAAGAAAGGCGCCGTGTTCCCTAAAGGTACGATCTTTGCCAAATCCCCACGCATCAGTAAAGATGGCGAGTGGATGTTTGGTATGGACCTTAAGGTTGCACCGGCTTCCTTCCACTATACCGAAGAGGATGGTATCGGTATTACCGAGAGCTGTGCGCGCGACAAACTGCGCTGCATGTTCGAACACATCCGTGCTCACGGTTGGAACGAAGACGAGTGGGTGCCGCTGACTCTGTACAGAGATAGCCCATTCCCACAAAGCGGCGAGCGCATTCGCGAAGACGGCATCGTGATGGGTTTCCGTCGTCGTGTCTCTGCAAACGCTTTGGTGTCTCTGACCAAGAAAGCTTTGACCATTCCAGACGAGACTCACGACATCCTGTTCCGGGCGCCGGTGGATTCCGAGGTCATGTCGGTTGAAGTGATCAGCGAGCGCATGAAGAACAAGTCGAATAACCGTTCGACTGAATACATCAAACAGGCCCACACGAATATGCTGGAACGCTATGAGCGTCGCCAGAATGACATGTGGAACGAAGTGATTCGTTGGCACAGTGGCCGAGTTACGGCTAACCGTGGTAATCCAATCGCTATGACTCGTCCTTTGAATCGGTTCATCCGCTTCGCCAAGGGCAACTACACCATTAATGCTAACACCGGTAAGCCTAACCCGCTGTTCCGTGCTGTTAAGCGTGTACGTGTTAAAGACTGGAGTATTACTATCCGGTTGCGTGAGATCGTCTCTGGTCGTGCCAAGTTCAAGATGTCGGGTATGAACGGCGACAAGGGTGTAATCGTTCGGATTATTCCAGACGAAGATGCTCCGCGTTATGATGACGGTACTGTGTGTGACGTTGTGGTTAACAACACACCAGCATTCCGCCGGCAGATCTTCTCGATGCTGATGGAACAGTCGATCAACTTTATTAACATTAATATCCACAAAGAAGTGGTGCAATGCCAAAAAGAAGGTGACTACGTCGGTGCAATGGAAAAACTGATGCTGTTCTACGAGACTGGATTCCCAGAGTTCGCAGAGCTGGTACAGATGACCATGGTAACCCGCGAGGACATCGTCGAGTACGTCAACGATATCGCAGCCACGCAGATCAGTGTGCATGTGCGTAGCGACACCAAACTCTACGGCGTTGAGATTATCAAAGCGCTGCGTAAGGTGTACAGCTACAAGCCTGAACAAATCACCTTCCGGGATTCCCTCGGTGAGATGGTGCGGTCTGTTAACCCGGTACTGATCACCAACCAGCACTTCATGCTGTTGGACAAGTTCGGTACGGACATGTCGGCTCAGTCGTTGCCAATGTCTAACCCATTCGGCATGCCAGCCAAACTTAACGAAGCCAACAAGTATTCCAGTTGGTTGCGGATGGTCTGGAACCGTAACAAGGGTGAAACTGAAGCACGGCTTACACTCAGTCAAGCGGGCGCAAAAGAAACGGTCAAGCAACTGGCCATGGGCTATGCACCTGAACTCCGTACGCGGATGGCACAGCGTGTGGTACGGGCGGAAGATGGCTTTAACATCAACCAGATCATCAAGCCAGACGAGTATGGGTTGAACCGGGCGGTACAAATGTCGCAGAGCATGCTCAGTGACTCTGGCTATACCCTGCGTCGTGAACTGCCAACTGACCGTTCGGATTATGAAGCACCTGCTAAGGAGACCTTGTAATGGCCTTGCAAATTAACCTACGGGATTTTGCTAACCTGCCTGAACACCAGGTATTGCGTTGGCGTGGTTTCCGTATGGCCGTTGAGGTCACGGATGACCATGGAGAGAAGGTACTGAGCGACAGTTATGCCATGCTGTTAACTTGGCAGGGCATGATGATTCACCGGGCCTACAACACCGTGCCGTATTCGGTGAAGGAGGTTATCCCAACTGGCAAGAGTGTCGTGTATAACAACAAGACGCTCGCTATTCCAATGAACTGGATCATGGGTGAGATTGGACCCAACATTCATGATCCAGTGGAATGGGACGTGATCAAGATGACCATTCACATGTGGCAGACCAAGCTTAATAACTTGATCGTGGTCATGAGTGAAACGTCGGTTATCTCGGCCATGGCTGAATCGGTAGACGACCTGATCGAAGATCCGGGTATCCGCGAGATCCATCGCAAGGTACTCGACAAAGAAGTAACGATCGACGAAGGGGAGGAACTGTTCTCTGTTTACCTGAAGACATCCGAAACGTTGGATTACAACACGGTAGCTTTGCTGGCACGTACGGGTGGTGTGAGTATCAACCAAGCGTATCAAACGGCGATCATTCGTGGTGCAGTATTCGACCTCGATAACACCATTATGCCAAACGCTGTCATGGCGCGGTATGCTGATGGTATTGTCAACCTGGCGGACGCCATTGGCGATAACCGTGGTGCTGGTAAAGCGCTTAACAGTAACGGCCGGGCACTGAAAGACTCGGAATGGTTCCACCGGAAGATTCACTTGTTCACGGCGATCATCCATTCCATCGGCCATATGCAGGACTGTGGGTCGCTTGACACTGTGCCGTTGCGCATTGCGTCGACTGAGATGGCCAAGAGCTTGCTGGGTTCTTATCGTGTCTTGGAAGACAACACAGTTGATCTGATCAGCGTTAAGAACGTGAAGACGATCAAAGCGGGCGACATTGTCAACCTGCGCAGTGTTGGTTTCTGTAACAGCATAACCGGTACACCCTGTGGCGTGTGTTATGGGATGATGAAGTCGGCTATCCCGTACAACCGGATGATGAAGAAAGATGCCAACATCGGCATGTTTGCAGGTACCACGATCTGTAACCCATTGGGTCAGAAAATGCTGTCTACCAAACACTTCATCCGTAACGCTACCAGCAAGAAGTTTGTACCCCACTATCGAGATAAAGAAATCATTACCTCCAACGGTGATCAGATCTTCCTCGAGAAAGACCTGTGTAAAGAAGGTACTCGACTGATTCTTAAGTCGACCATTGTGAAAGATTTGTCTGACTTGCGTTCCTTGGACATCATGGACGAGATCGCACTCAGTAAGTTGCCTTACTTTGGTGAAGTCACCTTCCAGTATGAGGTGGAAGACATCATGGTGGGCGGTACCACCACGCAACAACATCCTGCGCAGACATCGGTATCATCTCGCCGCGCCCGCTTTTCTATGGGATTCCTCCAGTATATACTGGACCATGGCTGGACCATGCAAGACAAGAAGTTCATTTCGGTGGACTTGTCCCAATGGAACCATGCTGACCCAATGTTCGTGTTGCCATATGTTCGCGAGGACTTGGACGCACACCGGGCACGGGTGGAAAACTTCCTTACGTTTAACAAACGTAACGCGGCGTGGAAGAAACAGGTCGTTACTCCGAAAGTCTTCGGCGAAGTACTCTCGGAATTCTGGACGTTGATCGATGCAGAAACTAAAGGCATCAACATGATCTACGTCGAGGTGATCCTGGCTTGCGCATTGACCAAGAACCCAGCAGAGCATTCGTACAAGCTGGCAACCGGTCCTGGTGATAAATACTTCACCAGCTTTGTAACGTGTGTGGATAACCGCGGTTCGGGTACGATGTCGATCTTTGAACGGCAGCAGAACATCCTGAACCTTCCGAAAACCTTTGCGGTTAAAGACCGTCAATCAAGTGTGCTGGAATGTTTCCTGCAACACGCGGTGTCATAACTCGAAGTCCTCCTTAGGGGGGACTTCGGTCCTCCCCTTAATGTTTTTGAGGCTTTTGGTATGAGGCATTCCGCCACTGTATCCATGGGTCACACCTACCTGCGCATCTTTGGGTATTACGGCGATTTCTGTGTAAAGGTTATTATTCCTTTCTGCCGCGCTCACCTGTATAAGGTCGGTAAGGTTCCAGTGCCTGGAAGCAATAAACAGGTCTGGAAAGTGACTCACGTGTTTGCTCAGTCTAATCACGACAAAACTGAGTATCGGATTCCCGTAAGCTTAATGAAGGAGTTCATTGAGTTTGCGCAATACCGGGGTTACAACGCTTCCCGGATTGCTATTGAAACAGAACCGGAGATAGAAGGCGCTGATTGCGAATTCCAACTCCGGCCTGAGATGTCAACTCCATTGCCCGCTCAGGAGGAGTGGCTGGACTATCAGTTAGCTGAAGGCGCGGTAAAGATCAACAATGCTCCAACGGGTGGCGGTAAAGCGCTAGCCAATGATACGCCGGTCAGAACCATCCACGGTTGGCGCCCTATTGGACAGATCAAGGTTAATGACCTTGTGATGGCCCCTGACGGCTCCCACACGTACGTTACAGGCGTTTTCCCTCAAGGGATGACACGGACTTACCATCTGATGTTTGAGGATCGTAGATCGATCGTGGCGTGCCCTGACCACCAATGGGAAGTTCGGGCTGAAGGTGAAACCGAGTGGCAGGTACTGACCACCCAGCAGTTAGTGGACAGTGAGAAGACCTGGTACATCCCGCTAACCGCCAGTGAGCGCAACCCTGATCGTGGGGATATCATTGAACCCTACCTGATTGGTAAGACCGATCGGATCCTGGGTGAGAAGTATCTGGAAGGTTCTCATTCCCAACGGATGGCTTTGCTGCGAGGGTTATTGGATAACGGCGGTGAACCAAAGTCGGACGGTTCGATCCTCTTCCAAACCGAATACGGTATTACAGCCAAAATGGTTCGTGACCTGGTTCGAAGTATTGGGGGTATTGCGGAAGCCAAGTTCAAGAAGTTCAAGAACTCGGTTATCCTCCGCCATCGGACTCCGGAGATTCTGTTCACCGATGAGACGAAACAGGATAAGCTACGGAACTCGGAGAACCGTGATCTGGCTTTGAAGATCGTGCAAATCGTTGAGAGCAATCCAACCGAGACCACCTGCATCGCAGTAGAACACCCGAGCCACTGCTTCGTGGTCAAGGACTACATTGTTACCCACAACACCTACATGGGTCTCTACACTGCCGTCAAGCTTGGCAAGCGGGTACTCATTACGGTACAACCGCGTTACATTACCACCTGGATCAATGACATCGAGAAAACGTTGATCATGAAACCAGGTGATGTGGTTGTGTGGGAAAACGCCTCGTTGCCATTACTGGGGGAGAACATCGAGAAGGGACTGCTTAATCCCAAGATTGTTATCGTGCCGTTCTCCAGGATCTCGGGGTATTTGCGTAACAACCGTAAGGACGCCACAGCGGTACCGCTCAGCAAGATCTTTGAACAGATCAACCCGGGCTACCGTATTGTGGATGAGGGGCATGAGTCGTTCCATGAAGTCTGTCTGTCGTTGTTCCATGGCAACATCAAGAAACTGCTCACACTGTCGGCTACCTTGACAGCTGATGATCCGTTCATGAACAAGATGTACAACCTGATGCTCCCGATCAGTCTCAGGCTTAAGGAACCTGAACCTGAGAACTACATCGACATCGTTGCTTACATGTATCACTTGTGTCAGCGCAGGTACTTCCTGAAGACGGTACAGTTCGGCAGCTACAATGACATGGCGCTTGAAGCGTCTATTCTGCGTAGTGCGGTCTTGACCGAGTTCTACTTCAAGATTGCCGACAAGATGTTTGTGGAGTATTACATCGGTATCGGCAAGCCGGGTGATTACAATTACATCCCGCCAATAAGAGAGCCAGGCACTAAGGCTCTGTTCTTCTTCTCGCGTATTGAAATGTGTGAGACGATGTTGGCGATGTTTCAGGCGAAGTATCCACACCTGGACTTCTGTACCTTCCTTGGAACGAAGGACAAGAAGACACCAACGAAGTATCTGGAGCATGAGATCGTTATCACCACACCGGGTAGTTGCGGTACCGGTAAGGACATCCCTGGCCTTGTCAGGACGTTCTGTTTCCATACGGTCTTCTCGACCCAACGGAACAAACAGATGATCGGTCGCTTGCGTCAGCTACGTGGTAAGTTCGATGGTCGTATCACCCCGATGTTTATCTTCCCGTTCTGTAATGATATCGGTAAACATCAGGAGTGTTTCCAGAAACGACGGATTGCCTTTGCCAATAAGGAAAAGGATTTCAAACTTATTGAATCTAACTGCTCGCTCAATTAATATGGGCGAGTATCCCTAATAACGGACAGTTGATATGCACAAACATGCAAGCGGTTCAAAAACTGTCACCAAGGCTGTGATACTGGAGTGCCATTGCCTTGGCTTAGCCGGGGATCTGGTGCGTACAGTTGTTGGTGAATCCATTTCTGATTTTCTGCTTAACCTGACCGACGTTGATGCCCGCATTGACGACGAGTGGTATTACTCTCTTCTAAGAGATCGTCTCTACAGTGACGACGGGGAAGTGGTCTCCTGGTGGTATTCTGAACAGGAGAAGTTGATGTTTGAAAGAGATCCGCATGGACACCTCATGTTGTATGGGAATCAAGTTAGCGGATACCTTGAGTCCATTGCAAGTGATAACGAGGACATTATTAACCTGCTCTATTCCAGTATGTCTATGGAAGAGATTACGGTGAGTAGCATAGTTCTCAAAGATAAGCTTATACTTCTTGTGAGAGGAAGACAAACATGATGACTAAAGCGCACTTCATCCCTACTCCGGGGATCGACCAGCTCCCGCACTACTACGTTATCCAGAAATTGATCGAAGAGCGTATTCGTTCGATTCTCCAGGGTGACAGCTTCGTGGATAAGTCGCACTTCCTGGTGGCTAACTACCTGGAAACGCCGACAACCTTCACCACCCCTGAACAGGTGAACAAGCACAACGCCGAGATGGCCAAAACCATTCTGGCTACGTTCAAAGAGTACGAGAAGACGCCGGAATACCACGACGCCATTATCCAACTGAAACCATACGAGAACACCATGTTCCAGATCACCAGTACGACCTACGTAGGCATTCAGGTCTTGCTGAAGTTCGAGGATAAGGACCTGGCGGGTTAATGCTCTCCTTTATCCTCAAGCTAGACCCTGAAACCCGCGAGGAACTCTATTCGGATGTTGCGCTAGAGTTCCTCGACCTAATCATGATGGAAGCAATCTTTGTCATCTTCCAGATGGCTAACCCCTATGACTATCCGCTGCTCGACGACATTGAGTTCCTAGCGGATGATCCGGATTCACAGTTCGAAGCCTCGGTAGAATATCTACTCGCGGTATTGGCTGAAAAGAATCCATTGGATGGGGTATTGCTTCCTAGTGCGGAATTGGTGGAGTATGCTCCGGAGTACCGGGACGCCATCATGATCAAGTTGGGTGCAGCGGTCGATGCGATCAACGCTATGAACGACCCATCTGAAATGGCCGCTATCAAGAATATCTTGTCGCAGCCAGGCTTTCAGAAACGGTTCAAGTTTAACTCCTTGCATTTAAAGGACCGTGTTGTTTACACCATCTCGCCAGGTATTGACGATTTGGGTCTGCCGACTATGAGTTCCATGTTGACAGGAATGCCTGTTTTACCCCCATGCTGATACTGTATAACCCTACCAACCCCGCTAAGGGGTTGGTAGGGTTATATAACAGCTTTATTTTTTGCTACTTGATCGCAGTAGCCAGGTTCAACTTGGTACGTTTACGACCAGCCTGGTGGTGAGCCTTCATACGTTGCAGCATGAACTCTGTTGGTACCCGCACAACTTCTGCTGAGAGACGGGAAGCAAACTTCGCCAAACCTTCACCCAAACAGATCTTGCAGTAGTTACCCTCAGGAGACAAGCAGAATTGGGGCACCCGCATTTGGATAGACTTACCCATGATCTTTTCTACTTCTTCAGAAGTGATCAGAACAGGCTCCTTGCCTTTCATGTAGTAACCGCCCACCCAACTGAAGCCGTTCTCTTTAACCAGAGTCATCTCTTCAGTGCGAGGAGTACCGCAGTCGACGCCTTCAACCTTGCCACGACCCACAAGACGCAGGGTTTCTTTTACCTGGCTACCACCTTCACCGGTTGCCATGGAGCGAGAGTACGCACCCGCTACCGCAGCGTTGGTCTGCACGACCACTTGTTCAGGGTCAAGACCCTCATCCAGACTGCGAGGCAGTGCAATCCAGCCGCCACCTTCTTCGTCCTGTTCAATACCGAAAGCAATGAACATACGTTTACGAGCAGTGTTGATGAACTTGTCATTGATGAAGAAGTTCTTGCTCTTACCCGCCATCATTTCCAAGCGGTCCATTTGAACCAGTTCTTCAACGGCCGCTGTAAAGGCTACAGGATCGTTCATCTTTCCTTCAGCCTTAAGCTTGGAGAACAACTCATCTTTACGCTTAAGTACCGCTGCTGATACTGACAGGGCGTCTACGCCACCCGGCTTAACAAAGAACGACCCCAACCCTTCCAGGTAGTAGCAGTTCTCGGTAAACTTGAGGCAGTCGTCTACAGAGGCCTTGCCTTCTGGTACGGTTTCCCCTTCCTTGGGGTTGTCGACCATCAGTCGGTTGATATGGCCCTCAATCAGTTTCTTGGTGAAGAACGTATTGACGTAGTCCACCTTGCCCAGGAACGGTTCCCACCACAGCACGATGTTGAACAACATCAGGCCGAAGGTAGAGTCGACAGGTTTACCCTTGAGCATTGGATGGAAGTCACCCGGGAATGAATAAGCATCATCCATTACAGCAAACGGTTCGTCCACCTTACCGTCGAGTACAACCGTGTTACCGTCGACAATAGCGTGGAACTTACCCTTCTCTACAAAGACTGTCCAGGGAATCTTCTTGAAGGCACCAGAGGACTCCTCATCGTCGAACTGAATCGAGATGATAGATTGTACCGCTGCCTTGTTGGCATAGCCCAGGTTGTTGAACCAGAGCTTTAGGAACTCGAGTTTATTCATTGGTCAGATCCAACATGCCGATCATCTTCTCAATGGCCAGCAATGCCAAGTGATCAGTAGTGATCTCGTTAATGAGGACCAGGAGCTGTTCACGAAGGGTATCGTTATTCAACTCACTGATGAGATAGAGTGCCATGACCTCTTTACCGTAGAGGACCTGGTTGTCCGTCGATGGGTAATCGAGGAGCTTAACCAAGTCTACCCTGAAGAAGCCCAGGAGCGTGTCTACAGGGCTGCCTACGCGGCCGTTGTTAATGACGTGCTCATACGCCAGGGTGTTCTCGATAAGCGCTCTGTTGGCCCTTACACGCTTGATGATGTTGATAGGGATACCGTCTTCTACATCCCCTGTCAAGAGGTTGTCGCGGACTGCCTTTAAAGTCACCTCGCTAACATCTTGTAGTAGCAACTCGTAATTAACGAGGGACACACTGTCACCCATGTATTTCTGGAAAATCAGGAGGAAGCGGTCAACAGGGGGGATATCAACAGAATCCAGAATGTTGCCCAAACCAATGACGTCTTCATACTGATCCATCTCGTGGAAGAAGTTGCCGACATGAATAAGCTCCTCCAAACGCTCGTGGGTGACTTCGTCCAGGTTGATGATAAAGCCTAGACGGGACAACACGTCGATTATATTGTTGGTAATCAACTCGTAGATTTGTTTCTTTTTGATGGGGGTATCAAAAGTTTCATCTACGATGATTTCAGTGATCACGTTTTGCAACAGTGACTCGGGGAGGTTCAACAGAATTAAATTGAACCCGTCAGTTAATATTTTAGCTTGGAGGTCGGGTATAGAGGCCTTGAAGTCAACCCAGATACCACCGATGAGAGTAGCGGCGAAGTCTTCTTCCGCTTCCATCATCACTACTTCGTCAGTCTCAGTAAGCATTGGGACTATCCTAACATTAGTTAAACAGGGAATCATAGCATATGTCTACTAAACAAGCTCAGAAGAAAGCCAAGCGGGCTGTGGCCTCCAAACAGAAACGTAAGGCGGCTAACGTCCAGCGTAACCAGGATCAGTTCCATCTGGGTCGTCGTGAGATGGCACGTATCGCCGTATCGCCGGAAGGTATCGAGGCTTCGGAAGCCAGACTGCGTTACGACATCGCCACCAAGGGCGTTATCCAAACGGCTCTGGATCTGAAGAAAGACATCGATGGGGCGAAGTCTAAACTGAACAACATCGAGGTGCTGAAAGGCATCAACGATATGATCCCGATCCTGGGCAATATCCACGGCGTGGTCGAAGTTACCAGCAAACTGGTCGACATGAAGAAGACCGTCCTGACCGAAGAAGAACAGGCACAGATTGATATCTTCGACAAGCAGATCGTTTCGGTGGCTGAAGACGTTCATGCAATGTTCGAGTTCATCAATAAAGAACAAGAAGTGGATGAGTACATCTCGCTCTTCGTTCACTACACCGATACTCTGGCCGAGATCATGCAGTTCAACATCCCTGATCTGATGGCCATCGTTCTGCGCCCTCGTGAAGAACTGATCAACGAATACGTGCGTGAGCACAAGCATGAAGGCGAGAACAACTACGAGTTCGGTATGCGTCTGCACGGCGAGCGTATTACCCGTGTGCAAGTGCTGTACCGCACTGTACCGGCTGCTGCTGAACCGATGCCAACCAACAAGCCCCTCGTAGGCGAACTGGCTGATGCATACGAAGACATCGGCGCCAAACAAGTCAACTGATCCCTTACGCAAGGAAGTAGTACATGAGTACTGAACCTCAAGAACCACAGGAGCAACAAGCTCCTGCTGTTGACACCCCGGTTGTGGTAGCACCTACGCACCGTGAAGTACACACCGCACAAAACACCACGATGAAGCAGATCGTCGCTCCTGAAGATGAGGTCATTCGCGATCTCACTAAAGAAGAGCAAATGGACGGTGGTTTCATGACTGTCTTCCTGGGTAACCGTAAAGAAGACATCCTGAAGGCCCAGAGCGTTATCGGTCGCTGGTTGACCTTCAGCGGTTCCAAGGCGATGTTCGAGCAAGAACGTCTGCCGGAGTCAGTCTTCAGCAAAGCTGAATCCGATTGGCTCCAGTACATCGAGAAGGAATTCCCAGGCAAGACGTCTGATCAGGTAATGACCCACGCGGCCGACCTGTATGCGTTCATGTCGGAGATTCAGGACGAACTGAAGATTCGTACCTCGATCCTGAACGAGCCGGACATCAGCAACGTCTTCAACCGTGGTGGTGTTAACACCGGTGACATCGTCGGCAAGAAACCTTCTGCTTCCACCCAGGGTTTCTCTGCGCGTGAAAACATGCGTCGTCGTGCTGCCCGTAAAACAGGCTCTGGTGCTGACAAGCTGTCGTACGACGTGCTGTGCCGTGACTCGTTTGCATCGTTTGCTTTCTCGCGTACCAACCATACCGAGATGGGTGCACTGATGAACGACATCCGTCGTACCATCACCGGCTATGTTCAGCAGATCGGTAACAACAGTGCCGTGCTGGCGCGTATCGCTTCGATGCGTGTGATCTGGAACTTCATGGCGAAGCGTATCACCAACTCGAGCGTAACGGACCTGGCTGACTTCAACCAGCTCTCCAACGTTATCCTGTTGACCGACATGGATACCATCATCACGGCGTTGATCGAGTCGACCAACACCAAGGGTATCAACCTGAACCTGCGGTGCTTCTCCGGTAAGTGTGACTGGGAAGCCTTCAAGCTGGTACAGGCGTCCAAGTTGCTGCGTCAGCGTCATCACATCACCACGGATGCCGATGAGGCGATCTATGCCAACCTGATCAACGGCCATGCCAAGTACACCATGGAAGAGACTCGTGCCCTGAGCCGTGCTTCGACTTATGGTCTGGAAAGCAACCGTGTGTATAACGACGAGAAGTCGATGTACCTCGAATGTGCTCCACCTACTTTGGCTGAAGCGTTTGATGCGTTCGACTTCTTCATCGGTGAAATCAACCCTGAGCTGGCCGAGCTGCGTACCAAACTCGTTGACCCTGCTGAGTACCAGACTCAGGTCACGATGGTCCACAACAACCTCGGTTCTACTGAGTTCATCCACTGGGTACAGCGTCAAGTTGATCTGCCAGCGGAAAACACCGACGAGGAAGAAACGGTATTCGCGCGCAGCGAGATCGAACCCAACGAGTTCAACGGCGGTATTCTGGACGTTCTGCGTGACCAGGAAGACCTCAACCGTAACCTCGTCAAGTTCATCCTGAACAAGACACCGTACATGTCGCGTACCTTTATGGGTGTACGTAACTACGTGTGTCCGAAGTGCCGCAAGAACATGGGTGATCTGGAAGACCCTGAAAACCTGCTGGATCGGAAGTTGGGCTACACGCCAATCGACCCAGTGATGAGTTTTTTTACCCTCACCCAGTGGGCGATGCTCAAGCAGACGGCCGTCCAAAACAAAGTCAAGTCCGAAGCCCTCTCGGAATAATCCCCCGAGTAGACAGTCGGATTGTCTTCAGCCCTATGTTCAATCAGGTTAACAACCAGCTACTGGGGAAGTCTACCAAAGATCTTACCCCAGAAGCCATGTCGTTTAACGAGTCCATGTTGCATGATCTGAACATGAACTACTACACCCCCGCTAATATGGATCCTTTCTCTTCAGTGGCTTACATTCCTGTGGAGCACGAGTTTACCCATGAGTGGTCGATTAAGGCTGTCGCTAAGAAGTACGGGTTCTACAAACTCCATGAGATCATGCCGTTAAGGGATTACATGGAAATGCCTATGTTTCTGATCGACGACCTGATCCAGGGTGTAGGTGAAGGACGCAGTCAGCGAGACAAGATTGATAACCCACCTGATGCCGACGGTAATAAACCGCCGAAGGTGGGAGATACCAACAAAGACTTGATGGAAATAATGCGTCAACTGGGTTTGAATAAGAAAATGTTCTAAGTGCAGCTTGCCTCTAGGGTCCCACCGGGCCCTAGGGGTAAAGCCGTATTTTATGCTGAAACCATATTCCTGGTTGCCTATAACTCTCTACGAAAGGGCCCTTTCATGAGCAAACAAGATTACACGCCACCTGAGAGCGAAGATCTCAGTGGTGATGACGCAAAGGAGGTTGCTGCACCTGTTGCTAAAGCCCCTGCTCCTGTTGTCATCACCCAACCTGCCAAAGAAGCGGCTGCTCCGGCTGAGGCTACCTTCCAGGCAGAACCAATGGTCATCGGCATCGCCAAGATGATCAATGCCAAAGGTGATACCACTACCGACGTCATGGTAGCGCGCATCAACCGTCACATTGAATTCCTGGCTGGGCGTAAGCGCTTCAAGGACAAGAAGGAAGAGCAGGACGAACAGATCAGTTTCATCGAAACGATCGGCAACTCTTTCCGTCTCGACTTCGAACAGTTCGCTGTTGTCACTGATGACCTGCTGACCATCATCCGCGCCAACGCCGAAGTATTCTCCGGTGGTCTGGCCTTCCGCTACACCGTGGGTCTGGACAAGAAGTATCCGGCTCAGACCATCCGCCTGTACCACACGTACGTCTCGTTCCTGACCATGGTCGCCAAGAACTGGGAGGCGCGGTACAAGCTGCACTCGTTGATCGATCTGGCCAGTGTTATCACTGACCTTAATCGCAAGGGTAAAGAAAACGTTACCCAGTACTTCCGCTACCTGACCAACGTCTAACCAACCGCCGTCAATTCATCATAACCCCTCCCTTGCAAGGACAGAACAAATGGAATACGTAGAAGGCTCTTACCAACCTGATGGCGACGGCTTTGGTCTCCCAGACGCACCGCATGTTGAAATCATGTTCGACTCCCTGAACGACACTGCTGAGCAGATGGACGTTGCGGGTACCGAATCCATCTCACTGACCGCTGCTCAACAATACGCCCAGGGCGTGCTGCTGTCCGCTGGTATCGTTTCCGGTAGCCAGGTTACTGGTACTGAAGGCGTGTTCTCCGCTATCGGTGACGGCTTCAAGGCAGTCTGGGATTACATCTCCAAGACTTTCAAGTCCATCTGGGACTTCTTCTTCAGCCGCGACAGTGCTAAAGACGCTGAAGTAGCCAAAGAAGCCTGCAAAGAAAACGCCGAAGAACTGGCTGCTGCTGCTGCCGGTAGCCAAGACGAAGCCACTGCCGACAAGCAACTGAACGCTATGGCGGCAGCTGGTGTTGACGGTGAAGAAATCGCCAAGGCGAAGAAAGGCACCCTGGCCGAAAAGAAAAAGGCGATTAAAGACGCCCTGAAAGAAATGGCGAAGTTGAACAAGAAGGGTCAAGCTGCTTTGGCCACTGTTGTTGCCAACGCTGTTAAGGCGAAGAAAGCCTTCCTGACCCTCGCCACTTCCGCCGGTAGTGACAAGGAAAACAAAGCCGCTGGTCACCTGATCGGTAAGACCGACTTCGCTGATGCCTCCATCGACATGGCCGGCATGGTTCTGAAGTTCACTACCCGTGACGCCCAGTTCCTGAGCAAGTTGGAAAAAGCCACCAGCATCACCGACGTCAATGCTGCGATCCAGTTCAGCAAAGACTGTGCTGCCAACATCGACTCGCTGAAATCGTTCTCCGACGAATTCAAAGGCAAGAAAACTGCCATCGAGAAAATGCTGACCGGCGCTGAAGCCAAGATGAAGAAGGCCAAAGACGCGAAAGACAAAACTGAACTCCAGAAAGACATCAGCGCTCTGCGTGTGATCGTTGGTACTGGCGTTAAGGCGTCCAAGCTGATCGAAGCCAACTACCACCGCGTAACCGAAGCGTCCACTGCCCTGAACAAGGTCTTTGGTATCGCCGCTTAATAACGTCTGTAAGGCGTTCTGAGCATCGATCGTGAATAAACCCTCCTACTCCCTTAGTCGGGGAGTAGGAGGGTTTATAGCTGCTTTACGCTGCTTTCTTCAATGCTTCTGGTAGTACTTGTGCTTGACGTGCTTCTCGTTCTGCTTTTGCTTTGGCTGCGCTTTCTTGCAACTGTTTCAACATGTCACCGAAGCCCAGTTCTTCCAGACCTTTCTCAAAGTCGGATTGCAGTTTGTCTGCTTGTGGGAAACGGAACAGGTCGTGACTCAAGCCCATGGCATTCGCCTGAGTACTGCTGGCATAGTTGACAGCAATCTCACGGAACTTCATTGGGTCAGCACCCTGAATGGCATAGACTTCCATCTGAGTCGTTTTGTTACTGACGTTATCCGCCAATGTACCGTGTGGGTATGCACCCTCAACGTCAAGGTCAGAAACACCAGCACGACCTGAGCTAAGAACGTCATCAAGCCCGATGAACATTGCCCTACCCATATCGGAGTTCTTCTCAGTATCGAGGAGAGCAATCCAGTTATCCAGAGTAGGCAGACGGTCGCTGAAGGTCTTGTCACGTCTAGCAGGTGTACTACCCCAGACGTAACCGTGTTCGCGTGCAAGGAAGGACAGCGTATCCGAAATCAAACGTGGCTGCGAAACGAAGTTGAAGTATTCCGAATAACGCAACAACATCGGAATCGACAGCGAGAAGTCAAATGTCTGCTCGTTGATTTCTTCAATAGGCCAGTTATCCGCAATGTTGTACATCGAATACAGATAAGGATGGTCCTTCTGCATGTATCGATGCCACTGTCCTGACCCTGGACCCTTGCTCATGCCTTCTTCGGTATAGAGCTTACCCTTGACCCCTTCACGAGTCGCAATCGATTCCAGTGAGTAACTCTCAAGCTTACCCGACGAGAATCGTTTAATGGCATAACCCGACATGGCATCGGCCCACTGCCACTTAGCCGGAGTACGTACCGTTGGAAACTTCTCTTGAGGTTCCAGAGGAGTTTTGTCACCGTTCTCCTTGATCTTGTGCGTACGACCAAGGTTCAACTCATAGCTGCGATACTCTTTGGGTACCGATGGATCACTGTAGACGTCTGCGAGGTTATAGCCTTCAGTCCTGAGAGCGCGTTCACAGGCTTCCATGTCATAACCAGCGTTCCAGCTCAGTACCCAGTCAGGAGCCCACTCATGGAACTTCTGAATGCAAGCAAAGGCAATCTGACCAGGAGTATCAAACAGTTCATACACGATCTCACACTTGCGACGATCAATGTGTTCCTGTAGGTACTTCTTCTCTGCTGCCTTTAACTCAGCCAAAATGGCGAAGTCGGTTAAACGGATCTTGGGATCGATCTTGTCTTGACGACTCTGGAACCAGCTGCGCTGCCCGGCCCAGTACGCCTTACCCTTCATGGTAACCGAAGCCATCATGATTGGTTTGACTTCACCAAAGACTTCCATATCTGCTTCAACGTCGAACGCTGCTACCGAATAAGGTTCCTTCTCCTGATACTCGGCATACTTCTTAAAGAACTGTTGTTTGAAGTGAACCGGAGTAGTTTGGTCCAAACCAAACACATACTGTATACCCTTGCCAGATTTAACGTCATAGATCGTTGCGCCACGGTCAGCTACCCCAAATAGCTGTTTACGGACTTCAAACGGAATATCACGACGGGTACTACGGTACTCACGGCAGAACCGTTCTTCCAAGTAGTCCTTCGGTTGGAGGAACTTACGGTGCTGTTCTTTAACCAAATGCCAAGGCTGTTTATAATTTTCGTAGGACTGGAAGACATTGGAGCGGCTACCATCCTCGTGAACGTTAGTAATCTTTGCGGTCAGCAAGTCTTTGCTCTTGTCAAAACGATGCTCTGTATAGACGGCATGTTTGCAGACACGAGCGATAATCGGTGATAGGTTTTCTGCGACAGTTTGTGTCATGGTTTTATCCTGCATTTTATGCCCGCTTTTAGCGCTATATCAATGGCGTCCCAGTATTAAATATCTTTGAGGAGTACAGGTGCATGATCTCGATGGATTTTTTGAAACGACCCGTCGGAGGGTTGGAGTTCATTAACTTCCAGTCCACTGACTTCTATCGCAAGATGTCGACGTTCCTCGAAAGTCAGATTGGTCCCGACGGTGTTCTGAGTAAAGAAGCCATTGCTGGCATCAAAACCCTCATCGAGGAATTCACTGGCTTCAAGAACGTGGATCTGAAGTTTGCGAACAGTGGTAACCTGTCTGTTGATACCGGTTACTTCTCGCCCAACCACGTGTTGAACAACAACCTGGTAGATGAACTGCTGAAGCCCACCCAGACCACCCTGTACCGCTGGTTTACCCAGAACAAGGACAAGGTGTTCAAAGGCGGTATCGATTACACCACCGGTAAAGTACTCGGTAGTTTCCAGACCGTTCCTGTTACCTTCCAGCTCAACCCCGATCTGAATGCAACCTTTCCAGCTGAGAAGGTGAAGAAGTTCGGTGTTCCATTACCGGGTATCCTGGCAGGTGCTATCGCCCACGAACTCGGTCATGTGTTCAGCGGTTGCATGATGCTGCTCACAGTCGCTTCTGACAACGTCTATCTGAAAGCCTCTCTACGGTATTACCGTGAAGCCCAAGACGTCTCAGACCGCGTTGTAGTGCTCAAGGACATTGCTTCGCTGCTGGATGTTCCGGCTGCCAAACAAGGCGAATTGCAAAAGCTCGCCCAAGACCAGGATGACAAAACCCTCTTCCTCTACTTCGATAAATTAATCGCCCAACGTAATATGCGACGCAGTTTGTCGGTTGGGGTAGAAGCCATGTCGTCTGAAGTTGTGGCTGACATGTACGCCATCCGCATGGGTTGTGATAAGGGCATTATCGCTGCTATTGGTATCCTGACTGACCAGGGTTGCATCCAGACCGTGGTCAACAGCATGATGATTGCCGCTGTGGTTACCATTGTAGCGTTGCCTGGTTTTCTGACGCTGACCCTGTCCATCGGCCTGGCCGGTGCATTGTTCTCGGCGATGCTCTTCTACATGTTCATCTTTGTTCTGAACTACTTCAGCAAAGGCTACTCGGGTGTTTATAACGCTGACCATCGTCGTTTCGAAGATGCCGTTCGTCAGCTGATCCAAAAGCTGAAAGAAGACACCACTATGCCAGCTGCTGAAAAGAACGCTCTGGCTGATGAAGTACAACAACTGCTCGCACATGCCAACTGGTTACGTCCTTGGTACGAGAGTACTGTGATCCACCGCTTCATGGGTTGGGTGTTCAGCCAGGCTGACTTCAAAGCTCAGGAAGTTGAACACTACACTTCTGTGATTGCCAACCACGAAGTGAACACCATTTCCGTTAAACTGGCGCGTCTTAAAGCACGCCGTGATGGCACGGACACTTCTCCAGAAGAAACCAACAAAACTTTCGAAGCTTAAACCCTACCCATAAAGGAACTCCGCCATGTCGCATTTGATCCATGTACTCGAATTCAAGAAAGCCCTGACTGAGAAAGGCATCACCTGCCCGATCGAACAAAGCAAACTACTGGCAGAGCCTTTCACTCGTGCACTGATCCGTCGTTCGTACCGCCTGGGCGGCTGGACCTCCGAGATGGACGAGAAAGCCTGGGCCATGCTGGACAAGTGGAACAAGGTTTCCCCTATCCCGGCTGCACTGATCCACAAGGGTGCCCAGGTTCGCATCGGCATGCTGAATGGCGTCATGATGAACACCGGCACTCTGCCGTGCAAGAAAGAGTTCACCGCTATTGTCGGTGACGTGGACGTAGGTGAGCTGCCAGCTTGCAACGTTCTGACTGACTACCTGGTACGCGAACTGGAGGCTAACCGTGAGTGATTCCGCTACCTCTCAGATCGATGATTACCAACAGATTGGTAACTCGAGTCCTGTTGATTCCTATCAGCCAGGCGAAAACAAACAACGTGTCGACCTGACAGAATACTACCAGGTCAGCGAACAGAACAACGCCACCGTAATGGTGATGGGTTCTGAACAGCTGAACCTCGGTACTTTCTCCAAGCAGGTTGCCCGTCACCTTAAACTGCAAGGCGTTGAAAACTATGACCCGTTCCCTTCGGAACGCAACGCTCGCATGGGTGCTGAGGGTTTCTTCAGTGCGGTGTACAACGGCTTCAAGGACTTCATCGAAGCCATCATTAAGTACATCCGCATGGCCATCGACTGGGTTGTTGACATGGTCAAAGGGATCTTTGGCTTCCGCAAGAGTGAACGGATCACTAAAGCCATCGATGACGCGCTCCCTGATCTGAAGAAAGAGTTCGAAGATACGTTGATCAGCTTTGGCTTCAATATTGCTGAATACAACGTCGAGAACTTCCTCGGCAAGTTGCCTGCTGGTCAGGACCGTGTTGCCCAGATCCATTTGCTGAAGAATAAACTCGACAGTGACGTGGATCAGATCAAGAAGCTGGAAGCAGCTATTCCACTGATCCAGCAGATCAATGGCAAGATCAAACAAGGTACCGACAAGGTCAACGTCGCTCAGAGGCGTCTGAAGAAAGTAATCCTGGACGAGTATAACCGTTCACGTGTTCGCTATAAAGCGGGTAGTCACGTTGATGGTGCAAGTTCGAGCGAAGTGACACAGGTCCTCATTGCTATCCAGGAAACATCGCTTGCCCTGGATACCAAGGAAGTTGTTAGCCTGGTGGCTAAGCTGTACAAGGACCTCTACAGCCTCGATTTCTCGAACGATGAACTGGCCAACAAGTTTGACCAGGTACAGAATCGTCTGAAGACCGAGGTGCAGGCAAGTACCAGTGTTGTTCGTGGCATGGATGTCAGTACAACCATGGCGAGCATCCAGGCGCTTAATACCCGCTACCAAAATCTGGTGGATACCGAGGTCGACATTTCCCGTATTGACTGGAAAGGGTTGGGTGAGATTATCCATAAGTCGGACTCTGAGAAGCTGTCCGTCATGGCGACCTACTACCAGGCGCCAGCTATCCTCTCCGCCTACCAGGAACTGTCTGTTGACATCCGTAACTTCACCCAGTGCTGCTACGGCATCAGTAAGGAAGTCCTGCGGGTTGAGAGACAGATCACCAGCCTGGTGGAATGGTACGGGCGTATACACGCGTACTACTACAGCGGTGTTCTTGGTGACCTGGACACTGTTGAGAAGATTGTTGCCGAGGCACGTGCTAAAGGTCTCAGTCCTATCATCGAAGGTCGGGTGTTCATCAAGGATGCAGACGCTAAAACGTTTGCTGAGAAGTTGTCCGCTAACGTGAACTTCGCTATCAAGAACGATGTTGGTGGGGTGAAAACCAGCCTCAACAACTTCACCAAGCAAATCGGAGCAGGTAGATTACTATGAGCCGAGCAGCCATGTGGGAAGAGATCGTCAAACTGAAGGGCGTGGCTGAAGTCACCACCCAGACGTACATCGACGAACTCGAGTCCCTGATCAGCGCTATGGAAGACGATGGTCTGCCACTGCCTGTTGCTACAAAGATCATCCGTGGTATCTGGGGTAATAGCTCTCGAGCCAATGCCCTGATGGTGCAGCTGTCTGAATGTTTCCCGGAGACTAACAAGTCTGTGGTGTTATACGCTGGCTTGCCTGTCGAGGAGTCGCGTAAGCAACTAGGGGAACTTGAAGAGACACGTCAGTACTTCAAGCTGATCTACGACTACATTCATGAGGTGGTTGATGCCACCATGAAGGGATTGGTGGAGGCTGAGTTCACGGTTGAAAACCAGTCCATCTTGAATGAGTTCCGTTGCGAGGTGTTGAAATACGTCGCGTACACGGGTGACTACTTCTACGAAGCTGAGCAGAAGTTGAAAGAAGGTTCAGTTACTTCGTGGACTCAACTCAACCGCGTACCGGACGTGGTGATCAACGGGGACTACCTGTTTGTCAACGAGTTCAAGACGACCATGGCCAAGGCTCACGTCGATTATCTGAAGGGAACTTTCCAGCCAGATCTGAAACTGGCTGGCTTCAGTCTGAAAGACTTCTCTTGGCGCTCCAGCGACATGGTCAACAAGTTGAAGCTGCCGTTCCTGTTTGCGGAATACCTGAACCTGAAGTACCCCGGTACTCCGTTGGACCAGCCTGCTGAATAAGCTGTACCGGCCATAGACCTACCCTACCTCCCGCAAAGGAGGTAGGGTAGGCTTATAGCTGCTTTACACCGGACCCATGTTGACCATGGATACGTCATGCGGCAAGAAGACGATATCAATGTCTTCCTTAATCGACAACAAACCATCAGAACTCTGTTGCAGCAGCTTACGAATGCTGAACCCTGTCAGGTCATCCGCGTTACTGATCACGTCAACCGTACTGTCACCGGCCAGGGCGCTCAGCTTAACTGCCACCACTTCACTTGACGTACCATCTTTCAACTGCCATGCCAAGTCGTTTGAACTGAACGTGGTAGTTCCGAACAGACCCAAGTTAAGTGTCTGCGGAGTACTGGCATCCAGGGAGTCCTTCAAGCTTTGGTTCTTCATACCCGATGCAGTCAGGTAGTAGGTGACCACAAAGCTCAGGTCTTGACGCAGGTACGAGGTGTAGTTGCTGTTGACCACTACCTTCTGATAACCCAGCTTGTTACGCGGCTGGTAGACCAGGCTAGTTTGATCAAGCGCAGACGATGCAAAGTAAGCCATGTCTTGACTGATCACGTTCACGAAGTAGTCTTTGGTCTCTTGGGCAAACTGTTCGTCATAGACATCATGACTGAAGTAGTAAGCACCGTCGAAACCAATGAAGTCCCAGTGGTAGAGTTTCTCACGAGGAGCCACTTCAATGTAATTACCCTCACCGTCCATCATGTAGTCGTCTTTGGTGTATTCCAGCATGACACGAGGAGGTACGTTGTTATCGTACATCATGTCGCCTGCATGGTGCTCTACCTGAGCCACACCATCAACAAAGATGATTTCCTTCAGGTCGTCGTCGGTACGTTTATAGATTGTTTCCGGGTAGGTGAATGGAACATCCACTCCGTACTTCTTGAACTGCGCTTCACCGACCAGAGGACGTATACGGCTGTACAGGTTCCCCAGCTTACGACCCAGTGCTACGTTGTACTGGGTTTCGATAATAGCCACCATCGGCACCGGGAACAGGCTCTGGTCGATCTTATCATCCGATGAGGTAGCTGTGTTAGCCTTATCGCCCTGGAAGGTGAAGATAAACGTCATGTCCAGTTCCAGAGGCACACCAGTGGTTGGCTGGGTGTTACCGAACTGCACAAAGTTGGTGAAGTAAATCACGTCGTTAACATCAACGTCGAAACGGCTGTCCAAAGCAAACTGCCAGATCCGCTCACCATCTTCAGTCAGGCCATACAGCGTACCTGCAATGCTTGCCAGGCTGTTGGTGTCTTCAGGCTGTACCGACAGTTGAACACCCAGGGTGGAATCATCCAGTTCCTGGTAGCTCTTACCGGAGGCCGTAACCACAGTGATCAGATACCCGGCATCGTTCTGCTCGATCGCTACCGTACCCACACCCACGTCAATACCCAACAGACTGTTCTCAGCCTTAAACGTCTGGCTCTTGAACTTGGGTTCATCCAGGTGATAGGTACGCAACACCGCTTGGGAGTTGGTCAGGTCCATCACATAGTAGAACGGTGTGTACACCAGCGTGGTACTGGCTACCAGATCAACCTTGCCTTCGTTGCTTCTGGCTTCGTAGGCGTTCTTGGTAATCTGGTTGATCAACACGGTGGTTGGCTGGCTAATATCGAATAGCACGTTGTGCGGAATGGTGATCCTGGATCCGTTGTCGATAACTACGCCACTGCCGATCAGGCTGTTGACCGACGCCAGGTAACTACCAACAAAGCACGCCATAGGCGCAAACAGCTTCTTGTTGTCCTGGATCCGAAGTTCCTTGGTCAACGAGTAGCTGCGCTTGGTCAAGTAGTCAATCGACTTAACCGAGTTGTAACCGTAGTTCTCCACGGTACCAATCAGGTTGTTCTCAGTGATCGGAAGGTTACGCTGACGACGTCCGTTGATAAAGGAAGCTTTCATCTGAGCAAACGGAATAGCGTTGCTACCACCAGAGGTTGACGTCATCGCACGCCAAGCCATGCCACCCGAGGACTTCAGTGCATTGGAGAAAGGCCCCAGAGTACCAGCGCCGAAACGATAGTCCTGGTAGTTAACCCCCACATCACCCAGAGCAGTCTGAGTAAAGTCCTTCAACAACTCGCCTTTGGTGGTGTAGGTGTAGATGTCGATCGACCCAATACCCAGACCGTTGGCAATGTAGACATCAGGAATCTTGTAACCAAACTTCTGGTTACTGACATCCAGACTCAAAGCCAGGGTAGCGGTGTTTGGATCGAACACATCCTGGTCATAGCTCACCAGAAGTTCAGACTTTACCCCACCCACTGTCTGGAACGCACGAACTGCGAACAGGTAGTCAGGGAAGCTAACTTCGCCACTGCAACCAGAGCTTTGGTTGGAGGTCAGGTTCTCTGTTGGCAAGCAGACCAACTGACGGCAAGGGATAACGATCGTCAGGTAACCGTTAGGTGTTACAACACGCTTCAGGAGGTTGTTGGCGATTGGATTAAGCGGGTTGTTGGTGGAGTCGTCATAAACCACCTGGTAACCCGTCTGCTCGCTGTAGCGTATCTCTACACCGTTCTCGATGCCAAAGGTATACCCGCCGAAGGTGAGTTCGGTGTCCTTTGGCAACAGAAGCATTTTGTACGTGAAAGTGCTCTTGCCCAGCGTTACCGTTACGTCCTTAGCCAGGGACATAAAGACAGCAGTGTTGATCGCGTATTGCAGGTCCATGATCGACGGTGTGCCGAACATACCTACTTGTTCTTCCTCAGACATGTGACGGCTGAGGTCTGCGGTACTACGGGCGTGTGCAGGAAACATCTTGGCAACAGCATCATCGATGCGGTTCAGGATCCCGTAAGCGGAACCCAAAATGATGTCAGTACCGAAGACAAATGGGTGTGTCTTGCTATTGAGTTTTACCGACTTGGCAAAGTAGTCGTTCTCAACCTGATTGACAACACGGTTTACCCCACGGATAGGGTTGTTGGCCAGTGCGATCAATTCGTTCTGTGTAATGTCGGCCATTTACTTGTCACCCCAGTATTCCATTTCCATCGAGTTCAGGTTGATCCAGGGGTAGCACAGCGCATAGTTAGCTGCGTAGTACTCACTGAACTTCAACTTGCGGTAGTTGTTTTCCCGAACACTTGGGTTCATGTTTGGATTAAAGAACAACGTGGTGCGATTGAACATATCCGCAACACGTAAGTTGTTATAACGAAAGACCACGCTAGGGAAGTTGATCTCGACCTCATCCTGGCCCTGACCTCGCAGACTGTTCTGCGTACGGTCGATAGTACTGAATGCACCCGATGGGTAGGTGTTCGGCCAAGAGTAGCCGTTCATGTAGATCCCTTCGATACTCCGCATGTTCTTGTTCATGATGATGTGATAGACACGCATGTCGTAATCACGGTAGTTCTGGATCAAGGCCTCTGGGTAAGGCTCCATTCCTTCATCACCCAGCGTAACCCCTTCAATGTAGTGGTTGATCACGTCGAAGATAAACGGAACCACACCCGGCTTAGGGTTATGAAAGGTCAGGCGCATCTCGTAGTCGTAGTTAACCTTCAGGATCCCGTTGGGGTACTGATAGACTTCCTTACGAATACCCGGCTGAGATTTCTCTACCGGCATGTTGACGTCAGGGAATCCCGAAGAGACCTTAACCAGGTTGGTTAAGCAGCCCATCCACGGGTACAGCGGGTCCAGCATTGCACTGTTACCGCTGTTGGCTCTTCCCCAGACAGGATCTAGCAACCCCTTAACGTAATGCTGTAGGGTATTTCGATCTGGGTTATACAACGGCAACATTTGAGGATGTTTTATCACGTTTTCGTCGGATAAGTTCAACAACGGCCGGTTAATAAAGACTAATCCTATGGTGTCGTCGGGGATGGGAGCCAACTGGTTCCCAGGGCCTAGAATTCGTACCCCTTTCAACATACTGATCAGCGCACTAGAGTAACCGGGCCCACCGTTTTCTCTAAACGCATATTCCAGCCATTCGTCATATGTCTGAGAGTTTAGATCACCTGCGGGTTCTTCATTCCCTGGGGTCTTGTCGTACCACCCGCCATACTGATTCGGATCATCCGCCATTTCTCTGGCTCCCATTAATGAAGGTAATTAAAATGATTGGTAACGTATTAGGTCTGGGGTCTTACCTGCTGGACATTGCAAGCAAGTTTTATCCCGATAGCAAAGACATAAACTCCGCCGCCAAGGTGGCGGGCCAGGTTCAACGTTCATACAATGTGGTCTCGACCACCTCGGTCCATCAGAGCGCCAACCGCGCTATCATTGCTCCAATGGTAGGTGTTGAGCAGTCCCTTCTGCATCAAGAATTCATGGCTGATCTCATGCAGATCATCATGTTGCGTGACGTGGTCGCTACTTTGACTCACCTGGCGCTTGAAGGCACCGTGGCAATGGGTGTTCAGATCAAGGATGTCATCGGGTCTATCAACCCTAACCGTGCCGGTATGATGGCGCTGATGGGTTGCGAAGCCTACGACAACAACATCCCCAACGGCGACAAAGAAGACAAGAAGCCAGAGCACGATTACGTTCAAGTCGGCGGCAAGTCCATGCCGGATCTGAATGAGTACACCCCGTTGGCCGTTGGTAAAGTGGTTAACGCCACCCTGGTTACCGAGCGCGGTGGCAAGATCGAGTTCCCGCTGACTTTCCGTCAGATCCCGATTCCTATGTCGGCCAAGGATCTTAAGCGTACCTTCTCGGCCGCCAAGATCGAAGAAGGCTTCTTTGCTCGCCTGACCATGGCGAAGACCAATGAGATCACCGCCCCTGAATTCCTCAGCGGTCGCGATATCATCAAAGAACGCTTCAACATCCGCAACGAAGAAATGTCGGGCTACTATAAAGAAGCCCTGCGTCGTGAAACCGGTAACAAACTCACGGCTGTTCGCACCGGCGTGGTCAGCTTCAACAGCATGGCCAACTCGTTCATCATCTCCCAGGAAACAGCTACCCAGCTGGAACTGGACCTCGGTAAGCGTTTCCGCGACCCACGTTCGCGTGAAAGTATCTTCAAGGCTGTAGTGGCTAACACCATCGTAGTCTGCAACGAAGACCGCGGCATCTACACCTTCTACACACACGGTAGCGATATGCCTGAAGTTTACACCCGTAAGGAAATCGCAATCAAATCCAAAAAAGATTCCGGTTCCAACACTCTGGCGGACCTGGTCAAGTTGCTCAACGGAGGCATGTGATGGATATTTTCTCCTACGTCGGGAAAGTAAAGGCGGTAAAGAAGAACGAAATCCTGGCATCTATCCTGAACGTCAAGGTAGCGGGCGAAGACCTCAAGGCCAGTCTGGAAAACCTCCAGAGCAACAACATCGACCTGAGCGATCAGATTGAACACTGGGTAATCACCCGTAGTCTGAAAAAGGCTATCACCAGTGCAGGCTTTAACGCCAGCGATCTGGTTGGTGTGTCCAGGCACAACATCGTCGCTATTGACGTGCTTACCACCGAGCTGACCAAGGCTGTTAACAGCTATCGCGAAAGTCTGTGGGACGGCAAGCTGATGACTGTTAAGCAGGCTAACCTGTTGAACGTTATCGAGTTCCTGAACTTCTGGCTACGTTACACCCGCATGGTCTACGATGTACTGCTGACCATGAACAACCAGAAAGTCGATCCTGCTCGTTACCTGCAACCGATCGACCTGAAGTTCATCAACGGCACTTCTTCGTTCTATACCAACTTCAGTATCGACCTGCTGCGCGGTGCGGCTGCGATCATGAAGAACATGAACAACCTGCCGGACATCGAGATCACTCAGACCTCGCTGGACGTCATGGAAAGCACCGGCGGCAAGACCCAGGTTGACCTGCTCAACAAGGGCTTTGGCATCCACCTGGTTAACCCGATCTTCTGGTTGGGTCTGGGTTGGAGCAAGATCCAAGGCATGCGTATCGAGAAGATGCGCCGTGACAACGAGTACTTCGCCATGAAGATCTCGCAAGCGATCAACCTGCGTAATGGCACGAATGACCCTGAGCTCGATCGTCGTATCGAAGTCTACCAGGACAAAATCATTCGCAACGACCACACCATTTCCGAGATCGAGGCCGACTATGCCTGAATTTCGCCGGGGTAACAACGGGTACGTCAGCGCTCACCTGAGTGATGGTGAACTGGCAGCCATGTTCAAGAACCTGAAGTACCTCCGTCAGGATGCGTACCAGGATTTCGAACTGATCATGAAAGGTGACGTAACCATCGAAACCCTGCGCGAAGTAACTGCCCTGTGCGGTACTTCCTTTGCAGGGTGGATGGAAGTCAACTTCGATAGCGGCAAGGGGCCGTTGTCTGAACTGATCCGTGACATCGTTCATTTCCTGAACGGTCGTTGTGGGCATCGTCAGTTGATCACGTCTGTGGGTATCCAGGAGAACAAACTCCAGGACGCTAACAGTACCCGTTACGGTACATACACGCCATCCAGTCGCACAGGCGGCCATGCGGCCTTCTTGCAGGATGGGGACATGGTCTATGACAATGACCTTTATCGTCTTTTAGCTGGTGTAGGAGCAGGCGTCGTTGGACGCATCTTCTTACTCCTCGGGGGAGAGACCTACTATGGGTCAAATTAACCAGGAACTCCAGCTGGCTGCTGAAATGGCTGCTATCTCTGCGGTTAAGTCTGCCGAGATTGTCAGCCTGGCCAAAGACACTGGCGACCTTGATCGTTTTCAGGGTCGTCTGGATGACAGCAAGGATCGTGTCAACATGGTTAAGGCGGTGCTCTCGGGTACTGAACCTCACCAGGTCACGCCTGAGCTGGCCAATGCCATGGACAACTCGCTGACACGCTCCAATGTGGACATTCCGCCTGTAAGCGGTTTGGACGCTGTAGAAGGCGCTGAAGCCCTCGGACGAACCCTGATGCCGGAAGATTACATCATGACACGTCTGATGGGCTGTGAGAGCTTCCTGGGTGACTTCTTCCGTAAGTCCAAGGAAGTGGTAGTCCGCATCAACGATGGTTTCAAGGAAGCGTACATCGTCTTCACTCAGAACCACGACAGTCTG